TCCAGTGTAAAAGTCATTACACTATCCCTTTCCACTGTAAAAAACGACATCCTAAAAATCCGGTATAAAAGAGACGCCAAGCGTCCCATTGATGAGTTACAAAACCATCTTTTCTCAAAACACTGAAAACCCCCCATTTTACCCACTCGCCAATAAATGAGGTAGGTAGGCCCCGATGGCCTACCTACCTATAAATAAGGCCCCCCTCCCCCAACTGCAACTGCTGTAGGTATCCTCTACTAACCTATATTGCAAGTAGACGAACTTGCAACTCAGTGAGTTTTTCTGATGAAACAACGTCAGAAAGCTTATACATAAAGTAGGTGAAGTTGAGTTAAAAAAGATTTTAAAAGAGATTTTTTCTTGACGAAAAATCTCTTTGAGGGGTGGGTTGCAAAGCAACACTTTTCCATGAAAGATGCGGAAAGTGCAAACGAAGTTGTTTGCACATTACACATGTTTGGTGATTGACTACCTGATAGCTTGAAAGTTGCCTTGTGTGATATAGATGCGCGCGGGCCGGCGGCGGGCGGCGCCCAGTCCCTTGGATTGTTCTTCAAAAGCCATTCTAACCCTCTTTAGAAGCGCCTGAAGCGCTCTATAAAACACGTCCCTAGAAGTTCCGCTCTCTCATGTATAAAGCGCTCAAAACGCGTTTTAATCGGTTTCTGTACAAGAAACCAACATTCTCAATTCTCTGGTACCAAGTCACCATCATGTGACAGTCCTACTTAAATCATCCGAAAGGAACATTGATGCGTAAGCTCAACGAACATCTGCGCCAAGCGTTGGAAGAAGCGAAAGCCGATTCCCAACCGATTGCTTTTAAAGGCCCCTTGGGACAAGCGTTTACCGACGCACTCAACCAGGAGTATGTCAAGACTGATCCTGAAGAAACCAAGGACGGCGAAGAAAGCAAACCTGCCCTGGAAAGCCAGCAGCTCCAGCACAACGAGCTTGCTAAGATCGCTGCACTGCTTACCAACGGAGAAACGCCGGAGAAGCAAGGCGCGCTCTACGTGTATGGCGTCTCGCAAACCGACATGACCGAAGACGACATCGTCAATGTGGCGCAAGACGTGGCCGCACTCTCGCCAGCAGAACGGGAGAACTATGTGGTGATCGTCCAAGAAACCCCCGACACTGGTGAAATCGAAACCACAGTGAAGGAACTCTCGGGCGCCATGGAAGCGTTCACCAAAGCACTCAAGGTCAAGACTTACCCAAGTCTCGAAGCGTTCGCCAAAGCCCGCTTCAGTTAAGCCGCCGGCCAGCATCTTCGGGTGCTGGTCTTTATGCCGATCTGTTACAGATAAGAAACTGTCTCATCCTGTGTATTCCACACTCTTTTGTGAGAGCGGTCCATGCCAGAAACCATTAAAAGTATTTTCGACGATGAATGTAAAACGTTGAAAGTCGACGCCAAGTTTGCCAAAGAAGTTCATTTGTACCAAGTGTCATTCGTGAATAAAAACCGCGAACACATTGAGTTTTTCGGAGGTCACCTCTTAGGTGTGCAAGTTGTACGCTTTACCTCGAATGACCGCAGTCGTTGGTTTGACGAAGTTTTGCAAGCCGAAGAAGGACCACTGACCAGTCGCTTGTCTGAACTGGCCGTCGTTGATTACGATAACCGCATCGTCGGTAGCGATACCATGAACTTGTCGGCCCTGTGGCTGGTCCACGCCATTTACCATAGCAAGTACTTGAGCGACAAGGTCAAGCACGAAGCCATGGTCGATGTGATGTTGGCCTTGCAGTACAAGTTCTTTACCAGTCTCATGGGGCATTACTTTGTGTACCCCGCAGACAAAGCCGTGGCCGAAGCCACTTACGCCAGTTTGTCAGGCCGCTTCTTGATCAAGCAATACAAGAACTGGTCGGAGTTACTGCGTAACCGCGCAGAAGAAATCATCAAGCCCAAGAAAGACGGTGGTATCCACATGGACACCATCATCAAGATGGACGATGATGAAGATTGCCAGTATGTCTTAAACGATATCCAAGGACGTATCCGTGACATCATGAAGAACATTTACAATGAATTCATGAATGTGCACAAGCAAGGCTCGCGGATTCATTCGACGAGTTCGGTAGTGGAACACGATGGGGCTGAAATCTTGCGCGACAAGACGAAGAATCTGTCGGCCTACACCCACTACATCCACAGTGTCGTCACGGACCGCAATTCCTTTATCCGCGAAGAGTTGATGAACGTCATCTGTTCGGTCATGGGTACCATGCCACCAGAACTCTTCCGTAAGACCCTGGAGTACATGTCGGATAACTACCGGCACCGCCAGGCGCAAGATATTGAGGACCTCCTCAACAAGACCTTGATCCATAGTTTTGCGTATCTTGCAGACAACCGAGAACTGGTGAACAAGAACACCGACTTGGCCGAATTCTTAAGTCGTTTGCGGGGCGTTTATACGTCGTCGCGCTCGACCGACCCTGAGTTGTTCTACTTGCGTGATACAGCCGAACGCATTGTGGGACGCGCGACGCAGAATCGCAATGATTCTGTGATTGCCAGTATCCGCACCGGCATACTGCTGTACGTGGTGCTCCGTTCGTTCACGATGAAGCATTACAGTTCGCACGCTTAACTACCAATCGGCTCTCTGGAGCGCGGAAATGACAACGATTGCAAGGTTGCTATCCTTACTCGTTATACTTCTGGAGAGAGTCAAAGGGGAACAGGTGTATGTACTAACCAAGGGCGATCCGACTGCGGTGAGCCACTTGATTGGACAAGCACTTGTTGATTACGAAATTCACATTTACTGTCACAGAAAACAGTACTGTCGTATTTACCGTCGCTGGTCGTGGTTTAACCGTACCTACGTGCTGTACAACGTGTTTAGCGTTATCACTGGCAATGCGCCCAAGGATATTGTTGAAGCTTGTAAGATCGAAGTGCATATCCCGGCACAACTGCCTTCTTTTGTGGAAGATGCTTTCCAGCGCAGGAGTGCAGTCAATGCTTACCTCGATCTCGTGATTGCCCGTTTGGCCACGCCTTGATCCAGAAGTTTGCAGCATAAGAGCCCACCCTAGCAGACTTGCCGGGGTGGGCTTTATTCCGCGTTATCGACGACTATACGTATCAAACGGCGATTCACTAAAGAAACCGTGGTTCTCGCGTTGGGCTGGGGCGCTCGGACTGGAACTCCATTTGGGTGCTTGGTGGTTCCCCGTAAAGCGTTTGCGCTTCTTCCATTTTTCATCTTTCACACTTTGGAGTAACTGGTCCAAACTGTGGGTCTCGCCCCGGTCCCACTGAATGCGGGAATCGAGTTGCCGTAGTTCCAGCTCTAAGCGATGCGAGACAAATTCATCTTGCTCATCCTTCAGGCGTTCCATCAAGACATTCATGCGGTGGCGGTATTCCGATTGCTCTTGTTCCTGCCACGTTTCTTCGTCCGACTTCTGGATACCCCGTTTACTGATCTTCGACATGATCTTGGTGGGATCAATCCCGTAATGCACCAAGTTGGTACCTTGGGCCAAGAGCCAGTTGCAAAGCAACCAACCAATCGTCATGTCATCGTGTTCGCCCGGCGGGTGATCGACCCGGCCGTTCTTGGTAATCAAGCCCGCCGTTTGGTCGACCAAGGTTTTGTCATTCATCCGGTCCATACCCAATTGCGCGGCTGCTTGCAAGGTGGTGGTATAGAGTTCATTCCGGCTCGTGGCACCCGACCCCGAAGTGGCAAACCCAAAGAAGCGCTTGAAGCGGTCTTTCCAATCCGATGGACGCCGGCCCATTGGCACACCGCAGACTTCTTTGTAGCGCTCACGGTGCAAGCCATGGTCATTGACCACCCAGTTAAACAAACGCTTAAAGGGATCAACCCCGGCTTCGGCCATGTACACGATCAAGTAATCGAGAATCATCCCGCCCGTCGACTTGCGTTCGATGATCCCGGTGATGTTTGGATACTGAAGCATGAAGAGGCAAAGCCATTTCGAGAACATGATCAAGTTGATTTCGTTATACGAACCTGCCGCAATGACTTCCAGGCTTTCCACATCCATCAAGACCAGCGAAATTTCATCGCGTCCAATGGCTTCACTGGTATCCATCCCCATCACAAAGCGACCACTCGCCATCCGTGCTGCAATGTCTTTCTTTGGGATGTACCAGCGCGTGATGTAGTTAAACGGTTTGGTGATTTCCGTGTAAGCCACATCTTTCACAGAACGTACCATGATTTCCAAGACTTCAATCGGCAGTGGCGAGGTTTGGCTACCCGAGGTCCACATGTTGAAGTAATCACGGTTAGCGTCTTCACCTTCTGCAAACGAGTCGGCCAACTTACTGGCCAGCCACGCGTCAGTCTTACCAAGTTGACGGTGGTTAAAGGTCGCATTGATCGCCGCCTTCTTGATCTTCCCTTCCGCCCGGCACCCTGCCAGCACTGTGCGCTCTAGGTCCGCTTGGTCTTCGCAATCGTACAGGGCTTCCGACCACGGCATCGCATTCGAGATCAGCTTGTACATGTACGCGCCGTCTTTGTCGTCTTTCTTACCGGCGGTGGTGGTAAAGATGGTACCGTAGGGCGAACTCTGTTCTTTGGCGCGGTCGACCGCCGCACCAGTGGCTGCCAGCGCCGCTGGCAATGCAATCTTAATATTCGGTTGGAACGGGGCTTCGTCAATCTGGAAGATCGGGGAAGTCAAACCACGGCCCATGTTGATGGCGCGCTTTTCCGACATCTGCGGCACGTGGGTCTTATAACGGTTACCATTGGCCATCACCGTAATTTCTTCGGTGTTGTTGGCGTCGTCCGGGTGTTTCAATTGCAGGTACTTGGGTAAGTCTGCAATAATGGATTTCATGCGCTCAATGTTCGAGCGGCGTAGCGTATCATCCTTGGTCAACAGGTTGATGACCGTCTTCTCGCAGATGAACTCCATCAAGAGCACCATCAGCACGTCAGTGGAGAAGGACTTACCGGTCTGTCGAATTTGAATCAAGAAAACGGTGATGTGGTTAAAGAACAACCACCACAGGCAAATGTTACCCCGGTTCGCTTCTACCATCACACCATCGACGCTACCGTTACCTGGTGCGAGTGCGATCTCACGGAAGAAGTACCACGGGTTGAGTTTACACTCGACACCAATGGCCGTCATTTGCTCCAGCGTAAGTTTCGGATCACGCGGGTCAACGCCTTTCAGCGCTGGATTAAGTAATGCCAAAAAGAATGCACAGTTCTTGACGCCCATGGAATCCAAGAGGGCAGCCATCCGTACAAAGCTTGTGTTTTTGGTATCCCAGTCTGGTCGTGCTGTGGGGTATTTTAACCAATCACGGGAAAACAGGATCATGATAATCTTCTTTCTCTTCGTGTGCTCATAAAACCCTACCGTTCCCGATTGCGCAGAAACGGTAGGGGACTTGCCAATTACGTTTGGTACACAGGCAATCCTGCGATACTGAGCTGGATATCATTATCCGGCGTGCGCTTGAAGAAACGCACAAACAGGGTCGATCCATTCGGCATGGCTTCGCTGATCGTGTGCGTGGTCTTCCATTCGCTGATCGGGAATTCAATCGAGCGGTTGGTAAACACGAGGGCGAAGTGGGTCGGGACGGGTGCCCGGCTTTCTTTCTGAGGATCGAAGAGTGGCAGGGTGCGGTAGTACAACCGGTCCAGCCAATCATTCAACACCGTCAGGCCCATGCTCACATTCACTTGCCAGTTGTTGACATCGGTCATGCTAGTGTCTGCGTGGTTCGTCACGCCAAATGGTGGACTCTGGGTTGGCTCGAAACCAATCTGCCAGTTGGTCTGGTGATCGGTACCGGGGCGCAGCAAGGTCACGTCGATGACTTGCACATGCTTGTACTTGTTGAACGTGGCATTCACACTTTCCAGATCAACGGAAACCGTCAAGCGCTGAGTGGTGCCATATTCTCGCGGCACAAACGTGCGGCCATTTTCATCGATCCGCACGTAAGGCGTGACGCGCCAGACGTTGGTGCGTTCCAGATTGGCCAAGAACCATTCCAGACGGTAACCGTCCAGGTTGCCCATCCATACTGGGTAAGCAAACAGCTTGACCGAATACGACCCATTCGCCACCAAGGTCTGGGCGCGGTAGTTCTTGGTCACATTGCGGTTTTCCCCGACAGGCAAATCGTACGCTACTTCATCGGCCGACAGGTTGTAGTTCATCACCAGCGCGATTTCGTCGCCCGGCACAGTCAGGACGTAGTCTTCCATACCGAACAAGGAGAACTTGGTGCCATCGACCGGATAGGTTGCCTTGGTGCCATCGCTGTACTCGACCACGCCCAAGAGGTTCAGGCTTTGCATCAAGACATTGATGGGGTACTGGATCAGACGCGAATCGGAATTCGACAGGAACGGCGTGTCCAGGTACACATCCTTCACATACCGCACCCCGGTGTTTGGTGCCGACAAGAAGTCGGTGTTTTCCACCAGCACCTGGCGTTTCGAGAGAAACACGTTGTCGTCCGAATAGAATGCCACATACAGCGGTTCGCCATCGGGGATTTTCTCGATGCACTTAAATGGCATCACGGTTTTCCGGGTGCGGTTGCCCATGACTTCAGCCAATTCCAGCGGCACGTCTTGGCCGACCAGATTCCCGCCGGCATCGTAGACCGCGCTGATGACCTTGCTCGGTGCCCCTGCAAAGCCACCCCGCATGACGCGGGCGTACTTGGCACGCGAAGCCCAGAGGAAGCAGCGCTGTTCGATGACCATGTCGTGTGGCAACACTTTGTCGTTCAGGTAGGCCAAGAACGTACTGTTCTGTGGCCCTGGCCCCACACCCAGCAAGATGTCTTCATCGCTGAATTCGACATTGGCACCGGGTGCCTTGGTCGTTTGCAGGGTTGAGCGCATCGACACAATGTCGACGTCGACGACGCGGTACCAGTCGTCGGTATCGGTATCGATCACCCGGTCACGCACATTCGGTACAAACCGGTTTTCACCAATCGTACCGTCGAAAATCTCATGCAATCCCCAGACACGGAAACCACGGTTCGGGTCCCAGACAGGCTGGATATTGTCAAGACTTCCGGCCACGCCGTTGGACGTGATTTCAGACATAGTGTTCTCCTTAAGTTGAAATCCGTACGAAGTTGGTTAAACTCACCCGGTCTTTCAAGTACAGTTTCACCACACGGGTGAGGAATTTATATTGGTAGAGATCGACATCCACCACGGTGTTTAAGTGGTGGGGGTGGATCGCCACATACGTGGGGTCCGGGCGTAAGCTGTCTTGCGTCGGATCAAAGGCAAGCAGGTATTCATACGGCTGGCACAGATTAAATACATCTGCATCACCATAGAACGATTGGATCAAGGGGTCTGTGAAGATGCCGTTTTTCAAATCGAACAAGATGCGCGCGCAGAACGGACTCACCACCGGGTACAAGTCTTTGATGGTGTTGGGCGTGTTTGCAGGACGCTGGGGCAGCTTGCTGGTCAAGTACCCACTGACTGCCGCGTCGATGGGGAGTGCCTTATCACGCAAGGCATAGGTATCGTCCAGCGCAATTCCCCGCAGTGGTACCACCACGTCCCGAATCCAGTACGGCATGCCGTTTTTCACATCCGGTACCTGGACAGCCAAGTCATCTTCTGCGAACAGCAATTCTTGCCGCCCGTAGACACTACCGGCCACGATAATCCGTTGCACCTTGTCGTCCCGAATATCAAAGCGGTTGTTCGCCGACAAGAGACCATGGTCGATGAAGCCTTTTTCCTTGAATTCTTCACGGGACAAATCGCTCTTACAAAATCCCGTAAACCGGACATCAACGTGTTGGTTATTCCCTGGCTTTAAGTACAGTTTGTTGGTGATGACGATTTCGGGGAAGTTGACATAGTAGTCCACGCCTTCTATCAACGAATGCTGGTTCAAGAAGACATCGAGTTCCCCCATCGGAATTTCCATCACCCGATTGGTCAGGTTACCGCCCCGGAACGCCAACTGGGTCAAAGGGAAGCGCAGTACGCCACTGGCATTGTTAAGATCGAGGCCATAAGCCAAGATGTTCTTATTACTACGCACCAAGGTGTAAGTGGTCAAGGGATTGGTTTGCCAATGCACAACCCCTGCCAAGATGCTGTACTTGTCAGTCCCGGTAACATCGACCCAATGGTTATTGACGGTACCATCGAATTCGATTCCGCAGGTATAAAAGCGGTAATCGGCCGTTTCGTCGATCGCGACAGTTGCTTCACCATACACATCGTCGAGTCGGGTGCCCAAGGTTCCGACTGCCATTTCCACCAAGCGCGCACTGTCGCTGCGGCACACATACACATTGCCTTGGCTATGCTGATAGTACCCGAGGAGTAAACCATTGTCGTCATACTCGTAGGCAGCAGAACGAACCTGTAAGCCATACCCCAAATCGATCACCCGCTTCGAGGTAACCTTCTTGGTAAAGAGCGGACTGTCGGCCATGATCTTGCTAATGGCATTGTAACCGTAGGCATCTTGGACCAACCCCAAGTCCATGTTGGCAGAACTGGCCCGCATGACTGCCGCGTAAGCTGAATTCTCCAAGGTGGCTGCTGTCCAGTTATCGACCACGGAATCGATCGATAGCAGCGCTTCACTGATGTCAGCGTCCTCCATTTTGTACAACTCTTTGATGCGGTTGGCTTCATCCACCAAGGTACGGGCATACCCGGAATAACGCACATGGAGCCGTACCATCACTTCGTCCACTGGCCACGCAGGTTGCGACGCCAAATACGCATTCACGTAATCCGTCGGGATGGCATAGTCTTTGTGGGTCACCATGCGCACCGCATCTCCGTTGGGCGCATTGCGGTGGTAGTACACGCCTTTATGCCGGTTACGGGTCGGGTTCTTGTGCACCAAGAAGACATCGATGTCGTCGTGGTAATCAATCATCCCAGCACCTTGGTTTGCATAGTGCAGCAAGTACTTGGCCTTGTTGTCGAGCACGCTATTAAACGCCCGCAAGTCTTTCAAGGGGAAATCAATCACCGTCCGAATGGAACTATCGTACAGCAGTTCCACGTAGGCACCCACGGGGGCACTGAACAAGTTGAGGTGGGACACCTTCATGCCGTTGATCGTGATGATCACACCACCGGGCAATTGCTGCCAAGCGGTACACAGATTTTGCAAGGCCAAGACATCGTCAGTCTTAGCAATGTATTTACCGGTGACCCGGATATCGTCCACCATCACGCCTGCACGGCGGCTTTGGAAAAACGCATTGGTGTACACCCGCAAGAAGATACCTTCAGTGCGGAGATTGACGGGAATACTGGGTACTTCTTTGACCGCGAACAAGAGGTTGCGGTTTTTGGTGACCATGTACCAAGTCTGCGTGCGTGGGAATTGAATGCCGTACTGCGTGTACACATCGATGACCATCCGCTTTTGATGGCATGTGTCCGCAGCTAAAGCCCAAAGACCGTGGGTTTCCATGAGGCCCATCAACGCTGGGCTCAACTGTCCGATTTGGAACACATGGAAACGGCTGGTCTTGTCTGGCAATTCGTAGGTTGTTTTCCCGGCTTCGAAATCATTCCACACGCCAATGGCGCGGGTGATCCGTTTCGGTTCCACAATCGACTGCAAGTCCTGTTCAGGATTGCACCAAGCATTCAGAATGGCATGGTTGACGAGAAACTCTACACTCATGACAAACCTTTGAAAGAAACCCCGCGACTAAGGAGTCACAGGGCAATGCAGTAATTAGTAACCTTGGTTGCCCGTCAAGGGCGCAAAGTTCTCCACCAGCTTGCGGGTACCATTGAAGAACAGCTGGTCGGTACCGCCCCGGTGCGAGCGTTTGAACAAGTCCGACAGACCCGTGCGCAGATAGGTACGGTCATTGCCAGCGGTGTAAACCACGGCAAGCCAGGTTGGCGGGTGTTCGAGCGCAGTGGTCAAGACTTCTTTGTAATTATAACCAAACCACGCACCCGCGACCGAACCATACAGCAGACCACGGTTCAGTTCTGCCAACCGAATACCGCCGAGTTTCACCGCAGCTTTGCAGAACTCGTCGACCGAGGCCAGCACTGGGAACTCATCAACGACTGCCAGAATCTCTTTGACTTCGATCCCGAGGTCACGCCCCAACGACGCCGCCAAACGTACCCGCTCGTTTTCATCGAGGTCGGTGTCGTCACTGAAATTCGAGTTATACAAAATCCCCGCCAGAATTGAGATGCGCATTTGTTCGAGCGGATCGATGGCGAATTTGCGTTGCAGCGATTCACTGATCCAGCTGGCGAACATCTTGACTGGGATCGGCGAGACATTGCGCAGGTAAGCACGGTCAGCAGTCAGCCAGATCGAGGACAGACGCAGGCGCAAGAGGGCCATGTCCATCTGCGATTTGTCACGCACGAGGAAGGCGTCTTGGTTGCGGTTCCACGCACCAAACGGCCGCACGTCTGCTGCAATGCGGGGGCGTTCTTGTTCATTGTTCAGCTTGGCGTCGATCACCATCGGATGCGTAAAGCCAGGAATGTTGTCGCGGCGGGCATCGCCGTCTTGCACCAGTACCATGTTGGGTGCCACATAGCACAGGGCGCCCATGGCATCAGCGGCTTTCAGTTGCGCCTGCGTCTTCAGGACACCTGGTTCAAAACCATCACATTGTGTGGTGTCATACGGCGTGCGGTAAATCGTCATGATTCTTTTTTCCTAAAAAATAGATGGGCTATAGAAATTGGGCAAGATACCCAAGCATTTGCATCATCCTATGTTAAATAAATACGTTTTCGGGCGATTTATTTCACCGGGCGATCGCCTTTTCATGTCCGTGCCGCCAGCTGTAAAAATTTACATTATTATGATGCTAGGCATCGTCCCAGAAACCATACCATTTATTCACCAGTGACAGGATACTAACATGTCAGAAGCGATTATCCGTGCCACTCCGCGCTCGGTAATGTTGGGTACGAAAGATTCGAGTACCCGGCAACAGCCAGCCACGCAGGAGGCGCGTCCACAGCACGTCCCGTTCTTTTTCACGTTCGGTCAAAAAGGTCCACTGGATGCCCAGTTCGTGAGCGGCGCAGAAGCGCAAGCACTCTACGGTGCCGACACGTTCGACACCCGTAAGAAGTACGCCACCCACGCGACCGAGTTCATCAACCGCAACTTCGCCAACGGTGGTTCGGCAATCATCCAGCGTCTGGAAACCCCGGACGCCCATGCCAGTTCGTCGCTGCGTTTCTGGGCCGATGTGCTCGAAACCACGGTGCAGGACTATGTCCGCAACGATGACGGCAGCATCAAGGTCGTGGCTGGTTCGCCTGTGCCCGCCGGTCCCCCAATTCCGGGTTTCAAGGTCAAGTTCCTCGTGTCCCAAGTCGCACCGGACGAAGATGGTGTCGACACCTTCGGGATGGCCACCCAAGCCGCTGGTGACCAGACCGATGCCGATACCCAAGAGCAATCGGTGCGCATCCCACTGATGGACCTGCGTGTGCCGTCCTTCGGTACCCATGGCGACAACAGCGGCCTGCGTCTGTGGGCACCAACGACTGGCGGTCGCAACCCAGTCGACGCCCACGTGGTTGCCAACGAAAAAGCTTACCCATTCCGTCTCGCACTCGTGCAGCGCGCCGACGAACTGAGTTCGCCATCGATCTACACCACGCTGTCCGGCGCCCAGTCGATCGACTTCTCGCTGATGCCGGGCGCGTACGACCGCAAGCTCGACCGTTCGCTGTACCTCGGTGATGTGTTCCTGGAGCAATACCAGAACGTGTCCAGCGCCACGGGCGCCGTGCAGTATTCGCCATTCGACCAGCTCCACGTGTACGACGACCAGATCGCCGACCTGCTGGAAAAGCTGTATGTGGCCGAAGTCGCGCAGCGCGATGAGTTCTCGGATTTCGCCGGCACCAATGCCGCAGACGAAATGTACCGCTTCAACCTGTTCGGCGGTACCACCAGCCGCGGCGTGCGTTACCACAGCTACCAAATCGTGACGGGTTCGGGCGGCGCTGTGCGTCTGGCTGAGAACAGCAACCTGATGGCCAGCGGCGGCACCGAAGGCGTCATGAACAATGACGTGTATGCCGAGCTGGTCGAAGCGGCCTGCGCGCAGTTCGCTGATCCCAAGAGCCCGCTGAAAGACATGGCCAAGTACCCGTATTCGGCCATCTACGACACCGGCTTCCCACTCGACGCGAAAAAGGCCTTGTGCCAGATTCTCGCCCAGCGCAAGAATACCTGGGTCGCCCTCGCAACCCACGTGGTCGGCGGCCGCCCACTGACGGCAGCAGAAGAAACCACGATGGCCACCACGCTCCTGGCCCACGTTCAGATGTACCCGGAATCGGAATACTTCGGGACCAGCTGCACGCGTGGTATCCTGATCGGTGGTTCGGGCCGTTATATGGGCAGCAACTTCCGCAAGGACTTGCCGCTGACCCTGGAACTGCTGGACAAGGTCTCGGATTACACCGGCGCCGCCAATGGTGAATGGAAGTCCGCTTCCCGCTTCGACGTCGACGATGGCCGCAATGTCAAGCTGTTCACGAACCTGAACGTGAACACGCGCACCGACGACACCCGTGACACCAACTGGGTCATCGGCCTGGTCACGCCAGAATCGTCGGACCGCAAGCAGTATTACTTCCCAGCCTTCCAGACGGTTTACGACCGCGACGACTCGGTGCTGAACTCGCTGGTCACGATGCTCGCCATCGCCGACCTTCAGATGATCGGTGAAGAAACCCGCCGGAAGTTCAGCGGCCGTTCCGACCTGTCCAATCTGGAATTCATCGACGAAGTGAACAAGTTCATGGCCAAGCGTATCGCCGGTCGGTACGACAATCGCTTCATCATCCAAGCCCAAGCTTACATCACCGCAGAAGACGAAGCGCGTGGTTACAGCTGGACGACCAACATCACCATCGGTGCCCCAGGCATGAAGACAGTGCAGACGCTGTCCATCGAAGGTCAACGTATCGAGGAAATGCAATGAGCCGTTTTACGGACACCCTGATGAGGACGGGCGTGGGCCCGTCGACTGGCATGCTGAACCCAGCACTGGACCCGAAGTACGGTGGCCAGAATGGTTTAGCACCTGATTTCACCCAGTGGATCAGCGCCCAAGCCCACCTGTCGAAGAACCTGATCCCGTTCGTGATCGAATACCCGAAAGGCTTCGATTACCTGCCGGACGCAGATCGTCGCGCGTGGATCGCTGCTTACAAGGCCATCATCGAACTGCACGCCCAATCGTGGACCGGCTTTAACTCCGGTATCGAGGTGGAAACCACCGAGAACGCCATGGGTGGCGGCGGTCAGTTCTTCGAGGACTTCACCGATGCCAAGCAGGCACGGACGCAGCCGCAAAGCAACCACATAGAGAAGTTCGGCCAATCGATCGGCAATTTCTTCTCGATGTTCATCCGTACCTTCATGATGAACCCGGATACCAAGTACCCGGATATCATGACGATGGCGGGCATTACCCGACCAACGGATCAGCTGGCCGATCTGTACTCGGGTACCGTGCTGTTCGTCGAGCCGGATGCCACGATGCTGAACCCAGTCAATGCGTATCTGTGCACTAACTTCTGGCCAAAGGGCACCGGCGAAATCACCGCCAAGCGTGACCTGACCCAGGCAGCGGAATCGCGCACGATCGACATCCAGTGGGCGGCTCTGACGCAGCAAGGCGTTGGCGTGAAAGGTTTTGCCCGTTCGATCTTGCAGAGTGTGCAGATCAGTGGTGCTAACCCGTTCAACAGCCCAGCCTTCGTTTCCCAGATCGACCCAGCCCTCGTGGCTTCGGCGAACGGCTACAAGGCCAACGTTGAAAACCTCGGCGCGCGCGCTGTCCGTCCGTAACAAAGAAAAAAAGAACTCCGGTTCTTGAGTTGACGGCAAAAGAGCCACACCCAATTAAGGGTGTGGCTCTTTTTTCCTTTTATGCCGGATTGGTCCTGTTCTTTCCCTCCTTAATGACTGGGAAAAATGCATCCAAAAAACTGCCAGCTGGTTTTTCTACCATTTTATTAAAAGCCGTCGCCATGTTTTTGGAGAAATGGTATTCGCGCCGCCCTGCTGGATTACTCACACGGCGCTTCGGGTCCTTAGAACGTACGTGTTTTCCTTTTGTCCTAGGGTCCTTCCGGCGTACGTGCTTTTCTCTCCGGTATTCCGAATAGAATCCTTCTCGTTGATTACGTGACTTCATTTCTTTTCCCTTCTTTCGTTGTTGTGCTGTTTCTCGAAGTACCGCTTGGCTTGGCGGTATTGATAGGTAATGACAAGGCCGCAAAATGGCCCAGTCAGAATAATCAAACCACCTGATAGTACCGACACGAGACAGCGCTTAAGTGGCGTGGGATAGCGACGTTCGTTCATTTTATCCACCAACACGCTTTCGTCAACATAAGTACTTGAGATAGCCCCAGTAACAAAAGCCCACAGCCCAATGATGAGCATCACCAGCCACGCGATGACGTGTAGGCGAATAAACTCAGCTTCGTCAGCACTCATTTCACTTCTCCTTGGGCTTTGATCCAGTTACCAAACCAATGATCCCGCATCCATTCATACTGCATGCTACTGATGCCGATGTTTGCTGCAAATGCGCGGTCTTTCTTTTCATCGAGCATCGCCGCCGCGACACCTTCTTTGCTAAGCTCCGCGACGAACGCATCGGTAAACGCTTTCTTGGCTTCATCGACCGTCAAGTGAGTCGGTACCAAAATCGTGATGTCACGGATCGTTATTTGCTTCTTGCGTGGAAATTTGATGATGTTGAGTAAATTCATTTTCTTGTCCCTCTTCTTTAATTTCTTTATTGATTTTACCAAGACGCGCTTGGTACGCTTTCTGCAAATCATCCGCACAGGTAAACTCCCCCATGTCCAACACCATGATGTCTTGTGCTGCGAAATACTTGGTCACTAACTTCAGCCAGATATGGCGATGGCAGAACTGACCTGCCCGGCAATAACAGGCAGCAATGATGCGATCATGCTGAGCGAGATCATCCCAGACCGAGCGATGGTCTCTGACAGACTGGCGCATCTTCTCCACGTACAGTTTGGTGTATTCCTTTTCCCCCAGCTTACCATCTTTATACAACCGGACATTGCGCATCTCAGGGGCAAAATGGCGGACACCCGTCATGGCGGTCGTATCGAGAAAGAAAACACCAAGTTCCTTGGCTAGCCGATGCCGGGCCATTTGGGCGGTCCAGATCAGGATGCGGTTGTTCATGGCGTCAGTCTTTTTTGATAGGGTCGAGGAATGGATGCGAAGGAGGTTCTCTGTTGTCTACAAGAGGACCACTGGTCCATTGGTAGGAGTAGTCACGAGGTATGTCCGGTAAACTGTTAATCACCAACGACCTTTTTAACCATTCCTCCGAACGGTGCGGATATTTCTTTTTCAATTCTTCGATGTCTTCGTTAGCCATGTTCATTTTCCAATAAACAAAAAAAAGAAGAGACCGTAATCTCTTCGTACGTGGATACTGCGGTTAGTGTTTCTCGTCGCCCAAGATGAAGCGGCAGATTTCTTCGCAGGCTTTGGGGAGCAGCTTGTAATCGTATTCCTTCGCCGCTGGCGCACCAGAATACTGATACTCGACTTTCATGACGCTGGTGGTTTCGTGTTCGCTGAACATGATCGACATTCCGCCCGAGGCCGGCGACGATACATACATTCCCGTTTCCCACATGTGCCGACCTTCTGCGTCAGTGTAGTGGTAGGTTTCGTACACCCGCACGTCCAATTTCCCTTTACGCTCAGCCAGCTTTTCAGTGATACGGCGGTAGAGGTAAGTGAGGAACATCGGCGTCAGGCGACCGGCATGTTCCAGCGTGTCTGGATATGTCTGACCCACCAAACGTTTCTTGGGAACACGTTCGTTGGTCTCTTGCCATTTCTCGACTTGCTTCTCCGTGAAGTACTCGGGGTGTTCGGTGTCATCCGATACCAGAAGGATAGCCCCTGGCGTCCTAGCCATGTTACGGTGTTCGCCTGGACGGGCCACGGCGACTGGGTAGCCGAGATGCGTCAGGCCGATATCGCTAACGAACTTCACGCTCATCCCGATGCTCGGCCAGCGTTCACGTGCCGAAAACCATGGGTTGGCTTTTTCGTTAGCCTGTTCGGGTTTTGCGTTTTGCTGTTTACCTTCGTTGGTTTCCATTTTCTTTTCCTTTGTTTTTGAAACATCATTAAACGACAAAAAAGCCGTACCCGAAGGTACGGCTTTTCCTTTATGCCGACAGGGCCGGATTACAGCTTGGCCCAGATGTCGCGTGCTTTGGCGCCGATGATCGACTTGACCTGGACCAGCGGGTCGTCTTTGCCGGTGCCGTGCAGTTCATGCGAGACCTTGACGATGCCGTACGACATGGTGCCGGCGACGTTCTGGCTTTGCTTGACGGACAGGGCGTAGTGGTCTTTGCCGAAGGTCGGCAGGTCGACGCGCACTTGCTTGATGTCCGGATTCGCTTCCATGAACTCGAAGCCTGCTTCGGCGCCGCCGAGTGCCAGGCCGGCTTGGACGATGCGGTGGTGGCCCATGAAGCGTTCGACCATTTCGGCTGGCAGATCGGCCGGCAGCAGCTGTTCGGTGTAGATGGTCTTGCCGAGGTTCGAGGTGCCGTTGTTGTCGAAGGCAGCTTTCGCGGCCGGCTTGATCAGGTCAGCGATACGGCGCACTTCCGGATTCAGTTTGTCGATCGGGTTGGTGATGACCATTTCGGTGGTTTCCGTCGTCGTAACTTCGGAGATGTTTTCTGCTTGGATTTCCATGTTCATTCCTTCTTCTGGTTAATGCCCTTACGGGTCGATGGGTACTACACTAAAAATGGTAGTGAAATACTACCGCTTAAATCGGTGTTACGATTTCCCTACTTTAACTGCGGTGTTGCGAAACGGATGGTTGCTGTTCGAACTGCGCGGCGGCGGGAACGCCTTAGGCGCAACCACACGTGGCGCATTCGTAAATGTCTGTGGGTAACGCTGTACTGGTTCGGGTGCTGGCGGCGCCGGCGGCGATGGTACATGCAGCTTAGCTTTTTCTTTCATGGCCACGGTCGTCACCAAGCGCACCGTAATCTTTTCTTTGGTCGACCGGCTAAGCGACAGGTGACCCAAGAGCAATAGCAACTTGCCTTGGTGCTTGATGACGATCAGGGCGTCCATCAATTGCGGTACGTATTCACGCGGATCAGCGCCAACGGTTTGTTCTTTACCCGCTGCCGCACGTTCCGTCGTCAACGCATGTAAGCCAGTCTCGACAGGCGAGCAGTTGATGTCGGTCACGATGTCGGCGCGATTCACCTCGATCCGTGGACCGGGTACATCACGAATCTTATCGAGATCGTACTTGATACCATTCATGATCAAGAGGTTGATCAGCGGGATAGCTTCATTCATTTATCAACATTCCTTAAGTGGGTTGTGTTTCATAACGGTGTAGCAACGCAGTAAAAAAGGATTCTTGTCTTTTACACATGGAGGTTATATGTGGCTGTAATTATTTTGAGAAAGCGGCATAAAAAGAGGGACAAGCCCTCTTGGGTTAGCTGCCGCCAAACCCGTAGTTCTCTGGCCAGTCAGGAAGTGGCACACTTTTCCCAGCCAAGGCGTGAGGACTATCCGAACAATACTCCAACACCCCATTGTTGAGGAAGTAATGGCATGTTGTTATCTCCACGGTTTCCTCGGTCCCGTCGTGTTTCTTTTTTGGACGAGTTGATGTAACCCGTACAGAAGGAGAAAAAGTGGGTTTCTCAGGGTCATTGTTAAAAACCCAACCATCGGGAGTATTGGCGGTAATGCCGTGAGCGTGTTCACAGGCTGGGCAGTAATGATAAATCCGGTTCCCTTGCGCTACACGAAGTTTGTTACCGAGTCTGCTCATCTTTTCCTCCGATCATAAAAAGAGGGACCGGAGTCCCCCCTCAAGTGTTACCACTTAGCCCAAACAGGCGCTTGTGTGTTGGTCACTTCCCAGCCCATGGTGCGGAACAAGTCGTCCGCTGTCAGGAGCACTGACTCAGTGGCCACACCATTTCGGCGGTCTTCTGCCAAACCTGCTTCCAACATCGAGCGCGTCATGGTACGTTCGAAGTCGGTGGTGAACTGGGAAGGATCGATGAAGCCTTCCAATGCCGGCGACTTGTACTTCTCCGCAATGGCCATGCCCGGTTCATTCACGTAATCGAACGTGATGATCTGGCGCAGCGTGCGTTGGTTGATACCACCGACCATGCGGTCATCCGTGAAGGCGCGGATCGAGAAACACACGTTCTCGTCTTTGTTCTCCAGCGACCGGGCCAGGGTCGGGCCGAAGGGACCGGTATCGCGCACCTTGCTCATGATGGCGATCACGTTCTTGCCATCAGCACCCTTGTAGTCGTCCAGCCACAGGGTCTTGTGGTGGGCGCACACGCGGTCTTCATCGATGTTCATGACTCGTGAGGCAAAGGCACGGTCCGACATCCCTGGTTGGGGCTTAGGATGGCCGTATTCCGCTTTCAAGACACCGCGGTTGACCCGGCGCATAAAAGCGCTCGACTCTTGGAACAGTTCGCGTGCTTCTTGCGCCACATACAGTTCACCGGCCGAGTTAAACATGTTCAATGCCCCAACGATCATGGTACGGTAACCATTTTCATCGACAGGCAAGATACCCACCTTGTTCGTCCCTTGCAAGGACGTACAGGCAAAACGTACAGAATTTTTCATAATGCTCTCTAAGTCGATTAAGGGATCAAGCCCGAAGAAGGTCTTCCAGACGTTCCGTGCGTTCGGCTGGGCTATTGAGGGCACTTACCACGCCTTCGTGGAAGTATGAGCCTGCCAGCTTGTTGAGGGTATTGGTGGCGGCATCGGTGACGCTATACAGCGACGTCCAGATTGGCGGTCGCTTGACCAAATCCTCTTCACTGGTCACACACTGGCGGTAATACTGGGTGCGGTCGTCAGGGTTCCGGGCAATCAACGAAACCAGCATTTCCGTAACCTCATGGTTCGAGCCCACATTGGCGTTGGCGTGCTTCCTGGCCGAGTCGAAAATACCCGCCATATCGTTGTACCCCATGTACGAAGGCACCCGGCCCTTGGCGAACAACTCGTCGAAGATTTTGTACACCAAGGTATCGGTCCGCACCAAGTTCAGGCTCGGGGTGACTACACTGCCGGGTTCAAAATAGAACTCGTAGAATTCCTCATCGTCGACTGTCCGTTTGGACGTCGTCGTTGGAGTAATCCGGATCATGGCATTGATCTTGGACAAAGCGTAGTACTTGTCTTCGACCACATACATCACGATCCCGCAGATGTAGGTCTCGATACCGACCTCGGCCAAGCTGTGCTCAGCATACCGTGCAGGAATGATCAGCTTAATCGCCTTTACTGCCACAAGGCTTTCGTCTGGCAATTCCCGCAGGTGTGCCTTCACCCGATCGCCATCGCGTTCGAGTTTGATCCGGTTCATGCAGGAACCACCGTGGCTTTCGATTGCGACAGAACCCAGCGAATGATGTATTCGAGGGTGGCCATCGCGTACGCTTCACGCGGATCGATGTTCGGGAACTGGCGCTTGACTTCTTCACCGGCTTCCAGGATGAACTCGGCGTCGGTCTTGTAGTAACGCGACCGGCAGACCAGACGCATGCACAGGCGTGGCAGGTCTTTGAAGCTGTCGGGCACCACATTGCCCAGTTCCTGTTCGAACAGCTTGCGCACGACGTTCAGGTTGGTCGGGTTGGCTTCGACTGGGTCTTGGATTTCCCGCAGCTGGGCTTCGAAAGCAGCGCGCAGCATGGCCATGTCGCGGTTAAACTTGCCACGGTTCTCGGTCAGGATGGTGGCCGTTTCGTGACGGTGCCAGTAGGCTTTCAGGTCGCTTGCGATGCTGTTCAGTTGCTCGACCGTGTAGACCGGCGCATTCGACAGTGCGTTGCCGTACAGAACCTCATTGCTACCACCACCGTTTTCGATCCAGTCCTTGTAGACTTCGCCATTGACCGTGGTGACCTTGCCAGCGATGCTACGGACTAGCACGCCGGCTTGCTGCGCCGTTTTCATTTCACGGCACAGGGCCACGAGACGCAGTGCGGCTTGGTCACGGAAGTCCACCGATGCGTTGTTGTACGCATCGCGGCCCATGCCGCTGTCTTCGACTGGGTCTTGCACCATACGGCGCGCCAGCAGGTAGACCGCGAGTGCCGTATCGGGACCATTCATCGCCGACGAAGTCAGTTGGTAAAACGACTGGGTTGCACCTTGGCCGCTAGGGCGGTTCTGGAACATTTCAGCCCAGACATCCAGGAAGAAGCTCGCGCCTTTGGTAGCTGCCCAGGCACGGACATCGCTATCGACCGAACTCTTACCGGTTTCCATCATGGCGACCAGTTCTTCGAACGAACGCGCTGGCAGCGAGAAGGCGAAACGTGGCTCGTTAAACGACACGTCTTCGAATTCTTTCAGGCTTTCAGCGAAGCCGGCATTCAGGAGCGGCAGCGGTGGATTCCAGACCGCCACTTCCAGGCCCAGCAGCGAAGAAATGCTGGGCGTTTGTTTCTGGGCAGTACTGACTTTTTCGACCAGATCGAGGATCGTTGGCGTCACCACGGTACGGGCATAACTGACATGCTTACGCACGGCGTCGCCGCAAGTCTCAGCCAGATCATCCATCAGGATGTCGTGGTCCGAAAAGCCCAGGGTAGCGTTCTTCGTGTTGGTGACGATTTCGATGTTGTTCACATCGGGCATCAGTTCACCATTGTCGGTCGGGACGGTAAACAGGGTGGTGGCGCGCGTGGCGCGGTTCAGCGATTCGATGTGGCTACCAGCGATGGGCGACAGGACGACCCGGTGGGTATCCAGACGGTCGACCAGTGGCAGGGCGCTGTCGAGTGATTCACGGCTCAGCATGCTTATGCTCCTTGGAGTTGGTCAGCCAGTTTCTGCTGGGCTTGGGTCTGGACCATGTTGTAAATCAGGCCACGGGAAATCACACTGCCTTGGAACGTGTCAGCCACGTCGTTGCCCAAGACATTGCGGGCGATGTTGTTGACCAGTTCAGCGGAGTTCGCCAAGGTCAACAGACTCGTTACACATTCTGCACGTTTCATGAACATTCCTTACAAAAAAGTTCACATATAAAAAAGAAATAACCAAGAGCACGAGGGGGTGACCCCCTCGTGGATTCTTAACCTCGATAAGCCGCGACGACCCGTTTGGCCAATACCTTCAACAGCGTGTTGGTGGTGCCCATGGCGTCAGCTGAAGTGACAATACGATCAGCCACGGATTTAGCCCCGAAGATGGCATCGATCATGACACCGGATTCGCTTTTCACGTCACCCGTCATCACCCGACTAAACACCGTTTTCAACTGGCTGGAGAACACACCTTTGTCACCTTCACCAGCAGGCACTTCACTGGTAATGTAGAACTTGATGACCAAGGTATCTAACATCAAGGGATCGCCCTCGACACGGAAGCTATCATCGACCTGACCAGTAAAGCCCGTCTTACCGGCAGCCTTTTGACGCTTTACCAGTTCTTTGTCACAAGCGTTGGCAATCGCCCGCAGGGACTCCGACATGTCTTCCTTGTCGCCATGGTAATACATCTCGACTCGCTCCAAGACGCCTTTGGCTTTCGCCGTCGGGGTTTGGGCCGACAACGCGCGCAAGGTATCCAACGACGTTTCGTCGAACAAATTCTGGTTCGCCGTCACGGAGTCTTCAATCACACATAAAATATCTTCAGTTTTCAAGGCTTGTCCGACCTTGGCCATGCGCCCCACCTTCTGGTCGAAGTTCAATTTCACCATCCGGACCTTGGTGACATTGGTTCGCAGCAAGTCAGAGACACGCGGCGAAATTGCTGAAGCATCTTCCAAGGTAATGGCCGCTTCCATCAACGCCACCTTGACCAACACACCTTGTTTCCAAACGACATTCTTGGGATTCAAGACATCCCGTTCGAAGTAGCCTTTGTTATACGAGATGATTTCGCCGGCTTTAAACTTCTGGCCTTCTTTCATGTCCGTGACCAAACTGTGAGGAATGGTCAAGCCTGCGGCCGCCCCGTACTGACGACCAACCGGGAAACCCTTGACTTCACCGTCAGCGTATTCCACCACAATGCCATCGTCACTAACTGCCACGACCCGGCCATCTTGTTTGGCACTACTGGCAAACAGTGAACCCGTCCGGTGCGCAATGACTTGTTCATACCCAGTACGTACCGGCATTTGGTGGTACGCTTTGCACGCCACCGTATGGCCGTTCTGGATACCGATAAAGTTGACCCTTCTTGGCGTTTTCTTCGGTTAGGTTCGCTCTTTCTCCTAACCCGCACCATTACGTGCAGCTGCATCTTTCGAATGCAGACGAGACTATATCTTCCTCCCAATGGGAGGTTCCCTATTTCCCGCCGCTTGGCGGTACTGGCTGATAAGGCCATAGTCGTTGAACCTTCTCCCTACTGGGAGCTTGGCTGCGGATTTCCCAATCACTTGTCTCTGTTACCCTACCCAGGTGGTTAGTCTGGCCACACGTGTGTTTCCAGCACGTGCTTGGTGTACAAGGCTATAAGGGGGTCCCCGTCAGTTAAAGGAAATTCTGTTGAACATTGCTATCCAACAGGACCATGATGTATTTTGTTAAATGAGTTTGAAGATAGAGTGTGAACTTCATTCTCATTCAAAATACATCTTAATCATCACCATCCGCACCCACCGACACCAAGGCCGAGGTCGAGACGAGTGAGGTCGGGTCTTTCTTGTCCATGTCATAGGGACGGTGCATCCCGCGCAGCGACGTGAACTGCGGGTCCGCGCTCATGTAAGTGTTAATGCCCACGTCCGAGCTATCGACGGTCGACTCCGAAATCACCCCCATTGCATTGCGATGGAAAGCACGGGTGTGCTTGGTCATGCTGCGGCTACTGCGGCCACCAACACCACCGTGGGTTACCGCTTCGATTTCTTTCAGATTTTGGATCGGGTTGATTTCCGAGACCAAGGACACTGAAGGGTCTTCTGCAATGGCTTTCCAGACTGCGTACGGATGGAGTTCAATCGGCAACTTCGATTTGGCACCACGCGAATTGTGAGCCCGGATCGATTCCACCAGATTGGTGTACACCGCACCCGCCATCCGCTCGTAACCGCGTTTACGCCGGAACGCATCGTCGCCTTCGTCGGGATGGTGGTCCACCAACAAGAGTTCGGCACTACGCAACAGCAGACGCCGGAATTCCGTGGGTTCTTTCATCTGGGCCAAGAGTTCCTTGGTGATCGGGTCGATGAACATTTGGTACATCAAATCGATTTCACGCAAGTATCGTGTCGCACTACCGCCCATGTCCAGAATGTTTAGGTACACAGCCGGGCGGTCAAACTCATACACGCTGTAATTGCGAATCCCTTTGTGGAATTCCCGGAAGCCCCCCAAGACCAAAGACGCCAGCTGGTCGTCGCGGTTAAAGATCAGCGACTCATCGCTAAACTCCAAAGCGTATTCATTTGGTTGGAGTTGCTTGCGGCCGCCGGCTGGTACCCGGCGCACACTTTGGCGCACCTTTAACAAACCCATGAGCTTGGTCAAACCCATCTCGTAACCCAACACCACCCCCAGCGGAATCGTGCGGCCACGCACTTTCAATTCTGCAAAGTCCACCGGTGCTTTCGTGCCATCCAAGTGGATGATCTCTTCCAAACTCCCCATGTCAGTCACAACCCCATCTTGCGCTGAGTAGAGCGTACCGAACTTGTCCATCACGACAAATTGGTTCTTGCTATTGGAGCCACAGACCACTGCACCATCTTTCTCGTACAGGTCGAGCACAGCTTTGGTATAGAGTTCCTCGCGTTTGGTGTGGTCGAAGTTCAAGGCAAACCCCGCTACCGTAAAGCCCCGGTACGCCATGGCCAAGGAACTGTACAGCCGTGGACACACAAACAGGTTGTCAAACACGTTCGACGGATACAGGTCAATCACGGTCTGGTCAGCCACATCCAAGCCTTTGGCCATGATGGCGTTCTTCAACCACACCGTGTGATCATTCACGCGTTTGTCACTGCGGGTCACAAAGGTCTTGCCAAAGTAACTGGTCAAGGCCACTTTCGATGGCGAAACTTTGACGATCGGCAGTTCTACGTCTTGCTTACGCAGTTTGTAGTTAATCCCGTTGGCCCGGTACACACCTTCATCATCGACGATCGGCAACTTGAACCGCACCGTCGAGGCAGCGCCTTCAATCGGGCTCAGTCGCAGCGTGTACATGCGTGAAGCGCCGACAATGTCTTCGATGGTTTCTGTTTCATAGCCCGTCACCGCAATCCCGGCGTTTTGCACCGAGAGCACCATCGAGGCCACATCGCGCTGGAAGACTTCTTTCACGTAACGACTGTCGTATTCCAAGAGACTGGACTTCAGCATCGTCTTGTCAAAGACCGTGTCGATATCTGGAATCCGTGGCGAGGTTTCCATGGCCACCAGTTCCGGTGCCACTTTGGCAAACTGTTCCAGTGTGGTCGACCCATCCGGTGCCAGCATGGTCTTGTAGGCCGCCCCTTGCTCACTGTAGCGCTTGTATTCGGCTCCCGTGATAATCCCGTCGGCTGCCTTTTGGTCCAGAATGGCTTTCAGGTTACTCTCTGGAGTGGCTTCTACGACGGGCACGGCGTCGGCGTCTTCTTCCTCAGCCGTGTCGACCAACTGTAAGCGCTGCTGGGCCAAGAACTCCAGCTTGTTTAGCGCTTCCGTCATTTCTTCTACGGTCCTTGGGTTGACTTTCAGGTCTGCCCCTGTTTCAGTGGCTGACTTGGTATCGCCTGTGCCAACCAAGGTCAAGTCGTCACCGGTGGCGTGCAATTCCACTTTGCCGGTCTCGCGGTTAAAGACAGGCACTTTCGCCGTCTTTTGCACCACCGTGCCTTTTGCACCAGCTTCCGCGAGTTCTTTGACAGCAGTCTCGGGACCCGACACGGAGCGCACTTCCATCAGGGCCATCATCAAGCGCAGGAAATAAATCTGTACTTCTTTGGGACCATGGCCTTTGGTGTGGGCTTTTGGATTGGCCTTGATCTCGTCGTCGGTAGCCTTGCGCCACGAATCCAAGACGCCCAAGTTCAAGACAAACCAGCGCCCCGATTCAACAAAGAGCAGGTTGACCGATTCAGCTTGTTCGGTACTGAGCACCGCCAAGTCAGCGCTGGCACGGTCTTTGCCCAACCACTTCCAGATTTCCAAGAGCATCAAGCTCTCGGGACTATCGAACAACTGCACCATGCTTTGGGTGACACCCTTTTCCCCCAAAGTCATCTCAGTAATGCTAGGCAGCAGTTTCGGCAGTTGGCAGCGGATAAACTGGTGTCGCTTGGTCGCATCGATGGTAGTGACGACATTACTCCACAGGGCGCGGTCTTCATTCTTCCAGCGATAGTAATCGGTGTAGACCGAACGCGGGTACTTGTACGCTTTCTTCAAGTAACCGTAATTGTAGACCACAAGGGTCATGTCATCACGGATTACCGATTCCAGCGATTGCAGCCGCCTGAAGCGACGATTGCGGCCATTCGCGTGGAAGTCCTTGATATCCTGCACAAGGCCACCAGGCACGTGTACAGGGCGTCCCTCGGGGTTCTGGAGGGTGACGATGTGGTCCATCGCAATTGGCTTGCTGTAACCACGGAAAATTGGGTCTTCGGGATTCGGTGCCACATCGACTTGACCCACGCCCGTGTAGTGCAGCACAGCACCCCGTGGCAATTGCAACTTGCTGAGACTGACCAAAGGCGGGGTCGTCAAATGCGAAAAGAGACGAACGCCAGTGATCCGGAAATACGGATCGTAATAAGAAAGTGACATGTTAGTCGCCTGTCATGTTGTGGAATACGAGATTGACGGTAGAGACCCCGATACTGAACAGGAATTCCCCCGTGGTATCAACGTACGCTCTTTTGAGGCTAAAGTGGTTGCGAACTTCTTCCAAGGCCTCCAGCGTGTACACCGCGTTACCCGACGTCATGTCGCCATCAAAGTCGGCCGTCAGGCGGTCCAGCTTTGAAGAGTGTGGCACCATACTGTTGATGTACGGTCCTTGGGTCGGAAAATCGTACGCAATATACTCGTCCCCCATGGGTGTCCATTGGTCATCGAGTTCACGCCGCACTTCAGCCTTGATGGTGGTGCGCACATGCATCCAGCTCGGGTAAATACTGCCGGGACCAGTGACGGGATAACGGGTGACATAAATGGCGTACTTGTTCCACTCGCGGTACCCCGACAAGTAGATCAGTTCACACATCGTGATCGGCGTGACGTGTTCCTTCAAACGCCCTTCTGGCAATTCACTGATGTCTTGCAAGAAGCGGAAGGTGCCGTCCGGTCCCTTATAGATCAAGCCCAGATACCGGCCATCGATTTCAATCGGTTGATCGCGCAGGGTTTCTTCGGCAAACCGGGTCAAGACCTTTTCCAAGCCTTCATCGGTCATCCACTGGGTGAAGTATGCGGGTTTCAACAGCACTTGTTCACGCGCCAGCGTTTTCTTGTTGACCAAGGTGGCCGGGGTATTCACGGACTGGAACACCTTCGACAGAAAACCATTGCGCAATAAGTACTGGGTAACAGGCAAAATCGCCTTGGCGGCTTGATACAGGCCAACGATAGTCGAGTTAAAGGTTGCGGCACCGGGTCCACCCAGATATGGCACACTGGTATCCATTGCTGTAATGACGTTTCGGGTACCATTCATGATAGCCCGTGTCGCCCATTTTCCCAGCAAGAGTTTCTTCTTACCCTCGATCATGCGCTCGACGGTTTCGTAGATTTCAATGAACTTCATTTGCAAGGTGTAACGGGCCGTGTCAATCACTTCGGGATTGTTCGCGACCGTCGACTCGGCGATTGTGTTACTGATCGACAAGAGGGTACGGTACATGCCATTGATTTCATCTTCTTGCGTGCGGCCATCGTCCCCCACTTCAATGTCGCGTAGCCCGGCTGGCATGACGATGATCTTGTTGGTCATCGCCTTGTCTTTGAAGTTTTGTAAGAGCAAGATGTTTTGCATCCGCGTCACGCTCTTGGTTTCAGCGAACTTGATTTGCTTCCAGTACTTGACAAAGTAAGCAAACCCAGTTTTGCCACTGGTGGCATCTGCACGCTCGAAATCACCTAACTCATCATTCCAGAGTACATACTCGGTCCCCGACAAGATGCCCGCATACATGCGCTTTAATGCCACGAAGGCCCGGTACACCGCCGGGTGGAACACCGCGATCTTGATATCGATGAAAGAGAAGCGACGATTGCGGCGCGGGTCACCTACCTTGCCAAACGTCGAGACCGAAAAAAAGCCGTCTTCTGCAAAATTCCCAGAGTTGCCTTCAAAGATGTCGAGCGAGCGTGTCGGACGGATCGAGGCAATCTTATTCGGGGTCAAATCGAGCAGCGCAATATTAAACGGAATGCTGGAACTTTGTGGCATGGTGGCACCTTAATGGAACGGTGTACTTGGCGCGCCAAGGACTTAATTTATGAAGGGGGGTAACGCACCCCCTGTTTATTAGGAGCGGTTGAAATGGCTAAAAACAAGAAGTTAGAGTTAGATGGCTACGATTTCGACGGGGAATTGGACTTGCCGGATTTCGATTTCGGCAACGGTCCGAAAGTTCCAGACACGCGCAGTCCAACCACCAAACTGGTATTCGCCGGTGCCCGCGGGTATGCGGATAACCATTTTAGCCCCGACAACGTGCGCAATTTCGTCAAGAAATCGTTACCGCGCGGCTATGGTGAAATACTCGATACGGCGGATAATACCGCTAGTACGGTAAAGGGTCTATACCATAAGACGGCCCAAGAACTCAAGCCGGCCATTGGTGAGATCAAGAAATCCTCACAGCGTTTGATTCCGCTGGCTGACAAAGTCCTGCCTAAGAAAATGGCAGAAAGTTTTAAGAACTGGACCAAGTCAGCAGCTTCTGGCGATTCCGGTAGCATGTCGGCTGAGCAAATGAAGGAAGCCGGTATCCAAGCGGAACTGGGTCAAATCTTCCAAGTCCAAGCCGAAGAAGACCATAAGTACCGGACCGAGACAACGGCCCGTGAACGGCTCCGGGATGGCGTGTCGTTTAACCGACATAAAGATGTGCTGCAAAACTTGGCCCCGATGCGCCAAAGCCTGCAAGCCTTGTCGGAGTACCAACGCAAGATTGGTTACAATTACCAACGCAAGTCGTTGGAATTGCAACTGCGTAGTTATTACGTCATGTCGGAAAGCTTGGAAGAAACCAAGCGCCAGAACGCAGAGACCACCACCACCTTGCAAGGAATTTTGAAGAACACTGGTTTGCCAGAGTTTGTCAAACTGAAAAATTCCGAGCGCTTAAAAGAGATCATCCGGAACCGGTTCATCAACGGGATCGGTGACAGCTTGACAGACAAGCGCCGCAACTTTGTCAAGAACATGGTCGAACGGCTCGGCAAAACCGCACAAGAGAAAGTCAAGAATACCGTTGACGGTGTCCGTTCCGGTCTGGGTGCGTATGAGTCGCTGGCGGAACTGCGGGAGATGCAAGCCCAGTTCGGCCCCCAGCAATCGGGAAGCGAGCAGTTGGCGGAACTCGGCGGCGGGATGCTCTCGCAGTACCATACCAACAAGATTGCCAAGTGGGTGCATGGCAAGACGTCGAAGAATGAAAAGATTGCCAAGGGTGGGAACCGACTACTCTACCTGATGAACCAAGGTCCCCAGATGGCATTGGATTGGGCCAAGGGATCGAAGGGGATTGGCAAACGCGACATCGGTGCCAACTCGAATTGGCTCTGGTCGTTGAAAGATACCATCCGCTCGGTGTTGTCGCCAGAGTCGACCAATGTCGATGTGGATAAGCTCGAAGACACGCGCAATGTCGATGTGTTTAACCGCCGTACCAACCGCTCGATCACGGACATCATTCCCGGCTATCTGGCCCGCATCTACCGCGAGATCAAAATCTTGCGCACCGGTGACGAAAACCAGCAACTGGTCGAATTCGATTACACCAGCAACAAGTTTGAAGAATCGTCCACCATCAAGAAAAACATCTTGGGCAAGTTGATCGGCAAGGGTGACAAGGATTGGTTAAAGCGCGAACTCGACGAAATGGTTGAGGAACTGGACAAGGAAAAGAAACTTTCTCCAGAACTGCGCCGCGCCCTGGGTCGCCTGATGATGAACAACAATCTGGCGGGCGGGGAAGGCGATTCGAAACTCTACTCGAACGCCCGTTCAGGTGTGTACAATTCCGTCAATAGCACGGACGCTGAAAAGATGGCGGAAGTGGTGGCCAAGTACTTTGAGGATGACAAAACCGAACTGAAGCGTCAAACCTTCGGGCGTCAGTTTTCCAACCTCGGTACCCGCATCACCGACAAGCGGGCTACCTTGCAAGACTTCGTCAACCTGAACCAGCGGCAACACCTGGAAGAACTGGGTCTCTTGGAAGTCGGCGGTGACCGGCTCGACATGGAGCGCCTGCGCGACTACCTCCTGGAAGACGATGCAGCACCCGGCGGTAGTCCGACCCCCGGTGGCCGTCGTGTGAGTCGCCAGCGTAACGGTGGTCCTGCGCCCCGTGGCGGCGGTCGTGTCTCACCCCAGCGCGTGTTGCCTGCATTAACGAATATCCAGCAGCCCGGCGCCCAGCAAGGCGAACAAGGCGCACCGCCCCCAGCCCGTCCGAGTGAACCAATGCCAAGCGAAGCAGTCTCGGACATTGTGCGTGCCATTGAAGCGGCCAACCCAACCTCGACTATCAACGATAGCAACCGCTTGCTGGCCACCATCGTCGAGATGCTCCAACAAGGTATTCCTACTGGCGGTAACGGCGGTAACGGTGGCCCACGTGGTGGTCGTTGGTGGAACCAAAGTGTCGGTGGACTCGCAGGACGTGCTTGGGATGGTGCTGGTAAAGCGGCCCAGTGGCTACGCGGTCAAGCTGGCAACAGCGGGCGCCGCGCTAAGAGCTTGTTCACTGGTGGCTGGGACATGGCCAAGAAAGCTGGCGATTGGTCGAAGAAGAAATTCCAAGAGTTCAATGACGTGTACATTGAAGGCGAAGTCAAACCCCGTCTCTTGGCATGGAAGCTCAAAGGCGGTGAGTATTTTGACCAAGCCAGTGGCCAGGTCATCAAATCGTACAAAGACATCCGGGGTGCGGTGGTTGACGCAAACGGTAACATTGTCTTAACGGTAGAAGATGCCCGTAAAGCATTTGAAAAGTCCCGCATCGGCAAGAAGCTGATCTCGGGTCTGGGCTTCATGAAACGCCAAGTCAAAAATGGCTGGGACTTGACGCAGCGTCTTGTGCCTGGTATCTACGGCAAAGGCATGGAATTGGCAGGCGATGCTATTACCAAGATTGGTGAATTGCTCGACCAGCCGCAAGACGTGTATATCGCTGGTAAAGCCGACCCTGTCTTGTTGGCAGTGACCATGCGTGCCGGTGGTTATGCTTCCCGCATCACAAGCCGTGAGATTCGCCGTCCTTCCCAGATCGATGGTCCCGTGGTCGATGAACGCGGCGATGTGGTCTTGACTGCGGAGCAATTGGCCAGTGGCCTGTTGAATAAACATGGTCAGCCGCTAAAGACTGGTTACCGGGGTTTGTTCCAACGTGGCAAGAACTTGATCAAGGGCGCAGGTGCCTTGTTCATGAAGAGTTTCACCAAGACCAAAGATTGGATTGCCGACAAGGCCCGTGGCTTTGCAGGTGGCTTTGATATGCAGTTCGGTCTCTCGGTCGGACGGCAAGCCCGAAACCAATCTGTGCTGCTGTTGCAAATTCGCGACATGTTAAATGACCGTTTGGCTGGCCCAAAGACCACCTTCTCGGAAACAGTTGAGATCGGTGCAGTGGGTGGCGGCAATGCCAAGAAATTGGTGGCCGGTGTCAAAGACCGTTTCGGTAAGCTCAAAGAAAAGCTGAGTGGCAACTGGAAAGATGCCCTCAAAGAAAAGACAGAGCGCTTGCAAGAAAAACTGCGCGAGAAGAAAAACAAAGGCAAAGACAAAATGTCTATGCTCTTTGAGAAATACTTCGGCAAAAAGAAAGTCGATGGCGATGCAGATGGCGACGGTGATCGCGATGGCAGTTACCGCGATCTCTTGCAACGCCAGAAAGACAAGATCAAGGGTCTGAAAGAAAAGGCCGCTGAAAAGGCTGCCCGCTACACCGGTGGCAAAGGACTGATCGGCATGGGGAAGGACAAGATCAAAGGTCTGCTGGACTTCTTCAAGAAAAAGAAGGGTGACGACGACGATGGGATTGACATCGACATCGACGCTGACAATGATGGTGGTCGACGCCGTCGCCGTGGCCGTACCCGGCCTGGTCGTGGTGTGTGGGGGAAAACCAAAGCACTCGCAGGGCGTGCCGGTGGTGGCCTCATGCGCGGTGGTTCGATGTTGGGACGTGGTGCATTGGCCGCAGGTGGCCTGGTTGGCTCTGGCCTAGGCGGTAGCATTGGCGGCCTGTTGGGTCTTGGTGGCTCACTGGTTTCAGGTGCGGCAAGTGCCGCAGTGGGTGCTGGCGGCATGTTGTTGTCAGGTGTGGGCGCGATTGGGGGTGGTCTGTTGTCGGTCTTGGCGTCCCCTGTTGTCTTGACCGGATTGGCGGCTGCTGCGATTGGTGCAGCGGGTTACTACGGTTACAAATACCTGACCCGTACCAAACTTGATCCATGGTCGACGCTACGGTATGCCCAGTATGGTTTTGCTGCCACGGATGAGAAGCATCTGCAAGCGGTCTTTGAAGTCGAAGACCAATTAAAGAGTGCCGTGGTGTTTGACAATGGCAAAGCCAATCTGGATGAAAAGAAGATTGACATCAAAAAGCTGCTGGGTGTGTTCGGCATTGACACGCAGAACAAACAACAGTTGCAAAACTTCATTGAATGGTTCGACGCCCGTTTCAAGCCCGTGTTCTTAAACAACATGGCAGCAATGCGTGCCGCTGACCCCTCCAAGACACTCGCGCAAGTGAATGACTTGACCAGCGCCCAGAAACGGCAGTATCTCAACATTGCTAAATTTCCTGAAGGACCTTATCATGTCACTGCCTCGCCTTTCGCGGATCAGAGCGAACTCACAATCGGGAAACGAGAAGTGGCAGCGGCAGCTGAAATGGCAGAGGCGGCACTCCAGAAGGACGAAAAGAGTAGCCCAGCAGGCGCAAAGGCAAAAACTGCTGCCGGAGCCGCAGCAGCCATGGCCAGTGTCAGCGCGAATGCCAAGAGCACAGCAGGATTGCCTGGAGTTACTTTACCAGAACGAAGCGATGTAGGCCAAGTCGGGAAGATCAACCAACTGGCCCAGCAAGCCCAAGCAACAACCGCAGTCAGTGCTGGTGCGGGCATGATCACCATGAGTGGGTCGGATGCGATGGCCAACATCATCAATACCGGCCGCTTAGATGCGTTGACAGCCTTGCGTTACCGTACCTACGGCTTGACCGATTTGGTGGCAGACCGCGTACGCGCCTTGAATCTGTTGGAAGCAGAAACGCAAAAAGGTCTGACCATCAGTAAAGGGGTGGCGACTTGGTCCGGCTCCGCAGAAACCATGATCAAGGCCATGGGTTCTGCCTTCGGCGTCCAAGGGGTTGCTAACGACGATGCGTATTCATGGATCAGCTGGTTCAATACCCGCTTCCTGCCCACGTACCTGGCGTACGTGACTGCCATGGCCACGGCGACCAAGAAGAATGATCTGGCGCAAGCCAAAGTTTCCTTGGGAGTGCTCCAAGCTGTTGATGTGGCGACCATGGTCTACACCGCCAAAGGCAGTTTCAATGGTGATGCTGTTTCGGTTTGGCAAATCAGTACCACGCCATGGCCGGGAGTTGCGCTAAACATGGATGTCAAGACAACCGAAGGCAACTTCCAAAGTCTGAAAGACCAAGCCAAGCGCGCTGTGATTCTCGAAGACTCGGTCAACGTGAAGCAAGGCGTGACGGGTAGCAGCACCGGTACCGAAGTCAAGGAAGAAGCAAAAGGTGGTTTCTTTAGCCGCTTGCTCGCTGAACGGAAAGATAGTGCCGGTAAGCCATCGGGTAACATCTTCTCGCGCATTTACAACAATGCCAAGGACATGATTACCGGCAGCAGCGAAGGACGGGAAGTTGCACACCCAGGCAAAGGCACGGGCGGCGATGTGAATGCGATTCCAATGCCCACCGGTAACGGTTCGTATGCAGCCCTGAAAAGCACCATCGATGCTGCGGCCAAGATGGTCGGGGTTGATCCACAATTGGCGGCTACCTTTGCGGGGATTGAGTCGGGCTTTAACTACAAAGTCAAAGCCGGTACCAGTAGTGCCACAGGTCTTTATCAGTTCACGAGCGGGACCTGGAGTGACATGATGAAGAAGTTCGCGGGGAAATACGGCATCGATCCGTCGACTCCGCCTACTGAGCCACGGGCCAATGCATTGCTGGGCATGGAGTTCTTGAAACAGAACGCTACTGCTTTGTCGGGTCTCGGGCGCAAGCTGACCGATACCGACCTGTACTTGGCCCACTTCTTGGGTGCGGGTGGTGCGAAGAAGTTCCTGTCGGCAGGACAAGGTGACATTGCAGCAAATATCTTGCCTGACGCTGCGCGCGCTAACCCGACGATCTTCTATGGAGCAAACCGGCAGCCATTGACGATCGGTGAAGTGTACGGCAAATTGAATGGCTTGGTGCGGAACAAAGCCAAGCAGTTTGGTCTGGATGACGGTTCGGAAAAGATGCTCGCATCGGCGCCTGCTGCACCGAAGACTGCGGCCGTTGCCAGTACCGCAGCCGTTGTCGCGCCGCAAGCCAAAGCGGTAGCCATCCCGGTCAGTGACCAAGCACCAAGTTCAGCTAAGGCCGCCACGAGCGGTGCTTCTAAGGTTGCAACGGGTGCTACGGTTGTTGCAGCGACGCAGACCGCACCAGACTCGCCGGTTGACAATGTCAATCTCGATGGCTATGTGTCCCCACGGACCCGTAACCTAGCAGCACAACAACAATTCCAACGCGATGCTGCGGCGGAAGCGTTGACAACGACCAATCAGATTTTGACCAACTCGTTGGATGTACAAAAGAAACTTCTGGAGAATTCGAATAGCATGCTCGATGAATTCAAGAAGTTTGCAGGGCGTGGTCCCGCACAGCCTGCTGTGCTCGATCAACCTGTGCAACCGGTGAAGCCTGTGCGACCCGCTGCCCGTCCGATGACGGCGGCACCAGTCTCGATGGCGGTCAACGGTTAAGGCGAGGGAGGGGTTCGCCCCTCCCTCTTTCTTTTACTTATTCTGGAGTCTTCATGGAACAACTCTTGCTACACCTGCTCGGTGACTACATTACGCAAACCAACTGGATGGCCAATAACAAAACCAAATCTTGGTGGCCTGCGTTTCTCCACGCCTTCATCTACACCCTCCCCTTTTTCTTGCTAACGCATTCGCCGTTGGCATTGTTTGTCATCTTGTTCACCCACTTCCTGATCGACCATTTTCGACTGGCCCGGTATGTGGTGTTCTTCAAGAACTGGCTGACGGAACCAACGCTGAAGTGGGAAGACTGTTCCGCTACAGGTTATCCGTCCGCGACCCCGGCCTTCATTAGTGTCTGGCTCCTCATCATTGCCGATAATGCAATCCATCTGTGTATCAACTACGCCGCGTTACGCTGGCTGTAAAGGAGTCGTTCATGAGTGGTGCAATGTTGAAGGATTCGAAATGGGTGAAGCAAGCGTTCTTGGTAACCTCCAAGGACATGGCTAAACTCAGCGTTCAGAATCGTGTTAAAAACAATATCGTCGAAGAATACCAAGATACCTCGCCCGGTGGGAATCTTTCGATCAACCCTCCACCCCAGTTTACCCGCTTCGCTGATCCCAAAGCCACGATGATCGATGCCAATGGCGAGCACACCGAAGTCTATTCGGCCTTCATCGGTAGCAAAGGCATGGGGCGTTTTTACGGCGAAGCCATCAATAACAATGCCCAGCGCATTAGCCTGCGTTTCGGGGTGCCTGAGTTTAACTCGATGAGCACCTTCTTCACGGGGTTCTATAATTCCGAAGCAGGTCAACTGGCACGTACAGGACGGGCCAAGAACGTCTTCTTTACGCTCGGCTTAGCAGCCGGTTTTGTGGTGAGTATTATCGCGTGGCCGCTACTGGTGGCCAATGTGATTGGCAATGGTTTGCGTTTCTTCTTGCAAAAACCATCGACCAAGTTTTATTACCTGAAACCGACCATGCCGCTGTACTGGAATGCCGTGCAAACCATGGTCAACCAGATCGCGGTGAATGCTGGTATCGTGCCCCGTATCTTTGGCGACCAACCAGGCGACAATACCGCTAAGTTTGCTGAAGCATCGAACTTCGATAAAAAGGCGCTGGAACGGTTTGCTGACATGGCTCCCGACATCTTCTCGCCCGGTGGTGGGGTGGATGTGTTTGCGATGGCCACCAAAGCCCAGCGCTTGGCCCAACGCCGCCGCAAGGTCATTCAGCGCTTGTTCGATGTGGATAGCTTGGGTGACATCCGCAACATCGCCAAGCAAGTGTATAACGAAAAGCTGGAAGACACACGCCCGACCTTTGCTGGGTACATGAAGAAGTGGTTCAACTCGGCCCCTTCGCAACCCAAAACAGGAGATGGCAAAACCGAAGTCAATGCCGAGACCTCTAACCCAACTCCAAGTGCAACAGCAGGCTGGCTGGAACTCTTGGAAACCGAGATGAACGACGGCGGTGCCTTTGCTACCTTCAGTGTCAATTCCACCGGGCCAGTAGGGGAATCCTTTTCCAGCCAAGTTACGGAATCGGAAATTTCCAACAAGATTAACAGCACATCGAGTTCCTCGCGCTCCACCAACTTCTCTATCGCCAACGGCAACATCGTAGGCGGCGTTGTGGGCGACGTCATGGGTGCGGCAGCACGTGTGGTCCAAGACGCCGCTTCGGGCGTCCTAGCGGGCATAGGTGCCTCTGGCTTGGCTGCCTTGGGCGGTGCGGCCTTTGTTGACATTCCAAAGCACTGGACCAGTTCGTCAGCGGACTTACCGCAAATGCAATACACCATCAATTTGCGGAGTTGGTCGAACAACCCGATCTCGCGCTTGATCAACATTTACGTACCACTCTGTATGTTGTTGGCAGGGGCCTTGCCTTTGTCCACGGGCCGCCATTCGTACACGAGTCCCTTCCTCTGTGAAATCTATGACCAAGGCCGGTGCCAATCGCGTCTGGCCATGATCACCAGCATGACGGTCTCGCGCGGTGAAGGCAATCTCGGCTTTGATGCCCAAGGTATTCCGATGGGTATTGATGTGACCTTCACGATAACTGATCTTTCCTCGATCATGCATATGCCGATTTCCGAAGGCATGACGTGGTCGGGTGCAGCGACAGGCGGTACCGTCGGTACAATCGCTGGTGCCGTTGCAGGAGGCGCCCCAGGAGCTGTAGTCGGCGGTGCGGTAGGTACCGCAGCTGGCGCAGCAGTCGATGCCGCTGGTGCTGCGATCTCGGCGTGGAAAGGTGCATTTGCGGATGATACTGTGTTTAGTGACTACATGGCCGTGTTGGCCAGCCAGAGTTTGCCAGACCAGATTTATTCCCTGCGCAAATTTAAGTTGAACATCACGCGCCAGTTGAAGAACCTCGATAGTTTCTACAGTGCCACGCACTTTGCCAGCTTCATGGGCGATGCGCCACCGGCACGGCTATTGTCGATGTTCTACAGGGGTGTGGAACGGTAGTCGGCATAAAAGAAAAACAGGAGAGTTTCGGCTCTCCTGTTTTATGCCCTACCCTTTGGTACGCTCCAAGGCCCGGTATTCGGCCCACTTATCCAAGTCTTTCTGGATACGCTTGATCCGCGCTTCAAAATACACCCGCATACTTGTTTCAGCCGCCCGGTACTCTGCCGTCTTCGCGTTATACAGTTCCATATCCCCTGCCAGTTTAGCGGCATTTGCTGCATTGAACAACGGGTTGATTTCTTCACTGATCCGATCAGCCCAGCGCGTTTCTTCCTGGTCCATCTCGCGCTTGAGTTCTTCTTCCGTGCGGGACGGTAACGTAAACGTATTGAGTTTTTTCTGAATCGCATCAACGCGTTTGGACTCTTCTACTGCACGTGCATCGACTGGTGCCGTGGTTGCGTTACCCATGGTCGCAGTGGCCGGATATAACGTTGCAGCGCGCTGCATGGGTGTTATTGCATCTTTGCTGCCATTCGCAGGAAGCACACCCCCCATGGCTTTGATTTGCGCATCGGTGTAACCATCGATCGTTGAGCCTTCGGAAAGTAACTTAAACTCCGCATCGGACCGGGCTGATGCAGCCAACAACCATTTGTCTTCTGGGTCGGTACTGTTCAATGCACCCACCGCAATAGTTTTCTTGAATTCTGGCGCGCCGGACATAATCGACGCCATGTTAATGCTATCGCCCTCCACGTCGGCCTTGGCAGTCAACCAATCAGCGTTGATGGTCTGGAAGGAGTTCTTGATGTCCCCAAATTCGGCCGTGTACTGACCGGGTGTCTTGGGTGCAGTAGGATCGGGGTACGCTTTACAAAATTCCCCGATGGTATTGTCGTTTAAAGACACCAAGGAACTTGGTGCTACCATGGTGATTTCTTTGAGGGCGCCGAGATCACCTTTTTGGATGACTGCCGGCATGACGTTTTTTACCACGGCATTCATCGCCGCATTGCCTTGGATGACATTGCTGGTTTTCAAGGTCGTCAAGACGCCCGGTACTCCGCTTTGTATGCCTTGGGCTACGAGCCCTGAACTGAGCGCAATCAGTCCCTGTGGGTCAGTCATTTTAATGCCTGGCACCCCAACCGACTGGGCAATTCCATTAACGGCGTTGACCACCCCCATCACGTTGCCGGACTTTGCAATATCGACAATCCGGCTGACTGAACCCACCGAGGCGATGATGTTGTTGATGTTGGCTGGCAAGCGTTTTTCGATCTCTCTGGTAGCCAGAGGTGTCAGTGCTTTAACGGCTTTGGCCAATGCGGGATTCGTCACGCCCAAAGTACTGGTAAGGCCACTGATACCGGCAGAAAGAATGCCTTGGACACCACCACCCAAAGGCAGAGAAGCCAGCATTCCTTTACCACCCAAGAGAGAAGCTGCACCGCCCAAACTGGACATGCTCCACGTATCGGGGCGGTTATTGATGACGGTATTGCTTTGCTGCGTATAGACGTCTACCGTTGCCAGTTTATCGTTAGGACCGGTCAAAAACGTCGGCTGAGCCAATTGCATGGGCATGGTGGACATCCTTTAAAACAAAGAAAAAAAGAGGGCCGAAGCCCTCTCATGTGTGGTACGCCGCACCGCTTAGCGGGCGACAGGGGGACGAACGTAGGCTTCGAATCCTTCCGGTACATTTCCATGCCACATCAAATCACGTACTTGCTGGGTCGCTTGCACGATGATCTCACGATTCGACGGGCGAATCGCGATCGCGTCCTTGGTGCCAGGGTTGCGGATGTAGTACATTTCGAAAGGCAGCGAGGAGAGCAAGAACTCTTTACGCAGCCGTTCATTTTGATCGATTCGGCAGAAGTTGGCTTGCACGATCAGTTCTTGGAAATTCGCCAGATAAATCTTGGTCAGACCACGGCCGATGTGGACCGCTTGTTTGCCCGACACATAGCGAATCGCGTCCGGACGTTCTTCGGACTTGATCCATTCCCAGAAGCCTTGCAGTGTCTGGAAACTCCCATACACCGGATGGACAAACGGCATGTGGGTAATCGGCGACAACATCCGGCCGAGTTCGCTGTTACCGAAATCGTAGATGTTGATAAACTTTACGCCATCGTCCGGGACTTCGCCTTTTTCATCGATGATGATCGAGGGAAGCACCACGTCGCCAGCATGCAACGGCTTGGCCGTATGTTCATCTGCGTGCGTGCGGATGGTGGATGGATCGGTCGGAGGGGTTTTAGGGGGCAGCATTCTTAATCATCCTTTTCATCTGTGTATTCGTTATCGTCCTCGCCATCTTCTTTGAGGTCTTCCAGCAAAGCGGCGAGATTACTGCGTTCGCCAAATTCAATGGCCTGGACGTGTTCGGTGACTCTCTTGGCACGCCACGTGATACGAAGCGCAAATTCGACTTTGATTGGTTGCAGAAAACGGATACCCTTGAAAAAGACTTTCCACGTCATTTCCGGTTTACCCAATTCCTTCATGAGATTACCCCGCATGCTGGTAATCTTCTTGCGTGGCTCTTCACCAGCACCTTGCCGGTAATCCGACAACCAGTCTTTCATCAAACTATCCCACCACATGGGATTCATATTGATGTCATCCAAAATCGAACGATAAAACGCAGCGAAGAAGCCGCGCACACCGCCGGGTTCTGTTTTTCCTTTACCAGGCGTACTGAGTAACGTCTGGATCGGATTGGATTTCTTCTTCATTCTTGTGTTCCTTTCTTTTTAACCACCCCAAGAAAGAGATGGCTTAATTCGTAAGGCTTACTTCTATCAACGCTTTCGACACTGTCTGAACGTTAATAAAAAGCTTCGTTAAAAGTCGACGGTTATGTTCATGCACCCCATACTCTGCCTCGTCGGTCTTGACGGCCGCTGCGCACAGATTGAGCGCAGCTTCTTTCAACCGCGTTACGGCTAACTCGGTGTCTTGGTAGAAACCTTCGCTAGAAATAAAGAAGCGATCCAGAGAGACTGCTTTCAAGGACCAACTAAAATCCTCTGCTTGCAGTGTACGATCAGCCACTAACTGACGGTGTATGCGTTTAATCCTTTCAATGTAAGTGTCAATATCGCCATCGGGAACTTTGATGACGGTCGCCATGCCACTACTCACCTCATACAGTGAAAACTGTGCGGTGGTGATTTCATTTAAGATGGTAGTAGCGCGCTGACGTTCGTTCTCGCTTTCACGGGAACGCTCAGCTTGTTTGAGTGTTTTATTGTAGCGGTATTTCAAGTACCACTTCCAGAAAAACATTTTGTATCTCCGTAATTGTATCAGCATAATGGATGAGTAAGGCCGGTGAACATAATGATGATATGTGACTGAACTATTATTGAAAAGTAGTTTGGTGCCTACTTAACAATACCGAGGAAACGAAATCATGTCCGCCCAAACTGAAGAAAAAACCATCGACCACCAGTTACTGGAAGGTTCGGTCGAATACCGCCAACAGTTCATGATCAAGATGCTGGGTCCCGATGGCAAACTCCCAGAAGACCCGAAAGACCGCGCCTTGATTTTAAAGGCATTGGATGGCATCGACAAAATTGCCACGACCCGCTTGCGTATCAAGCAAGAAGACCGCGCCACTGCCAGCAACGAAAAGATCGCCCAACTGTTGGCCGGTGTGTACAAAGGGATTTCGGTGACCAACAATCCATATGTCAAGCCAGTAGAGAAAGACATCACACCTGCGATGATGAGCACCATCCCTACCATTCCAGAGCATTTGCGCGGCATCCATTTGGTCGAAGGTGAGACAGCGGTAAATCCACGCCAGATGTCGTACAAAGAGTTTACTGAAGACACACCCATCCCGATTGTGAATCAGGATTAAGCCTAGCGGGGGTGCTTACCCCCGTTAGGCTATATGCCGTCTGGATTCAAAATGGAAAAGTTCTCCACTTCAATCAAGTCCAGCGACACCAAGGGGCGTGCCATCATTTCAAACGCCAAGAACGGCGCCGCACCTTGGTTGATCAGTTGCTGCATTTGTTCTGGGCTGGGATTTAAGACATGGTGAATCTTTGCTGAGAGCATGATGACTTCGGGCATTGGCGTGCGTGCCAATGCCGCCATGTGCATGTTGAACCAATCTTGCGGATTGTACATGACGATGACGCCAAACTCTTTCTTGCACTTGGCTGGTGTCAGTTCTGACAAGGGGTAGTTCACCAACTGAATCGGTAGTTCGGTACCAAACCAGACATACATGGCTTGCACCATCTCTTCCAAGATTTCCGGGGCAATTTCATACGGGTAGCAATTGACCACGATTTTGCAACCCTTGTAGTACGGCCGCTCAGCCAATTGAATGGCGGCGGTTTCGGCTAACTTGCGGACCAGTTTGTACGCATTTGACATGCAACTAACGCGCAAGGTTTCACCATCCCTCGCCGCGTACAGCTCCTTAAACTGTTTACGGTCAATCCCGTCGAACGTATCCGAGTGACGGGTTTGGTAGTCGGCATTGATGATTTGTTCAGCCACGACAGGATCGATCAAGTGCAGGGTACCTGCACGGGTATCGAGCAACTCGTCTAAGCTGATGTAGATATCAACCTGCCCTTCGCTTGGCTTCATGCTGCGTTACCTTGTGGACGGCGCCGCGCAGTTGGGGCGGGCTTTTCTTCGAAGTCCCGGTAACTCATGTACATGGTCGCCATGATCATGACTGCCAGCCACGTGTTGGCCGTCAGCACTTCGAGCGTCTCCGTGCTTTCTTTCATCCGGTCCGCAGTTTCTTTTGGAATACCCCGGTACTCTGGTACCTTGGTCAAGTGAAGACCCAGATCGACGGAAATACTGTTTGCCAAACTGCGCATCAATCCCAGCCGAGTATCGTTGCTTGCACCCCACATGAAGAAAAAGGTGCTTGTCAGGCGGATGACAAAATCCCGTTTAAGATCGTGGCCGAAGACACTTCGTTTGTAGTCGACCAAACCTGTTTCGGTCACCATCGTCACCGGACGGCTGACCTTCAGGTGGGTTCGCCAAAACTCCCGAATTTCGTCTTGGTAGATGGGGTCGAGATTATCGAACACAGCCAGAAATGCTTTGCGCAGCACGTCACCGACTTCTTCCATTTCTGCCGGGGTAAAACTAATGAAGTTCATGTTGTTCTTCCTTTTCTTTATTTCAACAGCGTGGTTTCATAGTGCATACAAGTCAACAGGGTGTCGAGCGTTTCCGTCGACTTGACTGTCCCGCCGTAGGGCTTGATGGTTTCCTGGCTGACCGAGCCGTTACGACTTAACATGGCGTTCATCGCATTGAAGCTATTGATGTCGCCACCGCGCATCTTGATCAGTTCCAGAATCGAATTATTCAACCCCCACGAGGCCATCAGCTGCACTTCCGAGAACGACAAGCGACTGCCTTTCGATTTCCCCGTGGGTTGGCCGGTAAAGTCGTCGATGGACTTGTTGTCCTCAGGGATCGAAATCTTCTTCGTCAACAGCTGGGCTTGACGGCGCAGCGGTAAATCGATGATCAGGTATTTCTCATTCGACAAATATGGCGGGCGGTCGTCTTCGTGGTGGAACCAAATGCGTTCGAAGAAGTTATGCCCCCACAATTTAGCCAACGCCAAATTGCGCTTGATGCTGAGGCGTATCGGCTTGATGTCAGTGCGGCCCTTGGTAAAGTTCGGCACCACCAAGGGTGGGATAATGCTGCCGTCTTCCAGTCCCAAGACGAAGGTATCGAATTCCTTGTCACTCATGCCAGCGAGCATGTCTTTGTAGACACGGGTGTTATCGGAACCGGGTAAAATTTGTTCTATCCCGGAGATGAGTGTTTCTTCTGCTTTCTTACGGTTACCAGGCATCGTCGTTCCTTTGGTATGTGTGTATTGTTGCGATAGTTTTTACGCTATCTACCTATACCAATTTGTGAAGATCGGTGCGAGGTCATTATTTATTCCTGTACCGTCCGGCATAAAACGCGTACTCTCACCCACCGATAGTCTAAACAACAAACTACCAGCAAGCGAGAGCGCCGCATTAGAGGCCACACCGCATGATGCATGGAACGACGATCTTCGTCAGCATTTTGAACCATTCGGCTTCATCGCAATGGTCATCCGTGCAGAAGCGTGCGTTCGACGTGTCGGTGCCGGTATTGGCAGCATGCAGGCCGAGGATGTAACGCCAGTGGCTGTTGGCGACGAAGCGTGCCACGCCAGCGGATTCTTGGTGGACTTGGGGGCCATAGTTCGCTTCCATCGCTTCGATCCAAGCCGTCGGATTTTGGTGACCAGCCGCGCGCAGGGCGCCAGTGATACGGTCGAAGACTTCGGTGGCGCTTTGGGCGACCACGTACTCTTCTTTTTCAGCAGTAGCAGTACTCATGATCAGGATTCCTAATTTTGAAAGATTGTTTGTGCGCAACACATCGCACACATAATGGATGGGTTTTGAGGCCCATCCATTTGTTTTTGTTTTATGCCAGCTTTTTGACTTCGATGATTTCGTTCGTGGTGACCGAACCATCGGCGTTCCGTGGCGCCATCCAGTACGGGTGGTACGCCAGCTTGTGGTCGTGCGGCAGACGCATGCGCAGCAGGTCCATGGTCGACAGGAAGTGATTGTCGTATTCAGCATCTGCATCGATACCCACCCAGTTGCGCATCTTCAGCAGGGTTTCCCAATCATAGCCCTTCTTGCGCAAGTCGTCGAAGAGTTCCTGCGGCGTACACATGAGCATCTTGGTGATGTCGTCGTGCCAGTGATTATCGATCTGACACATCTGCGAGCTGATGAGAATCGCATTGCGCAGCAGCGGATCGGAATCGATCTTGCGACGCACGGTAGTACGCGATAGCTTGACGTCCGGGTGTAGAGCCATCGAGTAGTTCTGCACGTCGGCGGCGCTTTTCGAACCAACAATACCGTAACGGTCGTTGAGCTTGCACATGTGGAATTCCGACAATGTTGGCAAGACACCTTCTTCTTGTGACACGATAACGCCGAGCGGCATACCCGATGGACCGCTCTTGCCACGGGTCTGCACTACCCAGATCAAGTTCAGGTCGGTCTCGTTCTTGTTGTCATCATTCGACGAACGCGGGTACTCGACCGTCTTGTCGCCTTTGTCTTGGCGCAGCAGTTCTGCACTGAAGCAGAGCCAGGCATTGTTCATGTGGAACAGAAATTTCTCCGGCACGCCCTTGATCTTAAAGTCTTGCGGGATGTGCTGCAATTGCTTACGCACCGGTGCCCGTGGGTCGAGGTTAAAGCGTGAACCGAGGTGGGCTGACATCAGCATGTAGTGGCTGTATTTGCCAGTCATGTTTGGTAATTCAGCGATCAGGCGGGTTTTGTCATTACCGCCCGTCATGTACATCATGTTCGCTTCTTTGTCACCGATCTCGGTTTCATTCAGAATCTTGTCGACCCGGTCGGAACGCCATTCAGATAGCGAATCGATTTCCCGGAAAGTCGGGCGCATCGTTTTGAACAGTTCGGTGCGGTTGTAGTTCATGTAAGGGGTACGGATCATAATCCCCTTTTCTTTGGCCTTCTCTTGCAAAGCGGTCTTTTCTGCCTCCCACCACTTATTGCCAGAGTAGATCGCGCTGTTGGTAATCGACCAGCGGCCAGTACCGATGACGTCTTCGCCCTTGAAGTCCGGAATACTGTTGGACGAGAAGTTCGCCATTCGTTCTTTTTCCATGCTCACCTCGGTGTCGTACGAACCACCTTCGGAGTTGGCAACACGCGCCATGGCAGTCAATGCCTGGAAGTGCATCTGGGTCGACTTAAAGAAGTTACCCGGACCAATGAAGCCGGTGGTGGCCGACAAGCCACCGTTCAGTAATGATTCATTGCGGGCACCCGTGACAAAACGACCGGAAATGATATCGAAGCCACAACCAAGATTGATTTTGATCTTGTGATCCGGTGCTGGCGTAAACGACGAATTAAATCCCATGATTACCCTCTTCTTTCATTTTGTTGAATTCTTCTCGCGACAGGTAGCCGAGGCTACGGTCTTCGTACTTGACTGCGTAACCGCCGACCTGGGGATCAAAGCCCACCACGTAGGCTTTCATGACGCTAATAGTGAAGGGCTTATCCTTCAGTACTAGTTTATGCATGACGGGCTTTTCCTCTTCGTCCCGTTCAATCCGGACAATCTCGCCCCACACCGCGATCTTCTTGGGAGGCTTAGCCGCTACGATAGCGTCGCTGTCGGCGTTGTTCATTGCGTTCATCGTTCTTCCTTAATTGTTGTTGGAGTTCGCCCAAGTCCATGGGTAGGACTTCTTGTCGGACAAACACGGCGTTTGCGAATTCTTCTTTGGTGACGACGACCGTACTGTCGTCCAATTGTTTGAGCAGGAACTGACCCACCTGTGGCTTGTGTTTCGCCATGAAGTCGTCGTTCACGACCACATCGGTGGTGTATTCACCTGCCGAATATAAAGTCAGTACAGTCATGCGGATGCCGCGTCCCGTGGGCGTTTGAATTTTGGTGACTTCGCCGTACAACTTGTACTTCACAATGGACTTTGACATGATGGTATCTCTTTCAGGAGAAGCATTGCGGCTAAGCGCCTTGGTATAAAGTGTATGGATTTCGGCACTCAGTTCTACACAAGATGAGCGCCCTACGTTTTATTTTATGTCCTAACGTTAATTATTTACTTTCACCCAAATTGGAATGAGCCATCATGCATAACCAACTGACCATCCTGCGCAATGCCGTGGCCCTCGAATCGCTGTCCATGCGCGATATGACGGCTTACTTCCACGACATCATGCCAAGCCTGCATACGTCTTTCAAGGACTTCGTGGGCCGCTTCAATCCCAAGCAGCAACCGATCCAAGGCTTCACCTCGCAACAACGCGAGTTCGAGAAAGAACTCGGCAACCGTCCTTTCATGACGATTTCGCAAATCACCGCCTACATCCCGGAAGGACTCGATGTCCCGTACATCGACTACGCCGAAGTCTTGCTCGACGCGGTTAAGCACGCCAGCCGCGTCATGGATGTGCTGGTACCCTACACGGCGTACCTGGCAGAACTGGTGACTGACAAACAAGCCGTCCTGTCGACCAAAAGCTTCGAAGCAGAATTCAAGCTGATCGAAGCAGAACGCAAACGCATCAATGAAGAACTGGGTGCCTGCTTTAAGAAGGGCTCGTCGAAAGCAGAAGCGGCCATCGGTGACGTGGTACAGCGCAATGCCGACTGGCCGCAAGTGTTCCAGCGCTGCAACGACATCATGACCGCAATCAACGATGTCAACCGCAGTTCGCTCTTGAAGAAAGTCAACGAGTGCAATACCTATCTCGAAATCATTCTCAAGATGGCCCGTGAAGGCAAAGTCGGGAAAGTGGCTGGCAGTGCTGTCTTGAACTTGGCTGATGGTGCTTACCAAGTGGCCAGCGAACTGGAGTTCTACGCCGTAGCGTACTACAAGGCGGAAGTCTTTGTCGGCTGCGTCAACCAAACGGTGGAGCACTTCAAGAAGGTGACCAATACCACCGACATGAAGGGTCCAAAGTAATCTTCGCCGCATAAAGTCCTTACCCTAAGGTGTTTACCCTAGGGTAAGGACGCAGCGGCTTTTATGCCGACGGCTGTGCTTCTTCCTGACTGCGGAACACCGACAAAAGCTTTTTTACGTCGTGCTGAATCACCCCCTCTTCGCCATAGCGCAACCACTTGGGTGTCGCCTGAACGCAGTGCGAGGTGAGTTCTGCCATGTCTTCCGGCGAAGCCATGAACGGTGCTTCCGGAGCCAGGTCGAGGTGCTGTACCCTGCCATCCCAGATTGCCCGGTGCAGCAACATTGGCAGCTTCAGCGCCTGGTCGCTGCCACCCAACGCCATGACAGTGTTGAGTTTGTTTAAAGTAGCATCGTCGCAGGTCGTGGAACCCTTGATCAACGCGCCAAGTGATGCGAGATGTACCAGCCGTTTCATGCGTGCTGGCATGCGGGCAACAAGAAGACGAACCGCCCCTTGCTTCCAGCTTCCCCGTGTACTTGTTTGAGTCATGGCAAAAGAACTCCAGCGATTTACCAGGTGGTTTTGGCACACCCAGTAAATCAGTTAGGTTAATAGAAAAGTTGGCCCCCTATTTTAAAAGAGACCTACGCAGGAACGACTGGGCGCTCGATGATGCGCATGTTGCTATACACACCGGCGTAAATACCAATGCCGGTCGAGACATGGACCACGACGGCGTAGCGGAAGACGTAGTCGGATTCCTTCCACGAAATCAGCGTCACCACCGGGTCCAACGATTCCAGTCGTTTGAGCGCATTGCGATCAGGCATGTCGATGCCGAGGTTCAGCGTCACCGGCAATGCCTCGATAGTGCCGTCGACCGACTTGTAGTTGGCCTCCAGCCGCAATGCTGCGTAGCCCACATTGTAAATATCTTTCAAGACCTTGTGGGTAGATACTTCCCCGGTATTCTTTTGGGTTTTCTCAACTGTCTCATACAAGATACACGTCAGATCGGTACGGACTGCACGTGCATCGTCACTGACGTACCAAGCCAACTTCTCGTCCAGCGCGCTGAGTTCATCGATGATGCGGGAAGATAGCCGCGCCGGGTCAAGTACCTTGGTCATCGGTTCTCGGTCCAGGCAATACAGGTCGAACTTGTTCATGAGCTTACGCTCCATGGCGAACATGCCGTGCGTCATGACTTGGCGGTGCGTGGCGGGTCGGAACAGGTTATCCATCCGCAGTAAAGCCAAGTGATCCGAACCTGCGCAGGTGGTGATCTGGGTTTCCCGCACCTTTTCAATTGCGGCATCTGGTTCCGTAATGCGCACCACTGCATAGCACCCATCGCTCACGCGAATCCCGGCTGCATCGTCGTCCTTGCCATGGTCACCCATGTAGTATTCGCCGGGCTTGCAGAAGGCCAGCGAGGTATTGAAGTACGAACGACGGTGGAACAAGAGTGGATGCCGCATCGGATCGTGCGACCAGTAACCTTCAGCAGCCGTCTGTTCGATCGATTCCTCAGTCTTGCCCGCAATGCTGCGCATGACGCCCGAAGTGGCCAGCGCATCGGCGTCTTCGTTACCGATGTGACCGTTATGACTTTCGATCCAGCTGAACTTGACTTCGACCCCACGCTGGGTCAAGGCATCCCGGTATTCCAAGACTTCTTTCCAGACATCGGCGTTCTTGCGCGGTTGTCCATCGGGTTGCAGCCAGTTGGCTTTGCGCCATTTGTCGACCCCGCCATCGAGTCCCTTGATGACATAGGTGCTATCGGACAACAGGTGGAACTTCTTGATGTTGAAGTCCTTGGCATACTGCAAGGCGCGCATGGCGCCGACCAGTTCACCGATGTTGTTCGACACGCTCGGCCCGCCCAGAGCACCATACCCGTTGATGTAGTGTGTTGGGGTGACCGCACCGAATGGCGATAGCTCTTTTGCGTACTCTGCTGCTGTGCGATCTTTGTCGAGCACCTTGGGAGCATCGACGACATCGGTAGCATTGACTTTTGCTTTGTAGCCTTCTTCGGTTGGCACGATACCAGGGACGCCGATCCCCTTCTTGGGTTTGGCAGTGTTGTAGAGGTAGCCATGGATACCATAGCCGCCATAGCCGGGATTCGAAATCGGCGAAAACGGGTTTCTTGCGCCTCCGTCAGTAAAGAGCACCATACCTTGGACTACATCGACGGGTGTGTCTTTTTCACTACTCATAACTTCTCCTAATGATTGTTCTCTACACGATCCGTCTAGTCCGTATTTTTTCCGTCGTGTTGGTTGATACCTGGCGCGCAGCGTTTCAAGTATTCTTGGTAAGCAGCCCGGTGCACTGCTTGCCGGCGCCGAATATAGGCCCGCAGTTCTTTCATGTAATCTTGCTGGATACGGTCGAGCGCGGCGTCATCCTTGTCCCCAATCTTTTCCAGTTCTTGCAAGGGCACCTCAGGCATCGTCTGTAACTGGGGCATGCGATAAACGCAATCCGATGACGGAGTGGCTGTCGTGGCTGGCACAGGGGTTTCTGTTTTTTCTGGTGCTGTTAAAATAACGATAGGGGTCGGGTAATGGTAGGTGTTAAAGCTACTGCATCCGAATAACGTGATGGCTAACAAGACAGTGGTAGTAAGGTGTGATTTGGTCAACATGACAAGTCCTTAATTTTCTGGTACAGGTTCGCTCTCATCGTTTTTCAAGGCGGTAAGCGATTTCTGTAAACGCCGGTAGCGCTCGGAAGCATCTTTCTTGGATTGCTCACTCACCGAAGGCTTTTTGGTTTTCTTTGGTTTGTTTTCAGTAGCAGGCCGTGTTGGTGTTACCACGGCAATCGGTGCCGGCGTGGGCACTGGGACTTGCACCACCAAGGTTTTGGGTTGGTTCTCTTCCAAAGTCTTGTACTTCTTTTGGAGCAGCAAGTAATCATGCGAAATGACCACGAGCCGGTTGGTGATAAATAAGTTCGCTGCCAAGAGTGCAGCAATGACCACCATGACGGCGACAGTTCCCCTGTGTTCCTGGAGGATTTGGCGCACCGTCTTTTGGCCAAAGAGCATTTCTTTGATAAATGGCCAAAGCATTGTGAGAATTTTGAATGCGGTCAACATGGCGTGTTTGCCCCTTCTGTCTGTATTTTATAGTTCAGTTCTTCCATTCGGGGATTTTACCATGAATGGTTTCTTTCAGTCAAGAAAATTGATATTCTCTCATCCTTCAAGCGCTGTGTGCGCAGGAGAACCCCATGTTTGTATTGAAAACTTTTGTCACCCACTCCCAATTCGTGGACAACGGGGTCAAAGAAACGGCCCCCTTCGGTGAACTCTCCACCGATGCCGCCACGTATTCGCGGGACATTGGTCAGTATGTTGACCAAGCCTACCCCAAGCTCACCTTGCATAGTTTCTTCTGCAAAGAAGATGGCGCGGTAGCGCCTGTCACGCCTGTCGTGGCCAAGCACGTGCTGGGCATCATCGACTATGTTTACACCTACACCTTGACGAACTCGGGTGAAGTGTTTAGCGACATCTTGCTGGCGGAATTGCTGGAAACCTTTGCCGCTACTGGCGAAGCCTTTACCTGTGGTGAAATGGTCACCGATGGCACCTACTTTGTCCCAGAATGGCTGAGCTGGAAAGCCAAAGGCGTGGCAGGTCTCGGGACCAATGAAATCCGCGTCTGGTTGGCCGATACCAGCTTCAAGCTGCAATACGATGAGTTTGAAATTGTGGTGGTACCCCCGACCACCGTGGTCGACAATTTCTTCAAGACCGGCACTGAAGTCGGCCTCATGCTCAATGCACAAAATGCATCGACCATGGTCGCCAAGATGCAAGACGCCCGTGACGAATACCCGTACACCCGCGCCCGTGTCATGACGTACGATTACATTGACCCGTATCTGTCGACCCACAAAGTGCCGTCGGACTGGGGCATCTTGATTTACGGCGATGCGGGCAACAATGTCGATAGCATCAGCGACGTCCTGATCGACTACATTCTCTCGCGTAGCGCTCATACCCGCGCGGAGTGGACCGAGATTCTGCCTGACCTGTTTCGCCGTACGGAATTCTTGCTCTTGCCTTCGTGGTTCCAGTACGCAATCAGCCCCCGCAAAACCCAACCGGGTGGTGTTCCGTCTCCCGTCTTGACCATCAATCAGATCAGTACCCGGATCAAGGAAGCGGCGCCGGCTTATACGGATGCTCATATTAATCAGAATGCGCAAGTCGTCCCGCACCCGTACGCTTCGCTCTCGATTATCGCGATGGGAAGTCCCGACAACAAGGAAGGCAAGTTCAAACTGACGGACTTCTATCCCGACTACATCGCCGTGCCAACCTCGTCCACTGACTTTAACCGGATGGGTGCACCGACCAAGGCGTGGCTCGATGTCTTGCAGGACCAGTTGGTAGCCGCAGAAACAATGACGGAATTCTCCAGCGTCCCCCACAGCATGACCCGCACCAAGCGCAATGGCATGGTGTACTTGGTCACCAACGTCAACAACGTCAACTACCTGATGGCGGTTCGTTCCAACTATGCGGACGAATTTGTCCCGCTTGACTAAGGAGGTTCCCGATGTCCCTCTTTACACCGGGCTTAAATGACAAGGGGCGCTTTCGTTTAGGCGACCCGCTGGCAACTTTGTTAAATGCTGACTTGGAATACACCTGCGTGAACTTGCAGACCATCCAAGCGGCAGCCAGCAGCGGTATCGATGTACTGGAAACGTATTACCTTCCGCTCCAGTTAGACGCTGCTGCGTTGGCAGCTGACATTGCCAACAATGCGTTTCTCGTCACCTTGCAGGCAGGGGTCGCCCCAGAACTGGTCATCCCTTCGACTTACTTCGCGGGGAAAGCCGATACCAACGGGATTCGTTATTTGGGTAAAATGGTGGCCTTGGATTTGGCCATCTTGCCTGCTGATTTTGATCTCTCTCCGCTGCGGGAACGTTTGCTGGCCGTGGTAAAGGAAACCATTGGTGTCGTGGCTGAAAGCCGTACCATCATCACGACCAATGTGCTCAACAAAAGTCAAGACGAGCACGCGATCATCGAAGCGACCCGTGCCACCAACACGACGCAGTTGGATACGGACTACGCCCGCTATTTGGCAGAGCGTAGCCGCGCCGATAGTTTGCAGCAAAAGGTCAATGCATTGACAGCCTACATCATCGAGAACCATTCGTAAGCGGCAAAAGACCAGTACCCTTGGGTACTGGTCTTTATTCCGCTAGGCGTTAGCCAGCATATTCAGGTAATTATGAATCAAGTTACCCAACACCGGTAAAATCGGTGTCAACACTGCGTCGCTCACCGCGTCATCGAAGCGGCGAATCTGGCGGTCGGTATTGACCCACGCAATAAACGCTTGCGTGCCTTCCATGATATCGACTTCGATGTTCCCAACCGGCGTATCCAGCGAATAGATGCATGGAATCACAGCCACGCATTGCGCGCTATCTCCGTCGACCCTTGCGTTAATGAGGAGTTGTGCCACCCCGCCGTCATGGGAACGGTAAAGACCGGTTGGCCAGCCCAGCAGCTTTTCAACCGGAATCATGGTCAAGTCTTCCCGGAAATGTTTAAACCGGTCCAAATTACCCACTGCACCGCGCATGACGTGGGGTGACAAATACCGTTTCAAGGTAGGCACCAAGAATTTCCCCACGACGTTAAAGCGTTGCGGTGGTTCAGCTTCGGTTGGCAAGTTAGTTCCCAGTTGTTCTTCCGGTGTCGACGTGTCTATCTCGGTTGGCATGGAACTTTCGGTAGCGGGGACTCCTGTCAACGAGGCTTGTTTCATTTCAGCCTTCAAGCGTGTCACGTCGACCCCCATGGAGGTTAGCATGTCGTCGTCGTATGCCCGGATGAAGGTTTCGCATACCGCAATCAAGCCACTTACTTCGACGGGCATACTGTATTCCCATTTACCTTGTTCGCGCATCCGCTCAATCACCCACGACATATACGGTGTCGGCTGATCGATGTTGACACTGTTACTGGCCATCCCAGACAGCTGGGTCCATTCTGACCAGTTTTCTGGGCGGGGCGCTTCTGCAACCTGTTCATCGACCTTCGCTTCTGACAGATGCGTTTCGTTAAAGGTATCCAATGCTTCTTGGAAACTGCTCGATATTGCTTCCTCCATCACGCCCACGCGTTGCGCCGCAGGCTGGGTAAGTTCTGCGACCAGGCTATTGACCAAATCACCACCGAAGCCTAGCGGGATGGGCTTGGTTGATAACCCCAAGTCCATCACCAACCCATTGTCTTGCAACAGCGCGTGCACCTTCATCAAGGTATCGGCGAACTGGTTTTGGGTATTGGCCAAGTCAACCAACAACCCCCGCAGGCCAATGATTTCTTGTGCGTCTTGTTGTACGTCATTGTTCATGTTAGTGCTCCATTTCTACGTGTTGGTTGTATTTCATCACATCCGGTACGGTGACATTGCTTGCGCAGAGGACACAGATTTCGGCATTCGTAAACGCACCATAACTGGCTTCATAGTGCGAGATCATGAACAGCTGCGGGAACTGGCGTTCTTCCATGATGTTCGAAATCACAGTTGTTGCCATGGCTTGGTGGTGTTTGTCAAACCCAGTTCCAAACTCATCCAAAAACAAAGGACTGTTGCCCAAACCGAGACATTGCATGGCAGTAATCCGAAATGCCAGATCGATGACTTCCGCAATCCCGGTGCTGGTGTTTTTGACATCGTCCGAAGGTTCTTCATGGTCGTCATTGATCACGACTGGAAACCGGTAATCGAGTTCCGTGCCACCCAGGTTCTCGACCGCACAGTCCTGCACCACTAAGGGGTAGGACCAGATGTTTTCGATGACTTCATTCATGCCCCCAACAAAGTGCCGGATGAAACCCAGCAAGCCTTCGGCGATCAAGCCTTCCGTGGGGGACAACTGGTCTCGTACCAAACGCGCCGCTTCTTCCTTGATCGTCAATTCTTCGATCTGTACTTGTAAGTCATTCACCCGTGCTTGCTGCAAATTGACATACGACAGGGTTTCTTCTTTCCGGGCCAAGGAAGTGCGTAACTGCTTGATGCAGTGCAGAATCGTTTCCCGGTGTAGGGTATCGATCCATTCGACATTGGTTTTCACCAAGTCACTGCGGGCGCGAGTAATCTTTTCACCGAGTGCCACTCCTTCGGCCATCTGGCGGTAGTACGCCGTAAACTCCATGACATCCTTTTGCAACAGATGCCGTTCACTCGTCAGGTGTTCGATTTCCAGCGTCCACTGCTCCAAGCCTAAGCGTACATCGGTCAAACTGGCGTCACCCAACTTTTCTGCTGAGGCTACCAAGTTACTGATTTCACCCAGTTCCGCATCCAAGCGCAGCGTGTCCTTCATGATTTGCAGATCGTGGCGGAAGCGGTCCACAAACCCCATCATGCTGCGTGCCTTGGTGGTGATGTACTCGTTCTCAGTCAAGTGGTTCCACAGAGGTGCCAAGACGGGCCACGATTGCGTCAAGCGGATAAAGGACCGGTACTTCTCGCCGTATTCATAATTCTTGGCGATCTGTTCCTCGATTCCCTGCATCTCTGCTTTCAAGACCTTGGCTTGCTCTTGGTAAACATCGATGCCATTCAATAGCCGCTGGTACTCATCGTCATTGTAACCAATGGTCCAGCGGTAGGTGCATTTCGGACAAGTGGTTTCGCCATTGTTACGGTGGTTGTCCGCATGCGTCTTGCGGGTCACTAACTTATCGATGGCGCTAGTGACTTGGTGCATGGCGCGCGTCTTCTCGCCCAGTTCCTCTTTGAGTTCTTGAATCCGCGCTTGGCCATACTGTTTCTCACTGTTGTCCGGAATGCTCGACCCGAGTTCATCCAAGGTTTCCCAGACCGATTCCAAGGCACCGATACCATTGATCGGATGCACCCCATCCAAACCCTCCAGAACGTCCACCAGCGTGCGTGTCGCTAAGACCTCCACTTTCCTACCATGGACTGCTTTAAAGCGCTTGTGAAGCTCTGCAATACCCGCCTCACCGGTTTTACTAAGTACATCGAACTGTTCTTTCAGCCGGTCGTGTTCTTTCACCGCTTTATTGATGAGCGCGTCACGCGACATGACCTCACCCTTTAAGCGTTCGATCTCACTCCCGATCTCTGCCAGAGACGAGAACGCGGGCCGTACCTGTAGCCATGGACCACCGTCTTCGCTTTGTTCGTAGTGCTCGGCATTTCCTTGGTAATTGGCATACGGTGCAATCAGGCGCAAACGGTACAGCTGCCTTGTCATGGCGTCAAGTTCTGCCAACTGCCGTTTTTGTTCGTCTTCGTAGCTCGACGAGGGCCGGGTAACAGGGGAGCGCTGTTCCATCAGCAGGTTGAGTTCACGCTCGATCTGGTTGACTTCGTCGTTTAAGCGTTTCAGTTCAACGTCATTCACCACTTTTTCTTGTTCCGCCACCAAACGTTTCTTGGTCGTACGCAAGGTCGACGTCAGGTCATTGGCTTCGCCATTGATCCGGTTATACACAGCCAAGGCGTAATCATAGTTCGCATTGTTTAAGCGCATGAACCATTCCCGGCGTTTACCGGGACCCCAGCGCGTAAACCGTTCTTTGCCGAGCAAGAGTTCCCGAATCTCTTTCGTCATCTTAAAGAGTTCTTCCACAGTCGCCGTTTGCTTGGCCGTATTCACCCAGTCATTGATCACCACATCGCCCTCAGGATCATGGCGCACGAGGTGGTGTCTTGTATGAGGTTCAAACAAAGAAGTCGCGGTGTAAAGACGTCCGTCGTCGGCTTCGCAGGTAATGATTTTACTACCCCGTTTTTCAAACATGGCAGCGTCTGCTGGCAACATGGTCAGTTCACGGCAGAGCATGGATTTCCCTGAACCATTCGTGCCCAAGATGAGCTGCATGATTTCGGTGAACGAGAGTTTAATACGCTTGATGCTGTTTAACCGTAACCGCCTATAGTGGTTCAGTTCGATGGTAAGGTAGCGCATGGTATCTTTCTGGCTGTTACTTATTACAACATGAGTCGGCTACGTAATTTTTGATAAGGTGGACAAGAAATGACACAACAAAGTAAATTGCATTTGTATTCGCTGGGTATTTTGGCAACCAACAAACCTTTGGCAAGTGACGAGATCGAAGTGTTTCCGATTGAAGTTTCCATGATGGTCGATGGCGAACTCTCGGACAACCGGGAAAAGCTCGCAGCGTCCGCCAGCGACAATGATGGTAGTGCTTATTCCGTCGAAGTCGATACCGCCAACACGATTAAAGCCACGTGGCTGCATTTAGGGCGTGGGAACCGGGTAACCTCCCCCGACTTGCGCCGTGGCGATCCTGTGGTGGTCTGGCGCTTTGGGGACACTGATAAGTTTTACTGGGAAGAACGCGACGATTTAAATCTGCGGCGACTGGAAACTGTGCTGTGGCGTTTCAGTGCCACCAAAGAAGAAGGTGCCACGCTCACCGACAAGAACTCGTACTACGTGGAAGTCTCGACCCACAAGAAACTGATTCACATCCACACCTCAGAAGCAAACAACGAGTACTGTGGTTTCGATCTTCAGATTAATACTGACGAAGGGTTTATCCAGTTCCAAGATACAAAAGAGAACACCATTCTCTTGAACGCCAAAGAAAACCAGATTGAGCTTCAAAATGGCGATGGTTCGTTCTTTAACATGATCGGCAAGAAACTCTTCATCCAAACGGATGACTTGATCGACATCAAAACCAAGACCTTGAATGTGACGGCAACTGACATCACCACCAAGTCGACCACCAACAAGTTGACGACCGATACGAATACCATCGACGCTGACACCTTTACTACAACCGCAAGTACAAACACCTTGAGTGCGACCACGAACGACATTACCGCAATCACTAAGCACACCGGTGCATTCACCATTGCGGGTGCCTTGACCGTGGCTGGTAAGACCAGCATGAACGGTGGTATGGCAGGTAAGGGTGGCTTTGCCATCACAGGTGGCGGTACCATGTCCTTCAGCGGCGGTACACTCCAAGTGGAAACCATCGTGGCGTCGGGTAACGTTTCGGCACCAAATATTCACTAAGCGGCATACAGCCCTACAGCCTTCCCACTACTGCGGGGAGGGCTGTAGGTGGTGCTAACAAGTTAAAGGTCAGCGCCGATCTGTAGGTACTGCAAATCGCTATTCGCGAGAGGCCGGGTCGGATTGCGATTATCGCCCAAACTCAATGCAGTACGACTCTCCACGGTACGGAAATTGTAGTCATGGCGGTATGCATCGGTGACGGTAATCGAATATTGTCCAGTCTCATACTGATAACTAAAGTTCGCCATCTTTCCGATTTCATCGGTCAGCGGGAAAACAGGCGCCACGTCCGTCATGTACTGCCCAGGCAGCTTGCTGCTTTGGATCAGTTTGCGCTCAACGAAAATGTTGGGATTGTCCAAGACCACAAAGAAAGATTGGCTCAGCGTCAAGTACGCCAACAAAGCAGCGTCAGAGAACAAATCATCCACCGCGAAATGTGAAGGATTATCGGTGCTAATTTCCACCGCCATGGAGCTTAAGTCCAGATACTTGCGCGAGTCGTAAAACCGCTCGATGAGGGGGAGGTTGTTAAACACCACGGCAAACGCGGAATCACTAACGCGGTAAAACGTGCGTTCATCCAACACGTGCAGGTAGCCCCCCAAGACCAGCATCACGGTCTTACCTGACACATCCACCCCCAAGTCCACATGCGCCCGGTCCTTAAAGCGCTGCGCTGGGTCTTGTTTGTAGACCATGCTGTCGGTGATTGGAATGAAGGCCAGCTTTCCTAGCTTACGGAAGCTGTATAACCCGATTTCAGCTTTGCCCGACAGTTGACGCGAGACCATGCCTTCTTTGACATAGAGGCCATCGCTACTGGCGTCGGTGGCATGTATGAAACCATTGACCGAAACCAAGAAACTCTCGTACGCCAGATTGTAATTGACGTGCGGCTTACTCAAGAGCAGCCAGGTTTTCTCAGAGGCGGGTAAATCCGTATCTGGCGAGGCACTTGGGTGAACCGAGCGCACCTTGTATTTTGCCACAAAGGCATCGTTGTATTCGGCATACCGGGTATTGAGTAGGGGTGCACCTACCGTCGTCGGTAATGTGCCAGCACCATTTAACACCAAGAAGGCATTGAACGTGATGTCTTGGCTACCATAGGCTTCACGGATGTCAGCCAAATCCAGACAATGGAGTCCTGTCAAGAAATTATTGGCCAACGTTACCAGTACGCGGTCGTACGTCGAAAACACCGTTGGGAGTAACATCTCCCCGAGTGCAATGGTGGTCCAACGGCCACCGCCGCCGATGGGTCGTGCGATTGCGCCAACAAGGATGTACATGATGTTTATCGCCTTTTGAAGAGTGCAGTTTGTTAAATTATATAGTCGCTCAGCCGAGCCCATAACATATCGGATTCCTTCTGGAGGGCTTATCCATGGCCACAAATACCGTTCCGTCTTATCCCTTCGACCCAACGGGGACGAAAGTTAGTAACAAGATTACGGGCGAGCAGCACATCTTGACTGCCGCCAATCCACGCGATAATTACTTCATCATTCCGGATGTTCCACCGTTTTTTGAAAACGGCTTGGCCATCGTCTTTAAGGATGGTGTGACCGGTACGCCGCGTCCGTTGGTGAAGAACGTGGACTACTATTGTTCGCACCCTTTTATCGGCGCGTCCTACAGTACCGCCAAACCGATCTTCGGTTCGATCACCATGCTCAACACTGCCTTGGCTGGTATCATCACCCTGGCCTACCAAACAGTCGGTGGCAAGTGGGTGCCCAGTAACGCAGAGATTGCTGAAGCACTGGCCAACCGCACCGGTAACCCACGGGTAACGGCGTGGGAAAAGATCGTCAACCTTCCTGAAGCGTTTCCGGTGATTGACCACGAGTACGACCTCATCAACATGAAGGGGGTCGAAGAACTGATCGCGGCAGTCAACGCATTAACTACTGCCATTGCCACAGGGAGCGGTACCGGTCTGGCAGCCCATAAGGCCGACAAGAACAACCCCCATGGCACCACCGCCGCCAACGTGGGTGCCTACACCAAGGCCGAGACGGTGAGCAAGATCAGCGAGATGATCACGACCGCTATGAACAACCACGTCACTGCTTACCACGCCTGACTTTCTTTCCCAGTAACGTGGCTTCGCCGCTACGTTACTGGTTATATTTCGAGAACTCATCATTAAGAATTGGAGTACCCATGTCGCGCTACTTACACCGTTACGGCATCGATCCTACCGGAAAGAACCCGAGCAACTTGGTCCAACATGAAGTCCGTACGCTGGTGCGACGCGCACGGCGCGCACTGGTGCCAAAATACGGGGCGTTTTATTCAGACTCGCTCCGGGTTCGTGACAAGGCCACCAACCAACTCTTGGTCGCCGGGAAGCACTATGTGCCAAGTCGTCTCTACGCAGAACCGACGGCGGAATTTGGCAAAGAAGTCTATGGCATCGTGATCATTACCGATCCCATGGTCAGCGACGACGTCGTACTCGATTACCAAGTGGTGGGTGGTCAGTACGAAGACTCCTTGCCTGTCATTTTGGAACTCATGAATACAGTGCGCAACGATACCCGCACGCTGTCGTTCAATGCGATTTCCAACCGCCCAACCACAGTCAACCCAGTGCGCCACTTGCACGACTTGGGCGATAGTTACGGCCACGAATACCTTACCCACGCCATTGAACGCACCCGCATGATGATGGAATTGTCGTCCAATGTCGACTACGATCAATATCTGCGGTACGTCGATCACTTGGCCCTCACCTTGGCCAACTTGGCCAGTTTGCTGGCGACAGAAATCTTTGGTAGCCATGCACTCGATGCCGCTGCGCACTGGCCGTACGTGCTACGCACCAAGCTGGAAAGTTCAATCGTCATTATCCGTAAGCCCGGTGGCGTTACGCCCGCCAACAACGCTACCGCAGTGTCGCGTAGTCCCGCGTTTATCTTGGGACCGTATTACAACATGTACCGGGCACCTCAAAAATCGCTCCACGTTCAAGTAGCGCGCACCAATGATTTCAGTACTGCCTTGGTGGTGGATGCTGCGCTGGCGAACACCAATAGCAGTTATGCTTACCAAGGTTCGCTGCCCGCCAATACCGGACTTTACTGGCGTGGTCGTTACCAAGCGGACGACCTGAGCTGGTCGGACTGGAGCACCCCGCTATTCTTCACCACGGGTAGCACTTAAGAATAAGGAATTCATATGCCAACCCTCAATCAGTACCCACTTGACCCGAGCGGGGTAAGTGTGAATAATTTGGTCCAAGGCGAAGCGGGTAGCCTCGCCACCGGCCTGCGTGTTCTTGCTTTAAAGAATGGCGCGTTCTTTGCAGCTTCCTTGAAAATCAAAGACGTTGCTACCAACCAATTTTTGACTGCGGCCCAGTTCCACGCCGCTTGGCGGTATTCGGTACCCACCGCCCAATTCAAGAAAGACGTCTGTGGTTTGGTTGTCATCACAGACCCAACTGTGGGTAACAGTCTCCTCATCGATTACCAAGTCGTCGGTGGTCCCTACAGTACGTCTGAACAAGAAGTGGTCGACCTCTTGACCCGCCGTATCCCGCAAGCGCGTCCAGCCGCATGGCCTACCTTGCTGGCAGCACCACCGGCTTTGACACCGGCTGACTTTACCGACGATGCTTTTGGTTTTGCACGGGTAGAAAACGTGTTGAACGCCGTGGCCCGTACCATGGCAGGTGGTGACCCATTGGCCCAAGATGCTGTATTCAAGTACACTGACGACACCATCTTGCCTTACTTGGACACCGCGCCTACTGCGTTCGTCGACGCCTTGGCTGCCCATTTGACGGCTGCCGATCCGCATCCGTATTACCTCAAAAAGTCTGAGCTGCCAGCTCTTTTGCCCACTGCATTCCCAGCAGTACGCCGCCCCAGCAATGTCTTGCCTGTCAACAACGCACAGGCGGTGGCCTTGAAGCCTGCCCTCGAAGGCATTCCTTACCGGGCGCTCTATGGTATTCCACAAGCCAAGCTGCGCGTCCAGATATCGATTAAGCGCGATTTCTCGACCTTGGTCTTGGATCAAACCATCGCAACGCCAGGGGTGCGTTACCAAACGGTGACCAATCTCATTACCAAGACCAAGTACTACTGGCGCCTCGCCTACCAAAACACTGAAACAGAGTGGTCGCCTTGGTCCCTCCCAACGGCCTTTACCACTGTGTGACCTAAGGAGCAACCATGCCTGATATTTATCTGCCCTTAGATGCAACAGGCAGGGCGGTAACCAACAAAGTGCAAGAAGAACCGCACGTGTTGGTCAACCGGCCTGTTCGGATCGCTGTCCCTGAGTATGGCGCCTTTTACGCCGAATCGCTCGTGGTGACCGATACGGCATCGGGCAAAGTCTTAACCAAGAAGCAATACCGTGCAGACGAGATGCTGAAAGAAGCTACTGCGCAGTATGGAAAACGTATTTGTACGGTGGTCTTGATCACTGACGAAAGCGTTGGGAACGACATCACGATCACCTACCAAGCACTGGGAAATTGGTACAACTATTCCCAAGCCAAGCTCAATGCAGAATTGGCTGCACTGGTTGGAGAAGAAGACGGGGTGCGTTGGGAAGACATCATCGATAAGCCGACCGAGTTTTCCCCCGGCCACCACTTGCACCATATCTCGGAACTGTACGGAACCGAATACTGGGAAGCCGCCCTTGGACGCATTACTGAGGCGGCCAATACCAAAGAGCAACCTGTTCGGGATAGGATTGTTGCGGCCATCAGCAATAAAACGCAAGCGGCCTTGGACAATATCAACCAAGGAACGGGCACGGCTTTAACGGCCCACAAGAACGACAGCAATCCTCACCCGCAGTACGCCAAGGCCACGGACTTGGGACAATCCCTTTCATTGGTCCGGACACCGCGTACGGTCACCCCGGCCAACAATGCCACGGCTGTGGTCTTGGAAACAGCCTTGCAAGCGTCGCCGTACTATTCTCTCTTTGGTGCAGCGCAAAGGGCTGCCCAATTCCACTTGGCTTTCAATGCGGATTTCTCGGATATCCAACTATTGGTGACGAAAAATGGTGCAGCAGAATCCTTCTTGCCGGATGCGCTGCTGCAAGGGTCGAAAACGTATTACTGGCGGGTACGCTACCAAGACACGGACAACAATTGGTCGGATTGGTCGACGGCATCCAAGTTCACAACAGTACCGCCCTACCCAGCCCAAGGCACCGTCTTGAGTACGTACTGCGCAGGGATTGTAAAGTGGGGCGTGATTGCTGACGGCCGTAACGGCTCAACCGAAAAAGTGCTGGACGCCAAGAGTACTGACTGCGGTTACATTGCACCGATCGCTGCGGGTACCTTCCTGCGCAAGTATTGTAAGCAACTGGACCAGTGGTACGTGTACGCCGATGGCAATTATGGTGAATACGAAACGCTGCACCAAGCCAACAGTACCGAATGCGGCTATGTTCCGCCACCCGTTGCTGGTATTGAATTGCGCCGCTATTGTGTCGGTACCACGCTGCACGTTGTGTACACCAATGGCAGTGGTGGCGAAAACGACGTCATCAAAGAACTCAACAGTACCGAATGCGGCTATGTCGCCCCACCGGCTGCTGGCACGATCCTCTCTAGCCGCTGTTCTGGGTTTACCCGTTACAATACGGTTGCCGACGGTATGGGCGGATCAAGTGAAGTCTTGGCTGAAACGAACAGCACTTATTGCGGATACGTCGCACCAACGTACCCTGCCGCCGGCACGGTTATTGGGTATGTCTGCGAAGGCTATGACAAGTACAACAAGATTGCAAACGGCAGTGGCGGTTTTACGACGGTCTTGGCGGAGCGCAATTCTTTGGTCTGTGGTTATTCGTACCCACCAGCGGGCCAGTTCATCCGTGAATACTGCAAGGGTGTTGACTTGTGGCGGGTGTACCACGACGGTAGCGGGGGTACTTATGAAAGTGTGTACCAGCTCAATAGCACCACATGTGGCTATGTGCCGCCCTATGTTTTAAAGCCAACATGGGTTACGCCAGCCAATTCCCAAATTACGAACCGCGACGGCACGACCCAGTTCCATTTGTCAGAATTTTTGATTAGCACAGGCTCAGGCGCGAATGATGGTACGGAGTGGATTGTGGTCGATTCAAATGGCACTACTGTCCATACCGGCTCGCATATCTCGATCGAACGCCTGCCAACCGTCCCGAGTAACAAATTGCTGAACCACCAGTCGTATGCAATTTACGCCCGGTATAGAGGCTTGAACATGGGTTGGTCGAACTGGACGGATGCTTTGCCCTTCCAGACCAACTGGCAAGACTCGCCCGCTTACGGTACGCTTCTCAATACCTTCTGCCAAGGCATCGCGCTCTGGAGCAACCGCTCCGATGGCAATTATGGCAGCTACCAGCAATTGGAAGACGCCCGTAGTACAGAGTGTGGCTATGTGCCGCCATTTGCTGCTGGGTTTGACCAAATTCCTAGGAGCATCAGTGCGTACCGCAGCAACACCTCGGCGTCCGCCCGGTTGGCGTTTTCAAATAACGGCACTTGGGCAGTTACTATCTTCGGCAGCGGTACCTTGTCGCAAAATGGCCGGTATCTCCCTGGCACCTCGGACGGGTATGAAGTGTTGATCAATAACGATCTGTACCAAGAAAGCGATGGTGGTTTCGATGAAGTCATCGTGAGTTTGCCGCAGAACTCGTGGCAGAGTCTTGCCAATGGTCTGAGTTTGTACGTGGCTGATAGCGGCGATCCAAGTGAAAGTGCGTATGGTGTTATTGCTAAGTACACCTTGACGTTCCGGCATAGTAGCGACCCTGGCTATACCAAAGCACTGACGATTCACTTTGATGTCGATGGCGCGTGCTTTGCAGTCGGCACCATGCTCAAGACCCCGACGGGCGACCGCGCGGTAGAAAGCTTCTTGAGCGGCGACTTGGTCACCAGTTTCAGTGAGCCGACGATGATTGACTCGGCCGAAGCAAACTGGGAAACCTGGACTACCCGCTCGTTGGCAGAGTGTGTGATGAATGAAGTGTCGATGGTCGCATCGGCGCGGCAATTCACGCAAGACCGATCGATCAAGATCAATGGCATGCACAGTACGCTGTCACACCGTCATCTGGTGTACGACGGCCACGTCTTCCAGTGGAAACGTGCGGAGCATGTGGCCTTGACCGATTGCTTCGTCACAGACGATCTTGAACTCATTGCCATTACGAGTATCGAACAGGTAACTGAACCAACCACGTTTGTAGCCCTGAACGTGGAAGACATCGATACCTTGCAAGTGAAGGTGGGCACCAAGTATATCTTGAGCCACAACCTCAGTTAAGCACTATCCAAGCGGGAGAGAATCCTCTCTCCCGTTTTCTTTTCATTTTCTAGGGATTTACCATGCACCAATTTTTGAAATTCTTTGACACCGCCACCTGGACCATGTTGAAACGCGCATTCCTGCGTTCCGTCTTCATGGTGATCCTCCTCGCCCTCGCTGGCGGCATCCTCCAAGCCTTGGTCGAGCTGGCACGCTTCGGCGGGAGTGATCTTCCCGGCCAATTTCCTGAACTCCTCATCATCTTCCGGGCCGTCGCCATTCTCGCATGGTTCGAGATGTCGGTCTTCTGGCTCCGTCTCGCGACCCAACCGAAAGTAGATTTGCAATACGTCGCGCACAAGGCTGACGGCGCACCCCTCGGCGCGGCCTTGGTGTATTGGGCCAATGTCTTTGCTTGGGCCTTCCGTGTTGTCATTCTCATGCAACTGTGTGACTTCTTAAAATGAAATTCTTCTCTCAGCGATGTTGGACAATCATACTGCTCGTCGCGTGGTTGTTCTTTGCCATCATGACTTACCCGGCCCAAGCCGCTAAACTTCCCAATGATGCACCCACGTATCTGCCAGTCTTGGTCAACGAGATTGACACCTACTGGAAAGACATGCAATACCGGGAGTTTGCAGCTGGACTCGTCGAGCAAGAAAGCCTGTGGAAGATTGGTGCCACGTTAAAGCGTGACCGCGAGTTTGGGTGTGGTTTTGGCCAGTTCACCAAGACCTTTAACAAAGACGGTAGTGTGCGTTTCGACACCTTGACAGAAACCAAGCGCTTGGATAAATCCTTGGCAGCATGGGATTGGCAAGACTGTTACAACGCCAAGTTCCAGTTGCGGGCCATGCTCTTGAAACTGAAGGCCAACGAGCGCTCCTGCAAGGTCTGGATGGACGATCCACTCGACATCAAGCGTTGTGATGGTTCGGCGTACAACGGCGGCTTGGGGGGCTTCTCCGCACGCATGCGGCTGTGTCGTAGCACGGCGGGTTGTAATCCACGGGTATGGGATGGCCACTTGTCGATCCAGTGCGCCGCATCCAATGTCAAACAAGTTGGGTATGGTGAATCTTTTTGCCAGATCAACAGTAAGTATCCAGGGCGTGTCATACTCCGGATGGAAAAGTACAAACCGTACATGATCCACAAACCGTAAACCTTGTCTAAACGGACAAAAAAAAAATAGGACCAGAGAGTGGTTAGCTCTCTGGTCCTTATGCCGCGTTAGCGGTCTGCGAGCATCGTGGTGATCTCGACTTTGGTGTAGTTCAGGATCGTCAATCCCTTGACCAAGACTTTTTCGGTCATGGCATTGCGGTTGAGTTCCTTGTTAAGGTTTCCGCGTGCGGCAATGCGGTTGCGTTCATCGCCTGCCGTATTGTCCGGATACTCTTTGCCGACGTAGCGGCCGATCGCGTCCAGCACTGCCTGTGGCGTCGCGTTCTTGTCCGACATGCAGCGGCGAAACAATTGCGCGTTCTTTTCTTTCATTTCTTTGCTCTCAACTTTGGTAGCCATAATAGTTTCCTATTCTTTATTAAGCGTATTGACGGAACACGCGGGTATGAGTAGCGAGGGCGTCTACACGCTTGGTGTGGTACACCAGGGCGTCTTCCACGATCTCGCGCTGCTTGGCACTCATGTAACGTTTGTACTGGCCGTCGGTGTAGTTGAGAGCAGCAGTCGAGTAGAACTCACCGCTACCTTCCTCTGCTTCTTCGCCTTCCATCGGTTCTGCTGCCCGCCCCTGCATGACACCGAGGTTGATCCAGATAGTGCCGTTGTCTTCCTTGGTAACGCCGTAGTAGCGCAGACCTTGGAAGTGGCTGCCTTCAATCGCGATGAGGAGCATCGGAGCGTTCGGCGTCCACGAATGGTCGCCTGGGTTGCCGAGTTGAGCGGTGACGACCATACCGGGTGCTGCAAGATTGAAACGTGCCATGATAGATGCCTTTTCTTTGTGATTGATGTGGGGAATTACTTGATGAAACGACGGCTACGCGTTTTGATAACCGGATAACCCGACACAGGCGGAGTGAAACGGACACTGGTTTTGCCGAGGAAGCGCAGTGCCTTGATGAAGAGTGCTGCTTTCATGATCATAGTCTCTTTGTTATAAGTGCAGGATTTTTTACAGCAAGGGGCGCAGTTTCGGGACCGCGATGTCGAGTGCCTTTAAAAACTTTTCGAAGTCGATCTTGTTCTGCTCCCCCAAATTCGGCCATTCGCAACCGAGGAAGTACTGGGCCACCGCTTTCAAAAGCGCACCGCGCGCTTCGGTATCCATCCCGCTATCAATGAGGACAGAACGTTCGATCGGATAGAGCGAGAGCAGGTTATACAGTTGCACGCGATTCAATTCGACACCGCAGGCTTCGTGGATGACTTCAGTACCTTCTTGCAATACGTCCAGTGGGATGTCTGTACCCAAGAACGCTAGGGCTCTGGAACGAATGCCTTTGGTCAGGTTCAGGATGTCGTCCAAGCTACCGTTGTCGAACAGACGAATTACATTGGCAGGCGTATTCATAGTTACTCTTTCTTTAGTGTGCGTTAGAACCAGCGATTTCCGTATAAGCTGGCATGGCGTTAATCTTGGCCACATGGTAAGCCATCGACTGGTGGATGAGTGGCAAGAAGCGACTCATGGCCGTTCTTTCCAGTTCCTTGAACGTGATCGAGAAAGCGCAATAGAAATCACCCCAGCCACGGTCGTCCGCAATGAATCCTTCTGGACGTTCCGCAACATGGAACAAGACTTCCAAATCACCATTCGGTTTCTTAGCCAGTCCAAGAAAGCGCGTGGTGTGATACGATTCTTCGGTGGCCAAGAGCAATACTTGGGCACTCGGGCACCACGCTGCGTCGAAACGATTTCCTACCACACAGGTCACCGTGTCACCCGGTTGATGTAACTTCTTGATCGTCATAGCTACTCCTTCTTTGTATTGGGATACAGATTAGCTCCGGTAAAGGAGCGCGGCTTTCTTCGGTGCAGCAACCGGTTCGACGCGGGTATGGAGTTCATACACCTGACCGTCTTCGGTTAAGATACGGTTGTACTTGGTGTCGATTCCGAGGACTGGCGCAGTAATGCGGCCATCGGTCAGGTACACTTGGCGGTCGAGTACATCTTCCAACCGCCCCGACTGCCGGCCCTCGGCGATGTACCAGTTCGTCGGTGTCGGCGCTTTGGTGCTCGGGTCTTTCTCACGCGCTTGGATTTGGTATGGATTACGTTCGCCCAAGAGCAGATGGGTGCGGAAGTAATAGAAGCTGAAGTCTTTCATCGACGACAAGAGACCGCCCCAGTACTTGGCTTGGGTGTCGGTTTGTTGCAGGTACACTTTGATGACTTCTTCCAGTCGTTGGCGCTGGGTTTCTTTGATGAGGTCTTGGCTCATGGCATTCATGGTGTTTCCTTATTAAAATAGACAAAAGAAAAGGAGGGGTGAGCGCCCCTCCTCCTTACTTACCAGTATTTCGCCAGCATGTACGCCACAAATTGCTCGAAGGTGTGGAACATGATCGGCTCGCGGTCTTTCTCTTTCGGGAAGAACAGTTCACCCCATGTCGCACCAGCGCGCAGCGTACCTTCACGCATTTCGTGGACAATCCGTACGCCGTAGATGTCGGATTGGATCGTGTAACCATTCGACTGTTCCCACTTGAGCGACTTGTAAAACTTCATCGCATCTTCATGGCGTTGATCGAAATACTTCTTGGCCAATTCCTGTGCATTGTAATTCGACACGAACATCTCGGCTGAAATGTATTCGCGCTTCGGTGTAGCAGACACCGACACTTCAATGGGCGAGACCAAACGGCGGCCGAGTTGGTAGACGCAACCATTCGACCCCAAAACACGCTTAATTTCGCAATCCACACCCAGCACACGAGGAATGATTCTTCCATCTTCCAGATGAACGTCCAAGTCCAGCGTATGGCCAATACTTTCGCCTATCCGGAATTCATTGACCCACCAGTCAGGTTGACCGGGTACCACAAACGCCCCTGCCTCTGTCATAGCGGCGTCGCTAAGATCGATGTTCATACGGAAAGTATGCTGATCAAAGTCCTTCTGGGCCATGACGTGCTCAATGAAGCTATGCCGTTCAGCCAGATCGATGCCGGGCATGGCAGTTGCAAAGAGAAACATGTTTTTGAGAGCCACTGCTTCTTTGGTGATGGTTTCCATAGTTGCCAATTCTTTCATCGTTAGTTAAGGAGTGATGCAAAGATGCATCGAGGAGGACTTACGCCCTCGCCGATAAACCCTTGTTCGTTATTAAACGCCGCCACAATCAGGGCAGCAGTCGTGACCGAATGCACCAGGGCCATACATTTGCTCGTAAGGAATCGGAGCCTCCGTGGAGCCGCAATAGCCACAACGATACTGATACGTCATCTTGGCTTTTTCTTCGGTGGTTTCTTTGTTCTCTCGCGTGTTCATGATTCTGTTCTCCATAGTTACTCGTGGGGAGGACTAGCCCCCTCCCCTTGGGTTACCGCGAATTACGCAGCGATCGGCTTAGCTTCCAAGCCCACCAGTTCACGCAACTCGTTGGCCATCGTTTCGGCCACCGGCTTCACCGTGCCAGACCACCCCGCCGACTTGATCGTCTGACGGAGATGGTTCTGCCGACCCAACATCTCCGTGATCATGGTGATGTAGCGGTGGATCGGATGCTCGTTCTGGTTGGCGTCGATCTGGTCTTTGACTTCGGCCAGTTCGTCTTCCTGCGCCTCGGTCATCCCGTGGACACCCATCAACTGGGTGCGCTTCTGGACGAGCGCCATGTGACTGTTCATCCAGTCACGGGTCACTGGGAAGTACTCGATGACGAGCATTTCCAGAGCCACTTGGTCATTGCCGAAGTACGCGGCGAACGCCTTGACACCGACTTCAGAGTTGCGGCCGAACTTCGCCACAATCCTGTCGTAGTGCCGTTGGCATTCGTGCAAGTACCGCAATGCCGATGCGGGCGCCTGAGCGCGTTTTGCAAAAGGGGAATGTTTTGCAATCTCCTCTTGCAGGTCAGCGTAGGAGCCGACCAGGTATTGCAGTGCCAGAGCACGTTGACGCTGGGTAATGATGTGCGAATTATTCATGATTCTGAATCTCCATAGAAGCTAGTTAATTGATAGGGGAAGTGAGTTATTTGTGCTAACTCACCTGAAGAATATGTGACCATAATTTCTTTCAATCCGGCATAAAGGCCACCCCGAAGGGCGGCGCTTATTCCGCGAACTGACCGTTACAGGAACGGGTTCTTGGCGGTGAACTCGTTATGGTACAACGAAGTCACGCGGGCTTCTTCTTCATCGGTGCGTTTGCCGAACGGGGCCGAGATGATGTCGGCGAAACCTTCTGGCAGCGGCGGCATGGCAGCATTCATATCATCCACTTCCAGATCGATCTTGCACCACTCGTAGTACTGCTTGGCACCCGGTTGGCTGTCGTGCTTTAGGTACATGTCGACTTCGTACACGCGGTCGCTACCGTCATCCACCGGATAGTGGTAGCGGTCTTTGCGCATGCCGTTCCCCGACATGATACGGAACTGGTTGAACAGTTCTTCCGACACCGGGATCGTCACCTCGACGTTACCGCCGGACTTGGGGTCCTTGGTTTTCGAGGTCTGGGTGTATTCCGGTGGCATGCCTTCACGCACCGTTTTACGAATCCGAATCCGACCCGAGCCTGCGTTCTTGTCGGTTTTGGGAAACTTCAGTTCCCACTGTTCGTGGTGTTCCATGCTTTTGGCATTAGCGAGGAACGCAAAATCGGTGATACGGGCATACAGCACGTGTTCGGTTTCGATGTGGGCTTTGCCGTCAGCCACATCTTCCAGTGCCACCCGCAACTTACTTGACAATGAGTACATAAGAAATCCTTGAGTTTATTTGACACCAAAGATCAATTTAGCGATCTCCAGCGTGGTAGACATTACCGACGTAAAGACGCTGGCATCTCCAGCACCATGGCCGTTGACAACAATCGATACGAAGCTGGCGACCATAATCAATAGAATAGACGAGGCAACCAAGCCGAAGAGCTTAAACAACCAATGTCGGTTCCGTCGTTCTTCGACCTGATCAGCAGGTTCTACAGTCACCACGCCGTGGATTGTGTCGCTATACTTTTTCAGCAACGTCAGCTGGGCTTCCGGTGTCAAACGGCGCAAGGCTTCCTTCAGTTCCAAACCAGTCGTCAAGGTCGTGATGTTGGCCAAGTTCGCGTCGTCACGGGTGTACTGCTGATAACCTTCCACCAGTTCCCGCAGCGCTACCGATTTCTCCATGCGCTCGGTTACCCGCTCCCGGTCATCGACCCGTTGCAGTACCGTTTCCATCAGGGCCATTTAGGGCGCCTCTTTGGATTTTTGGTACAGGGTTTTCTGTTCTTCGTTCCAAGTGCGCAAACCCTTCTTGTCGTTATTGCAGAGTTTACGACTGACTTCTTGGCGCAGGTAGGTGGTGACCCACATATCTTCTCGTTGGTCTTGGGACGCTTCGAGGTAGGCGTTTTTGGCTGGCGGGGGTGTGCCTTCGCAGTCTTTCAGCAAAGCGTCTGGAATGGCGCGAAACACATACTCCGTCTTGGGGGGCTGTTCGGTACCCAAGCAGCCTGTCAGACCGACCAGTGAAGACAAGAGCAGGAAAGTACGAATAATTTTCATGGTAGACCTCAATTCTAATTAGGGGCCGGTTGACAAGTGACGTTGTCGCGACAGTATTCTTCCCACAGCCCGTCGAGGCGGTTGGCACTAATCGCTTGGGCTTGTTCGCGTTCGAGCTTGGCCGCTTCCGTCGGTACTACTGGCTCTGGTGGTGTCGGCGTACTGGCTTTGGCTTCCGCGATCAGCTTCTCGTACTTTCGACGGATCGCCGCTTCGTTGGTTTTTGTTTTGTCTTGCGTAACTTGGGCTTGTGCATGGATGACTTGCACCCCTTTGGCTGCGTCGTTCGTTGCCTTGTTGTCGATGGCATCGCCGCTCTTGTCAAGCTTAACTTCCTTGGCTTGCTTCGCGATGGTTTCTTTCTGCGCTGTCACGGTGCCCTTCAAGGTACCGATTTCATCAGCTTGGTTTTTGACAAACCAGCCGACACACGCAATAGCGAGCACGAAGAGGAGGGCAGCTATTGCCTTGGCTTGTGACATAATGTTCCTTTCAGGATTTTCAAACGCGTCAAGCCCACGGCAATGGCATCCCGCGCATTGTCATCGAGTTTGGCAATCGGCGTGACGCCGATGTAATTAAGTTGGGGTTCTAACGCAATGACGGCATCGCCCACGGGGTTTTTACCAGCACCGCCTGCCACACCCACGCCTTTCTTGACGGTCGGTGGGTCGATGCGGTAAATACGCACCCAAGGGTCATGGCGCCAGAGCGCTTTGCGGATCATGTAAGTAACTTCGACCAAAACTTCATATGCATTTGGTCGAGAAGGATTAAAGAAGGGTGACTCTGATGCGACGTCGAAGGGATTGTAGCGATTGAAGATGGCCAAGAGCCGTTCCTCAATCGCATCAATGCGCGCAAAGCGCTCGCCATGGATGTGTCCCAAGAAGCTATTCTTTTTCATCAGCTTTTCGCCAACAATCGTGAATGCATCAGTGGATACAATGTCCAAACTCACCGCGTCAACGGTCAAGATACAGACTCCCATTTTCGAGGAGCCTGGATCAATCGCAATCAGAGTCGCAGTTAGCGGCGCGCTTGGCGGCATGCGTAACATACGACGTTCCTTTATGCAGGTACGGCGGTCGTTTTGAAGAGTGGTTCTGTGGTCCCGGCGTCAAGCAGCATATCGAAGCCAGTTTTCGAGAACTTGGCCACGACATAGGCTGGAACAAACGAGGCCACTTGCACACAGATGGCTTCGTTAAAGGGAATGGTCGAATTACCTGGCGCGGGCGAATCGACCATCTTGTCGAAGCCTTGGCACATCGCCACTTCCGAGACAATGGCGTACTTCTCGTCACCAAACAAAATCTTGGCCATGTTGCGCAGTTCGACCATGTCGTCAAGCGTGAAGTCGACTGGTACCTTGGCCGTGACGGAGATGTAGTGGCCATCGACGGTATTGACACCCACCGGCGAGAGTTCTTCCGGAACAGGTTCCAGTACCGAACTATCGGGCACATAGGCGCTGACCGACTTCACGCCACCGTCGATGACCAAGGTCTCCAGCGATGGGTTGGTGTTGCTGAGGTCGATGCGCTTCAGGTAGTACGCGTAGTAGCGCAGGCCGCCGTGTTCTTCTTCACGGCGCAGTGCATAGCGCGCTCGTTCCGACTGGGGCAAGTCGTCGCTCTGTTCACGCAGTACGAACGGCATGATCTTGAAGGGCGAACCATTGGTCGACTTTTGGTCGAGTGGGTCTGTACCCAAGATGCCGTCGGCACTGAGGCTCAGCTTGTGGCCACCGTTGCCGATGGCGAAATAGCCCATCGACGGATAGGTATTGGCGGGCATCTTGTCGGTTTCACAGATACCGAGCTTTTCATTGAGCGTGGTGTTGGCAATGACTGCATACGGACGACGCAGCCACATGCACGTTTGCAACAGGCCACCCCAGCAGGTTCGAGTAATTTGCTCCATGGTACTTCCTTTACAATTGGTAATGGCACAAGTGCCGAGTCACAAGATATTCGAGCAGTGTTTTTATTTCACTACTCAAGGTGTAGTTAAACAGGTGGATCAAGGGGATAGTTCAAGCCATCCAAAATCTTCTTACGCAATACGTTTTCAATATCGCTTGGATCGGCATAGTCGGAAACCGGAATGACAGGCGGCAGACCCGTGTCGTACATGTCAACGACTTGGAGTTGCTGCTCAGGCGTTAATGCCAACCAGTCATTTAATCCCGGCACTGGAATTAAGCCACGGTCGTTACCAGGCAGTTCCACGGCAAAGCGCATGCGCGTCATGGGGATTTCATAGCTCATGTGGGTACCACGCCCACCATCGGCCACCATCATCTGCATACTGGGACCACATGGGATTTCTCCCATGTGCACCTTGGTACTCAAGACATCGCGGTTAGCGGGAGGATTGATTTCAAAGTCCACCTCCGTCATTTGTTTGACTGTGACGTCTTTGACAGTAGCCACCAAGTCTTGGAGTTCTTGGTGGTCTTCCGTATGGGAGGTAGCAACCCCGAAACGAATCGCTGGTGTATCGAGCACAATCAAGTCGCCGCTATTGACCTCTGCATTGATCTGGATGCTGTAACTACTCAAGCCCCGCAGCAACCCCACCATGGCGCGCTGGATTACCTTGATCGGTACCTTGGCGTGCAGGGACAAGCCCGTGGCATCTTGGATAATTGCTTGGTACATGCTGCTGTAATCGGATTCTGTAAAATTACTCAGATCGATATTGCGCTGGGCTAACCACGTGGTATAGCTCGTCTCGGCCGGTACCAGAGGACAGCGTACATCGCTATAAATACGTGCTGCCATGTTTTGCAGCATGGCCCGTTTCACCGGGTGTTCTTCGTACGCCATCATCCCACGCTGGAGTTGCTCCGCTTGGTAAATCTCGGTACACACCGTGTAGAAGGCTTCGGTCGAAATCAAGCGCTGAATCACAGGTTGCTTGTGCAGCATCTGCATCGCCTCAGCGCGCGTTACCATAGCGGTATCGACTACCGAGAGCAAATCATCAATGGACGGCGTAGGGAGCCTCTGGACGCGTTCTGCGAAGGGTGCCGGCACCATCTCTGGTGTAAACCCATTCGCTTTGGCAAAAGCATAGCAGGTTAAGGCAAATGCATCTTTCACGCTGACCGAAAACTCTTCTTCCGTGCGTGGATTGGTAACGGTGATGAAGGCAGCATACAGGTCGCGGCTAGCCAAGTACACCCAGTGACCCATCAGTACATCGATCATGGTGTACGGGGTTGCGTCACCGTAATCCACCACCGTCGATTCCAAGAACTTGGTCATCAAGACGTTCGACGGGGAGTTTTCCATCGCCTCTTGTATCTTGGGCATGACCGTGTCTTTGACGACCTTGTTCGAGCGGGCAAACTGGTCTTGTTTGTCCAGCAGCTGTTCCAGCGTCAAGAGGGTCGGTACCAAGGCGGTATCGGGATAATTCAAGGTCTTTTTCCGGAACATGAGTTCAGGATAAATGGCGTCTGGAATCACAGACACATTGTGGCGCATGGTGTAGTCAGCAATTGGCAAGTTACGCTTGTTCATCAAGTTCGCCACCAAGCGGTCAAAGTTTTCTTGCTTACCGACGTTGTTGCGCAAGTACTCGATGTTGCGGTATAACCAGAGCGATTGTTCCAGCGTCAAGTAGTCGACATAGTTTTCATCCAAGCCATGGCTCACCAAGTACTTCTTCACATGGAAGCTATGCGCTTCATTGGTCTTACAAGCTGCCAAGCGAATCGACCAAATCGCCATGATCAAGTTCACATACAGAATCGACATCCACGTCACGGTGTACAAGGGATCGGTCAGGGTAAAGCCTTTGACGACCCAGCGTGCGATAAACCCATCGATCCAGGTTTGGAGCTTGGTAATAAAGTTGTATTCGTTTTGCTCCACCAAGCCTGGCGGATAACCCAAAATAGCACCGTCGGGTGCATCGATGGCTAGGGCTTTGTCGACGGGGTAAAGGATTCCCAAGATCAGTTTTTCTTGCTCAGGATAGGCCGCTACCAGTTCGGCGTATTGACGGGTACCGTAAATATAGCCACGCGCCGTTGCCCGGTGAATCAAAAGGTTCTCTTTTGAAAACACGATTATTTCTTGCGTATCCATTGATACGACTGTCATGACTTGGTTGGTTGGATGGTACTCTCCCGCCAAATTCATGTAGTACTTCCACGTAGTGGGATCGTAACTGTCGAGCACGATGGGGCCATGGAGTTCGACCAGACGCTGGTTAATGGCATTGGCAGAGGCAACGGATTTGATCACAATCGTCTCTGCCAATTCTAGAACCTTGTCGACGAAGAGCCGATATCTGTTATCCATTGAATAATATCTCCAAGAAAGTATGAGGCTTAAAATGTCCAAAGATAGTTTTACCAGAGCACTGGCTGCATCACGTGAAGGCAACTGGGTTCCAGTGATGGATATCGTCCGTGAAGACCCACAGAAAGCAGCAGTCGTCAGTAAGCTGACTACAGCACCCAATACCTCGCAGCCAACGGTGAGCACGGACCAATCGCACACCCTGCCGGACATGGCCAAGATGCGCGCACTGTCGGGCCGCACAGCAACCAATATCGGTGACGCAGAAACCGTGATGGAGGTCATGCCAGAAATGGACTTGGCCAAGGAAATCTTGATCGGGGCAGTCATTGCGCCGAAAGACATGATGACCTGCGAACTCACGTACAAAGGCGGCGACGGCATTATTTCAGCCGATATCGCCGCGTCGATGTGCGGGGAAATTAAGGAGCATTTTAAGAAGAACTATAAAATAGAGTCGGTGTTAGCTGAGATACTGCGCGACATTTTCTTCCGCACTGGTAGTTGGGTTTATGCAGTGATTCCAGAAAATTCGGTTGACCAAATGATTAACGGTACTGGCAGGATCACGCTGGAGTCGTTGAAGGAATCCATTAACAAAGATGGCAGCATGGTGCCACTGGGGTTGTTGGGTAACGCCATCAAAGACGCACCGACCCCGGATACCTCCCAGCCTGGTCTGTCGCTTGAAGCTTTCGATGACTATACCCAGCCGAGGAACATTGATCCACGTGTGTTGTTTGACCGCCAAGTGGACAACAATTTCAATCCGCTTATCTCGGTGTTCGATAATCCTGACACCTTGAAAATACCAGGTCTGCATCGGCGCCTGCGTGAACAGCAGATCAGTAACTTGGTGGGTGCCAACCGCGCCATCTCCCGTGCAACGGGAACAAGTGCATATGCCGCAGAAGGCCATGGCCGTGTCACAGAACGTGAAGTGGCCAGTTCAATCTTTAAGAACCCACAGTTTGCCTATAAACCGATGGTCCGGGTTCACACCCAAGACCAGTTGGCAAGGCGCGCCATCGGTAATCCCTTGGTCTTGCATTTGCCGTCGGAATCGGTAATGCCAGTCTTCGTGCCAGGAAAACCCGATGAACACATCGGTTACTTTGTGATGCTGGACGCCGAAGGCAATCCAGTCTCGCGCCTGAACCGCGATGACCAGTACCGTCAGCTGACCAACCGCTTTGCATCGAACGACAGCTTTGCGTCGGGCATGATTAGCAAGGTGAAGAACCAAATCGAAGGCGACTTCAATCGCTTTAGCAAAGGACACTTGGATGTGAGTGCCCGCGTGTTCGGGGAACTGATCGAACAAGAATTGGTGATGCGCCTGAACAATGGTCGCTACGCCGGTTCGCTCGGCATGGCCAAGCAAGAAGAAATCTACCGCATCATGTTGGCCCGTGCGCTGGCCAAGCAACATACGCAATTACTCTTCCTGCCGATCGAACTGACGACGTACATGGCAGTTAAGTACAATGAAGACGGTATCGGTGTGTCGATTCTCGACCGCATGAAGACGCTGTCGAGTTTGCGCATGATGACGATGTTCGCCAACGTCGCCGCGTCGATGAAGAACTCGATCGGCCGTACGGCAGTAACCCTGAAGTTCGATGAAGATGACCCTGACCCACAGCGTTCGTACGACATCATGGTGCATGAATTCATGCGCACCCGCCAAGGTGCTTTGCCAGTCGGTCTCAGTACCCCAGCCGATATCACGGAGTGGATGACCAAAGCTGGGTTCGAATTCATCACGGAAGGCAACCCAGCTCTACCAGACGTGAAGATCGATGTCCAACAGAAATCGGACTCCTACACCAAACCCGACCCAGATCTGGAAGAGCGCTTGCGCAAGAACCACATCATGGGCTTCGGTGTCAGTCCTGAGCAAGTGGACGCGTCGTACAACGCTGATTTTGCGACAGTAGCGAACCACAACAACCTGCTCTTGTCCAAGCGGGCGCTCCAGCACCAAGAAACGATCACCCCATTCTTGACGGAACACCACCGCAAAGTCATCCGTAATACGGAAGGCTTGCTGCGCGTCTTGGCGGAAATTGTTGGCAACAACATCGACAAGATCAAGGAAGACTGGTTGAAAGACCAGAGCGGCCGGGCGATTGACTTTACCACCGACGAAGGCAAACAGCAAAAAGGTTTGTTGATTGCAGAAGTCTTGGAACAGTTCATCCGCAGTTTCGAAGTGGCCCTGCCGTCACCTAACACGGCATCCTTGACGAATCAACTGGCCGCACTGAGCGAGTATGAAGCGATTATCGACAAGGCACTCGATTCGTGGATTCCACGTGACGGCCTGACCACCGATACCGTGGGCGATGCGTCGACGCAGTTTGAAGCACTGAAGGCGCTCGTCAAAGGGCACTACATGCGCAAGTACATGGTGGAAAATGGTATCTTGCCAGAACTGGCTGACTTGACCACCAAGGACGAGAACGGTAAACCTCTGATGGACTTGTACCAGTCGCAGCATGACCACGTCCAGGCGCTGACCGCATCGTTGACGGGGCTCATGAAGTCGTTGCAACCGCAAAAGGACTTGTCGAATGATACCATCCAAGAAATGGGTGGCGTTGATCCGGCAGCGGGTAGCACGGACAACGACGCCACTACCACCGACAATGAAAATGGCGACGGTGGTGATTTCCAAGACTTTGACTTAGGAGGTGGCGATGACAATCCGCTCGAAGCAGCCCCTGACAACACCGCACCAGTTGAAGGGGAAGAAGACACACCCGCAGCTAAAGAATCTGAACCCGCTGGCGACAAGAAAGAACCGCCCACGGACGACGAAACCCAAAGCTGAGAAGCTCAGTTAAACCCAAGAAAAAACTGAGGTAATACACCGACACCCGATACTCACTCCTCCTGAAAAGGAAAGAGTGAGTATCGGGGTCTTATTCCGAAAAGTTGAGTTTGCGGAATAAGGGAAAGCCGCAGCCTTCCCTATCTCTTGGGGTTTCTTACCGCGGGCACGTATTCGCGCCTCTATGCAGCCTGTAGAAACGTTTCAGGATAATCCCAGCACAATGGCTAGGGCGCGTTGTGCGCATTGTTGTTGATCGTACTCTGGGTCATTGTGACTCCTTTAAAGGTACGCTTCGTCGTATGTACGCACCTTGACTTCTTGGATGGTGACGTAAGCATCGAAAAACGTAGGGGTGGTACGCCTGATGGTTTCGAGTAAACTCGGTACGTAATCAGGAAGTTTGACTTGTTCACCATGATCGTCTAACACATCAATCCCGTGAAAGCCTTTTTCACGCAATGCTTTGTCGATCAAGAGTGCAGCTGTATGGCGTGTATCAGTACTGGCACCCGTCAAGATGACGGAGAAATCAGCTACACTTAGCATGGTCATACTCCTTAAGAATTAGTCTTCGTAGAACGCTAATTCAAGATCGTTATCGGACGGTTCATCGTCTTCAAAGCGATCAGTGTTTTCAAACACTGTAACTTCTTCCACTACTGGCCCGTCAGGAAAGATGGTAATGCCTGCCAAGTCAAGTAAAGGATTTTTCTCCCGTGCTGTGATAAACAATTCAGCCGTCGGGATACACGCCAAGTCGTCGCCAATTTGGTTAATGACTTCCATATGGTTCACTCCTGCGCCGCGCAATGCGTCAGCAATCACACGACAGATAAAGGAGTTGCTGCTGCGTTCGGGTCCACGTACTTCGATTTTCAGATTCTCATGTTCGACTTCCACTTTGCTAACCATGATTGACTCCGTACGGATCAAATCGTTATTAAGAAAAAGTACTGCTCCCCAGATACTACATTTCCGCCAGTTCCTCCGTTCTTTCCGTTGAGCGGCGGTCCATTCCTGATAAAGCAGACCACCCCGGCGCGGTTTCGTCCTCGTCGTCGTTGTGCGTCAACGCAGCTTCCAGTGCCTTGACTTGGACCCGGTCATATGCACGGCGTTCACGCGGGACAACGGGTGCATGGTACGCCGAGATGATGACGGGGGTGTTGAAGAAGTCTGGACGGTCTTGGCGAATTGCTGCCAACAGGGTCGGGTACATCGCCAGTTGCACCATGGGGTCCACCTTATGGCCTGGCTTGTCATGGTGCTCGGTTTTATTGTAACCGGCTTCAGTCAGTGCTTTGCTGATCAACGCGCCAACGATGTACTGTTCCGACTTGGAACCTCCCTCGATGATAACGTCCACTTCGTTTTGGATGTGCTCCAACATCGTTACTTCCTTTCAGTGACTAGTATTAACAAAAAAACTAGGGAGTGTTAATCCCTAGCTAAACGGCTTACTACTTAAAACGTGCTGACTTTGATGTTGCTCATTCCTTGGCTTTCAGCGTACCTCGCCAAGGAGCGTTCTTCCGGCGTTAAACTCTCCGGATTATTCTGATAGTTCTTCCAGAGCTTTTCCGATATCGCGGTGCGGCTCTTAAAGCCCGGCATTTCGAAATCGCTTACGAGTACGTTTCTCTCGTCAGCGTCGACTAGTTCATCAGCGACCAGTCTTTGTCCAGGTGCCGCCACAGCAAACACCGATGGTTCCGTGCGCACTTCGATTAGTTCTTCGCTGAAAAAGTCAGGACGAGTCGATCGAATTGAATCGAGCAAAGTAGGGTTGCTCATCATTTCAAGGAAGGTATCACGCGCCGCTTGGAGATGGGTTTGACGGACACTATCCATTACGTAGGCCCCATTGCCGTCCGAGATCAGGATACGCTTGAAACCCGATGCGGCCATGTGATCAGCCACTTCTTTCGCAATAAGTACTGCGTCATCTTCGTCGTCGCTCACTACTGTGATGGTTGTTGCCATTATTCCACCTCCTTTAAGCCTTCGCTTTTTGCAAAGTCAACCAACCGTTTAATGCTACCCTTCACGTCATCAACCGATCTCACCGCTGCACCTCTGTAGATACTAAGCAGCTGGAGTCGGTCACGGAGATCGGCAATGTCTTTCTCGGCTTGCGTGCGTTCAGTGACGGAAACGTTGATCTCTTCCATCAACATGAACTCTTCAAAGTTCGGTTGAACTTCTTTGATACGGTCGAGAAGACTCGGTGGTGCGCCATCTCGGGGCGTATGCGCTTCACGCGCCTGCTGCGCGTTGATGGAGCCTATATCGTCGTCTTCGCTGTAGTTGGCATTGCTACCGTAGTCCATGACCCCCAGGAATCCTTTGCCAACAAGGAACTCAGAAATCGCTTCCGACAAGATCACCGCTTTTTCACGGTCATCGCTGGCGATAGTGATGTTGGTTGTCATGGTTCCTCCGTTTCTACCACCCGTAGGTGGCTTTTCCGTGCACCGGCGCTGACTTCTTTGGCGGCATCGGTAAACAGATTTGACGCCGGTTTACCCGTGACACGTTCGATTGCCAGTTCGTTGGCCGCCTGTGTGTAATGCGCGTCACCCAGTGTTTCATTCTTGCGAATGGCGATTTCGCAAGCACGCTTGAGTAAATTTGTAGCCGCATCGTCATCGAACACATTCTGGCGAGGTGGGAAACCTTCGCCACTAAAGAAGACTTGCATCTCTCCGCGCCCATCCTTGTCGATGTCGATCTGTGCAAACGACTGTGCTATATCGTTCTGGTCAACATCGGCCCGCCAGTACGGTTCGAGTTCTTTCTCACCGGCCAAGTCCAAACCCATGACAGGGATGGCCCGTACTTCAATCGGGTCTTCCATGAACTGTGGATAGCTTGCTTGGATTTGATCGAGCAAGGACTTGGTCTGTCCCTGTTCACCCACGACCTGCGGTTTGGTGAACGGACGGTTGACGTACTTGACATCCGTAAAGCCCTTTTCTGCCAAGGCTTCTTGAATGCTTTCCGCGACCGCCGCTGACTTCTTGATGTTGCCACCCGTCACGGTGACGCTAATCGGGATCGTCATGGTTGGCTCCTGTTAGTCCATATACTGCGGATCGGTACCAAGGAGATCAGGCTTGGCTATATCACCCCGAATCAGTGCCATTGTTTCTTCACTGATACCGGGAGAACCGTAACCGGTCTGGTCAGCGATGGCCTCGACCGCGTTGGCCAGTACTTTCTCTTTCTCGATCTCGTCAAGTGTTTCCGCGACCTCGTAACCGTTCTTGAGCTTGCCTGAACGTTCCATCCGTCGCGCAGTATCAGCAAGATCAAGTTGGATTTGAGGGTTGCCCAACTGTTCGCTGATCGCTTCCATCACGACCGCTTCCATGCCCGGCACCTTCGACGAAGTTGCAGGTGGTGCTTTTCCTTCGGTTTTGAACAGCACCACCGTGTCGACATGGCCGGGGTGGATGCTGTACTGTTCCGGCACTACGTACGCCAGTTGCTGCTCTGGATTGGTATCGACCGCCGTGTCGTCGTAGTTTGGGTCGACGCCCATGACTGGAATTGCACGGAGCACGATTGGCTCTTTCAGAAAATCAGGATAGGTATCTTGAATGACTTCCAGTGCTGACCGGGCCTGATGAACGTTACCATCCCACGGTGTACGGAATGGTGCTTCGTGCTGGCACGACACATCCATGAAGCCACCGTCCGTCAGCGCTTGGCCGATGAAGTCACTGATTGTTTGCGACTTCTTGATGTCGTCGCTGGTAATCGAGATATTAACAGTCATGGCTTAGTCCGCGAAGGAGAGGTTCTCGATTGCTTCTTTCACGGCTGTGTCGGTAAAGTCTTCCGACGAGTAACCTTGATGCTGCGGCGTGAGGACGGGGTTGGTTTCTTTTTGAGGCAGATAAATCTGCAAGGTGCTTCCGTCGCAATTGATGGCCGTAGCCTCAGCCACCGGTCCTTCTGGCGATTCATAGCTCACATCTACTACCGGAATCGACCAGACACGCACGGTACGGTCGAGAAATTCCGGGTGGTTCTTGCGCAGCACATCGGCCAGCGACTGCACGTCGGAACCGACCATGGGTTCGCCGACGGTGTTGACCAAGGCCACATTCGAATAGCCTTCTTTGACCAGCGCATTCGTGATCACATTCGACATGAGTTCACGTTCGGCGGTATCTGCACCCGTGATCGAAACGTTAATAGCTTGCAGCATGGGATTCTCCTGGAGTATTTTACTGTTTTGGGAATAAAGAATGCGAAAGTAATTTCTTCCTACTCTATACCGGTGCTAGGTATTTTTTTGCTCTATTGACAATAAGAAACTTTGTAAATATTTACTTTCTTTTTTAAGCATGCGGAATAAAAGAGGTAGCCGAAACTACCTCGCTTGTATTAGAACGGCCACCAGTCTGGTTTCGAAAACCGATCGGTAAATGTGATTGGGCCAGGGTCGCTAAAACTAACTTCACCAACTTCTGGCCAATACTTTTTGATTTCATAGTTTTCCGGCAAGTACGCCACGATGATTTGGATTTCGCCATTCACATCGTCAGTACTACCGCTACACCACCACGGACCAGGTGGTGGAAACTTCACAGGACGTGAGTCTTCATGGTGCGTATAGAAGCGGTGACGAACCCACTTTACTTGGTCCGGATGCAAACCGCCGAGTTCTTCGATGACTTGCCTCTTCTTTTCCTCATCGTCGCCTTTCTGGAACCGTTCGTAACGAGCCAGTTCTTCCTTAGATGGCGTGTCTGGGTGAACTTTTGCTTCCTCCTTAAAAATAGTAGGCCACCACTTTGGCTTGTGGAACACCCTGTCGCCTTCTGACCAATAATCGGCTGCTGGATAATCCCCCATAGGAAAGCCGATGTGGTTTCCGACCGGATGAGATTGAACATCAGTGACCCCTACCCAGTACTTCTCGAACGGTACCCCTTCTGGTAGAAAGGCGATCACGATATATGGTTCGCCCATCCGCGTATCCCGGCCTACCGCAAAAGGACCAGCGGGTGGAAATACAATGGGGTAATAACTCTTGTAGGTGGCCGTGAATCGGTACCTTACCCACTTCACTTTGTTGGGATTGATGTCACCCAATGCTTCGCGTACGATGCGTTGACTTTTCTCATCGTCGCTGCCGTATAGAATTTCTTCATACTGGTTTTCCACCAATTGTTCCGGTGTGCGTGGTGCCAAGTCTTTCTCTTTTACCCGCAGCGATGTCCCATTACTAATGGGCGTCCACATGTCTTCCATATACTTCCAGTGTTCTTGGAGGTAGGCCCGGACTTTCGGTTCGTCGTTACGTGCCACCTTTACCCTAGCGCACATAGAAAACCCTTTACGCTGTGCCTGGTAGCAAAGCTTGACGAAGCCCGTACGTTCGTTGTCGTCACCTTTGTAGATGACGTTATCGGTCTCTTCGTCGCGTTCGTACCAATCCCAGCGATACAGGAAGTTCCAGCACTTCTCGGCCTTTCCCATAGCTGAAAGGAAGTCCTCCCACGATTCGAACTTCATTTCGTCGTAGGTGGTTTCACTGGAGTAATCGTGGTCAACTTCCCACAGATGACATGCTGGCAACACATTGTCAGCCGCAGGTGACGCAGGCATAACTGGGCTGGCTTTCTTTTCCACACCCAGTGCTTCAAAGATGACGTCGACTTTTGCAGGCATCAAACCCGTTTCCATCGAAATCTGGTCGGGTGTAAAACCGGCATGGTTCAGACGGTCCACTGCACTGACAGACACAGCGTGAAAGTCGTTGACAGTGTCCTCAGTCATCAAACCTTTTAATCCGCCGTCGACTGCGTCATAAACACTTTTCCACGCAGCGTTGTGTTTCAAGATCGCCAGCAAAGATGGAATGGGTTTGAGGACAATCTTTTCCCGGTTGCCGCCAATCGTGACTTCGACGTCGTCAGCCATTGCCATTCTCCTTAATCCGTTCCGCTTCAATGCCCAGCACTTCCATGGTATCGATCACATAACGCGCTGACAGCCCGGTCGCCTCCATGATCCGGTACACCGTCAAGCCGGCTTTGGCAAGCTTGTGAACCGTCTCAGCCGCCATGCTATTGAATCGATCCTTGACATTCTCAACGAGGATTTCTTGCATGGCAGGAAAGTCGTTCATCGCCTTGTGCACTTTTTCCCACGGCGCGCTACGGCGAAGGATTTCACTGGTCGAAGGAAACTTCTCGATATGGACCAGTTCTCCGTCACCGAGGATTGTATTCGGGGTTACTTCTTCTTGTTCCATTTCCTTCTCCTTCTTAGTAGGTCAGTTTCTGAAAAGAAGTTTCTGGCCAGGGTACGGGGGCATAGTCTGTCCCTAAACGCACTTTTTCCATTTCCTGCGAGACTTCTCGAACTTTGTCAATACTGATGCCCGTTTCTTCTGCAATTTTCACATGCGAGTAACCGGCGACTTCAGCGTTACGTACTACGTTAGCAATGTGGTGGTCGAGATCACGGAACTGATGCGTCATGATGTATGCTTTGTCGAGTTCGCTGGCTGCATCAAACATCTTTTTCCAGTTTGCGGTCTTGTTGACGACATGCAACAAAGAAGGTACGGGCTGCAACTGGACATTGACGTTCAGTTCCGGAATTTCGATGATCGATGGAATTGGTGCGCGATTGTCTTGGTATTCGTTACTCATTTCTTTCTCCTTGGTCATAAAGAAAAAAGAGACGGGAGTAACCCCGTCTCTTTTATGCCGCGTTATTTCAAGAGCGTGATGAGATAGCTTTCATCGGCCAGTGCACCACGGTTGCATTCGAAGATACGACCATCCTTCGTCCGCATCAAGATACGGGCAATTGCCAGCATCTTGTTGTCTTCCGTTTCTTGCTGGTCAGCATCGAGCACAGCGCCCTTGACCAGCGAGTAGAACAGTGGCGTGACTTCCGGGGTCAGCTTGACGGGGATGTCGAAGCCCATCTCGACATTGAGTTCCCACGACAGGCAGTCCAGGTAAGTCAGGCTGTAATTCGACGCCACGAAGGTAATCACCGGCGTGTTGTCTTTCGGGAAGGCCATGCCGTGCAAGATGACGCCGCTTTCCGCTTCAGCCACAGCTTGGCTCAGCGTTTGCAGGGACCGGACAATGTCCGATTCTTGGTTACGCAGGAAACCAGCCTTCACCACTTCGCCGTACTTGGTCTTCAGGTACTCGACCAGTTCACCGATGTCGTCGTGGAAGTTCTCGATCGCCACCTTGCGCAGACCGAGTTCTTGGCGAATCTTGCGATTCACCAAGTCGGTCATGCGGAAGTTGACCGCATTGTACAGCGCCGTCGACATTTCGCTGCCGAGATTGGTGAGCTTTTCGCGCAGGCCCAAGAAGGACTTGCACTTGACGAGGTCGCGGATGATGTGCGTTTCGTTCGCCATACCCACCACCGCTTCCGCCACCCGCGCATAGGTGCGGTACACATCCGGCATACCGTCTTGACCAGGTTCAACCAGCAACCGCGCCAAGCTGGCCCGCATCCAAGCGTCGCTTTCGCTGGTAGCAAACAGCCAGTTGTCCGAAATCAACGTCTTAATGGTCGTGACATCGCTCTCGTCGTCGGCATCCACCAGTGCTTCATTGTTCAGCTGATTGACACCGGCCGTGATGCGTTCCATCGTCTTGGCCGCTTGCGTGACGTCGAGGAAATCCGGCACTTTGCCGAAGACATTGGTGGTGGCGTGTTTGTGGTAGTCCATTTGCTCTTCCAGGGTTTTGGGTACGTAGTCAGGAATCGTGCTGCCGTCGGGCATGACGAGCAGGGCTGCTTTCCACTTGCCGGGTTCGTACGCGTAGAAATACGGCTCGGTGGTGAGGTTCGGTTTCCAGTTCCCCGTGTGCGCAGGAATCTGGGTTTCACTTACCGGGTCGACGACTTCCACCGCTGCTGTCTGAGCCGGGATCGGCACCGCAGCAGCCGGACCATTCCACTGCGAATAGCTGCCGTTGCCTGTCGCGACTGCTGGTACCGTCGGCGTAGTAGCACCAGGGACAGGGTCGAAGACGCTCGACGCCGTCCCGGCAAAACTGGCTGGGGCGTTACCGGTTTGACCTGCCGCATACGAATTGTCCACATAGCTTTGGACCTGGCCACCCCCTTGGAAATGACCACCCGACGTTTGTTGGAAGCCGGTACTTTGGCTACGCACCTGCTGCATGAACTGGGACAACATGTTGGCCGTGTTGTCGAAGTTCTGGATCGTGCCCTGGATGGCACTGCGCATGTTGTGGTCGGTGATGTACTGGCCCAGGATGTTGTACACCCGCACATTGGCGGCCGTATAGTAGTCATGCACCAGTTCAGCTGCTTTGGCAGCTGCTGCTTCGGCCGGCTCACGCTGAGTCATGAGGTAGGCGGTCAGTTCAATGGCCATGGTGGCCATGACGTCGAAGTACTGGTTGCAGAAATTGTTTTCAGCAGCCAGATTGAACACGGTCATGCGCAGGGCATTTTCCGTGGCGTGCTGCTGAATCTTTGCCGCCAAGAGGCCGCTGATCATGGCCATGTACGGACCCACCTGCGGGATCGGTGCTTGGATGTTCGGCTTGTATGGCGGCATGTGTGGGTTGATCGACACGAAGTGGTGGTACTGTTTCGTGGGATCGTATTTCAACTGCGCTTGTGCAAACATGGTTGTCCTCTTTTCTTTCTTGTTTAATTAACGACGCCGGATTTTGTTCTGGACATCATCCAGCAATTCAACAAACTCCAGCCTTCTCTTTACCCGACCGTGTTCATCGATCTGTACGGTCGGATTGACACGGGCTTTGCCGTATGGATCGCTCTTTGGCAGATTCCATGCGCCACCCACTTCTGCCACCGATGCGTGCAAGAACCGCTGGGGGTCTTTGGTACCAGCACGGTCACGGCTCGACGACTGGTTATTCGAATTGGTCTGGGACACCAACACGGCCGTCGTCTTAAATGCTTTGTTGTCACCAGGGCAACTGATGGTCGAGACTTCACCGTGACCTTTGTTGATGTTAAAGATCATGCCCGTTTTGAGAAGATCAAAGGTAATGCCATTGATGTTCTCAGGTGTCAGTTTCTTGCCCGCCTTCAAGGCTTTCTCTTCAGCGGCTTTCAACCGGAAGTACAGGTTGTTAATGGCCGAGACGATGTTGTACAGCACGAACGGCAAGATGCTAAACTCCTTGTCGTACATACTGGCCACCCGCTCTGACCCGGAGAGCAACCACTCGTTGTATTTCCCGATGATGATCGAGAACAACTCGTAGATGTTTTTAACCGGCATGCCAATGTTCCGGAGCCGTTCATCGGTCAGCATGTCGATGTACTTGTCAAGCGAGCGCAAGTGTTTCTCGGCTTCTTCAAACAGTACACCGGCGTGGTCTGATTCACCAGGAATGAGTTCGCCCAAGAGAATGGTCCACATCCGTTTCGAGTTCATGTTCTCTGGCAAGGCCCGTAGCGGGAAATGGTCCACCACATAGAACAGGCCACCCAGCATCGAGATAACCTTCTGGGTCAGTTCACTGCGCCGGATCGCCAAGCGCAAGGTCGAGCGTTCATAGTGCGAGCGCCCCGCTTTCTTGAGCTTGACTGCGCTGCTTTGCACAATCGCCCATTCTTGGTCGGGGAACATGCTCATGTCCGTGTCTGGCATCAAGACCACCGGATGGCAATTCCCAAACAAAGCAAAGGTTTCATTGAACCCATACTTGCACAAGAGGTAATGCATCATGGTCGTCACAGCGCGCGACGTCTTTTGGGTGCGGTTGCCTTGGTGGACCTTGGCCCACACCACCTGCACGGTTTCTTCCACGCCATCTAACATCACGCGGTGCGGCATGCGCTTAAAGATGAAGCGGGTTTTGTTCAACTGCACGAACACGGTCGACAGGCCCACGGAAATCACCGGGTCGACCAACACCGGCGAGATGATCCAGCCACTGCCGCTGATTGTGATCAATCCGGCATCTCGGACAAACGGCAAAAGAATAAACCGGCTGTCCAGTGGTTCGCCCAGGTAGCGAAACTTGTATTCCATCATGAACAAATCCGAAGGCGAGATGTCGTAACTGCGACGACTGCCTTGCTTACCGGCCTTGTTTTGCCGCTTGCGGGTTTTCTCGTTAAAGGTTGCTTGGGGATCACACACTTCACCTCGCACAAACTCCATGCCCGCTGGCCAATCCCACGCCGACGAACGAAATACCTTTTCGATAAACCGCGGTGCTTCCGGGATATGCTTGACTGCCAGACCATTACCGATTAAGGGATTGATCTTGGGGGTTGCTGCATCCATTAATCGATTGGTTTCATTATCGACAATCGGACTAAACATAGTACTCTCCCTTTTCTAACATTCTTGGCCACGTTCTTGTGGTTATAGTGAGTAGTCAGCTGGTCATTTTTAGTATCCCAAACAAGGTAGCTAAGCCGACCATCAGGGTGGGTAAAAACTTCAGCCCTTCACTGGTGTCTTTCCGGACATAGGACCGTTCTTCATAATGGTCCTTCAGTTCTCGAAGCCGTACAGTTTCTTGGTACTCCCGTTCTGCGCGTTCTTTCGCTACAGCTTCACGCTCTTGTTCTAGCTTGAAGTCGCGCTCACGCATCTCGGCATCATACCGGGCTTTTTCAATGGCATTGAGTTCATCGACCCGCTGCCGTTCGGCCTTCATCCGCTCCACCTCGGCTTGCGCTTTCAGTAAGCTGTCTTTGGCTGCCAAGGATTTATCGCCACCATACAGCGCTTCGTCCAGTGTCCGGTATAGGCCCAATGCTTCTTCTGCGTTCTCGAAATCATACCAGCGCGATTCGAACGAGCCATTTCCACCCTTACTACTCATGGAATGATTCGATACGATAAAAATTCCATCGCGTTTCGAAGGGTCACGGCTTGGCGTGATCCGGTAAACCTTGTTGCTGATGTTAATGTAGCGTGCGCCATGTACGCCGTGGTTGTCGATCATGGTGATCGCGTAGCCAAACCCCATTTCTCCTTTGTTGTGTTCATGTAACTCTTTGCTGGCCAAAGAGGACTCAATGACAACTTGTTGCGCTCTTCCTTTCTCGCTATGTGGGTGGTGGATGGGTGCGGTCACAGATTCTAACGACACCACAAAATCCACATCATGGTAATACACACTCCCACCCAATTTGGTTAGTTGTTCATACGTCAACTCGTAATCCAAGACGACGCTCCCGCCATTCCATGCGTTTCCATTAAAGGAACACTTGACCGCTTCTCCCAAGGTCTCCATCTCTTTGGATTGACCTGCGAGGGCGGCTGACAATGCCTGCATCACACTGTCATACGCACTGGGCTTAATAGTGATGTACACCCGAATCACAAAGGTCTTGTAATAGGTGGACGGCTCTGGAGGCACCACAAACTTCAAACCATTACGCATGGCGATGGTCACAGGTACCCCTAGGTTATTCGCAAACGCCGTGCGGTACTCCACCGGCGAATGCATGGTACGATGATTTAACGTACCTTCTGGTGTACGTACTGGCTCACCAAAGTAAGACGGTACTGGGTCAAAAATAGTATCCATACGGAAGCTCTCGAAAAATAAGCTCTTCTAAGCTTTGTTACACACTGTGACTTCAACAAATAGAATCACGGCTGATACTGCTCAAGTTTGTAATATGTGATTACAGCTTTTTTGACTACGCGGCATAAAGCGCACAAGGCGCTTTATGGGCTTAGAAGAACAAGCCAATCAGAATCGGTAGTGTAGCAATGACTTTGGTGTAGATTGTGCTAATAGACGCTTCGCCTTTTGAAAGCGAGGGAATAACTTCGTTTGCTGGAATTTTTCGAAGGCGCGACGGCGTGTAAAGGATATTACCAAAAGACGCCGATGGATCGACTTCACCCGTTTCTGAATCGAACAACGCATAGGTTAAGTAAACGCGACCACGCAAGTCTTGGTGGTGAGATGCAGCTACTGCGCCGATATACGGATTGGCAGGAACTTGGCTTTTGATGCGTCCTGCGATAATGGGGTCGGTTAGGATTATGACTCGCAGTACTTTACCACGCCGCGCAATCGCAAAGGCATCAACGCCCGCAAAACTACCCAACTTCAATACTGCCGAGGTAATGGCGTTGGCTTGTTCCGCAAGATTGCGCTCGCTTGGGTAGGCGATTACTTCGCTACGTGATGGTGGCTCCGTTGGATTTAGCTGATGAAGTTTGATGTAGGGTACAAGTGCATAATCCTGCGCCCAGCGTGGCATTTCCATATTTTCCAATGTACCTTTGTAGAGGTGGTCTAGGAGAATACGCAGCACCACACCAAAGGAAGCGATGGCGTTGTTGCTGAGATGAATACCCAACACATCTGGTAGTGGTGCACCTTGGCCAATATCGCCAAAAGTTGTGAACTCTTTTTCTTTTATGCCGCTCAGTAAACCTTGGTCATTCTTGTTGATATAGTCCGTGCGCAAATATTCTTCTACTTCCAGCGATACACCTGACAAAGCAGGAAAGAATACCGCAATACCAGTTTGATTGTATTTCTCAACAGTAATGTCTACAGTGTTCACAATGTTCTCCAAAGGGTGAGGTTTTATCAAACCATGACGACCTTTGGTATTTTTCACTATCCGGCATAAACCCCTCACTCCTAGGCGAACCCAAGAGTGAGGGGCAGCCCCAAAAGCTGACATCACCAATTAAATCGCCTACCCGCCTTGTGAACGGGTAGGCTTCTTCAATTGACTACCGCCGCCTGCTTAGGCGACTTCTTGCGTCGGGATAGCGACCTTGCCGGTAGCCACTTCGGACACGCCTTCGACGTCGATGATGACCATGATCGGGCAGTTCACGACGTGCAGGTACGATGGGGTCACCATCAGTTCCTTGCTGTTCTGGCCGTTACGGTGGGTTGGCAGGATCAGTGCCAGTTCCGACTTGTACGCCATGTTGCCGAATTCCATCGGGTTGTGCTTGCCGCTGTTGCCGCGCTGGCCGAAGGTGATGACCAGTTTGCCCTTCATGGTACGGTTGTAGGTCGCTTCGACCTGCACATCGAACATGTCGGTGCCCAGCAGACGGGTGTCGCCACCCACGCACAGCCAACCAGCGATCACTGGGTCGGTGCCGATCTTGACGACTGGCTTGCCTGCGTCGCCGCCGGCCAGCGAGTCAGCAGCTGGCTGCCAGCCCGAATCGCGGTACATGTTGTACACGTGGTCGCGGATGACCATGACCAGCGCTTGCTGGATGTTCTCGCGACGGTCGGCTGAGGTCAGCGACTGGACGATATCGCGCAGGTCGATGGTCTGGCGGCGGAAGTAGGCGGTGACCAGGTGACGGGCAACGCCGAGGATCGCCGGGGCGGTTTCGTAGTTGTCGATGTCACGCACGTACTCGGCCAGGAAGTCGGCTGCTTCGAGCAGGGTCTTCACGGCGTCGTTGTTGATCTTGAAGTGGGTCGCGGTGATCAGCGAGGCCAGATCGGATGCATCGTTTTCTTCGCTGGCGCCACGTGGACGGGCAACCGAAATCGGCGAGCGCAGTGGCACGGTGTAGATTTGGTTGTAGTACACGGTGTCCAGCAGTTCGCCGCGCTGACGTTGGTTGGTGTTCACGCGGTGTGCGTTCAGCTCGTAGCCTTCGACGACAGCGCCGCCCAGCAGGGTAGCGATGGTTGCACCGGCACCGGCGCCGTGTGGCAGCACTTCGCCATCTTCGTTGCGGATCAGGGTGGCTTCGCACGGACGGGCCCACAGCTGGGTTTCCGAGGTTTGCAGGTTGACTTCACCGGTGATGCCGACCGAGACGCGCGCCGTGTTGGTGCCCATGGCTGCCAGCAGAACCGAAGCGACGCCAGCGACGGTCTTGGTGTCTTTCGAGAAGGTGAACGCATCGCCCTTGAAGACGAGGTTCATCTGGCGGTCCAGACCTTGCAGGGCGTGGGTGAACACGGCCGTTGGCAGACGCTTGGTGTTGAACTTGAACAGTTCGGTGGTGCCGGCTTGGGCGCCGGAGCCGACCAGCTTGATGTAGACGGTGTCGAGTTCGATCGACGCGTCGAGTGCGTCGCTGTAGTCGATGGTGCCGGTCTTCAGCAGGGCGTCGGTCTGGCTGATTGGCAGCAGGCCGAGCTTGGCGCCGATCTTCAGCGCGCTGGTGGTGACTTCTTCGTCGCCCATCATGACAGGACGTGGGGTCAGCAGGGTCGAAGCGACGAACTTGGCTTTCGATTCATCGCGGTAGACCGGGATGACCTTGGTCTGGTCCGAGCCGAAGATCGTTGGATCGATGGCGGCCTGGATCAGGTTCTTGCGGTTGAACTGGGCGATCGAGCCGTCGATGTTCGACTTGACTTCGGTCATGACGTAGTTCAGGCGGATCGTGGTCTCGAAGCCGACTTGGTCAGGCGCGACGGTGATCGTTGGGAAGAACATCTCGGCGAACGGGCCTTGACGCGACGCCAGCATGTTGTACGTGGTGGTGTAGGTCGTGACGTGGCGGTTGTCGCGCTCGTCGTAGGCTTCCAGGGCAGCACGTTGCGGCGCTTCGTAGTGCATGTCGCCGCCGGTCGGGTTGATGTAGGTCACGCCTTCCAGGGCCGGCTGGGCGCGGCGGATGTCGAACGAACGCGATGCCTGTGCGTCGCCCGAAATGGCGGCGGCGTAGGTGAACGCATCTTTCTGGGCTGTGGTCAGCGAGGCTTTGAAGTCGGTGCCTTCGAGCAGCGATTCCAGCGAGACTTCGACGCCTTTCAGGGCGGTTTCCATCGAGCGCACGTCTTCTTCGCGGAAGCCTTCGAAAGCGATCGCGGTGCCAGTGATTTCCTTGGCGACCAGCGCGTGGCCTGGGCGAAGCTTGGTGTCAGCCTTGATGTTGTTGACGAAGCGCTGAACGGATGCCAGGTTTACCTGATCCGAGTCAGTGTTGCTGGCGGTTTGTTTTTTGCCGAATTTGGACATGGTTGTACAACCTCATCTTAAGTGGATGGAAATGTGCTTTTGGGGCATGGGCCTCAAACTAATACGTAGCTTACTCGCCAGATAATAGTTCGAGATGTCTCGTGTAAAGACTTGTGGATGCGATTTCATGGTACTGCGCACCTTGCACATAGAATACTTGCAACAGAGCACTGATGAGTTCATGTTGCAAACGCAGGTCAATGGCTTTGTTATCGAAGAATCCAGGGTAGACGATGACGCCGACCATTTTGGGTGCGAGGTTCACGACCTCAAATGCGCGCTCATAACGAGCGAGCTTTACTGCTGATCCATACAATCTGGATGTAACGTCTTCGCGAACGCTGGCGTCACCCGAGTACATGATGGTTTGCTGACACGCCGCCGAGGGTGTTTTAGTAAACGGGGCAATGACGCCATCGCTCACCCAGGCTGCTGTATAGTGACACCAAACAGCCACCAAGTCAGTCACCGCGTTGAGGTAAACCTCGCAGTCACCTGCACCGGCATACAGCAAACTACCCTGCTCGTTTTGCATGGCAAGGAAAGTGGCCATATCATGCATCGAGAGCGCGGGGCGAATCTTCTCGTAGTCCAGTACATCGCTCAGGGGCATGCCTTGGCGTTGGACGGTGTCAGCAACCCAGTACGGGATCAAAATCACCGAGGACAGGTTGGATTTAATATTCCCAATGCTCATTGGAGAACCCCTTGGAATGTGTGAACAATAATTAAAAAAGTGGGATACTACTTATATGAACGAACGTAGAAAAGACAGAGAAAACACTACGCCGCACAGACAGCCTTACAATAAATAGCACCACAAAAAAAGAAAGTTTTAGCCTATCATGAATAATAAACTCCTCCTCGTGACCTGTGTCACCTTGCTCTACCGTCAAAGTCAACTCGACAAAGGGGAAAAGTCAGCCAAGTTGGTGCGGGATATTCTGGAACGCGTAAAGCTTCCCGAAATGAGTTTGGGCATCGATGGCGAGCGAGACATCATCGCGGGCCTGAAAGACACGGCCCTGCAAATGTGTAACGATCCACCCAACCATCGCTACGAACTCACTGAGGTCCTCCAAACGCTGCGTATGAACGTGCGCGAAGACAGCGTCTCGTTCGAAGCATTGCGAGATGGAATTGAAAGTGAGCTTGACGAGAAAAGCCTGCACCGGGTATGCATGAATCTTCAGCGCACTCTGCGTTCGCACTTTGCCTTTGAGAAGTCGCAAGAAATTCTTCAGCGGGCAGCGATGACTTCGCGCTTTGAACCCGAGAAGATCGAGAACTACCCGCGCTTCTTGCAACAGATGCAAGCGGACCTGGACGAGTACACAGTCGATTACGCCGACGCCAAAGACCCAGCCGTCGTGTCGTCGGTCGACTTCGATGATATCGAGGGCATGGCTGCCGTGTATGACCAAGTCCAAAAAGAAGAAAGTGGTGAATCGATCCTGAAGACGGGTTGGCAAGGGGTCAACCGCATGCTCTCGGGTGGTATTCGCCGTGGTGACCTGGTATGCGTCGCGGCACTCCAGCACAACTTCAAAACGGGTTTTACCCTGAACCTGTTCAAGCACATCGCGCTGTATAATACGCCGTTTATGTTTGACAAGGAAAAGAAGCCCCTCATCTTGCGTATCTCGTTTGAAGATACCATCGAGAAGAACTTCGAATTCCTGTACATGTCGCTGTACGAGAATGAAACCGGAGAACGCGCCAACTTGCAAGGCTTGTCGCCGAAAGACATTGCGGAATATGTCCGGACCCGGATGAAGGTCAATGGCTACAACATGCGCATGATGCGGGTTGATGCCAAGATGTGGACGTACCAAAACATCTGCAATGAAATCATCAAGTACGAATCGATGGGCTACGAGATTCATGCCTTGGTGCTCGACTACTTGGCGCTCGTACCAGCCATCGGATGCTTCGGTGGTGGTGTGGCCGGTGGCGACTTGCAAGACATGTTTGCGCGTCTGCGTGGTTTCTGCAACCGCCGCAAGATTTCGCTGATTACCCCGCACCAAATCTCGACCGATGCCAAGCGTCAAATTCTGCGCATCGAACAAAGTGGTTTTGTTAAGCAACTGGTGGGCAAGGGCTACTACAAAGGCTGCGCTTCGCTTGACAACGAATTCGATTGCGAAATCTTCATCCACATTGAAAAGTTCAATGGCCGAAGTTACTTGACCATCCAGCGCGGTAAGCAGCGGGTGAATATTCCACTCCCTGAAGAGTTCCATCACGTCGTGATTGGCTTCCATCCTATTGGGGGCTTGCGTGACGATATGGGTAAACCCGATTCGACGCTGTCGCGTGTGGGCGGGAGTGCTTTGTCGGAAGGCGCTGCCAATGAAGAATTCTGGGAAACTGCTTAACTGACGAAAGAGGAACATGGATGATCGTGACAAATTGGAGAAGCACCTGGAGCACTGTAGTGCGCGGGTGCAACGTAACACCACAGTCGTCACCGCCGAAGACTTGGTGGAAAAGCTGGGAGACGCTCAGGGTGCGTACCGAGGCCAGCACCAGCTCCATATCAGTAAAAACACCAACATCCGCAAGTTTATCCCGCAGCTAACCCTGCGGGGTTCTCCGGATGAATGCCGGGACATCACACGGGTATGCGTTGCACCTACCTTGCTTGGCTGTATCTTGGGCTACGCAGTAACAGAAAATGATTTCTTTGCCTATGCTTCGGATGGGAAAGAAGATGACTACAAGGGTGGTTACAAAATCTATGCTTTGCCGGTCAAGGCTTCATTGCGACCGAACAAAAGCATGGTACCCGACGTGCAGGGAACAGACGAGCACTGGGTGGTGTCGTATAGCCCCGAGACCACCGAATTCATTCCTGAGTCAGCGGGACGTTTCTTCTGTTCGGCAGTACAGTACGAAGCCCGTGCCGGTAAGAAGCCTGCTGGCCGGATGACGCTGTATGTGGAGATCACCAAACCAGAAGGACTGTGGTTTTCCAAAAGCCATTTCTTAACGAAAGGGTACTGGATCGTTACGGGCACGGTAGACCGGAACACGGAAAGCTGGAAGCATGACCAAGACTTTGTGGTCTCGTCCATTAGCCGCGGCGAGTACATGGGCGAGAAGGTCCTGAAGGCAACGCTCTTGAGTCATGACAGTCCAATGCTGGGCTGGTCAAAGCCGTGAAGTAAGAAAGAAAAAAGACGGCATAAAACCATACCACCCCAACGACCTCCTCCCCGTAAAGGAAGTGGTCGTTGGGGTGGTATGCCGTCAGGTTAGCTGTTTGCGATTTCTTCTAATAAATCGTCTTCCGCTTCTTCCCCTGTGTCGAGTTCTTGCTGGACTTGGTCCAGGTGGTGGTCCACCTTTAATACCAAAAGCCCATTGTGGACAACCCGCATGTTAAACGGAAGATAACCGCGCAGGCCGTGCAAGTTGTGGTGTTCGACTCGGTCATAGATGACTTTTGCAAAATCATGCACAAGGTTTTCAAACGTGTCGCCCAGCGTAGCCCGCTGTGTTTGTAGCCGTGCGTTAATATCGCCCACAGTATCGAGCACGCGTTCATCCCAGACGTCTTTGTCAAACATCGCTTCCCATAGTTCTTCGACGATATGTTCAGGGGTAGTAACCAGTCCTTCGAGATACGGTGCTACTTGTTTCGTGAAGGTAGCGTATTCTGGACGGATATCCAGAAGTACCGCATTGGGTAATGGTTCAGGCATCATCCCTCCTAGATCGTTGAACGCAAGACCACGTTGTAACCTTGCAATTGTTGGAACTCGTAATAAAACAACCCTCCCTTGACCAAGCCGTGGTGCTCGATCTTCTTGATCAATTCGTGGGCTATTTCAAATACGCCTTTCATGACGGCCAATCCTTTTACCGAAGTTTTACTCAGTGCTAAAGCGTCGATCAAATCAAGCGCGACTTCTTGAATAAACACATCAGCCGTTTCCCACTCTTCTAAGAGGCTACAAAGCTGCCGGACGATGGTTTCGAGTAAAGTCTCATCGTCACTCACGTAATCGCCTACAAAGTCCTGAAAACGCTCCAAAACTGCATTGGTGTCGAGAATCACAAACGGTGGTTGCTTCATGCTGCTCTCGCCGTGTTATCCCAGTTCAGTGACAACACCACCAGTCCTTGCCGATCAAACTTTTCAAACTTATAGTGAAATTCACCCCCTGCATGTAACCAGTGGCGCTCAATCTTTTTATGCAAGAGCGCCGCTAGTTCGGTGCAGGTCGTATAGAAATTGATCCGTTCATCGAAGAACTGGTCGTGTACATACTTACCTAAAAGAAACAGCAGGTTAGCGCACATCTTGACATAGGACTCACGCCAATCCTCACAGCCTTTTAGTACCGCTTCAAAGATGTCTCTTTGAATTTGCCACACATCGACCAAGCGGTGTTGCATGTCAATGTCAGCGAGTTTGTTACGAAAGACTTGGAGTTCTTGTCCCATGTCAAATACCACGTATTGAGGTTGGTTCATGCTGCCTCCCCATGTACACGGTTATGACGCAAGACTACGATGTTGCGGCGGGCGCTATGGAAATGGTAAGGCAAGCTGTCTGGTTCTTCCAGTTCGGCTGGTTTAACCCCCAAGCGCCGCATGCTTTCGATCATTTCCATGCCGAGGTTGCCAACTGCCATGGAAAACTTTTCCATTTGCTTGGATGGCATTTTGTGGCTCTGACCATGCTTGACTTTCCCAACGTAATGCAAAAGCCGCTGGTAGGGCGCTACCCGGTCTGCTGCACATGCTGTCAGTTCTTTGCAAATGGTCGCTTGGCGGTCGTAGAGGTAGGGGCTGCCTTCCGCGTATTGCTTACGAAATTCATCGAGTTGCTTTCCTACATCGAGGATAATGATTTTTGGTTCCATGGATACTCCCTCCCAATAATTACGCTGGCTTGGTATTTTTCTCCTTGCGGAATAAAAGAAAGTGCGCCTTTATGGGACGCACTTACCATTTTTAACTGTCTTCGTCGTTGAGCATCTTATCGATTCCTGGATCATACTTCAGATACACCCGGCCATCTGGCATCCAGTTCCACGAATGGGGTAGCTGTTCAGTCGTAGTGTCATACAGCCCGTTTGTGTTTAGCCGGTATGCCAAGTCGAGTGCGAAGTTATTTAAGGCATCGTAGAGTAAGTTACTTACTTCATCGTTATCAACTGGAATAGCGCTTGATTCCAGTGCGGCCTGCACCATGTCGGGAATATACGCGTCCATCTGCGTGCGGTCATGAAACCCTGGCCAAAGGATTTCAATGGCTTCTCTGGCTGGTAATTCAATGATTTTCGCATGGGGCGCCAATTCCTTTTCTAACGCGGCTACACTTTCTGCGATGTCGAGGATAATGACTTGCGGGGTCATTGCGCCACCATGTTCCCGGTCTTGATGAAGTTGGCCACGATGTCAGCGACTTGGTTATTCGTACGACGGTCAGCTGCACCCAAACCCGCAATGGTCAAGTTACCCATGCGCGAGGGCTGGAAGATAAACTGCTTGGTCGCGCTTTGGCCTTCGGGTCCGCGCTGGTACATGAAGACACTGACCTCTTGGGTGTCGTTCGCCACGTCTTCCACCGGGAAAATGACTGCGATGCGTTGGATCGGCTCAAAGTCAATCGAGTGCAAAATACCAGCATCACGCCCACGCAAGACGAGGGTCTTCTTGGAACCCGGTGGAAGTTTATTGCAGGTCAGGTTGTAAATCTTGTCAATCACATCCCCGATATTATTCAGGACTGGGTGCGTTACCATGGTTCTCTTCCCCCTTAGGTAGAACGTCTTCTAATAAAAATTGGATAATATCGGCTGGTAATTCGGCCATATCCTTCATGATCATGCCATATGAGACAGCGCGCAGGCGTACCTTTTCGCTGACTTCTTTTGCTGCCCGATAATGGGTATTAATCGGTTGAGTATCAGGGTCGCTGTTTATCTTGAGTGCGACTGTGACTACATCGAATACTTCATCCTCGTTTCCGAGTATCTGTACCAAGGATTTGACCTTTTCAGGGTCAGGCATTTCACTATCCTCTTCTCTGACGAAGATACACACCCCAGGGAGTTTGCCTTTGGCCGTTTCTACGTACAAACCATACCCAAGAGGTTTACCTTCCGTTGCAAGCAACTCCTTCATTTCCTTAAATGTTGCTACCACCTTTGCGAGCGCCTCGGTTACCGACAAAGGCATAGGAGTCTGGGTTTTGCCTTTGATCTTGTCCATCATGTCGTTGAATTGCTTATCCATGTACTTTCTCCAGTATGCGTTTTTCCAGACGGCTTTCTTTGATGAGGCTATTGATGAAGTCCAAGCCTTCTTTGGCGGCTTCGATCTCTTTGAGCGTGGTGGCATCGAAATCGGTCACCACCACTTTCGTTGCTGGATCGCGCTCGAAGATGGTGACGATCTTGCCAGCCATGGGATGGATCACCACCGAATAGAGTTCACCCGTCTCTTCGTTAAACACTTCGGCAACGAACGCACCATAGTGGTTACGGCGCATGTGTTTGAATGCCAAGTCCATGGCGTTCTCAGGGTCTTTGGCGCGGTTCTGCCAAATCAGGATTTTGCCACTATGACCGTAGTAGTTGGTGACGATGGGGCGGTTAGGTGCTGGGTTTTGCGACTGTTTCTTGTTAGCTGCCATTTTTCTTGTTCCTTCTTTTATTTAGTTTAGAGTGCGTCTAATGCTTCACAGCCGAGTTCTAATGCGATGCATGGATCGACGCCTTCATCGAGCCGTTCCCTTACCTTCTTAGTGACGCGGATGACTCCCTTGGCCACCGCGTCCGTGTCAAAGGCATCGGCGAGAATAGCTTCTGCCTTTGTCTTATACGCTTGGTTCAGGGCATCAAAGCGTTCCATGTTGCGTCCCACTGTTTCCCGGTAGCGTTTATCGATCACACCTAACGCTGTAGTAAACGCGGTGTAGTCTTTCATGGCCAGCGCTTTTTCCGCATGGTTCTTTATATCGATGATCTCTTCGATCCGAGCAGCATCGTGTTCAGTACGCATGATGAGCTTTGCGGCCATGCGTGCACTATCGAGCCGCATCTCGTTCATGATAGCAAAGGGGTCGTACGTGGGTACGGTTTCCTTGGAGCTAAAACTGAACACACTACGAAATCCTTCAACGAAATGACCCAAGGCTTCTTTCCACTTCATGGTAGTCCTTTCTTGGTTAAAGAAAAAAGAGGAGGCAACCGCCTCCTCTTTTTATGCCGCTTTACTTCTTGACCCAGCACAGATATTGGCCCAACGTACCGTCACGGTCTGGATCATTGACATGGATACCCGTGGCTATAGCGCCGAGTTCCGTGACGATAACGACCACGCCGCCATCATGCGCCATCTTGGCCGCGTCAATTTCGATAGCGGTCATGCCGTATGCACGTTCCAGCGCTTCGCTGTCGAGCCTGTCGATGTCGTGATAAATATCGACAAGCGCGGTTTTCGTCAACGCTTCTTGCTGGTCGCTATTACGACACTTTCCGCCCCATTCTTGCGGAGTGCCTTCATGGAAACTAAAGGCTTTCTTCAGCTCGTCGATGTTTATCACTTCAGCAAGATAGTTGGCCATGATACGTTTCGCATCGCGACCTACTTCGTCTGTTGCTGGTGGCCCCGCTGGTGTAGTTTCGCGCAAGAGACCAATGCCTTCCAGAATGGCTTCACGACGAACTGGGTCAGTGAAGTGATAAACAAACTCCGAGCCTTCTGGCTTGACAGTGGTTTTGAATTCCGAGAAGTCCAGAAATTCGCCAACTGGGCAGGCACTGAAGTTGGTCTTTTCCGGCAACGGTTTGTCCGTCAAACCGACACGATCCGTCAACAGCACCTTTACTACCCGACCCGAGCCGACTGCTACCTTGAGCGCCACATCGAGTACATGGTACTCATCCGGCCATGTCAGGTCATGGTCGCTGATATTTTGCACAATCGTATCGCCAGTCAGCCACGGCCCAGTGATCGCTTGGTCCACCAACACCCAGCCCTGTTTACTAGGGTCCGGCTCGTAGATACCAATCCGGGACGCCGCAAGGGTAGCTTGATCTTGTTCTTGCGCCGGCGTAAAGATCGCTGCACTGTAGCCCTGAGTCTCTTTCTGGATGTTCTTGAAAGAGGTCAAGAGTTCACCAGCACGTTCCGGCGTCAAGTCCGGTGTCGGGACCCATCCTGCATTTTCGTACTTGACATAGTCATCGAACCAATGACCATTGTGACCGTCTTCGACTTTGAGTTGCTTTTGCAAATCGAAGTAGCTGTTCGGCAGGGTCGGCCACGTCACGATAGCGATGCACTTGTTTTCGTATGCCGCCTTGAACGCTTCGGTCTCGACATGGGTTAGGCCGTACGGGCCGCCATTTCCGCCACCGATGAGGTAGGCGTACAGTGCGGAAGCAGGGGTGGTATTGCGGTGCAGATTACACATACTGCCGTGGAAGTCGGCTTCGTCGCACACAGTACTCACTTCTTTCCCGTGCTTCGTCCATGGTGTCCGGCGATCCTTCTGGATTGCAGGGAAGACATCGTTACCGAGGACAGAGTCGGGTTGAAACGAAAGCGGTAACGATTTCTTCACCGTAGTCGACATCCCGCCCGTATAGTCCGACAAGCCAGGCTGGACATGGCCGAGGCCGCGCACTTCGTTGAATGCAGCGACTGCGGCCGTGTAGTTCTTGTGTGCTTCTTCGAGTGCCCAGGTAGCTTGCGCCGCTGCCTCTTGTGCCGCGTTGTATTCTGCTGCCTTTTCGATCAAACGCGCATGATCGGGTAACTGGATGATGAACTTGGTATCGCGCCAGTCACCAAAGCCATCCGGACCAGCCAAGACAGCGTCCAGTACTTCGGGTGCGACGAAGGTACCGTCTTGCATTTCGAGCGAGGCGCCTTGGGCCTTCAAGCCTTGGAACAGGTGCCACGCGATCAGGAAGCCTTCCGGGCCGTGCGGAACAGTCAGGTGGTGGGTGCCGACGTTGTCAAGGCTAACCTGTGGCGTCTCGCCACCGCCATGTCCATCCGTCAGCTGACGTGTCACCGGCAGTTCATTGGCATGTATCAGTTCGTGTTCTTGGGCACGCAGGTCGTGCGCAAGTTCAGTGACCTCGTCTGCATTCAGATCAGCTGGTGTTTCGAGGGCGGCAGCAGCGCGGGCCAGCAGGCCGATAAGTTCTTTGTTTGCCATGTTCGTTTCTTCTTTCTTGATTAGTTGATTTAAATGGATAAACAAAAGAGGAGCCGAGACCCCTCTTTTTGAATTACATCGTGTTGCGGGCAGTGCGACTGTTGAAGACCGTCTCGGCGGCCTTGTTCACTGCGTCTTCGTAGATGCGGATCGCTTCGCGAGTGAGTGCTTCTTCCGGCATCAGCCTCGGCATGACGGTACTAGGGCGCGAGTTGATCATGAAGCGAATCGCCTTGTCGTCGTATTGGAACAGATGGGTGAACCCGGAACCGCCGTAAGGGTTTTCATTGCGCTGTGCTTCTTGCGCTTTTTCGTAACGGAATTCTTCATCCGACACGCTGGGCTTGATGTAAAACGCCTGGTGGCTGTCGAGGTTATGCAGAACGATGCTGGTGATCTGTCCGGCGCGAATCGAGACCGACATCGATGGCTCATAAGTCGACGGGTCTTGGCCACGGAAACCAGTGGGCGTGACGAGGGAATTGAGCAAGCCGGCCAGGTTGCTGGTAAGGATTCTTTTCCAGAGGCCGCGCACTTCGTTGGGTTCCATGGTCGTAAGTTCAGCCTGCTGAACATCGGGCGAACGCGCGCCAAAGCCGGTCGGGTAAGCCGCTTGTTGGCCGAGACCACCCTTAACGCCACGCAGTGCCGCTGACAGTTGCTGCTGGCCGTTAAACAAACGCGTTGCGTCGAATACGATGTCGCGGCCGTCGACCATGGCCTCGATGACCGCATCGAGCTTGTGGCCGAGCACGACGCCGATGTCGTAGTTTTCGGCAGACACCTCGCCCTTCTGTGCGTAGACGAGCACCGGGAAGATTTCACCCGTCTGGGCGTCGACCAGATGTTCGACGTAATCGGGCAGATCGGCCAAGCGCGTGATCGGATAATCCTTCGACAGCCGCGCGAAAGTGAGAATAGCGAAACCAAGATCGACGCTGCCGGTGATGGTTTCAGGATGGATGTTCTGTAGTGCTTTCATGATTCTTTTCCTCTTTTTAAAATAACGGATGGATGAAACAACAAAGGGAAGCGGGTTTCGCTTACCCTTCGGTGATATGCGACTGTAATTATTTTGGATCAGTGTTATCTAAAGGTACTACGGATGTAAAAATGGTCGTCGCAATCTGGGCAATAGAACTTCGACATGTCACCGACCTTTTTAACAAAATAGCCGTTTGCGTGGTGGCAAAATAAGCGACGAGTAACAAACCATTTCAACCATGGAAGAAAACCACGCCACTGTCCGTATTTACCATCGCCATTATTCTGGGGAGACGCCATGGAAATTTCTTTACGCTGGCACCACGCCTTGGCGGATGAAATTGAAGATGTCGGTCGCGATGTTCGCTTCGTCCTTGCGCGACACACCGGTAGCGTATGCGCCGCTGTTTGGGACGCCTGCTGTCTCGCCGAGGTATTGCTTCGGTTGATAGTGGCGCGTCACCGTGTCATACGACGTCAACGCGGTATCGCCTTTGATCTTGTCGTTTGGTGGCACGACCTTGGGGTTGCGCTGATCTTCGAAGGAGACCACGAGGGTTTCTTCCGGGTAGATGGTGTGCGACAGACGCGCGTGCATCGGATTCTGGCCGATACTTTCGCTGAACATGAATTCGGTGACTTTGAAATCGTGGCGATGATTCACCGAGAGATTGCCTTTCGGATACGCCTTGGCTTCTTCGATGATGGCGGCCGCGATGCCGCGTACGTGAGAAGGAATGGTCGTGTTGTTACCGGTTTCTTGTACTTTGAGCATGATAGTTTCTTTCTTTCTTAAAATTAGATAAATGCGGAGACGCCGACATTAAAGCGCTTCGCCAATTTGATGGCCACCTTTTTACTGATGGCCCGACGACCAGCGAGAATATCGCTGATCAGTGTGGGAGACGCGATGTCTGCCAAATCCTTCTGACGCAACTTGTGGTCTTTCAACAAGAAGCGCAAGACTTCTTCAGGTGCTGCGTCCGGTACCGAGACATGCCTGTCTTCCCACTGCTCGATCAGTACCAACACCAGTTCAAACAACGAGAACAGCGGATGCTGCTCGTCGTCACCGATCTTGTCGGACAGTTCATTGGCCGTGTCCCGCATGCGGTCATAGCCCTTGTCGTCACGGATGGGGTGCAGCGGTAAGAAAACGTTCAGCGTAGTCCACGCTACTTCGAGAGCGCCGAGATGTGCCATGACATTTCCTTACTTGTTGAAATTAATGGTTTCTTTGATCAAGAACTGTTTAATGGCGGCATACACCGAACGCGCTGTGAACAATTCCAGATGTCTGTCTGCTTCGGTTTGGGTGCCGTACAAGCCCAAAAGAATGAGGTCTTCTTCCTTTGGCAGTTCGAGATTGTCATTGGTCGGCCAGGTGACTACTTTGAAACGCTCGTCCGGTACGCTGTTGGCGTTAAACATCACAGTGGCATAGCGGCGATTGAGGATATCGCTCAAACTCTGTGCTTGCTCGTCATCCAAGAACAATGGCGCATCGAGGTTGACGGTGTTGCGAACGCCCGCTGCTGCACCGATATGCGGACTTACCTGTGCCATGTTTTCTTTATGCCGCTTGAGTACTTCTTTGTGCTTGTCGGTCAGCTGGTCTTCGTAGAACGGCACACCGCCGTTGTCCATGGCGACGTTTTCGTCGATGCGTTCGGCGTCATTGGTTGCCATACCGAAGGTGTACCAGCCGAAGTAGCTGTGGGCGAGGACGATACGGTCTTCGCGCGAGATTTTCTTGGATGGTTGTGTCTGTTCTTGGGTAGTCATTTCTTTTTCTTTCTTTGGAATGTAGCCGGGTTTACGTGCTTCCCACACAGGCAGATCGAACAGGTCTTTGGCATTATTGCTGAGATAACCCACGACCCACCATTCTGCACCATCTTTGTAGGTGGCCATCAGATGGTGTTCAGTATTCTTGATCCACGAGACAGGTTCGTCGATGATGAGGGCATAGCCACTGAAGTTCTCGTGTTCAGAGAAACCAACAATCCCTTCTGCGGTTAGCAGTTCATCGAGGCTGGAGAATTCTCTCTGTGGAAGCGGGTCGTCGATATCGACGGAGCCTGGGCGGTGACCACGGAAGGTCACGATGTGGTTGGCCGCTGCGATATTGCCCTCGATGATGATAATCTCGTTTTCGTTGCTCATCTCTTTTTCCTTCTTTTATTTAATTAGGTAAACCTTGGGTGTCAGGAACAATACCATTCACTAAGTACTGATAAATTTCCTCACTTGCGTGTGGTAGATACTGTTCAGTATAGAAACGTCCCATCAACATGTCGTTACTATTGAGACTGACGAGACCAACACCAAAACCAACATTGACCATGTTGGGATTTTTCTCATCCATCTTCATTGTCACATAGCGGCCGGCTGGAAGACCAGTGGCGGTTGTCTTACCTTTTTCAGGGATAATCCAACCAATTTCAGTACGGGTCTTATTGGAAAAAGGCTTAACTACGCCAAGCAGGGCTAAATCTTTATGACGCCAAATTTGATGAATTTCACGCCGCCAGTCTAAAAGACCCATGAAGGTAGCGTTGTTTTTCTTGGAAGTCATTTCTTTTTCCTTTTCACTTTGAGTTTCAGATTGTGTTCGGCCAGCGCTGCTTTGATCTGATCGATCGACTTGGGACCAATGCCAGAGAATTTCAGGAGATACTCCTCAGTACAGCTTGTTACCCACGATTTATCGTAGAGTGAGTGGTTTTTCAAGATGTTCTTGATTCGGGTACTGACATTGAAGTCAGCAAACACATCGACCGGTTTTTTGGGTTTGGCATATGACGCACCCCTACGCAAATGGAATGCCGTGCGTGCTTGTCTTGCTTCGGAACCAACATAGACCGGTTCTGTATTCATAGTCACCGCTTCACCCATCTTGCGTTGTACGCCGTACTGCAAACCCGCAGTAAAGTTTCCGGTTGTCAGGTAGTTGAAGATTGTTTGCGCTGCCTGCTTCGATTGCAGGGGCGTAGCGTGCGCTGCGGGCAACGTATGTGGCATCCCTTTTCCATAGCCACCACGTTCATTCATGAACAACAACAAGAGGGGGTCACTTCGTTCTTCCTGTACCCAACCCAACTGCACCAAGCGCGGCAAATACTCCAGTTCATCGAGGGAGGCCACAAACTTGTTTTCAATCATCATCGCCTCGCGCTTACGCACGAACCAGTAGACGTCGGTGTGTTCGTTATGGTTAGTGACGATATCACCTGACATCGCATTTACCAGTTGGGTCAAATAGGTAATCACGCCATCAACAAACAGCCGCAACTTGCCATTGCAATTGGTATCCATAGTTTCCCTTTGTGAGTGTTCTTCCCTTCCCAATAAGTAGGTTGGGTCAGTATTCTTTCCAAGCACGGCATAAGACCGGGGATTTCTCCCCGGCGGCACTATTTACTTTTATTTCCGCAAGGTCGCAGTCACATACGTGGTCGAGGTTTGAACCGAGTGTTCCGATGGTTTGCCTTGGATTGATGGCGTCACTTCCAACACAATGCCGTGTGGCGACTGTTGAAACATGTCACCCAAGCAATACATCGCATTTACATCAAAACCACCATTCCCGTCTTTAGGGAGCCGCGACAACGCCCAGACACGTTCGCCACGCAACAGTGCTAACCCAACCGCATACAGTTTTTCGTCGACCTTACGGAACAAAAATTGCATCGCTGGATTGGTTATGGTCTCGTGGTATTTAAATGCAACATCGGTACCAAAGAGAGCGGCAATGACGAACTGGTCCAAATGGACAACCTTGACATGGAGTTCCTGCGATGAGAAAATACCTTCAATACGCGATGGCGTATCATTACGGTTGGCGATCGCAATCAAGATGTTCGCGACATCGGCAGCGCTAAAAGGGATGCGGGCTTGGTACTTCACGGTGTGTTCGAAAACAGATGACATGGTATTACTCCTCATGGGTTACTACACGAAAAAAAGTACCCATCACGCTCGCATACGGCGCACTACTGTCATGGGTACAACGGAAAACCTTCTCCTACTACATAGGTGAAACCAGTATTTCTTTGCTTATTGAATCATCGACTTGGGCAACGGCGGTAGTTTGCCTTCTGTCAGATACTGATAAACATAACCAGGTGCGGTGGAAAGCATGGCTTCTTCAGAATACGTACCGATGATAATCGGATCACCACCCTTGTCCGTGCCGGCAGTGTAATCGATTTCTGTCGGATGGGTTTCCGGGTTATAACCTTCCGTACGAGTCGCGCCCGTGATGACATACCAACCGATGTCTTTGAAATGCAGCGTACCGGTTTCTACTTGCGCAAGTTCTGCATCAGACAAGAGAAGAAGTGCAATACGCGCAGACGTAAGGCGGTATGAATACAGCTTTTTGTCCGTCTTGTTGAGATTAGCCACTTGCTGTGCGAGTACATCGGCGACGTGGTCATAATACGCTTTGTCTTTCATTTCTTTACCCCAAAAATGACGAGGCAAGCACCCCGTCTTGGTTTTACATAACCCCTAACGCACGGTCGCGGGCTGCTTCTCCTTCTTCGTGCGTTAGGAAGAAATTGCCGGACTTGATAAGAGAAAAACGATCCACCTTCTCAATACTTTCCCACTTAAGGCGCCCCACGACTAGTCGAAATGTTTTTCTATTAACAATAAGAGTGTAGATGGTTAATTTCTCCATCGCATTAAATTCTTGCACCTTGTTGAGGATAGTACCGTCAATCGCGCCACCCAGTGTGCCAGCCGTTCCAGGAAGACCTCGGTACGCCTTGAGCCTTTTCATGGTTGCTACGCCAGCATCGACATTGCGCAAAAAATCATAAAAAAGACGCATGCAAGTTCCGTCCTTAAACCACACCGATTTCAGCCGAGTGACTTCATTGATATAGTCTTTATAAGGTTCAAGGAGGCCCAGCAGCGTTAAGAGTTCTACCGTCGCCGCCATTCTGTCTTCATCTTGTGGCATTTTTTCCTCCTTATTTCGGTGGCAGCAGTTCTTGCTTATATTCGTCGTCCGTGGTGTACTCTTCACCTGGCAACTTTTGATGGTCGTCCGGCCAGAGGAGTTGCACCACCGGGATGTTCTCACGCTCAGGGTAGGTCTCATGCAACAGGCGCATGAACTCCGGGTCTTTCTGGCGTTGGGCGTCGGTCGAGACCCAGACCACTTGCATCGGTACCGGCGAACCATTACGCTGCCGTGCCACTTCCGGGAAGGTGCCGACGACCGTGACTTTGCGGCTCACCATTTTGTGGGCATACTTTTCCACCACGCGCTGGAAGCGACCGAACTTGCCGAGCACGACACCCTTCTCTTCTTTCCAGCGCTTGACCATGGCATCGATGAATGAGTATGCGACTTCTTGTGGCAGCCGTCCCGAAACAAAGATTTCGGCAAAGCCCATACCCGACAAGCCGATCGAGTAATGGTAAGGATGGTGTTCCCCGGATGCGTCCGAGATCACCGTGATGCATTGGTAACCGCGCGCCTTGATGCCTTCAGCAATCTTAGCGTGAGCGACTTGGTTGTGCAATTGATCGATTTGGTTCATTTCTTATTCCTTTCTTTGGTTTTATTTCATACGGTCAAGAACAGCCACGCGCAGTTCTTCCAGTTCGCGCGGTGTCAGGTTTCCTGGATGCTCGATGTGGTGCAACATCTTCATCAGTATCCAGTCCATCGGTTTTTTCTTTTCGTATTCCTCTGGCACAGGAATCGAAAGCTTCTTCATGGCTTCGCACGTATCCCGGAGGGACTTCTCACCGAGATTGGGTATCTTGGCCATGTACGCTTTGCCTTTGCCGAGCGCTTGCGTCAAATCACCCATCGTCAAAATGCCGTCAGCCTTGAGCACGTTTTCCAAACGAATACCCAGTTTTAAGGCACGAATCGGTGCTAACGGATCGAGCGCACTGTAGTCTTCAGTCAGATCGCGTTTGTACGCGTCTAACACCACATTCCAGTACACAGCGTTTTTCCGCACGTTTTCTATTTCCCACCCATGCTGCGGTGGCAGGTATTTCTTGCTAACCGCATAGCGCTTGAGGAGATGCAGCATCTTCCGAAGGATGCTGCTGATTGCTGCTGTCGAACCAAGGCCATTCTCCACTGCCAACGTAATGTGCTTTACGCCATCGAGATGCCCCTTGAAAATTCTCAAGTTGCGCTCTTGTTTGCTCATCCTTACTCCTCTTTCGTTTGATTACTCTTAGTCATTTCCAACAAGAAGCCATTAAAATCTTCTTTATGGTCGAGGAAATTACCTTGCACATCCGCCCCCGGCATATTTGGGAAACGTATGTGGTCTGGCACGACAGCGCTTGGGTACATGAGCGCAACGTATTCACGAATCTCTTCGTCACGCATTGGTGGGATTTCCACAATGTGGTCAACCCGTCCACGGCGCGTCAACGCCCGGTCGAGCTTATCTACGTGGTTAGTCGATAGGAAGATAACATTACCGGAGAGCGAAGCAATCCCGTCGAGCGTATTCAAAATCGTACTCATCGAAATCTTTTGTTTTTTCGCCTCTTCTATTTTCCCATCTTTGTTGAATACCACGTCTTCACGTTCTGCTGTAGCGGTACTAACATCGATGTCTTCGATCACGATAAATCCGTTCGCAGGTACGGCATCCAACGCCGTCTGGAAAGAAGAATCATCGAGCGTATTCATGTTCACGGTATAAACCGAGCGATGGAAGTGCGAGGCTAGAGCAAAAATGAAACTACTCTTACCAGTACCGGGTTGGCCGTGGAAGATATACGACAATTTGTGCGTGATACCGCGTTCGGCGTACCAGCTTTCCCGTTCGAAGAATTCCTTGATTTCGGCGACGATCTTGTCTTTCACATCGTGTCGAACGATCACAGACTTCAAGTCACGTTTGGGTTTAGCACGCGTGATACCCCACGACGGTTCCCCGTATTTGCGTCCAAGCGCATAGATCGAAATGTTTTTAGGATTCGTCTTGGGTTTGATTTCTTCCAAGAAATCTTCGATTAGTTTACGTTTGGTACCGAAGAAATAAACCTCGACCTCGTGAGTCGTGGTACTCATCGCGGTATTTCCGGCCTTTTCGCGCGAGAACCACGCAGGGCGGCCATGGAACGTGAAGAAATGAAGACCAGTCCCTGGTGTGAAAGCACCTATACCGCGCTGTACAGAGTGTTGGCTTGTTGCACGCTCACGCTCCCTTGCGCTGGAATCAAAAAGAAAACGACGCAAGTGTCGTGAACTCGTTTGTTTCATAAACCAGATGAAGAACGACTCAGTGAGCATATGGCTCGAAACGTCACCTGTATGGAACGTAACGCTCACCGTAAAACGAGCCAGTATAAAACGGAAAATACGGTGAGGAATGCGGCGTAGCGCAAAGGTCAACAGACCGGCACCGGACAGTACCAGTAAGCTACTCACCATGGTCCAGACAGAACTGGAGTGGGTGAGGATGTTCGTGGCTGTGGATGGATTCATAGAAGCTTTCTTTTGTTTGTAAGCTTGTTAATGCAAGATGCGTTCAGCAGGATCAAACACTGTGCCGTCCATCAGGACGATACGCTGAACCTTGTTTTCGATCATGAACACCAAGATGTCCTCGAACGGAGCACCGTCTTGGATCATCTCTGCGATTCGTTGTACCGCATCCATTTCTTGTAGGTCCATTAGTTTTCCCCTCTTTCTTTTATGCCGACAAGGAAAAAACCGGCTTCTCCTTGTCAGCGGGATTGCTGAAGTAAAGAACGATGTTCTGTTCTTTACTGGTTACCTGCGCTGCTTGGGGTGAACGGTACGCCACCGGGTGCGAAGCTGCTACTACCGTCGGCGGCAGGAGTGACCTCTGGTTTTGGTTTTGTAATCGGTGCGGTCACGCTCTGGCCGGCAGCGCTGTGTTCTGCGCGCAGGCGTTCGAGTTCGTCGTGCTGCTTGCGGCCGAACGGATGGCGGTCACCGAATTCGATCTTGTCGAGCGGGCGTTCGATTTCTTCGAGGGCCGTGATCTTGGCAGCGCGCACTTCGTTCTGGATGCGCTTGGGCAGTTTCGTGAGGTCGTCGCTACCGAAGATGACGGCGGTGAAGCCGACGTGGACGAGGTCGTTGACGGACATGTGACGGTCTTGTGCTTGGCTCATGATGGATTCCTTTAAACAGTGAATGAAAGTGGTTACTTGCGTTACTTCACTGGAGTTATATGTGGTTGTAATTTGCTGGAATCAACCAAAAAAGAAACACCCTTGACCACTAGGTGCTTCAAGACCTACCCGAAGGTAGGCCCAAGAGGAAACGTTACATTGTCGGAATGAACTGCAAGTCCGTGAAAAGAGTCGCGTCTTTCATGAAAGGGAATACTTCAAACACCCGTGTCGTGACATGCTCTGCCCATATCTCGGGCGTAAAGCGGCGCAAGTCAAAGAAGTCATGGGTCAGACTACAGTAGGACGGTTTGCCAAAAATAGTGCAAGCACCATGGAGTTCTGTCTGACCAGTGGCCGCACGGCTGGCGCGTTCTTCTTCGCTGTTACGCGACAGGTATTCTGCTTCACTGGTCCAGTTACGAAACTGAGCACCATTTGAAATGGCCAACAGCATGTAATTGGAAGACACCCGTTGAGACCCTACCCGGTCAGTCCGGTAGTTAATACCGGTACGGGATGGTAAGGAGCGGATGAGATTAGCTTCGACTTCTTTCTTTGGGTTCGTAACTGGTGTACCGCTACGATCAGTCAAGATGCATTCGCCATACATCCTGACAGTTTCGGTGCGGTTCATTTGTTCCACTAACAGGCGCGTCACTTCAGCTGCGACATGGCCCATATTGGTACCGACACGGGCCAAGCCTGTCACGCGAAATGGCAGCGCGACAAGGCCAAGGCGGTTGCGGATAAAGAGCCGCATGTTGGGGATGTCAAATGGTGATGTTAAAGGCATGTCTGTCGGAACAAATGTCAAACGGCAATACTGGGTAATGATTGGTGCAAAATACATGAGGGCGCTTTCAAAAGTGGTCCAAGTGGTTAGATGGTAATCTGGACCTAGAGGTTAATCACAAAGGAAATGGTCTTACTACGATACGGTACTACTCTTTCTTTTCTTTCTGTTGTTCGTCAAGCATACCCTCGGTGTACCAGTGCTTGGTGAGTTCCTTGGAACCGAATGCACGTTCACCAGCATGGTCGCGTACGATCACGGCGAGTGCTTCCAGTTGGGCTAAGTTGAATTCACCCTCCAGCCGCACCCGGCCACCATTCGTGGGTGCCAAATCGGAGACCGTGCCATTGGTGTGTTCGGTCATGATTTCTTTGGCTTGGGTGACGGTGATCTTGTTAGGGTTCATGTCATGCCAGCGTTCGGGGTGACTGCCAATTTCCCAACCGATAGCCTTCATTTCTTCGCACAAGCTTTTGATGTGGTCCCGTTGCCAGTCGAGGTACATCGGTCGGTTACCTGCTGTAGCGCGCGCGAGGTCTTTTTCAATTTCTTCTGCTGCATCGAGAATGGTATCGGATAACATGTTCTTTCTCCTTGAATTATTTCTTGTTATTTGCTTGTACCAGTAGTTCGTTCAGTAATTCCATAAACGTATTCATGGTCGCTATCCGTTTTTGTGCCTCAACGGGTTCGCCATAATTGAATTCATGGTCAGCAGCCTGGAACAGCTCGTCCGACAGTTCTTCCAGTTTGCCCAGCAGTGGCAGAGCAAAACGACTGTCTACCTTTAGTGCCGCCAACGAGGCTTTATGGACAGCACGTTGTTCTTGATGCAGTGTCATCGAGTTTCTATCTTTAGCCATTTTCTTTCTCCTTTTCTTTGTTTGATCGGCATAAAGAAACCGAACCGCAGTCCGGTTTCTTCGGTTACTGCGGATTATTCAGCAGTAGATTTTTTCCTACTTTAACGAACCCGTCATCTTCACATCGTCACCGACAAAGTCCAGACTGTCAGCAAGTTCGAGCGCTTTTCCAGCGCGCGTTTTATTGAAGTCTTCCAGCGCGTTCAGGTATGCCGTGTAGAGCACATCGTCAGTGACAAACTGTCGAAACACCGACGGCGCAACAGGGCGCATCATGTAGAAATTGTGGGGGCCATCGTACATATCGACCGTCCCACGGAAACGGTTGTTACCGGCAGCGGGCGCCTCCAATAAAAGCGGCTTTGTGTACATCAGTACGCCACCACCCAAGTCAAGGGTAACGCGTTCAATGACATTATTATCCTTCCGGACCCGCGAATTGATAACATGCCCACCGAGCGACATTGCGTGGTAGCTTAACACACCAGCGAGGGAGCCGCGAACAGTTTCCGTAAAGTCAGCCACGTCGTAAGTACGTACCTTACTCTCATCGCCTTCACCGATGTGTTCACGCACCTTACGGCGCACTCCCATCTTGTCGAGGGAAAACAGAATCGACCGTTCGATTAAACCCATGACATTCGATGCAAGGAACATGTCCTTGGTCGTTTGTTTGCGGTTCGACTTCAGTTCCGGTGCAACTACGTCCGAAAAGTAAAGCGCTACCTTAGCATCAAGAGTCGCATTCAGATCGACTTCTGGAAGTGATGATGCGCCAGCGATCGACGTTGACTTCCATTTGACCGGGATCAGGAAGTCAGGCAGATCGTGCAGTGTTTCCACTTTCTCGGGAACTGCTGCGATGGTGATGATGCAAAACGGCAGAGCGATGGTGTCAAAAACTTGCATGGTATTTCCTCATAAAGAGAATGGTCGCTCCCAACAATGGTGTGGGTTAAACCGGGGTGGACCAAAGACACGAATGGTGGTCTTTGGTAGTTAGCGCTGACACCACGAAGATGCCGCGCTAAATTCAGATAGACACAACGAGTGTGCTATGACAATTCGGTGATATGTGACCGTAGTCACTTTGGTACTACAAGGTACGACTGAGCTTGATCGCGGCGCGCGCTACTGAGAGATACTGGTCCAGGTCATCGAGACCAAGATTGATACGTTTGCCCGTGTTCTCGCCGATCATCTTCAGCAAGGCTTCAGTACTAGGTTCTTCTTCGGTCACGAGGCCAATCGGGCGCTGTAACGAAGGCAGGAGGACGTACGCTAAGCGATCACGCAGCGATTGATGGTTGTGGAACTCTTTCGCCACGTCCCGCGCTTTATTGACCAGTTCCCGGACCTCGTGGTTCTTCAAGGGCGGCGGTCGTTTATCCCGAGCACGCGAGATGCCTTCCAATGCCAACCGTCGTTCAGCATCGGTAACATCGTCGCCGAGGAACTCTGCTGCAAATACGGCGATGAGTGCGATGGTTTGCAGGCCATCTTCCATCTTCCAGTCCGGCAAAGCCTTGACTTTGTCCATGTCGAACTCGATTGTGTTTTCTTCTTGGTTCATGTTCCCTCCTACTTGATACTTAGGCTAGGTATTTTTCAACTTATAGTGGGGATCGGGCTTGACCCAGTCAACTATGACTTCGGTGTAGGTTCCCATCCAGCTACCTTGACCACGTTCGTAATAGTTCAGCATGGCAAAACTAGGCTGCCGGTTTAGCAGATAGCCAAACGCAATTTCGGTGCGTTCGAGGTTCCACTCCCACGAGCCTTCTACTTTGTACGTACCTGGTTCTGGTACAGAATCGACATACGGCGCGATCCAGTCCAAGAAGAGGTCGATCTCATTGCCGCCATGATTGATATCGCAATCAATCTGAAGGAGCGGGTGTTCGTACTTTGGTTGGACGACATTGTCCTTGCTATCGTAGTGGCCACAACCAATGCGGTAGAACCGTTCCAGTTTCCAGAACGGATGATCGGGTAATTGGTCTTTCGGGTCTTTTTCAATATCATCCTCTTCGCGCTGATTAAAGAACCGAGTAAGTAGCGTATGCACTACTGGTCCGATTTCTTCAATTGACTTAAGGATGATATTGAGCCTCAGTTCATGAGAGGTACCCATTTCTTCTTTCCTTTCTTTAATTAATGGAATAGAGAGACCGAGCGTACCCGGTCTCTCTTATATGCCAAGCTCTTTACTTCTTAGGGAGGACTGGACTAAACTCACCGTCAGCCTGTGGTATGACCCCTGTTGCAAGGTACGTCACCACATGCTGCTGTATCTTGTCGTACTCGCGCGGATCATACTCCAGCATGTCATGGTGAACGCTCTCACCACCGCCTTCTGGAAACTCGCAATAGGCCAACAGAAAGCGGCCACGGAGCAGCGTAATGGTAGCTGCCACGTAACGTCCTTTTGTTGGTGGTGGTGCTTCGTTCGCTACGGAGTAAATACTGCGTTGCAGCCGGAAGATACGCGCCTGTGCTTCGTTCTGTAACAGGTAGACCCGGTAACCGAAATGTGGATCGGTTTCGCATTCTGCAAATTTATCGAACACTTGGTCGATGATTTGCTTTAACTGCTCCGCTCTTTTCTCAGGAGAGCGTTCTTCTATTGGTATCAAATCGGCCATGCTTATCCCTTACAGATTGAGAATGAAGTTCTTAAAACCTTCGTCTGGTAACACATTGTGATCACGCAGGTAATGCATGTAGCCTGCTGGCCATACCCAACCTTCGTAGTGGAATTCGCGCGAACCATTTGATTTACCACAGCAACGACAGGGCGAATAACCGCGGTACGCCACAACTGTTCGGTCATTCGCCATTTCTGTACGCTGTTCACGTGGAAGATCGATTTGCGTATTGTAATGGTCGACAATTTTCTGATAACCAGCCAACAAGCGTTCCTCAACACTTTTAAGTTTTGTAAGGAACTCTTCTTGTCCGTCCCAGCTTTCCAATTGCGCCACCGGAACGGGCAAGTCTTGGCCATCGTAATTGTTGTACCAGAACCCAACTTCCTGTGCCGACCGGCTAATTACCGGCACCGGTGCGACTTGATTTTCCAAGGCACGATCCTTAAATCGCTGTATCCTAATCGCTCGGCTATATTGGGAATCAGTCATGGTTACACCAACGCTGTCTGGATGCCGGATTGACCTTGGTACTTTCCCTTACGGTCGGCGTAGGACACTTCGCACTCTTCGTCGGACTCGAAGAAGATGAATTGCGAAATCCCCATACCGGCGTAGACCTTCAATGGCAGTGGCGTCGAATTAGAAATCTCGATGACGACCTGACCCTGGAAGCCCGCTTCGATCGGTGTGACGTTCACAATCGCCCCGGCGCGCGCATACGTCGATTTACCGACACAGATCACCGACACATTGCGCGGAATGTTAAACGTTTCCGGGGTATGGCCGAGGATGTAGCTGTTCGGTGGGATAATGCAGAAATCCCCTTCATGGTCGACATAACAGTCGTCTTGCATGTTGAGTGGATCGATCAGGGCGCTTTTCAAGTTCGAGAAAATCTTGAACTTGCGATCCAGACGCACATCGTATCCGAACGACGACGACCCATAGGAGATGATGCGCTTTTCGTTCCATTCCGGATCGCCGTCGAAGTCGCTACCGACAGGCACTTCGCCCATGGCAATCCGCGCCACCATATCGCCATAACGCGTTTTGACTTGATGAGGAACGAATGGCTCGATCATCGGCTTGAACTTGTCCGATTGGAACGCGCGTTGGAACTCGCACGATATGATTTGCGAACGGTAAGCAATAACGTCACGTTCGATCAGTTTTTGTACCACGGCTTCTTTGTGTGGCTCGCTGATGAAGTTGTTGTAGCTTTCTTTGCTATACACGTCCTCGACGAACGTCTGGTCGAGACCATTGTTACCGATCACCTTGATGTGAACTTGTCCGATCGGTTGTTCGCATTGACGACGAATCCACTTGTCTGATTTTATCATGGTGTTCCCCTTTTCTTTAAATTGATTAGTTACTTCTTTTCTTTTGGAAGATTGACGAAGTCAACCGCAATAGGCGCAAATTTTGTTACCATTCCGTCTTTGATATCGTCGGTCAAGATAAATGGGCGAATACTGAAAGCCACTTCTCCTCTATCCAAACCGCCTTCATCGACGATTTTTTGAGCGATGCTACCGTACGGCCCATACATCGTGACATCGGCCAGCATGCCTTGGTCGGACATACGAAAGTTGCGGCCAAATGCTACGGCATTCTTTTCATCGACCTGTATGTACCGCCGTGCCTCGTCGTAGTTACGCAAACGCGGTGTACCGTACTCACCGCTGACATGGCGTCGTTTGTTAAGCATTTCGACAGCCGCAGCGAGTGCTTCTTCGGTAAACACGATCCCATTCGCATCGGGAATCCCGGCCGGGCGCATTACCACCGCAGTGATTTCTTTCTTGGTAGATTCCGACATGGTTTCTTCCTTTACTAAATGTGTACGCCGAGTGCCGACAGCACTTGATCGTCTGTAGTTGACGCGGACTTCCCTTGTGACTGCGGCACTTTTATCACTTGGTATGGTGAAGTAGCAATCCGGTACATTTCCCAAGCCGCACTCAAGTTAGGTTTCGAGGTGAGTGCATAATGCCCGATCTTGATGTAGTCAGCTGGCGGATAATGGCGCAGCGCCATCGCGTATTCAAACACGGTAGGTACCTTGTGACGGGCAGTCGAGTAGCCGAGTACAGATTGTGCAGATGACCAACGTGGTACTTCTTGCTGTACCTCAAACATCTTGTTGTAGTGTTCCACCAATGTTCGGCCGTCGATACCTTTCGGCATGAGTTGCCTCAACTGATGGTGAACCTCCCAGTTTGGTTGAACTCGTGTCGCGGCTAATCGTACATTTTCTATGACATCGACCCAGTTATGAAAAGTGAGGCCGTTGTTCGCACCCGCCCAGTGATCGACAATGATAGCAACACGGTCAGCGATCCAGTCCAGATAACCGCGTGGCTTCCAGAGACGAATCGGCGTTGACTTGCCGTTCGGTTTGAGCGGTGCCGGAATAATGTACACGGTGTTACTATAGTAGACTTCGTTGAAGTCGTACTCAAAGTTACCGTTGTAACGGTTGCGTGCTGTGACGAAGTCGTGCGAGAACAGATGGTGCTCCTTCATCAGGGCCAGTCCCTCGTTGCGGGTCTTCTTCTTCCACGACAGGGCGTACTTCTGGCTGAGCAGAGACGGCACGACCTTCCCGTGACCACGAATCGATGGCACGCCATCCAACAACTCAATGTCGCTTGGATGGTTAATGTGGATTGCTTGGAACATGTTCTTTTCCTTTTCTTTTGTTTAGTAGAGAGTCGGTAAGGAGACATGGGTCTTCTCACCCTTACACAGATTCCAAGTATGGAGTGTGCCACCATCAGCGGGTTGATCGCCTTCGCCGAACGTATAGGCGTACATCTTGTCGACGACCGCTACCTTGGCATTCCTTGCAAACATCCCACCGATCCCAGGTGACGCAGGTTCGTAGGTAATGTGGATACGGGTGTCGCCCGCTTCTGCCCGCTTGATGAGTTCAGCAATTTGGCCCAAGGTATCGCGCCCAATGATTTCACTAAAGCGCTTGTGGTAATAGTTCGCGGCACCACCCGCACTCTTAAAGCCGCTATCCACAAACTTGCCATCGACAAACGGTGCTGGTAGGTGTAGGGTGATTTCACCCGCATGGCCAAACAAAAAGAGCGAGACAGCGAGGTGATCCATCCACGCCGCACCACCAGACTTCACGTGGCTCCCTTGCGGGATGTTGTGGTACGCGTGTGCCAAAGACCACTTATACAGTCCCGACGTCATAGGTTTGGTCTTGTCCCGGCCCGCTGTGCCGATGATTCCGTAAGTGGTCACGGTTATTTTCCTTTATTCCGAAGGAAGTTCTTTGACTTCACGCATGGAAACTTCAATCGCATCCCGATCGCGACGGGTGTTCTCGCCTTTCTTTTCCTGAATCCGTTTAGCTCGCATAGCCAAGGCCAAGACGTTGATTCCACCTCTTGGAAGAAACAATTCCGCTACTATATCTGACGCTGTTTCTTTCTTTTCCATCTTGTTCTCCTTCTGGTATCAATACGTGTATCGAGTCGATAAAGTTTGACAGCGCGGCAAAAAAGAGAGGCCGTAGCCTCCCTCTTTATTTTGGCCGACCTTGGGCCAAGAATTCCTGTACATGGCGGTACACCTTGTACACCATGACCTTGGTCAAGTGTGGTTCAAGTTCATCACCTTGGCGCAGTGCGATTTCCACCATGAGCGCTTCCATGGGTGTCAAATAACGTTTCGTGGTTTCTTTGTTGTTGACACGCTTCGCTGCTGCATTCAACGCCAAAATAGCGTCGTCAGCATTCCCGCGCATCTCTTCCAAAAGGGCTGGATCAATCGGGGACACTACCCCGGTTTCTTCATCCACTGCATTGTACAAATGGTTGACGACGCCAATGAACTCTTGTGCCACATATAGCCGCATCTGAAGTTGGTACCAGCCACCGTCGTCACCCACATAACGCCGCAAGTCGTCCAGTGCTTTCCAAGGACGGAGTTTTAACATGCGCCCTTGGTCTTCTTCATTTTGCTTGCTGTTTGCAGCGACTTCAATCGAGACTTCTCCTGCTGGGCGACGGATGAAATCATACGCCGATTGTTTGACGACTTTCTTCTTTGTACTCATTCTTTTATTTCTTTCTTGATTTAGGCGCCAGCCACATATTTCATCGGATCATTGGCGCCGCCGATACGGTTAGCGGCATCCCGTTCCATTTCGTTTTTGACTTCGATTCGACCGATCAGACGCTCCAGTAGGCGATGAACTTCTGCGGCCTGGCTGGCGGCCGCGCGCAAGCGGGGTTCAGTGAAGAGTTCAGAATCGTCTTCGCTCACGATGTCTGTCGCCGCGCGCAAATGGCCGCGGATATCTTTCATCAATCGCTCGGCCTTCGATAGCTTTTTTACCATTTCTTTTTTCCTCTCTTTTACAATTCCTTGACTGCCACAGTTTTGCTGAACAATGCCCACTCGACATTCTTCAACTTCTTTTTTAATACCGGATTGGTTTCCAAGTCTGCACGCAGTTGTTCAGCGAACTGTTCGAGCGCCAGATTCTCGCTGCGGACCATGCGGGCTTGGTGACTGCTGTAATTCGCTGGAATCGGGATCGTGCATTCAAACCACTTTGATGCGACTAACACACGGCCGCTGTCTGCATCCTTGATACCGATTTCCATCTTCAAATGAAACTGTGTAGCATCTGCTTTGGTGGCAAGTACGGTTGGCATCATTTCTCTTTCGGTAGCAATACAACGAAGTAAGATAACAAACAGCGGTGACTTTTACGGCTTAGATAAAGGAGAAGTCCTTAATCACAATCTGCCACGACGCTTGCCAGTCGCGCGCGTCTTCGACTAAGCCTGCGATGTAGTGCTGGAGAAAGCGCAGTTCAGCCAGCTGACGGATGCGGGTCGACAGGATCATCGGATGATCCAGCGTATGCTGTTCCGGATAGGTCGTGCATTTGAACTCTTCCGGGACCACAACAACCGCCCCCGTCGTTTGGCAAACAATTTCCACTTGCAAGCTTGCTTTGAATACAGCTTTCTGATTCATGGTGGTAGGCTTTCAAGAACGTATGTTAGTCACAGCTACTAGATGTGTGGACTTGCATACTATTCCCCATCACCATCCAAACTTGTAGGCTTCACACCGAAAGCCAAGAAGCTCACCAAACGCCGGATGAATAGCGCAAACGCGATGTCGTTGTCGATCACGATTGCATCACTCGGTCCCACGAGGTCGACGCCATCGAGTTTGTCGTCTTCTTCCTTGGTCAGCATCTGGTACTGGACATGCAGGTGGCCAGCTTCGAGTTCTTTGGCATGCATGTAGACACGGTACCGGTCGTCACCACTGATGATGCCGGCACCGATGACTTCCGTGTTACTATCATCGATCAAGTCGAGGGTATGGATTTCCGCATCCTTTTCGGGCGGAAGCTCAGCGAGAAGCGGATGGTACACCATGTACACCAAACGCAGGATGGGCGAAATCCACAGACGTTCATCGTAGTTCATTTTATTCCCCTATTCTTCATTGTTAGTTAATAGTGAGCTACTGTTCAGTATGCTCCCTCCGATGATATGTGACTGAGGTTTTTTCTAATTTCTTTTATTCCGGACAAAAAAATAATGGACCGGGTAGGGTCCATTAAGTTAAAACGGGACGAGATCGTCATCGTGCACTACTGCTGGTATATCATCCGTTTTGTCCAGTTCACGCTCTGGTACATCGTACGTGGCTTGGATGTGGGGTTCGCGGTACTGAACATCCCTCACCAATACCAAGTCATTGCTAAACGTTAATTGAAGCACATAGTACTGGCCCATGTATTCTGAGCCATAGACACCATGCCTGACTAGCTTTCGCCAGATGGCCTCGCCGATCGATACCACGGCCTGTTGAACAGCCACTGCTTCCTCGGCGGTCAAGGGCGCACTCTTGTCAATGGTGCCTTGGGCCAAGAGCGTAAAGATTTCAGGACACTTGGCTTTGAAGCGCATGACCTTGATCATCTCATTAAACAGAAGTTCAAGGTCAATCCCAGTTGTATATAAACATTCCCCGTACTGGTGCACCGTTTCGTTGATGTTAAAAATAAGGACGGTTGGTGGTTGGGCAACGGGCGTGATTGGGGTGTAATTCATACGTCCTCCTTTTCAAGACGACACAATTGAAATCATGCGAGCGTGGCTCTCGGTAACGGTACGGTAAGACGCCATGGTCATCGTACAAGTTGTGGTGGTGAATTTGTTCAATCAAAAGTTCACCCAAGTCTTGGACAAAGGTGATCACCGCGCCATCGACATACATCGCGTAGCGGTGGTCAAAGTCACTGATGACTAAACTGAACAACAGTGAATCTAACCGATGGGTTGCGCGCCGTGCGTGTCGTAGACAAGAGACAATCTCTGCTACCATTTCGTCAGGAAAATCCAAGGGCTTTCCTGACTGTGCTGCATGCTGGCGAAACGCTTTCATCAAGCGCTCCGTATCGAGCACAATGACAGTGGGCCACATTACTTTCTCCTTGCGTATGCTACTCCTACAGGATGATTCGGTTTGGTATTTTTAGCCTCCGGCATAAAGGCCCGCGTTAAGCGGGCACTTATTATGCACTAACAATTTCGCCAGTATTGGCAATGACTTGAACAGCACGGTCGTCGTATAGAACGATCATGCCGGGGTCTTTCTGGTTGGTGACTGCCAGTCTCTTCCCTAGCACTTCTTCGGTCCAGGCAGCGATCATTTGCCGTTGGTGCTCATTCTTATTTGCATCGTGGCCACCAACACGGGCTGTCATGATGCGTACTTCTTTGCCTTCAGCGATCAGTCCTTTGGCCAATCTCACGATGGGTTCAATGGGTGCACCGATTCCCTCGACGCCATCGCCTCGGTTATAGACAGCTAGCGTGCCGTCAAGGTCAAAGCCATACCAGCCGCCATCGCCGTCTTTGTGATCCAATAATGCAATGCGCAAATAATCCATGTTTGTATCTCTTTTGGTATTCGGAAAAAAGAGTCACCCCGTAGGGTGACTCAAACACTTGGCGAGGAGACAACTGCACCAATGGATGCTTTCGAGCATCCCATAGCATTCTCACTGACGATTCCTTGTCTTCCCTCGGGCAAAGAGGGACATCCCAGTTGACAAGGTCTACTATCTCGGCGGGTTCCGTGATAGGCATTGCTGCATGAGGAGAATGCTACAGGCTGCACACAGAGCGGCGACCGCATGTCCGCGATCCTACACGCCCCCCTCCTGTTGGTTAAGGGGCGGTATGCTCTTTCCTGTGTCTGCGCCCGAGAAGGGGCGCGTCAAAGAAGTGTACAACTTACCGAAAGTAGAGGTTTCCAGCCTAAATATCGGTCACACGGATTTACGAGGGTGGAAACCCCGAGCGATTCTCTGTCTAGAGTGCACAGAGCCACAAGTCCGTAACGCATGTGCGCTATAAGACGAAGCACTCAAACGTGCTGGAAACAGTGAAGGGGCACTGCATACCAACAGCAGAAGCAATCCCAGAACAACTTCTGGAGTCTTCGTCTTTCGTGGGGTCTTCCCCAACTATCTTCCTAACGTATGCTGGGTGCATAGGCATCTAATAGCCGCGCAGAGGCTGCTCTGTATAGACGCGAAAAGATAGCTCCGGCTTTCACGGATCATCAGATAGCTTGGTTAATAGTTTTGCTTCATCGTCATTCCCTTTATACAAGTTAATGAAAGTTCAGGTAGGTGTCTACTAACATACAATACAGTGTTGCCGAGTAAAAACTTATTTACTTAAAAGTTCTTCTTCAGTTGCTGGTTGTGGGTCAGGGCGGGCTTGAATCAGTTTCAAGAGTTCGTCCGATTCCCGAATTTGGATGTAATCGTCAAACTTGCCAAACACATGCGAGTGATTGGCTTCTTGGGTAATCGTGATGACGAGTTCAGAGGCCCGTGCATCGGTCACCAAGGCCAAGGCCCGTTCTTTCAATTCTTCGAGACTACAGATTGTCCCTTGTTTAACTTCACGCGACCCTTCCATCCGGGCGGCTTCTTTCTTACCGTGAGGTGTTAGCATCTGACAGATAAACACAAACCACGGCCTAGCGAATTTCTTGATTGCCATTCTTTATTCCTTCTTCCATTCTTAGTGACAATGCCGCGCGTTCAGCTTCTTGGCGTAGTTGTTTGATGAACCACGTGAAGTACGGCACTTCGTAAAGCTTTTCGAACATGGCCATGGTACCAACGCTCGTGATACAGGCTGCGCATTTTCCACAGGCTTTGAGTTGCCCACCAGCGCCGTCATTGAAATACAGGCGTTCGCCATTGCGCCACCATACGGGCATTTCGCACACCCAGACATACTGGGCGACTTGTGGCCAGACTTCACGAAGGATGTCGATCTTTCTTTTAAGCTGCAAGGGGAAGACGACGGGGATACAGCCATGTTTAGCAAACATCTGGATGTTATCCCAGGTATTTGCAATATACGGAATCATACAAGCAACTTGGTCACCGGCCACATAACCGATTGCGAGTTCAGTATGTTTATTGTGGTCAGAAACTTGCAGCGCGCCCACAATCCACATCGGTGGTTGCGAAAAACCTTGGTCAGCCATCGAGCCGTTGAAGATATTGCCAATCTCCACAATATGGTCACGTAGTACGTAATGACCGGTCTTCTCTTGCAAAGCTTTGATGATCTTTCTACGTGCGGCCAGTTCTTTGGCGATCTTGTCTTCACCAACAAAGCCCTTGACATACACGGTTTCGACATTGCCCTTTTCCAAATAGGTCTGGAGCATGTAAGAGGAATCCAGCCCGCCTGAAAACAACAACAATGGTACTTTCGTTTCTTCGTTCATTCTTATTCTTTCATAATAAAACCCGCTACCTGTGAGAGTAGCGGGTTTATGCCGGAGTAATTACACGGGATCGAACACCAGGTCGGCGCCGATCAGGTCGACCTTCAAATAGATGATGTCCGTTGCAGCTTCGAGAATCGGATGTGGCAGCGGTTCACCATCCAGGTAGGAACGCCCATTGCGGTGGTTGAATCCCACCATGTGCGGCCCTTCTTTGCTCAGGATCAGTTGGTTCGTTTCCTTCAGGACACGGCCAGTGATTTCGAAGTTGAAAGCGACCGATGTGAACTCGCTACCCAAAACCGACTTCAGGATAGCCGACTCTTGACCGAAATACTGTACGGTGTCGGCCGCGAACACCACTGGGTGCGAGAAGCGCAAGACGGGATACACTGTCTTCTCTTCTTCCTCGGTGATGACATCGTGACTGTTGACGGCCCGCACGATATCAGCCGCGATTACTTCGGTGCAGCCATCATCACCGATCAGCCGGAAGTACACGCGTTTGATACTGGCCTTGGCGTGATAACCGTGTTCGGTGCTATCTGGATGCAGGTTAATGTCACCCAGCGTCAGCGGTACATCGAAGCGAGACGCGCCGGTGGTAACGACTTCGCCATTGGCCTTCACGTCACGTGGCGACACGATAAAGGGTTCGACGAATTCGTGCTCATTGCTTCCGAAGTCATCGATGACCAGGACGCGTTGGTTGTCCAGCCGTTCACCACCACGGCCTTGCGTGATATGCGCATGATCGTACCGCTCTTGGGTGACGGTGATTGGAACACGGTCACCCTTGATCAGCCTGTAGGGTTCGCCAATTTGTTTCATGTCTTCGGTAAAGTCGACATGGACAAGGACCCGGTCTTTGAAATCATTCATGATCATTGCATCGATCAACGACAGCACTTGGCCGAACGTGTGCTCGCCGCTCGCCGACCGGAAGAAGAACGGATGGCGTTCGGCTTGTTGCGGGAACTCTTCCGTTGCGTTGGCGTCTTTCGGGGTTTCCCAGACCTTGCTGTTGGTGCCGAACATGTAGATGATCTTGCGCTTGAACTCGTCCCAGTGCTTGCCGCCACGCGCCACGTAGGCTTCGTACCATGGGCCGCTGTCCCAGTCGAGAACGCCCGATACTTCAAGTCCGGTGTCGAGCGGAATAGCGTCGATGTTTTCGCGCGTAATCGAAATACCGCCACCCGTTTCGAACGTAGTGAGAACGGAACCATCGGCGCGTTTCACGGTGACGGTCTCCGTCTGTTTATCGACCATCGGTTCGGTCGCCACGACAGCACCGGAATTGAGCAGTTCTTGGGCACGCACATGACGGAAGTAAATCTGCGCCCAGCTTTCCAGCTTGATCTCGCCCGCTTCGTGGGCGTCGAGGGCTTCTTGCGCCGACATCGGAACCGGGATACCGATCAGTTCTTCTTCCAGCACCTCGACTGCGTAGCCTTTCGGCAAGGCGATCTTGTAGATGATCGCGACGTGGTACTTGTCGACTTCGACCGTGCTGTTGGCGATGAACAGGTTGGCCGGGGTCAGAGGGAGCTTGATCGACCAGCCCGGATTACTGACTTCGTAAATACGGTATTCTTCGCCCTGCTCGCGGTCGCGCCCGACAGTCAGGGTAGCTTCCAGGTCGAGACGCGACTTCTCATCGAACACCGCGTCCTTACCGTCGACATGGCCGCCCCAGAAACAGGCCGTCATACCAACCAGTTTATCTTCACCGATCTTGTCGGTGCGCTGGAACATCCAGAACACTTCGGCGCCGTCGGATTCGCGAATGCTGCTGATGGCTGCACACGGCAGTGCTTGGCGCACGCCGAGATAGTCTTCCAACAGGGCGCGCTGACCGATCACGTGGTAGGCTTGGCTCGCTTGCAGGAACTCGTTAAAGTCCCATTCCGTAATGCCGTCCGAGAAGCCGTGAGGGCGTCCAACGCAACGCACGTTTTCACGGAAGAACTCGGAGAAGAAACCGAGGATCGATTGCGGGTGTTTCTTAGGGTGAATTACGATACTCATGCTGATTCCTTTTCTTGGTGTGTTTTCTTTTGTTCATATTCGATGGCATCGGTCTTCAATGCCAGGGCGCGAAATGCGCGTTGAATCAATACCCGTTGCTGCGTGATGGTCAAGGCATCTTGCTCGACCGGGATCGTAATAAGTGATTCTTTCACCTGAGGCCGGTTAAAGCGCACGGTGAAGTTCCAGCCACCGATCTTGTCGTTGGTACCGTAGACGACCATCCAGACATGCTCCGTCCGTACCGTGAGGCGACAACTACCTTCGACATGCATGAAGTCAGCGTAGAGACTATCGTTACCGCTCGGCTCATGCTTAAAGAAGGTTTGCGAAGGCAAGACATTGTGCTGCCAGCCATAGCTGCGCGAGATTTCACAGATTCTCTTTAAAGCACCATCGAACCACGCACTTCCGGATGGGGTCGGGTGCGAGAGCATCTTGGCCCATGCATATTGCTCGCAGATTTCGTGTACCATGTCCGGCAACAGCGTTTTACCATCCCACGCCCACCAAGAGTCTTCGTAGTGATGGCGTACGAAGACCTGGGGTGGATACCGTTGCACCATCACCATGACGACGGTTGCCATCGTGGTTTTCCCGATCAACTGTTTTTTCAAGAACAGAACCCACGGCACACTGCCATCAGGATTAAATGGCCGGGTCCGGTCTTCATAGAAACCACTACCGAATTCTTCTAGGTGCTCCATCCAGCCGTTTTGCGTGATGGCTGCGCCAAACCCGCCTTGTATCTTGCATTCGTTAAAATGCTGGGGCGTAATGGCCCAGGCGGTTGTAGTGAGTTCCGCAAACAGGGCATTGAGTTGTGCCAAGTCGTCATCGCTCTGATACGGATAGAAGTTTAATGCTCCCGCATTGCGCGAGCACGCCCGGAACACTTCCAGCGCATCGTTGTTCGCTTCTTGACTGGCGTCGGGCTGATACTCGAAGTTGTCCGGGTTTTTCAAGTACTGCGCAAGTTCCCCATTCCCGCTAAAGGTATCGAGAAAGGAAACCACGGGCACTGACGGCCGCAGCGGTTGGAGTTGCTGCATGAATTGCTGTTGCAGTTCACGTAATGCACCTCCGCCTTGCATGCTACCCAATAACAGCAGCGCTTGGGCCAGCGTATCTTCCATCAAGCTCAAGCGATCGCGTGGTTTCGGTGGTTGTTCACGTAGGATTTTTGCAAATGCTTGAAAATCTGACAAGCGTACTTCGTGGTCGTCCATGGCAGTTCCCTAGGTTTGTTCTTATACTACTTTTGTATGGTGTAATTTTTCAGTCTGCCATGGAACCCACCCGTAGGTGGGATGGACTTACTTGGCGTAGAAGGCAATCGAAATGCAGCCTTCCGGATCGGCGAAGTCGACGCTCAGATTGAGCGAAGGCTGTTCTGGGTCGATATCGACCGTGCAAGCAATCTTGCACGCCGTGTCGTCCAACATGATCACCCAAGTACGCAACTTGGTGGCCAGCGACACGAATTCGATGGACTGTTCGCTGTTGGCCGATACCAGCTTTTTCGCTTTGTGTTCGGCCATGAATTCGCTGATGACATCGAGCGCCATGTTCTTGGTGATGTAGGGCGTATCCAGACTGGTGGTCGTGGAATCTTCCGCTTGCTGGATCGTGGCCAAGACGAGGGCTGACGCATCCGCCATGTCGCTCGCAAAGTGTGCCGTGTATTGTTCGCCCATGCCGGCCGGAGAAACTGCCGCGATCAGTTCGACATCCAGGTGCGGGTTCATCTGGATCACCTCGAACACCTCGCGCAAGGTCTTGGCCGCTTTGGCCAAAGGTGGTGCGTACTTCGAGAAGATGTGTTTTTGGTAGTACCCCATTTCGAGCAGGTTGAAGTCGAAGGCGGGGACTTGCGTAGTGATTTCGAGTTGCATGGTAATTTTCCTTGTGATTAGTACATAACAGAAAGGGAGGTAGTATAAAAACAGTGCGCGGCATAAAAGCCACCCCGTGGGATGGCTTTTACTTACTGTTGCTTAGCGTGTGCGCACCTGCTCAGATCGATGCCGTGCTCCTTACAGACGAGCGCAAGGATAACGGCAAGGGAAAACAATACAATGATGCGAACCGGGCGGTGCATGGTAATTAAGCAGCTTTCTGATAAACGTTGGGCCAAATTTCTTCAGCGGTAAGGTAGCCATTCGACCGGCTGTTTTGGTGTAATTGCTTGGCCTTGAGGGCGATGTCCCAGCCTTCTTCTTCCGACACGTAACGCCCAGTGTTCGTAATCCAGCCATACTGGCAAATCGGTTTGCTGTACTGGCTGTTGTACCACTTACGAATGGTGGCGTGGTCGATGGGGGCTTGGCCCGCATAGATGATACCGTAGTAGTCCGTCATGGCGGCCAAACTCACCATCTCGACTTCAGGCAACGCCCCTTGTGCCAGAAAATCATTCTTTGTGCCGATATACACTATTTTGCTTGGCGCGATCTCAACCGTCTGGAGTCCTTTCCTGGAAAGAACCAAATCTTCCTTCGGTACGCCCAGCCCGATAGCGTGGACAGCCAAGAGTCCGGCCAGTAGTGCAATCGCACATGCTGTCCAGAAGGCGGCATCGTTGGGGGGTTTGACAGAAGACAAATACGTCGCCATGATAACTGCGGCGACAAAGAACAGAAACGCCAGTAGTGCAGTGTAATGCTTGACAATCGTTTTCATAAACAGTCCCTAAGTTCTTGGTTGTAGTAATAGCACCTTCATAACCATTACTACAAGTTTTCTTTTTATATTGGTTTTGTTGCTTCACTTAACGCGCGTCAAGTGGCTACCTTTTGATTTCGGCCGGCGGTCGTTAATGATTTCCTCTGGCCACTCACGGTAGTTGTGCTTCGGTATCGTTTCGCCTGCTTTACCGATATGGCCATACAGGTTCTGCACCACCATGAACACACCTATGTGTTTCGCTGGTACAGCCACCGCATAATTAACACGGTCGTAGTCGGCACCCGCCTGTACCGACACATCCACGACCACACCTTCTAAACCCATGACAACGCCGTCACCATTCAACCAGAGAACGATGTTTTCGCCTAGTCTGAATTCGGTATTGCCGGGTTCGATGAACGTGCCGAATTGATTGTTCGATGCTTGGAAATGCTGACGCAGCAGGTCGATGTGGTTCTCCGTCACAAACGCTTGAATAATAGGTGCAGTTTCTTTGTTCATTTCTTTTCTCCTCGAAATAAGAAAAAGACCCGCTACCATTTAAGTAACGGGTTTTAGATTACGGCTTCTTGGTAAAGCGCCACTTGTCGATACCAGGTGCGGTATCGCGTGCCAAGATGAAGAAGTAATCTTGGGCTTCAGCAAACAGGAGATAGAACTCACGGTTCGCAGCGCATAAGGCCACCATACCGCCATTGTCTTCTGCAATGACAGCTTGCCCTTCACTCATCAGCTGCCAGAGACCCAACGCCTCTACGTCGTCAGGATGGTCAAACTCGGGCGAGCTATCGGGTGCAATTTGAAAGGTGACGCCGACAAAATGTTTCATTGGGGACTACCTTTCCGTTTGCGTTCATAGGTCTGAAATACATAGACCAGTTCAGAGCGTGGGCATAGCTGCTCAGTTGTTTCCGTCATGTCCCACTGGAGGGGATCGAAGGCAGGGAAATGGGTATCGCAATGGAAATCACCCTGCACCCGCGTTAAGATCATCTTATCGCAGTAGGGGAGCGCTTCCTTGTAAATTTCACCACCACCGATGATAAACACTTTCTGGTCATGTTGCGACATCCAGAAGGCATCGTCCAGCGAGTTGGCCACCTCGGCCTTGAACCCAATAGCCGATTCTGTCAGGTGCCGCGAGATGATGATGTTGCGTCGGTTCGGAAGCGCACCACCCGGCAAGGAACGGAAAGTCTTCCGGCCCATGAGGATGGTGCTGTGTAGCGTGGTGGCCTTAAAATGTGCCAGATCAGGTGGAAGACGCCAAGGCAAGTTGCCATGCTTTCCGATACCGCCACACGAATCGAGGGCGGCAATGATAGTCAATTGCCTCATGATGCTTTCCTAAGAACAGCCGCCCGAAGGCGGCCTGGTATTAAACTGCGACCGGATATTTGATCGCGTTGTGAGGGTGATAATTTTGGAGTTTGAAGTCCTCATACTTGAAGTCGAAAATGTTCTTGACTTCTGGATTGATCCAGAGTGTCGGCATCGGCCGTTCTTCGCGCGCCAGCTGGGTGAACACGGAATCGCCGTCTGAATTCGGCAAAATCTGGTTCTTGTAGATGTGGAAGTCGCCGAAGGTGTGGATGAAGCGACCCGGCGCCATGTCCACGCACTGCGCGATCATCATGGTCTGCGCAGCGTAGGCAGCGATGTTAAAGGCACCGCCAACGAGGCCATCGCAGGAACGCTGGTACAACTTGCACGACAGCTTCTGGGTCTTGACACCGTGTTGCTTGAAGAACGTCTTGAGCTTTTCACGCTTCTCGAAGTCGAACATCGCTTCCCAGTATTCCGGGTTACAGGACGTACCGATGTTCGGGATGGTCTTGCAGAGATGGAACAGGTCGTGTTCTCTCACGAACCACTTGAAGTCGCGTTGGACGGCTTCCGGCAGTTCCGGGATCATGTCTTGGACGCTGCGGTCTTCGACATAGTACTGGAACAGCGTGTGGCACGGCGCGAGTGCCATCTTGCCGTCCATGACGTTCTGGTGAGGTGACTTCGATTCGTCGGGCAGTTGGGCGACGTTCCAGGCCGAGACGATATGGCGCCGCGAGTTCGGGCGCGTCTTCAGGTCGTCGATCAGCTTGGCGATCTGATTGATCGTGGCATGTTTGGTCGTGCTCGTGGGTACGCCGAATTTGTTGAGACGAATATGCAGGAGGGCGCTATGATGAGCGCTGAGTTTCTCTCCGCCGTCAAGTGTGAGGGATATAGTACGATCTTCTTTGAGATCGTCCAGCCCTGCCTGTGTGAACTTCTCGGCCATACCAGCGGCCAGCATGTCTTCGGCCATTTCGATGCGCTGTTCCAGCGTGAATACGATTTCGGCATCGTTCGCTGGGTCAGGCCAGTTGCACCATTGCTCGCCGTAGACCGGGCCGAGGGCGCCGATCTTGACGTTGTGGGGATTGGGCTTCAGACGCGGAATATTGTGTTCCTTCAACAGTCCATCGATGTCGATCGAATCGTTGACCAGTTGGTAATAGCGTTCGCGACCCGCTGCTTCTGCACTTTCGAAGCCAAGCCTTACGACTTCGTCCTTCCCTTCAGGAGTATTTGCGAAATAGCCCTCACACTCCTTCTTCAGCATCACCAGTCGCTCGTGCTGCGTGTATTCGAGGTCTTGCTGGCGCACCGCCCACGCACTCCAGATGTTCACGTTGCGGTCGGTCAGTTCGGTGTTGTTGGTCGAACCACGCAGCATCCAGAACAGTTCTTCCAGATTGCCGCGCATGAAAATCTTACGGCTGGTGTCGAGCGGGAAGCCCTTGGCCAGATCGAATTCCAGTTGCTCACCGAACAACGAAATGGTACCCGTGTTGGTACGGTCGGTACGGATGTTGCCCTGAGTCAGGGTCTTACGGATCAGGTCGTGATAGTTTTTCATGGTTTCTTTCTTTTTAACGTTGGTTCTTTTTCACATTACGGAGCACAGCACGGTGTGATTCCTTCAGACCTTTGCGCGTTGCGATGGATTGATTCCATTGTTGCCGTTGTTCTTCTGGCGACAAGACCACAGGTGGCTTATCGTTCGGACCCAAAACGACTTCGATGTACGGCGGCCATTCGGACGGTGCCGTAAAGGGATCGACGACGTCGAATTCCCAAGCATCGGGTTCTGACGTATGGCTGGCACTGGCATAACGAATGCCATAATCAGCCATGATGGTTTGGGCGTGGCGGGTCTCCCCGACATCGGTGGCGACCTGGGTATTGATGGTGATTTTCATGTTCTCTTTCTTAATTAAAATCCATAGGTAGAAAAATAAGCAACCGCAAAAAACAAGCCACCTACAGCAACAACAACAATAGCGGCGCTTATTAACAACCGGCCGTTGCTCTTTTGTTCACGCTGGTATGACGACAACTTGGTCTTTTTATTCATGGCCGGTAACTCACGCAGCTAGTGGTGGTGGTATTGCTATTCCCGCTAGTTGTGATGACGCAGACGACACCTGGGATCGTCTCGACAGTCAATAGTTCTTTCCTGCCGTCTTTTGTGTTGATATCTGTACGGTTCAAGATACGGGCAGGATTGGGATTGGTTTGGACACCGACATACTCAGGACGATGTGCTTGTGCTTCGTTTGATACGAGTGAAGTCGCCCCTATCAGCATACCAATAAAACATAAACCAGCAATAGCTGAAACTTTGATTTCTTCTTTTTTCATGATACTTTTCCTTTTTATTTATTTTCGTTGAATTACATTAGGAGTCTGGTGATTATCGATCCGCCATGTTTTTACCGGCAAACCACAGGCCAGTAGAATATTCCAAACTAACAAGACGATCGCGACCACATATTTGTCGGCGCTACCGTCATTCTTGCGTTGTGCTCGGTGATGACGCATGGTTATTGTCCCCGTTCGTTTTTACGTACTTCACGTACTCGCATCCATGCTTTACCGAGCCGATTCGCACCGCGCCAGTTACAGCGATTCAGAATGCGTTCGTCATACTCAGCTAAGCCTACGCCCCAAATCCTATCGAACTGGGATGCTTCAACAATTTCGCGACCTTCGGATGCAATGAGCATCGCATCTACCTCAGGAATTTGGCGTGCCCGTTCGAGACACACCTTGAACATCATCTTGTCGCGCTCTGCCTCCCACGCGGTTTCGTCGTAGGGTTTCACGTCCCGTCCCAAGTCTTTGTACTTACTTGGGTGACTTGGCTTCATGATCTTGGCGGCTGTAATTTTGTCACCAAAGAACATGGATTTCCAAAACATCATTCCCTGTTCCCCGCAGTCAAAGACCATGTGTTTGATGCGGAAGCTGTGTTCTTGGTTCCAGTTGGAGAAAGGATGCAACGCACCAAAGAACAGCAAGAACTCTTCATTACTGACGTTGCTATACATCCTTGTCTCCTTTAGTCGTTTTCGTGTACAGCTACTAGACCGGAAGCATAAATTTCCAATGTGTAATCCTCCGGCCATTCCTGATGCATGGTGGAAACATCTGCATCAGGAAATCTTGCTTTTTCTTTATCTTTCTCCTTTTGAATAAAAATCTCAACGGCTTTGACTGCTTTTTCTTCGTTTTCTTCTGCCACCATAAATGATTCTTGGCAAAAGCTTTTGGAACGCCATATGTAGAGAAACATATTTCCCTCCTTTTAGGAATGCAGGTGTTCGTAGACTTCGTTGGGATCGCTGACGACGAGACGGTGCGTCTCGAACGGGAAGTCATCGGTGGCGTCCATGCCGTAGTACTCGCACGCGGTGATTTCCCATTCCCGAATGCGTGTCCGGACGTACATGCGCACTTTGTCTTTGGCACGATCTTCATCGCGTTCGATGACTGACACCACTTTGTAGCCCTGCATGGGCGGTACCCAAGTATAACGTCGCATTGTTTTCTCCTTTAATCAACAGTAACTCGAACACAAACAGTAATACCGTGAACCATGACTTCGAAATGGTGGTAATAACCATTGTCGTCCAGTGGCGAGCGACTGATCTCTACGCCGTAACAATCAAATTTTCCACGCCGTATTTTATTCGAGATTTTGTTACAAGCGTGCTTGATGGCTTTCTCGCTAAGTTCTGGAAACACTTTTCCTACACGTCTTAGCATGCTAGAAAAATAGTTACCTCCACGATTTCCCATTTTACTATCCTAAAAGAAATGTTTATATGCTTCAGTTGCTAATAAGCACAAGCCGCCAATGAACACACCGAAGAAAAACCACGATCCATGCTGGGGTTCTTTGAGGGGTGGCTGGCCTTGACGTATCCGTTCTTGCCGCACCAATTCCTTAATTAACGGCTGCATGTCTTTTTCGACATCGAGGTAATTCTTCTCTCGCTGATGGTTTTCCATCGCGATCACCGTAGTACGTTCAAGAATGTTCTTTTCAGTCAGATTGCATTCCTGTCCAGGTTGAGCGCGGCAGTACTTGCATTCATCCCAGGTCCACGGCATTGAGGTACCACCACCTTCGCGATATTCCACCACACGACATTCCTGTGTGGTTAATTTTGGTGCAATATGTTCCACAATACTCTCTTTTTTTAACGGTTGCGTTTCTTCGATGCTTTGGAGGCTTTGCGTTCTTGAGTGCGTTTCGCTTTCGAACGGTGCGGGCGGTTGTTACCCAAGCGCTTAGGCGTATTCAAATCAGGCGGAGGTTCAGCTCCTGCAACCTGCTTTGGTTCATCACTCCATTCCTTCATCATCGCTTCCATTTGCATCCTCCGCATCTCGTGCATCATCTTTCCTTTCTTGTTGTGGTGGGTGTTCGTAGTCACAGGTGTTGTGTTCACACACTTCGCCCTCGATGTCTTCTTTGCGGCATTTACCCGGACATTGATAAAAGCGTTTGATGCTGACGGGAATCTGGACCATGGTAATTACAGCCAGTCAGGGAAAACCATAGCGAGCGCCATCATCGCCCGCATGTCAACCGAACCATGCTCGACTAATGACCCAAAGCGGGAAATCGTAAGGGTACATTTCTTTTGGTACATACGTGCAAGACGGACACGCAAGCGACGTTCGGCGCTATACAGCTCTGCTTCACATACGGATGACCAGAGAAAGTTCTTCCCCGTTTTATCGGCGCGCCAGCCGTCGGAGGATTCGGTGTCTTTCGACCAACCGACCGGGAAGGGGAGCATGATGATTTGGATTTCATCGACGAAGCGAAACAAGCGCAAGATGGCCTCGTCGCACCGGTTGCGTTTGTCGTCGATCAATTCGATATTCAAACGATCTTGGAAGACGGTAAAGAAGTACGAGGCATAGTCGTACGGGGTGCGGTCGGCCAATACCAAATTCCCGCTCTTGTTCTCGTGGAGGGCGACCAGGGCTTCCATGGCATGCATGTTGTCGCTCATGACTTCGCCTTGGAAGTTCATATTGAAGTCCGGGTCTTTCAAAGCATCGCCCTCTTTTTCGAGGTTATACTTGGCGTAAGTATCGCGCGTGGTCGAGAACGCCGACACCGTATCAATGCCACGACCCTGCGCCAATTCTTGGCACGCGTTCATGAGCGATGTTTTCCCGACAGCTCCAGCACCTGCAAACATAATCAATTTCATAACGGCATCCTTCATGTTGGTAATATGTGACCTCAAATAATTCTAATACGGAATAAAAAAGGAGGGCACAATGGCCCTCACTTTTATGCCGCAGTTTCCAGTTCAGCCAATTCCAAATAACTCATCTCGTTCAAGAACCCCTTGATGTCGTCTGGATTTTCGCGGAAAGCTGCTTGTACGTCGCAGCCCAGCATAGCCCGGAAGACCAGCGTTGGATTCAATTCAACACCGGGATACATCAAGTTCACATACGCATGAATTTCTTCATTTGTCATGGGGCCGACTTCATACGTGTAATCGACCCGTGATTTGCGGAGCAAGGCAGGGTCGAGTTTCTCTGGATGGTTGGTGGTCATGAACACCATCACATCATTAAGCGGAATGATGCCGTCGAGCGCGTTTAAGAGACCAGCCAAGGTCAAGGCATCTTGTACCATGTCGGCCAACGTGGTTTGTTGTGCGCTACCATCCTTATTGCGCGCATTGACCACACTGCTTGCTGCATCCACATCTTCCACAAGGAGAATGGCTTTGGGTGGTAGCTGCGCAATGGCACGCTGCAAGGACTTGTTACTCATGGACGACAGATCGAGGAGAAACACCGAACGGTCATAGTGGCTCGCCAAGGTCTTGACAATGCTGGTCTTGCCGGTACCGGGAGGACCCTTGAGCAACGTGGTGATTTTGTAAGCAATACCGCGCGCTTTAAACCATTCGCGTTGGTGGACAAACTGGTCACAGTTGCGGATCAGTTTCTTCTTGAGGTCTTCCGAAATACAGAGCGTACGCATGGCGCGCTTTTCAATGGCAGCCACTTGTTCCCAGCCGCCATTGTGGCTATATTCGTGCATGGTGATTTCGTTGTCACCTTTGCGGTATTCAAACGACTTCACCAAGTCGATAAGTGCTTTGTGGCTCCGTCCGAGCGTAACGATGCGGATGCCTTCTTTGACGCGCTCACTGCCCGCAGAGTCCATCTTGAACTTGCTGAACCAAAAGAGGCGACCTTTGTAAAAGAAGATGTGGTTGCCATAACCTGGTCCCACCACAGTACTGGATTCTTTTTCATTGCCTTGGTAAAAGCGACCGGTATAGAGCGAGCGACTCCACTTTGCCCACGGGCTTTGCATGAACCACACCAAGAAGAGAACGAAGTGGTAATCGTTGCCGGTATAACCAGCGTTGTTCATTTCAATCGAAGTGGTGGTCGCATTGACGATGGTCTTCCAGAGCGACCGGGGAAGATTGCGTGCCAAATACGTGACGGCACCAGTTAGGTAAAGCGCGAAACCTGCCAGCAAGGGATTGCCTTTGACGGCATTGGAATACTCTACGATAAAACTGCCGATAGTATCAAACATTTTTTTACTCCACTGGATTAGGACAAAGAAAAAACTACCCGGTGTTCTGGGTAGTTTCTTGTAGACTAACCAGGGAGGTTAGTCTAGTGACGTTGGACGAAGATGGGTTTGGCTTCGCCGTTACGGTACACCCGTGTTTCACAGGCGGTGATGATCTCGATTTCATTGGCACGCTGGCCCATGTTTTCGATTTGCGCGAAGATGGATTCGATCGTGGTACGCGACGGTTGGTCGAGGTTTTCTGGCCGATCCACCTTGAAGGGTAAATCAGTACGACCCGACGGCGTTTCAAAGAAAGCCGTACCGTGGCGTTGGTCCGGGTCAAGATGGGATGCGAACCCAACCACCACATCACCACTCAACAGATATGCCACCCCGCGCACCAACGCTTCGACTTGTGCAGTCACCCACAGAACGAAAGCGCCGATCCAGTCGAGCGGGTCAAGCGAATAAGACTTTTGTTTCATGTCGTCTCCCTTTTAGTTGGGTGCTGTGGCTTTGAACTCGTTGTACGGCATGCCTCGGCTACTGAGATAGGGCACCGAGTTGGGTGTACCCAGCATACCCGACATGTCGAGCACGTCGTCGTCCAGAATGCCGCTACGATTGTCCGGCGGGGTTTCTGCTGGCACTTCTTCGATTTGGCAAATAACGCCTTTGCCGCTGTAAATGTCGGTGAACTTCGATCCAGGCTGAGCGCTCAGACAGGTGCCGTCAGGTTTCACCAGCAATTGACCATTCTGGATGATTTGCGATTCGCCGCTGGTCTTAGCACGTTCGGTAGCGTAATGGATTTCGAGCGCTCGCTTGTTGGCGGTGCCGTTGACCATACTGCGTACTTCCGCGGTTGTGACCTTGGTACCTGCGCTTTGCACCATGCCTTGATACGAGCGCATGCCGAGCACGGTAAAGCCCGCTGCTTCGGCCTTGTCCATGATGTAGTTGAACATGAAACGGTCCAAACGCGGCGCCGCCGTCAAGCCTTGAAAGGCAAAGCGCACCGGGTAGTTGGTCAGGCCCAGACTTTTATGGTCGGCGTAAAACGTACCATGCTCGGCCATGCCGTTGGCGTCGGTGTGAAAGCACAGGACGAGTTTGTTTTTGTTGCGATTGAAGAGACGGCTAAACAGATTCAACATGATAGATAAACCTTTCTTTTAATTAATAGGAACTACAGGTACTACGGTACAAAGGGGAAATACAGTATTTGCTGGTTGGGGTACATGATTGTCAGCGAGATGATTTTTGAAGACTGCTTGGCATAATGCGCCACGAGTGCTTCGATTGCACCACCCATGCTGACGTTAGACAAGAGCACCCGTGGCCGGTTCACCTTGATCATCTCTTGTCCGGAAAAGGTCCGGTAAAACAAGGTTTGCTCGAATGCGACGATGGCGTGGGCACCCCATTTTTCCAAACACTCCCAGTCATGGTTTTCAAAATAGGGATCGCGTTCTACGATTTTAATAAGTGGGAAATACACTTGCCACTGCTTTTTGCACAGACTACCAAAGCGACTGAGATAGCGCATGAAGTTTCTCCGGAAGCGGGCATAACCCTAATACAAGATAGCTAGGAGAAGTATTTTCCACCATGCGGCATAAAAAAAGGAGTGGCGTACCACTCCTTTTTATTAAGCAGTTTCCAATTCCACACTTGGTACTTCAGAAACAGGTTCAGCAGCAACTTCTGGCACAGGTGGCGGAACGACGACCTCGCGCCCGAAACGGAAGATATCCAGATACTGGTTGCTTACGACCTCTGCAATCGGCAAGCCTTCGTCGCCATCCAGATTCACCAGCAAGTCAAGCTGGCCGGTGTAGACCAACGACGTGGGTGCTGCTTGAATGCTGATCAAGCGCGACAGTTCGTCAATTGGGGGCAAACTGGCGTTGATATAGTCTTTAGCCGTCAGGTTGATATGGTAGCGCGCATTCACCAGTGGAACAATGTCACTCACCATGCGTGCCGACGGTGGAATAGCGAATACAATACTGCGGCCACGCGGAACATCAGAAAGCAAAATACGGTTGTACCAGAGGCGGGCCATGCCGTACTTCTTGGTCGCGCTCGTGGGGCGCACAAGAATTTCGGTATTCCGAAAGGCAGGCGGAGCTTTGGGGATTGCCAGCGGATCGCCGACAATGAGTAGCGTATGGGGGGTGAATGCAGTGCCGTTATCGAAGTTGATGAGGTCAATCACCACATCTTCGGGCGGCTTAGTAAAGTCAGAAAGAAAAGACATGAGGGCACCTATCTATGCGATTGAGGCGAAATGGAGGACATAGAATAAGGCGGCATAAAGCCCAAGGCGTCCGTCACCTTGGGCTTTATGGGTACTACTGTGGACACACCCCGCTACCGGACGTCGACACCCGGTGGCGATGTGGTTTTGCCGGCGGCACTGGATTAGAGCGCTTGGGCAGGTTAGTGAACCGGGTAGCTAGGCCGATTCGGATGGTTGCAGTGCCCCCGTCACTGAAGATTTGGTCGGGGATGCGAACGGCGGGCGTAGCCCATATGGCGCGCGCGCCGTTCGTTGATGGCCCATGGATTTTCCACGGGCCGATTCGCACGCGGCGCAGCACAATGAAGTGACCTGCGGCGCGAATGGCGAAGGGTGCCTAGGCCGGTTGGCGTAGGACTTAGGCAAGGCGGACGGAGCGAGCACGATGGGTCACTCCGCCGGCCGGCGCCGGAAGGTCAGGTCGACGAGGTATCGGTAATCGAAATGGTCGTGGTCGGACTTCGCCCGCCCGGTTTCGATCCGGCGCCCAGGCCGTGGCTGGTGGTGCCGAAGGTCATCTTGGTATCCAGGTCACTCAGGTCCGAGCCACGCAATCGGTGGACGGGGTAAGTGGCTTGGAAGCCGGCGCCGGAGGTCGAAGTCGAGGTCATGGTATCCAGGGATGTCGAAGGAACCCACAATCGGGACGAGGACGTCTCCGCCATCGAACCGAGGTTGACGGTCGTGGGCGCAGCCATGGCAAAGCCAGGGTCTTTGTCCGCGACCAGGCCCGCGAAGCCGGCGCCGTCGATGTGCTTGATGATACTGGTGCCTTCAGCACTCGGTGCGTGGCCGAAGCCACCAGGTGGCGAGGGGTTGAACAGCGCGAAGGTGGCGAGCATGATCAGCATCATGAACACCACCGTTCGCAATCGTAGCGATTTGAACATGGGAAGCTCCCTAGTTATGGTGGTTGAAAAAAGAGGGTAACCACGGGGTGTAGTTACTCTCAGACAATACGTTGTTGCATGTAAAAAATCGCAACAACACCAAAACCTACTTACACACTGAAGGTTTTAATTCTGGAACACGCACGCGGTGCGGCACGGCCACCGAGTACTACGGCAAACAAACGCGGCATGAAAGTATTGCACGCACAGAACAAGGTCACCATGATGGCAATGGTAACGACCGGTGCAATGGCCCAATACAGTTCGTACGGAAGGATGTGCTGGACTTTATGGTACACAAACCACGTCGCAAACAGCACCGGTGCATGGGCGATGTAGATGAAGAAGCTGTATTTGCTCATGCGCGCGCAGTACTCACCAAAGCGGGTGCCTTGCAGCAGCGCGCTGGCTGGCCATAGCAAGAAGGGTGACGCCAATTGAAGCCAGGTCGTTGACTCAGTACGCGTTGCAACCACATGCGCACAGATTACCAGAAACAAGACGAACGCGACGACGGCACAATGGTCGAGGGCACGCAAGTTCCAATTGCGCACTGCTGCTAAACCACCCAGATAAAACATCACTGCAATTTCACCCGAACGCACCACGGGGCCATCCACATTTCCGATGAAGAGATAGAGAACGGCCACTAGACCCAGGTAGGGCACATGGCGCAGCATGACACCCATGAGTGGCGACAAGAACAAGACAACCAGCAAGTCACGCAAGTAATGCAGCGGGTAGTTAATCGGGGCCGACTGGACGCCGAATGCGGTATCGAGCAATGCTGCGGTATCGGCATGCACCAAGTCCACCGACATGGTGATACCGAACTGTTTCTGGGCCACATATGCTGCGGCCAGCAAAGACAGGTTAAAGACCAAGAACGGAACACCGATGGTGCACAGTTTCTTTTTCAGCATGGCCACAGGAGCGGTAAAGACAGTTCCTGCTTGGAACAGCAGGTAACCAGAGATGCAGGCCATCATCGGTACCGTCGTACGAAACACGGCATTTTGAATGAAGGCTTTAAACAGGGCGAAGGGGGTATTGGTCACTTCGGCCATAGGGACATAGCTAGGGGTGTGCAGAAAAACGACCCCGGCAATCAAGATGAAATTCAAGATCATGATGCGTTGGCTGGTATTCGTATCGAGAGTCATGAGCGTGTTCTCCAAAGCAAACGTAAGATTAGTGTAGATAGTCTACAATTCACCAAGGTTATATGTGTCCAAAAAAATCTAGCATGCCTACTTGTGCGGCATAAAAGGAGGAGCCAACAGGCTCCTCCTTTTAGCTTCTTACAAACTTTCGACTAACTTTCCACGAACCAAGGAAAGTATAGTGTTACTTCAGCGGGAGCTTTGGCGTACCCGACGACTTCAGTATCTTGACCGTGGCGGTCTTGATCTCTTGCATGTCGTTGGCAGTGGCCAAGACCCGCAGACGCACATTGTAATCGACCAAGGCACGGCTAAAGGCCCACGTCTTGTTGACAAGATTCAAGGTAGCCGGGAATGGCCCCAGGGCGGCACCAGAAGGCAGTGGGTCGATATACACCTCGACCTTGCCACTTGCATCACCCACCATGTCCATCGTGCCTGTCAAGCTCACCGTGGTGCCTTTGATTACTGGTGCATTGACCGTGACCGTCGGTGCGACAAGTTCCACATCGGGTGCGGTTGGGTTACCGCTGATATCGATCACACTGATGGGTTGCGCGCCGGAGGCCGCTGCACTATTACCACCGGCATTTTTGAAGATGACCGTCGGTGCTTTGTAATTTCCAGGTGCCAGTGCAACCACCCGAATTGTCCACACACCATTGGCGGCCGTGATCGCCAGTGGTCCTACACCGACAGCACCGTCAGAGTTCGACGTCGTCGGGCTCAGCGTGACACTACCCTCTGTCGGGCTATTGGTGACGGTACCTGACAGAATCAGGTCATCGCCATCAAATTCCCACGACGTGATGGCCGCAACAGGGGTCGGCACAAACCCGTTCAACTGGTAAGCGCCAATGTCTGGGGCCAAACCACGGTTCTTGCCAAGGCAGTCTTTCGTGCCATAGGCGCCAGCAGATGCCGTACCAATAGCAGGGCCAGCAGCCACAGGCCGCGCATCGGTATCCACATTGACAATGATGTTGGTGGCTTTCGTGATACCCGATGTTGCTGTGGTCAGCGTGGTGTCCGTCAGGTTGTTAAGCCTTTCTGTAGGCGTACCATTCGAGTAAGTCACTGGTTCGCCGCCAGCACCAATGAAGATGTTGTCGTTCAGTTTGACGGGCAGGTAACTGGTATTACCGACCCTCTTGCCAACCGCTGTACCGCGCCGCACAAACGTATTACGCAACACTTCAGTGAAGCCGCCATTAAAGGCAATCGCGCCACCATTGGAAATGATGAACAGATTGTCGGTGATGCGGCAAGTACCGCCGTACAGACCTGACTGCACCATGACGTTGGTGTCGCCGGCCATGCTACTCCAGAAGCGGTTATACCGCATGGTGGCAGGTACCACAGGCGTAGCACTTGACCGGGCCGACAACATCCAGCCAACGCGCCCGGTATTTTGGGCCGGATCATCCACGCGCATCCGGAAGCCTTGAATGATAATACCGGAATTGACTTCAGCACCATAGTTGGCAAGCCGGGCAATTTCAATACCCGCAATACCGTAGTCGTACCCATCGTTCCGATGGACATCGTCCACCCCCAAACCGGGTGCTGGCATGATCACGCAATAGTGCGTATCATCGTGCCCGCTCAACTGCGTAAGGTCAGGGATGTCGGTGGTTTTCTGATCGTCCGCGACGTACGCGTAAATCATTTCATTGTTGGTCACCAAATTGCGTGAACTCAACCACGTCGCAAACGCTGCCCAGTTCGCATGCGTTTGTCCGAGACCAACGGTCTGGATGTTAATCCCTGGAATCGGTGTGGCCACAAATGGCGTGATGGTCAAGGCACTCGTGCCTGCCATTGCAGTAGTCGTACCTGCGCCATTCGTAAACGTGATTGCTGGTGCCGCGTAGTTACCACCTGGTACACCTTGTAAGACAGCGGTAAACTGGTTCCCGACAATCGTGACCGGTGTAGCGGCTTGACTAACTGCGCCATTGGGAGTTGCAGCCGCAGCCAGCGAGATCGAGCCACTGGTTGGGCTATTGATCACTGTACCCATGACCAACACTTTGCGCCCCACAACTTTCTGGGTAACAAAGGTCGCCACGGGCAATACAGGCGGAACAACCGTGAACGTAGCGCCCCCCGTCGCATCGGGACCAGCACCGGCGTCGTTGGTCAAGTTCAGCTGCGGGATGTCGTAATTACCGCCAGGCACGTTGGTAAACGTGACTGTGAACGTACCGGTACCAAAGGTCGGCGATTTACTAACGACCGGGACACCTGCTTTCTTCAGCACCATGGTGCCGCTGGCAAAGGTCCCGCTGGTCGTACCGGTAATTACGACCGTTTGGTCGGTAATACTGATATTCGTGATCGCTGCCGTGGCGAATGGCGGCAATGCTTGGGCGGTCAACTGTAGCGCACCGGCATCGGCCGCGGTACCACGGTAATACCCACGAATGTCTTTGGTACGGTGGGCTGTCGAGTTAGCACCGCCAATAACCGCCGAAGCTGCTTTTGGCAACAGATTGTTATCAGGGTCTTCAACGATGGTACCGGCACCCAGTACCGTAAAGCCACCAGTGTTACCGGTAATGGCAGCATCGGTGTAGTTGTTGGTGCAGTACTGCGAAGCGGCCGCAGGAATGCCTTGCACTGGAACAGCACCGCAACCGACATACAAATTGTTACGCAAAGTAGCTTGGCGACTCTCGCCGGCACCTGCGCTCCAATTCATAGGCGTGATGTTTGCCGCAGTACCGGTACGGACAAACGTATTGCGTTCAACATTCGCACCCCACGTTGCACCCAGAAACTTAGCGGTACCCGATGGTTGGTAGAAGATGTTGTCCGTGATCGTGCCGGCGTGGCCAAACTCATAGGTCAAGATGGCCACGGCAGCCGCACCGGTCACTGTCGAGCGGATGAAGTTGCCAGTAAGTTCTGGATGGCGCAGGGCATTCCACGAACTCAGCATGACGCAGACCGAGGCTGCTGTGTCGTTTGCGGCGGTACCGGTCAAATTCACCCGGAAACCTTGCACGCTGACACCGGAACGGATGTTCAGTCCAATGGCACTACCACCACTGGCCGTTCCGATGCGCCAGTTAGCGATCAAGCCACCATTGGCCCAGTTGTACGGACCACCGGGTGGGTTGAGGTCTTTAAAACCCAGACCAGCGGCGGGCCGGAGAATCCAGTACCGGGTGGCGTCGCAATTTCGACAAGTAAGATTGGCGTAACTCAACCACTCAGCTTCAGTGGGTTCGTAGTAAAACTCAGCAATCCCGATCTCATCATTGGCGACTAGGTCGCGATTATCGAGATGGGTTCTCAACCCAGCCAGATTGGTCGCGGTTTTTCCTGGGCCAACGGAAACGATATACGGAGTAGGCATGTATAATTCCTAACTTAAGTGACAGTCGGCGTTTTGAAACGACCGTACGAAGGGTATCGGGTCATCCAGTCGGCAACGATTTTGTTATACGGTGTCGTTTGCGCTGCCACGTTGGCGGTAGTAGCGGCATACCATCCGTCAAGTTGCGTCACGCACGCAGCCAGACGCGGGTGAGGGTTGCGTTTCAGGATATTCTCGCGCGCATACACCCATTGTGAACGACCGTGCTGCGCTGCGTCGCGTTGGTTAATCAGTTCGCCGGCAGTACCGTGGTTCCAGTCTTCCGAACCAACTGGTGGATACCATTGTGCCCATTCTGCCCAGCTCGATGCGATGGTGTGGAAGTCAACGGACTGCGCCGCCTCATCGTTCGGCACGGTCTTCAGAATAGGCTTACTGATGACGGCGTAGTTTCCTTCTGCCCGTCCTTTGGCGTCCAAGAAATACTCGATCGAGTACTTGTCATAGCAGGCATGCATGAAGTCCAGCGTTTCGGCGCACTTGGGACCGAGGCTATACAGCCTATCCATGCAGCCGCTTTGCTCCATCAAGACAAAGACGCCGGTCATGTAGAAGGCCAGCGCGCCCCACTTGACGATATTGCCCTTGTAGTTCCCGGTAGCACCCGGAACGCCGCGCACGTCTTCGTTCTGCCAACCACCCAGCCAACCGGCAGGATACATACCCAAACCACGCAGACCGCGCGAGACGTCGGAGTTGTAGTTCGCATGCGTCGGGTCAGTGGCCGGAGCCACGTAGTCACGGTGAATGTTTTCCAACTCTTTCACCCAACGCTTTTCAATCAACGCGCGGGGGACGCCCAGTTCGTGCTGGGTACCGAGTTTCCAAGCCAATGCCCAGTGCAGCCAGCGCCATGCAATCACGCGGCCCATGAAGTCATTGACGATTTCAGGGTTGACCGCACCCATCGACGACATGGTCGCAGCGATCAAGCGATGTTTAGCAGACACCAAGAACATTGGGCTATTGAGCAGAAGCACCACCCAACCCGGCGTCGAATACGCGTGCTGGTCGTCAGGGTTCCAGCCATTCCAAGTAGGGAAGCCGGTACGGTCTTTTGGCAGCGGCGAATTACCCGACTCTTTGATGACACCGTGGACGGGGATGTGGTACGCTGCACCGCCCGGAACGTAGGCCGCGTACAGACCTTGTTCGCCGTAGTATGGATCGGAGTACGAATACTTCCCGAAGAGAACATCTTCCACCGGCAGGGTTTTACCAGTCACCGCATTGCGAACGTAATGGCAGGAATGGTTGTAGTACGCCATATTCCATGCCTCGACGTTTTCGAGATAGGTCGAACCATCGCGCAAACGGATACCGGTAGGGTTGTTCATGTACAGCGCCAAGGCCGTTGAAATGAACCCACGGTCCGAGCGCACGCCACCGGGACCAGAGGTCCAATCGTGCAAACTGATCGAGGCTGGCTCATAACCCCAACCCACCGCCCGTGATGGCGTACCGCGCGGGTCCACTGCCGTCCACGTTTCGAACGTTTGGATATTCCACGTGTACGGATCATTGGTTGGATCGAGGGCGTTGTTTTCAGGCGTCAGCGCATAACCGATGGCCCACTTCGGTGCAGCAAAGTAGTGGTTATACGAATTGATCTGTTCAGCGCCGCGCAGCAGCGGGATACTTGGATTCGATGCGTACTGGGTCCGGCACTGCGATACACGCACGCTGTCGGGCACCATGCCTGGGAAGAACTTGTACGCCTTGGTGTTCATTTTCGGACGATGCGATTGCCATGGCAACATCATGCCGCAGTTAAACACTGGGCGCAGCGGTTTGTCGGCGGTACGGACCTGCGACAGTTCTGGACTGTTGATCGGCAGGCCATCGCGCATCTGGAACACATGCAGTTGCGTGTTATCCAGCGAACGCAGACGCACTTTAAAGGGTGGCGGTACCGTGACGTCGGGAAGACGGTCGTTACTGACGCTACACTTGATTTCGAACTTGAACTGGTCGCCTGCGACGAAGTTACCGCCACCCTTGTACACCACAAACCCAAAGCCACCATGTGGGGCAACGTAATTGGAGTCGTTGGCGCCCACGGTGATATTGGGGTACGCTCCATTGACATCGCTGACTACGGTCAAGGTGGTCGCGCTGACTGCGGTGATGGTGATCTTTTCAATGATGGCTTTGGATTGATCGGCGCCATGGTAACGCAGATGCGAAGCGCCGGTACGGGTCTCGCTAAAGCCCGCGACAATATACCGGTTCCACGTATCGAGCGCAGGGTACGATTCCCAGCGGGTCGATTTTGGTTTACAGGTAATCAATACTTGGTGCAGCGTTTCTGCAAGTTGGTCATTGACCACTGGGTTCAGCGACATCAAGATGGCACCAAACTCGAAGTCATCAAAGACCAGTGGAGCGCTCAACTGGGTAATGCGTACGTCACCCATGTCGTAAGCAAGTTCCAAGTCCTCGAACACGAGATCGTCCGCCCGGACATTCAGCAAACCCGTGGCCGCGATAACGGGATTATTCGGATCACGGCAGTCTTCGACCTCGACAATCATTGGGCGCTTGATATCGACACCCGGTGCTTGGGGGCCAATGCCTGTCGGGCGCAAACGGGGTGGACGCAATCCTGCGCTGATCGCAAACCCCGAGGTGGCGGTAGGACTCGCGCTGAACGTGAAGTCAACGTCGTTCAGTAGATTGGTATCGGTATTACGGGTCTTCAAGCCCACGCTACCTTGCACCCAACGGCCATTTCCTTCAATACGGAGAATCGATTTGCCCGTATTCAAGTCAGCAGCCAGTTTCGTGGTGGCACCTGCGAGTTTACCCAACTTGGTAATGATGCCAGAAACGGCCGTCATGGTACCGGAATTACCGATGTCCAAGAATTTCACACCCGTGAGATAGGGATTGACAGCGGCACTGTCGGGATCGCGGTAACACAGCACGCGCCGACTGTTACCGAGCAATTCATTTAATTTGGCCGACCAAGCAGTCTTGGTCAAGCCTTTCAGTTGTTCATCTGTATCTGGATCAAAAGTCAACATTTCAGTTCCTATTTTAAAAAGGCTCCAAAGCGAGGAATGACGTATCACTCCTCGTGAGGGAAAAAAGAGACTTAGCTATCCATTCCCGCAGGCAGCACGAACAGGAAGTCCGACGCAAAGCCGGTTCCCAGTTCAGGACTACCTGCCAAGGTGATGTGCTTGGTCGAACCATCAGCGCCCACTGTCCCACGCAAAATGCGCGAGTAGCCAAAACCGCCCTGGAGTTCAAACGTCCAGTTACCGGTGTTGATATCGGCAGCAGTGAAAACCGTGTTGTCAGTGACAGCCGGCGGCTTTACAGCCACTACGCCGTTACTGTTACTCACAGTAAAGGCCGTGCGGTATTCCGCTTGCAGTACCAACTGGTTGTTACGGGAAATCAACAGGCGTGCTGTGTTTCCCATGGCCTGGACAATTGCCGCAGCACCGGCCAACCGTTTAACCCCTGCCGCAGCGGCAGCAATGGCCACGCTATACTGAAGACGTGTAACGGGATCGGCGATAACGACTGCATCGGACGGCGCGCTTGTACCGGGGCCACCGCCGACAACAGGCAGGACCATACGGCACTTGGCGGCAATGACGCTCAGTTCGGGCGAGACGACTTCAACAACAGGCCCGGTGGTGGGTGTCGCTACCAAGCGTACTTTCCATTTACCACGCCCCAAGGGTGCATTGTCTTGGGCGTAGGCCACACCTGCCAGCGTTAAGGGAAAAGGACCGAGCGGTGTGCCCGATGGCTGAGGATCGAGAAAGAACGACAGCGTCGTTCCGCTATCGCTCCCCAGATCAACGTCGCCTTGAAAATTCAAACGGTTGCCCGTCAATTTCAAGACATTCAGATTTACTACGGGGGTTGTCATGGTAAATACCTTTAAACGAGATTGTCCAGCGAACGCGGGATGACGAAGTTCACACGCAGATCGAAACCTTGTCCGACAGCTGGGTTGTCATCCAGTTCCAGATCAGCACCGCTACCTGCCGCACCTACACTACCAGTGATGAAGCGAGCATAGCTCGTACCGCCTTGGATTTCAAACCACCACGTTCCCGTTGCCAAGTCGCCCGATTTCAGTGCTTCACTGGTAGCCACCGTATTCGACGGCTGGATACTGACATCGTACCCATCATCGACCGCGAGCATAGCACCAGTATAGGTGACCGAAACAATCACTTCGCCATCTTTGTAGATGTACAGGCGATGACTTGGCTGCATGGCATTGACGACAGCATTGGCGGCTGCCATGCGCTTACCACCTACTGCTGCGCCATTGGCTGCGGTGTTGTACGCTGTCTGGGTCGTTGCGTCCAGTGTCGTCGTTGGGCGGGTGTGCGGCACTGGAATATCAACCACCACATCGATCGAGGTACTGGTTTTGGTATTCGGGACCGCATCGAATGCTTTGGCAGTGTAAGTCTGCGTGCCATTGTCAGCTGCGGTCAAGGCCACCACATGGGTATAAGGTGCGGCGGTCTTGGTTGCAAGCAAGACATTCCCACGGTAGAACTCGACTTTCGTAACCCCGACATTGTCGGACGCAGTAGCGGTCAAGGTCAGGTTACCGCTGGCCGTGACGTTATTCGACGAAGCAGCGAGAACCACGGATGGTGCTGTGGTATCAGGTGCCGGTGGCAGTTCGCCATCGTTGATGTTCGGCAGTGGCGGAACAGGCGGAACAGGCGCAAACACTGCCGGGTACGCTGGACGCTGTGGCATCGACGCCATGGCGGGCAATGCCTCTAGTGGCGTGAGCGCGATATTGAGCGGGTTGGTTTTACGATTCGGGTCGCGGCTCGCCATGTTAAAGAGCGCACGTGGATCACCTGCGGGCACCCGTGGCCCGGTAGGACCACCGGTCAAGGTGATGGTGTATGGCCCATTGAAAATACTGGCACCACCAACTTTATTTAGTAGCGCACCACCGAATTCGCAGTCAATATAGTGCACGGCCACATCGTTGACGGTGGCTCCATTTTTCATGTTATCCAAGAACGTCACCGCGCGCGTGACGTCGACAATGTCGTTATGGAAGTAACAATTGTAGAAGAAATATTCTTGTGGTCGATTAACCCCGGCCTTTACCTCGTAACCGATTCCCACTAAGCTATTTTGACCAGCGTCGGAGTCTTTGAAGAATACCGAATCATAGGCGTGCAAAATACCGTGATCAGGGTAATCGAGTTCGCGCGAAGCATGGGAGCGGGTCGCGTAGACTTGCTTGAGCTGCATTCTCGCAGAACGGCTCTTAATGTTGTGGCCATCCATCGAATCCATGAAACTGACACGTTCGGCACGGAACACGGTACCGTCACCGATATAGATGCTGTGCGTCTGGCCGACTTCGTTGCCAATCATCGAGTAACCGTTGCGTTCCAGCAGGCAATCGAGCATGTCGATCACCGGACGGGTCGACACACCGCTTCGGACGCCATTTTCGCTATCGATAATGTGGAGGTTTTTGAGCAGCACATAATCGGCATTTGGGTTGATCAAGACACCACAACCGTTACCGTCTTCGACCGAAGTACCACCGCTGATTTCCAGGTCTTCGATCACGACGTTGCGACCGCCCTCGATGTTGATGATGGCTTTGCCGAATCCCGCCCGGTCACCGCGTTCCAAACGCAGCCGTGGCCAACGGTCACCGATCATGGCAGCACCACGCACCCGGATGTCGAGGGGTTGCGGCAAGTTAAAGCCGATGGTGGTGTTGCATTCCAGACGGTTACCATCACGGAGCACTTGGATGGTCTGGCCATTCACGGGATTTGCTTGGGCGGCAGTAACTGCTACGCCCATGGTGTAGGCAAAATCCGTGGTATAGGCAATCGGCGTGACGACACCGATGTTCTTAAATATCTTGCACATCACCATGCCACCGGCTGTTTTATAGCCTTCGATCAAGTCGGTGGCGTTCGGTGCCAGCGAAAGCTTCGGGGGAAGAATATCGACAAAGCCATAGGCAAGGTCATAGTCAAGGGTACGACCACCGACCGCATCTTGTACCAGCACGAAACGAATCTCGTCACCTGCCTTCATGCCACTGGGATTACCCAGCTTGGCATTTTTGTCCATGCTGATGCGGAAGCTTTTCCCCAGCAAACGATTGACCACGGTCTTGGCTGGGAGCGCCGCCAGAGAAATGGTTTTCTCGGCAGCGTCCACACTGGCTGCGCCGCCCATGTTGTGGTCCGTGATCAGCCAGACACCGTTGACCGGATCAAACATCAATTCGATCGACATGGCGGCCGCGCCACCAAACAGCAAGCCCGTTACCAAGCTACCGTTTAAGTCTTTGAATTGGAAGACGTTACTTTGCAGCATGAAGGTTTCGTCAGTGGTTGTGAAGAACCGAATGACGAAATTCTTGTTGACCGCCGTGTCCAGCGCCACCGACATACTGCCGTGCAGTGAGATACGGCCACCATTGTGCTGTGGACCAATGTTAAATACATTCCCGGCCATTTACGCCTCCCAAGGAAAATTAGTGATGAGCTGCGCGCCACTACCATCAGCACCTGGAAGCCCCGATAGTGACACTTGCCAACTCGACGCGCTACCGACGCCTTTGGTATAGTCAACATCGACGACCAAGGTATTGACGCCGTACGAACTCACCACCCCACCGAGCACGATGTCGGCACTGGCGATCGTCACGTACTGGCCTTGTTGAAAGGATTTCCCTGGCTGTACCAATAGCGTCTTGCTACCTCTGGTGGCACTCATGGTGGTGTTGCTGGTGGCACTGAGCGAGGCCAAGACCAAAGCAATCATGCCTTTGTTAATACCCGCCAAGGTTTTAAGTGGCCCACCCGCGGTTTCGATGGTCTCGGTATCGGTACCATTCGCCCACCTGCTGGCAATGGTACCGGTATCGATGATTTTTTGAATACTGTCAGAAACTTGCGACATAGTGTCCTCTGTATGTTTAAGGCAGATAACCCGGTTCAGGCAAGGTCTCAGTCATGTACTGAAAGAGGTCCGTGACATCGGGTAGGTTATACGCCAAGAGTATGGGTGCAGTGCCGGTCCAACCCAAGGAGTTTCTATCGGCAGTGAGGATAATGCTGTGGGCATCACCGTTTGGGGCGAATGCCGGCAGCGTTACCGGTACAAGGTCCAATTCTGCAATATTGGCTTTTTCATTTTCAGGACGTTCGTTGATGTTGTTAAGCACCACCAAAATACCATCCATGGTAAACGACTGCGGCGACTCGATTTCAAGAAGGCCATATTCGGCCAAATCGATGCGGTGGTAATAAAAGTCGATGGAGCTAGAATAGCCGCGTCCCGGTTTTGCAGTCACCGTGATTTTGGTATTCCAAGCATTGTCTCCAGCGTGGGGTTGCGGTAGCGACAACTTAACGTTATCCAACGTAAAAGGCTCTGGGGGGGAATTCAACGCGTTCATTGCCGCCAACAGTTTTTCGTGATTGAGCATTTTCAATCTTCCTTTCAGTGTCAAGGGAAAAGAACGACAGGCATAGAATATAATTTTATTCCATTCTAATGCCTGACGGCAAAAGAGAGAGGGCCTTGCCCTCTCTCTTTTTTATGCCGTATCTGGAATAGAGCGTTCCACAAAAAACACCAATACGGAATGGCTGATAAAACGGGTACTCACATACCCGGTACCGGCCATCTGGTCATAGTGGTGGACTTTGATCAAAGACCCATACAGCTCCTTGATGTCTTCCCCATCTAAGTAGAGGATTTTGGCCACCATTCCCGGTACTATCAAGGACTGGTCTGAGTGTTCCCAGCGCATGGAAAAGTAAGCGCCATTGCGTTCAGCCAGTTTGGAAAACTCCACATACGGGTTAGCGGTAATCATCTTTTCGCTAAACCGAATGTTGTTCATACCGTTCGGGCGTTCTACCGAAATGAATTCACTAACATTTCTCGCCCGTGACACCGTGGTCTTGTTGTCCTTCGTTTGGACAAAGCCTTCCATGAACTTGTTGGCATCGGCATAACGGGACCCATTGCCTGCGTTCAATTGCAGTGCGGTAGAGCGGTCTTCCAACCGCACTTCACTCGTGGCCAAAATTGTCAAGTGCGAACCAACCTTGCGGTAAGTACGCTCTGTCCCCGTGAAGCGGTTTTGCGGGACATTAATGACGGTCAAGGTTTGCGCACTGTCGCGGTAACGCTCGACATTGTAACGTGGGTAAAGATACCAATACCCTTGGTGGTAGAAATACCCCAAGGCGGCACTGTAAATCCCGTAATGCGTCTGCAAGTATGCAGGCAACTGCACCAAGCGTACCGGACCGTGGGGGAACACGATCTGGTCATACTTGGTTTGGTTCGATGCTTTCACCATCGAGACGCCTTTTGGTAGCTGGGCGGCGTCGACATCGATTTTCTGGGAGAACGAGGTTAGAATCGCTTTTACTGCTTTTTCCACAGTGGTATCGCGCAGCGTCACCCCGAAGGTCTTGAGGCGCAGCTGTTCCAGTGTCTTATTGATGAGCTGGAATTCAACCGTCAGGAGCTGGGTTAAGTTAAGCGCCGTTTCCGTGGGGGTATTGCTATTGTTGGCTTCGAGCTTAACGTCACCCCGGTCGACCAGCACTGCGGTATAGCGCTGGGACTGTACCACCCGTTCATCGTTCTGTGCGTCGCCCACTTCCCCAATCGGATAGCGGGTCAGCGTGATGTCGAGTTTGTCTTGGTTAGGATAAACCCGGTGCGCATAGGTACCCAAACCCAACTCAATGGTCAGCATCATTTCTTCTGCATACTTGGCATCAAATTCCATCAAGGTGTCGCGCGAAACCACCTTCAAGATTTCAATGTCTTCGCCGTTGGCATGGAGTACCGCTTTCCATGTGTAGTGCACAGGCTTGACGCCACTTTGGGTGACTTCAAGCACATCTTGGTAAAGCGACGAGTTTTCAATTTCCATTTACTGCCCCCGGCGTTGGGCACGGGCCATGTCGACGAAGTAGTCACGCAAACTATCGCGCTTGGCATAGCCATCGTCTTCTTCCTCTTCACCGGTAACCGGGTTGGTAACGGCCGCTGTCTTTTCTTCACCCAGCACATTGTCCAACGTAAAGCCCACCAGAGCGTCCATACGGCGTGCAATCAGGTCGTGTGCCACTTCCTTCGTGAATTGGTGCTTGGCGTGCTCGTAGACCGTTGTAGCGAACTCATCGAGCAAGATCAAGTCATCGAGCGGAATGTCGTGCAAGGTAAACGACATTGTAATCTCGCGCCGGAAGGCATTGATGTGGTTACTAATGTATTCATAGATCGTGGCCGTGTCGGCCCGGTTCACGACACCGACTGTTACGCCTTGCTGGTAATATTCCACCATCTGGTTAATCGATAGCCAGAAGCGGTTTTGGCTATTCATCATTGCACGGTCAGTAGCCGGATCACCTGAGGTGTAAATACCTTGTGTCTTTAACCGATCCACACTAAACGTGTCGCCATACCGCACATTGCAGAGAAACTTCTTTTCCCACAGGTAATAGCGGGTATCGCGTTGGTCTTCCGGAATCCAGGTAGCCATTAGAATTTCTCCGTCACGCAGCGCATCAAGAGCATCAAGACCGGACCGTAATAGAACTGGTCCAATGCAGCCCAGCCTGGATAACCCGTAGCCACTTTCAAGAGAACGGCTGGATCGAGGCTTTTCTTTTCCAGATAATCGTGCACCAAGTTTTCCAGACGCGACTCATTGGCTTGCTGGTCGTCGTAGAACGATTCAGTAAAGACATAGAAATCGGTGGCGCAGGCCGCAGGGATATCGGGCTGGACAAAATGGCCATCGACTTCGTCAAGTCCGCTCAGTACAGCAACCGGGAGGAGACTACCGAAGGTGTCGTAGTCAGGACGCTGTACGGCAGCCGCCAACGCTTTGCTCTGCAACAGTTTCTTGGGAAGGATGGAGCGTTCTGGGTCAATCGGGTAAACGACATACGCCACCCCGCTTTGACAAATCGACTCAAAGAACGCTACTCGTGGGAATGCCCGTGCCGAGACCGTGGCAGCGCGGGTAAATACCCGCTGGAGTTGCAGTTCACTGCGTTCCAAGAGCGTGGTCCAGATACTCACGGCATCGAGTGCATAGTCACCATCGCAGTTCAATTGCCGGGTCTTGATGACTTCCGGACAATCACTGGTGCTGACAATGGACAGGACTGCTTTCACCAACAGCGGGTCGTACGTAGGGAGGTCTTGGTCAGGTACCATCAGTGTGGTAAATTCATTGTCCCAGAACGCTTGGAAATACATGGGTACCAATTCTCGGTACAGACGCATCAGTTTGGTTCTGGCTTCGTACTCTTCAACCGCGACAAACGGATACTTGTCTTCGAACAGATGGTCGAGCACAAAGACTTCTTGCTTGACGACTTTCTTGTTCAAGTCAGTAACACGTTCCGTGGTTGCGTACGCCACCCACTGGTACGCAATTTCGTGGACAGGGTTCTTCATGATCGACATACGCTTGACGTCGGTCACTTGGAACACGCCTAAGCGGCCATCGCCAATGTCACCCAAGAACATGTCGCCAGCGTTCGGGATCAAGCTGGGGAAAACATTCGCGCCCCCATTCAAGATCATCGAGTTGCTTTCCGTATCCTGCGAGCCACTGAGCGGGGTGTTCACGCGCAATTCAAAGCTCTTGATCAAGCGGTACTGCTGGTTGATGCCGAGCCGGTTCACTTGCTGGCCAGAGATGGCCGTGTCTTTGTCGATGACTTGGCTATAGTAGTCCACTGCCCATGGGGTACCTTCGATTTGGGTCAGCAGCGAATGCATCGGGGTATAGCGCGAATCGACAATGATGTTTTGGTTTTCAGGCGCCAACGCACGGGTCGGGCTGTCCACTGCTACCGGGGGTGTGGTAGGTTTGGGGTTAAAGACTGGCATTAGGGACTCACTTTAACAAAGAGGGTTTGGACCGTATTGAATTGCTTGATGGTGCCACTGTCGGTTTGGCGGTAGCCGCGTTCTAATTCGCGCAGCACCTTTTCCAAGTCGGTCCGAGTAATGTAGTTGTGTTTGTTTACTGGCGGCAAGAGATTACGCTCTTCCAACGAAGGCTCGATGGTTTTCAGAATCTCTACCAAAGCACTGCCATGGCTTCGCGCACGGTCAAGGCCATCGCGGTCGACTTGGCGTAAATCGGTGACCAAGCTGAGACGAACATGGTAATAGTTCCGCAGAGAGAGTAAACGGGTCGATTTGACATTCAGATTGAAATCGACTTCCAAGGCACCATGGGGCAGCAAGTCGAGATTACGGTACAACGACACGTGAAAGATTGAACTATACGGCCTGGCGAGGGACGGTGCTTCGGCACGCAGATACGTTAAAACATCGGGCCGCATTTCAAACGCGGCATCGATGTCAGCCAAGTTCATCAAAACCTCTGGGTTATCTTGGTCGATCAAGACCAGTGCCGTGACCACCCGCTGGGTATTGGGCATCCGGTAGTGCGGAATGAATTCATCAAAGGCGGGAATGGCATACCCTTGGCGGCGGGCTTCAGGTTGCAACCAGCTACCTACTTCAAACTGCGCCAACGCGCCTGACGAAGCACTGAAACTCACCAGTTGCCGGTTCGGGTCATTCGCTGACTGGGAGCTACTAAAGGCTTCTGGCAGTGGTGTGTTGTGCACCACCAGTGGATAGACCATCTCGCAGGCCAGTGCTTTAGCGTACTGGAACTTGTAGCTAAACGAAATGGTCCACGCTTCTCCACCCTCTTCACGGCTACCTTTTTCAGGGGCGCCGGTAAAGTCAAACACCGCCGGAATCCGCACTTGCGTTTCTGCCATGGCCAACACTTTTTCTTGGCCTGCCAGATTCGACAAAACCGACAAGAGCTTGGACGAGTTATCGTTAAAGTAAGTCGGCCAGTCTTGCCCATAGCCATTCGTGGCTTCCCGCAAGCGGTGAATCTCTTGCAAGATAACCAGCATCATGTCAGGAATCGCAAAGTTGTACGAGACTTGCATCAAGTGCGGTTGTTCGAGCATGGCCATGCGCATGTAGATTTCATCACGCCAGCGCAAGGCTTTGGTTTCATCCGGTGCCCGGTACTTAAAGTTCAGTGTCATGGTCGAGGTGACGTAAACAGGGCGCAGTACGGTGTCCAGATCATTGTCCAAGAAGATCAAACGGTTCTCTGGGCGATGCACTGCCACACTACCCAAACTTTCTTCAAGGTACTCTTCTTGGACTTCAACAGAGACCTTTTCATCAAACGGCAAAGTATTCGGTAAAGCGTCGCCAGTCAAGGTCGAACCAGGCTGAGCGACTTTCCCGTTTTCACGGGGATAAAAGATTTGGACATGGTCTTTCGCGATACCCGTCATGTCCATGAGTTGGCGGGCGACCTCAGTCACAACGGGACGGACAATGGTGCTATCGGTTTCAGGAACCATCAACTTAATTCGTGGCATGATCAACTTTCTTAGGGTTCTTTTCGGATGGGTACATAAAATTGGGTGTTCTCATCCGGTTGTGTCAGAAAGTTCAGTTGACGGAATAAAAAGCCCCGGCCGAAACCGGGGCTTTTTCTTATGCTACAACACCGGCCGATTAGGCGGTCTTGTAGTTCGACAGCGACTTCTGCACGACGTTGGTGACGGCGCGGATCGAAGCCAGCGAGTGGCCGACCATCGGCAGTGCAGGGTCCTTCACCCAGCGCGCGTACGCCTGGTTGAAGTTCAGCAGGCCGCGGTAGTAAGGAATGGCAGCCGTTTCCGTCTTGTCTTCCTTGCCGTTCAGCTTGTTCATCGCGGTGGTCGCTTTGTCCGACGCGGTGTTCAGCTTGTCCTTCAGCTTCTTCATGTCGTCGGCGCGCTTGCCCTTCTGGAACTTTTCCAGAACGTCGACCATTTCGATCGCGTCATCGACCAGGTGCAGCATTTCGCTGTTCGAGGCCGTCGACATTTCGAAGTTGTTCGGCACGTCCTTCGGCTTGTCCGAGGTCTGGACCACTTCGCATGCGAAGCCGCGCATCTGTTCCAGTTTGCCCAGAGTCGAGCCGGCGCCGGCCTTGTGTTCGACGAAAGTCGGGCGCTTCATGACGATGCTGACGTTACCGAGCAGCGGATCGGTGATCTTGGCATCGACGGTATCGCCGAAACGGTTACCGCTGACACCGGTCAGGCCCGGCAGTTTGCTGGCCTTCTTCATTTCGGCCGTGACCTTTTCGACGAACTTGGCAGCCGAGGCTTCGGCAGCTTCTGGCTCGAAATCGTTGATGCCGTCGAGGACCGCTTCGCCGACCGCCAGGGTGACGCCGGTTTCGTCCGTGAACACGGCCTTGTCGATGTTCAGCAGGGCCAGGAAGTTCTTGCGCAGTTCAGCGGCGTTCGACGGGGTCTTGTAGTTCGCCGACAGCGCGGCAACGCCGGTGCTGATCGTGATCTTTTTCTCGTCGATGGTCTTGCTGCTGTTGTCCTGGACGCGCTTCTTCAGCTCTTCCAGGCGGCGACGCATCGTCGGCAGCGTGCCGAAGATTTTGTACAGGAACGAGGTGATCTTGTCCCAGACTTGTTTCAGGACGCGCTTGATGGCTTCCCAGATCGAACGAGCGCGCTCGCGGATCGATTCGGCCGAGTAGCGACGCTTGCCGCCGTGCGATTCCATGGCTGGGACGATTTCGTCGGCGGCCACATCGGTGCCGGCGACAGCGGCGTTGGCCACGGTGTCGATCAGGTTGGCTTCGTTGTCGGTCGGCACGCCGTCGCCGGATTCGCCTTCGATGGTGTCAGCGGTGACAGCCAGGTCTTCCAGGGCATCGGACATGTCGGCCAGGCGGTCGGCTTCGACCAGGTCGGTGTCGATCTGTGCGCCTTCAGCGGTTGCTTCGGCGACGGCACTGGTTTCTTCTTCCAGCGACAGGATCAGGGTGGAACCTGGCTGGTGGAAGCCTTCCATTGCGGAGTTCAGGAGTTGACGCATGATTTACCTTGTACAGTTTTGGATGGTGTTTACAACACGACCGGAGCGGACATTCTTATCCGCTCCGTGGCCGGGTCAGCGTGATTACTTGGCAGCGTCGGAGTACTGCTTGAGCGATTGCTCAGCCAGGTCGAGCGCGTTCTTCGACGTGTTCAGGGCGTAGGCCGACATGGCCGCCGGGCAGCGGTCCAGGTTGTTGACCGTGGCAGTTGCGATCTTCTGCATGGCCGAATGGTAGGCCGCCTTGCCCTTGTCTTCTTCGGTGTTGGCGTCCTTGCCGGCTTTCTCGGCGGCCGACACGATCTTCGACTTCAGGTCGCCGAACTTGCCCAGCTTGGCCTTGTACTTGATCACTTCCTGGCAAATCTTGACGACTTCGTCGGCGATCTTGCCGATTTCGCCGGTGTCGACGACTTTGACCGTCGTTGCCGATGGTGCCTTGGCTTTCGGGTCGAAGGCGCCGAGGGCGACCGAGGTCTTGGAGGCCGCAACGACAGCAGCCGCGCCGCTCACGGCAGCTTTTGGTGCCTCGACGATGATTGCTTTGTTGCCCAGCATGGCAGGGCTGCGGAACAGCGACAGGCCGTCGTGTGGCTTGCTGAAACCGATGGCTTCAGGATTGGCCACTTCCGGCACGGCGCCGCCGGCGAACGGAAGAGCAGTGATGGCGGCAACGTCGCCGTCGGTTTTGCCCATTTCTTCCAGCAGCTTGTCGGCAGCTTTACCGTTGAAGTCGGCGATCTGGGTGAAGACCTTGTCGGAGATCACGGCGATCTTTGCCAGTTCAGCCGAAACCGATGCCGGGATGTTGCCGCCGATGTGAAGCGCCGCGACGATGCGCTCGTTATCGAAGGTCTTTTCCTTCGGTTGGCCGTTTGGTTTCTGGACAGCCGACAGGGCTTGGGCGCGCTTCAGCAGCTTCTCGGCGGCACCGAAGATTTTGTTGAAGTGGCCCTTGATCCACTCGATGGCCTTCTTGATGTGGGCGATGATGGCAGCCCAGATTTCCTTGATCTTTTCCTTCACGCCTTCGAGGGCGATCTGGGTGGCGCCTTCGCGCGACGAGTTCTGGCCGAAGTTTTCCAGCGAGACGGTGCCGGTGGTGCCGGCTTCGTAGCCGAGGCGGCCGTAGATGTGTTCCAGGCCGATGTTCATCAGCGAGGCGCCGGCGCGCGAGATGCCGCCTTCGCCGAGCGAAGCTTCGAGGGCAGTAGCGTAGTTTTCCAGGGACGAGACAGCTTCGACGGCTTCGTCGACGGCGGCTTCGCTGGTGTCGCCTTCAGCGACTTCTTCGTTCACTTCCAGCAGGGCGGTTTCTGCCGAATTGGCAGCGTCTTCGACGACGCCTTCAGCTGGTGCCGGCTCGTTTTCATTTTCCAGGGCGATGATGCCAAGTTTACGCATGGTGAAGCTCCTATTGCAATAGGGTGATTTGGATGAGATGGAACGAATGTTACTCGCGAGTAATTCAATGGCTGTTTCAGAACCACTATACTATTTAACAATCACGGCGTACGTGATTCATGGGTTCCCAAACAATAAGTGCAGGGATTGCAGCAAATCTTCGATGCCATTTGGACGCATACACCAGAGTTGCAGTGCATTGATCACGCTGTCGTTCTGACGGGCACGGGGTTCGTGGGGCTTGGCACCAAAGAATGCATCAGCCGCATCCACATAGCTCCGGGGAACATCGACTGCCTGGGCCGTCGTTATCAAGGACTCCCACATAGGCATATCCATGCTTCGGGCTTTGCCTTGCAGGTAGCCGAGGGTATCGACGAGGAAGCGGTACTGAAGATCACCCATGCCGGGACTGACCCGTTGCTCGCTATACCAGCGGAAGAACGAGGCGCTACCGAAGGCATTCATGGCCGCTTTCAGTACCTTGTCACGAAACTCCATGGTGGTGACCCGGCCCGAGCGCGTGATGTAGGCGGCGTACAGTTGTTCGACATCGTCGCTGACACACAGTTCCGAGTCACCAGCCTGGGTCACAACGATACGGCCTTGCGAATGGGCAATGGTGGCCGTTTGCGGCTCCATGCGTTCCATCTTGGTGGCAGGAATGCCGCCGACGAAGCCACGTGGATAGAGCCGCCAGCCAGGACGGGTCTTAGGCATTGTCTGCCTCCATGCGCTTCAGTTTGACCGTTTGGTCTTGGATGCGGCGCTCCAGTGCGTCGATCTTCTTTTGGACCGCAGCGTCAGGCTTACCCGCTTGCAGTTGTTCCATGTTCAGCTTACGCAGCTGGAGCAGGCCGAGTTCTTCGCGGGCTTCCTTGTGGCGGGCATTCTGCCATTCGGCGACCATCATGCGAATCTGGTAAATCGGCGACCAAACGCCGGTGACGAAGCGCATGCCGAGCGGGTCGAGCTTGTCTTCACCCATGGTCTGGCCGAGCGACTGTTCGTTGTCGGCCTTGACGATGATGTCGGGCACGTCGTTCAGGGTGTGCTTGACATTGGCTGGGTTACCGGAGATGGCTTGCAAGGCCAAACAAAAGTTGGCGAAGTTCGCTTCCACGTACTGACGCTCATACGGGGTCAGGCTGTCGTTGACATTGGTACCGCCGTCTTCGTATTCACCCGTTTCGTAGATGTAGACGTAGGCGACCAGCTTGCGTGCGTAGCGGGCCACAAAGCCCGTGCAGACAACGAATTGCAGCAGGTTGGCTTTCAGGTACGACAGGCCCGGCGCGGCGACGTCTTCACCGTACGACTTTTCGACTAGCGCTTCGACTTCATCGAGGTTCTTCAGGATATTCGGCAGCGCTTTGTGGATGTGGACGAACATGTTGTCGCGCGAGCGCGTGATGCGCTGGAACGAGACTTGCAGTTCTTTCATCTTGTCCGACTTGACCGACCACTTCGACAGGAAGGGGGCAGCGGCGTCGTAGACCGGGATCGTGGTTTCTTTCAGTTCTGCACGGCGCAGACGAATGTCTTCGATCACCCGGCCCTTATCGAAGTTGGGCAACAGCCCGGAAACGAATTCGGAGAATTTCATGGTGGTTTATACCTAGGTAAGACCGTGCCGGTAAAGGCACGGTGTGTAATTCGAACTTAACGCTTGGTGGCGTTCCTAGTTGATAAGACGGAGATTTACTTAAATCCGAACGCGATCTTACAAGCTAGGACTGTGCCCCAACTGATACGCCTTGAGCACATCGCTGACGTTTGGACCACTTCCAGCAGTCGCGCCGCGCAGGTCACGGGCACCGTATTCGGTGGGCATGGCGATGCCGCGCGAGTAGATGGTGACACGCGAATCGGCCGCATCGAGGACGTTGATCAGCATGAGGCTGGTCTTCTCGAAGATACGCTCACGCACTTTCGGGTTTGACAGCTTACCGTTGGCCAGGATTTCCATCTGGTTCGCGGTTTCGCGCGAAATGATAGCGACGTTCGACGCAGTAGCGACCGATGGATTGCCCGAGACGATGGCTGCCAGCCCGTTCGTGCGGCGGCGTTTCAGGATTTCGCTGTAGAGGCCGGCGGTGTCGGCCTTCAGGTTCTTGCGGTGCTCTTCGACCAGATCGTTGTTCAGGATGAAGTCGTTGATCATTTCGATCTCACCGGAAGTCACTTGTTTCCAGCGCTCTTTGATCGAGATGTCCTGCGTACCGCTCGTTAAGATATGAGCCAGTCGCTCAGTTGGCAGGCTCGATGCTTGCAGACGGACCGAGACTGGAATGGTCGCTTTATGGCAACCATCGCTGATTTCCACCATCAGCATTTTCCCCACCGCCAGGTTCGCCAGCTCTTTCAGCTCGCGGTTGGTATCGCGGGCCACGGTGAAGGTTTCGCCTTCTTCGGTGCGGTCGCGGATCGCTTCGAGGGCCATCTTGGCCTGCATCGTCGGGAGCCGGTGTTCGTAGTTTTCATGGGCCATGATCCAGCCGAGCGAATCGGCGGCTGCGGCCGAAGCGCTGCGCTTTGGATTGAGCTTCGACAGCGTGCGTGCCACTTCGATGTTGCCGACGGTGCACGAGATCGCGATGCCTTGCAGGTACAGGGCCGAGATCAACGCGAGGTTGGTTTGCATGACGTCAGGCAGCATGTCGTTGTACAGCACATCGGTACCAATCAGCACAATCGGTTCCACGCGCGATTCTTGCGTGTAGTCGATGAGCGAGTCGGACGCACTGGCACGCCACAGGTCCTGAATCTTACGCACAAGCGCAAGCGTGGTTGGAGAGTCTGACATGGTTCACTTCCTTTTTTCTACATGGGGTTTTAAATGGCCGATACTGCTAAAAATTTTGATATCGCCGAGATCATCCAGAAGATTAATTATCCTTCCATTCCAGAAGCAATCAATCAGGTCTTTCAATCGACCAGTCTGGGTGAAATCGATTCTGCGATCGGCAATAGCTTTCACGGGTTTAACCACCGCCAAACAGCGACAGTGGTACCAATTAACAAAGATTCCTACGGCTTGACGTTCTTTACGCGACCACGGTTTAACTTGACCACGGAAAACCTGAACAACAGCCGCCAACTGACCCCGCTCTTAACCACGCAAGAAGCCTCGATCCAGCGGGCGATCCGCTGTTCATTCGATCGCGAACTGGTCAAGCGTGGAATTCGGTGTCCGTTTATCGATAACCAGCAGGCTTTTATTCCGCTCTTGACCAACCACCTGGTGTCGATGAATGGGTGGCCCGACTTGCGGGTGGATACCTTCACTGCCCAAGAAGGCGCATATAAACAGACCTGGGCGATGGTCGACAGTGTTGCGCAGGATTATTCGGCATACGATATTACAGCCGATTTTCGGAACATGCCTGGTAGCCCAATCACACTATTGTTCTTTACGTGGATTCACTACATGTCCTTGATCTACCAAGGCATCTTGGTTCCGTACTTCGAACAGATCATTGAAAACGAAATCGATTACCAAACCCGCATCTACCGGCTGGTGCTCGATGTCACCAAAACTAAGGTCCAAGGCATCTCCGCCTGTGGCGCGGCCATGCCGCTGTCAGCCCCGATGGGTGCGAAGTTTAACTTCGCTGCGGACCGGCCCTTAAACAATGCGTTTGACACTATCTCGGTGAACTTCCGTGCCATTGGCGCCATGTACGAAGACACCATTTTGTATAGCGAATTTAACCGCACGGTACAACTCTTCAACGACACCATGAAGAATGCGTATCGCAGCAAGATGTACACCAAGGTCGACATGGAGTTCTTGGAGATTTTTAATAACCGCGGATATCCGTATATCAACCCCGACACGTCCGATTTGGAGTGGTGGGTGCCAAATGACATTTATCAGCAGCGTCTGGGTGTGTATCTAGACCAAAAGAAACGGAGAGCTACATGAGTACAAGCCGGGATACGGTTGTTGCCAATCTTCAACTATACCAATACGACCCGTCGCGGGTGCAGCGAGAAATCATTGCCATGGCACGCGATGCGAAAAATGGACAGATTCCACTGGTCGACCCTACCAATCCCGTTGTGCTATGCATGGAATCGGTGGCCTGTTCCTTCTCTGCCTTCATGGATCGCTCTGAAAGCGATATGCGGCGTCTCTACAGCCAAATGGCGCAGACGGAAGGGGAACTCTACCTACACATGTCGGACGACGATTACATCGGGCGTTTTGCCACTCCGAGCAAGATTCGGGCGGGGCTCTTGATTGCAGAAGACGAACTCTTAAACCGCATGGTGGAAGACCCCGCTACCAAGAGCCGCAAGGTGGTGATTCCACGCAACACTTTCTTCACGGTATCAGGCTACATCTTCTCGCTGCAATACCCCATCGTCATTAGCCAACTGCAACACGAAGGCTTGCGGGTGGTGTACGATGTGAGCCAACCCTCGCCGCTCTTGACACTGTCGAGTAACTTGGTCGATACCGAACTTGTGCAAGACAGCGGTGGCCAGCGTTATGTACGCTTGGAATTCGATGTGGACCAATTTAGCATCGAGACCAAACAAGACGACGTGATGCGGGGCAAAGAGTTTTCGCTCAACATCCCGTTTACCCAGCAATACTACTACGCACGGGTGTACGTTGAAGCCGCCACGGGTTGGCAAGAAATCCGCACCACCTATACCGACCAGGTGTACGACCCCACTGTGGTGACAGCCGTGCTGTCCGTCAAGGGTAATGTGCTCAACACCAAAATCCCGCAAGTGTACACCAACACCATTTTGGCCAGCAAAAAGGTCCGGGTCGATCTGTACCAAACGGTGGGTGAACTCAATCTGGATGTGTCGGACTATCTGGCGGACCAGTTCGGCATCACCTGGATGAACTACAACAAAAGCGATGACACGGTCTTTACCGCGCCCATGGCCAACTTCCAGCAACTGATTCCTTTCCTCAGCGGTACGTCGCGGGGCGGTAGTGGTGCCTTGCCCTTTACCACCTTGCGTGAACGGGTCATGCGTAATTCAGCTGGTGGTGCGATCGAATACCCAATCTCGCAAGTCCAGATTGAAACCAAGTTAGAGCAAAGCGGGTATGGCGTGGTATTGGAAGTCGACAACATCACTGAGCGGGTGTTCTTGGCTACCAAGGCCATGCCGACCCCGACCGATGAAAGGCTCTTAACAGCCGCAGCGTCGGGCATCGAAACGGTAGCAATTGATCTCGACAAGATCGTGCTCCTCGACAGCGTCATCAACAACGGCAGCTCAGTCACGATCACGCCAGAAACACTCTACCGCCAAGACAATGGCATTACGAGTGCCGTCTCGACCGGAGAACTCGCTGCTGTCTTGGCGATGGCACCTGAAAAGCGGGCTCTGTCGGTCAGTGGCAACAATTGGCGTTACACTCCCTTCCACTATGTGCTCGACACCAGTGGCGATGAGTTCGACTTGCGGGCTTACCATCTGGACGCCCCAGTAGCGGTGAGTAAAACCTTTGTCGGTGAAAACGCGACCACCTTGCTCCAAGTCTCAACTGCCAAGTATGGTATCTTCCGAACCGCCGAAGGCTATACGCTCCAAATCGTGACCACCTCGTCTGAAGCATTCCGCCAACTGGCGAATGAGGATGTGTTTGTCCAGTTGGCGTATATTCCAGCGGGCGAAAAAGACCGGGCCTATTTGGCCGGAAGTTTCGAGGGTCTGGATGAAAATGGCGAACGTATCTATAGTTTCGACCTCGGTACGAATTTCAACGTGACCAGCAAGAACCTGCTGCAACTCAAGCGCTTCTTGATGTACAACAATGAGCCACGCATTACCCACACGGACTTGACCAACAGTTTTGATTTGCTGTACTCCGTTGCAAGCCCGATGCAAACCCAGTGGAAAGCCAACACGATCGATGCAGCCTTGGGCCGTGCTTACCTCCCCCTGTCGATTGCCGGGGTAACACAAGAGTCGATCAAGATCAAGTTCGGCGATGCCTTGAAAACGCTGTGGACCAAGAGCCGCAGTTATGCCACAGGCGAACCGTACCAGAAGCACATCGTCGATGTGCCCATGTACTACGAGAACGATGTTTACAAACTCGATGAGACAGGTTCGCCCATTTCGTTTGACGAACAAGGGCAAGTGGTACTGGAACTTCTCCATGCCCGTGGAACGCCCGTGGTGGATGGCCAAGGTGCACCTGTGTACCGGCACCGCAAGGGCGACATTGTGTTAGATGCTGACGGCAAGCCCGTCGTGTCCGGTAGCCGCAGTGTACGCCGAATGATCGATGTGTTCTTGATCGATGGCACGTACTGGTTTGCAGACGACCTTTCAACCGTCAACTACCGCAAGGAGCTGACCAAGAAGGTAGTCGGTTGGCTGGTGGATGAATTGGCGGAAGTGTCGAAGAAGGTACTCGATAAGACCCGTATCTACTTCTACCCAAAAACCACGATGGGGATGATCGACGTCTTGGTCGGGGACAATGTCACGCGCAGTATTGAAGCGGCGCAGTCGTTTGTGGTGTTTCTCCAAGTCTCGGATACAGTGTACCGCGACGAGGCGTTGCGCAAGCAATTGGAAACCACCACCATCAAGACCATGAGCGAATTGATGGCTTCGTCCTCCATCTCCGACAGTGCGATCACCAAGGCCCTCGATGCGCAGTATGGCAATGAAGTCTTGAGTCACCGCCACAGTGGTTTGGGAGGTGCAGCCAATCTGTCAAGCTTTAAGATTTTGAATGAAGCGAATCGGTGCAGCTTGCGCAAACGACTGGTGGCCTTGCCCGATGGGTCTTTGGTGACCCAAGAAGCAGTGTCAGTTGAGTTTGAACGCATGAGTGTGAATTAAGGAATGCGGCATAAAGCCCCTAGCCAATCTCAAGGCTAGGGGCTTTATGCCGTGAGGTCTTAACTCATGAGACCACGGATGGTGCGGCCTTGGATACCACTGGGGAAGTGGCTCTTTTCCATGGCATCGAGCGCGGCTTCAATCCCGGCCACGACTTTCTTCCACTCGACAGGAATCTCTTCGACTTCTGCCAAACGCATGTGACTCGATACCTTGCGTACGATTTCCTTACCGAAGCCTGTCGTGGTTTTCGACAGGCTCTTGAAATGGTGCACGTAGTGATCGATTTCGTTGGCGAGACTGGCAAAGCCCGTCAACTGTTCATGCATGGCGCCGATCAAGACCCGGATGCGCTGGGCGACTTGGGGCGAGTTACCACCAGGCTGACCGTCTTGGGTCAAGTCGCCGACAAAGTGCTCGGTGCGTTCCAAGCCTTGGCGCATCTCGTCCAGCACCGGCAGGTAGCCCAGCATCTGTTTCAAGAGTTCGACCAAGTCTTTGTTCTTGTACGACTGGCTAAGCTTGGTAAACATTTCATCGTAATGCAGGCGATGGGTGTTCTTCGTAGCTTCCGCTGCTTCACGGGCTTCCCGCAAACGACCGGCGAGTTGACCGAGCGTCATCTCTTTGCCTTCAAACTTCAGCATGATCGGTTTGGCGATGTCGTCCATCTGCTTTTGCAAGCCCGCGATAATGGTGCCTTGGGCATTGCGGTCGCGGTGTTCGATTTCTTCGAGCAGCTTGATCTTGGCCAGGATGAGTTCTGCGGCCCGGTTAAAGACATGGGCCTTGGCCAACTGGTGCACCATCTTGGTGTACGGACCTTGCTCGACGATGTCGCGGTGAATTGGTTTCGGTTCCAGGAAGAACTTCTTCTCTTCGCCGTACCGGTCGCCGTTCACAAACACCGAGTCGATCAGTTGGTCCATGCTGTTCCAACGCACTGTGCCATCTTTGCCTTGGAACTGGATGGGATGGGCGCGGATTTCTCGGCCTGCTTCGGCCATGCTGTCGGACAGCTCCACCGTCGAATCACCGGCCGCAGTGACTTCTTCGATCCTGCGTTCAGTATTCGAAACTGCCGTGGTGCCAGTACCGTCACCATCTTTGTCACCGGAGAGCCACTTCCAGATTTTGTAGATGGCACCCACCACCACCGTGACACCGGCGATGATCAAGGCCCAGACCCCCTTGTCGATCTCTTCCAGCGAAATCTGGTAACGGGTCGCGGTCGGTGACTCGGAGAAGTACGCGATCGACGCCGACAGCGTATTGGGCATGATGCGTTCGGCTTCCATGGCAAAGCCGCGCGACATGCCACCGGTGCTGCGAATTTCATCAGCCAAGCCAAGGATGTCGACCAAGGCTGCTTCCATCGCTACCAGCTGGGTATCATCCTCTGCCAGATCAGCACCTGCTTCCGGCGCGTCTGGTAGTTCATGGTCCAGTTCGGACCCTGCATTTAAGTTATCGGCCATGACAGTTCCTTAACCGATGACCGAGGCAGCCTGGGCACCAATGGCGTCGGTCGCGAAGTACGACAGGTTCGTTACGACTTCTGCGTTCTCGCCCATGAAGACGCGGAAGTTATCGGCGATCAAGGCATTGACGCCCGTGAACGAACCGAAGAAATCGTTGTTCACCAGCTTGACCGATTGCATTTGCTGGAACGCGCTCCAGTAACGCAGTTGCCAGAGTTGGCGTGTGTACATGAGGGCGGCGTGGGTATCGAACACCAGGTTCTCGTTGAACTCCGAGATGATGCGCTGGGCCGCTGGCATGACTTGGTTGGTGAAGTATTCACCGGCGTGGGACACTTCACCACTGGGCAGCGACTGCGACATCGAAATGGCCACCGCCACGGCAGCAGCGACGACCCGGCTACGCAACATGGCGTCGGGGACTTGGGATTGGGCTTGCTGGACAAAGTCCATGTAGAACTGTTTCATGGTGATCTTTCAGGAGATAGGTATTTACGCGGTGGTGCGCAGTTGGGCAGCTTTGAGGAACAGGTCATTCGTGGCCAAGGCTTCGAGTTCCTGTTGCAGCGTGGTGTAGTTCAGGTCTTTGCGGGCCGACGGCACCAGCGTATCCCAGAGGACGCTGAAGAACTGGCGGCGGTCGTTGACATCTTTCAGCAGGTTGTCGATCACCTTGATGTCTTCTTCCAGTCGAACAACGTCTTCTTTGTCGAGGTCGCGGTCTTTCAGGTTTTCGATGATCTGGCTGCGAATACGCAGCATCCGGGCACCCGGCTTGTCGTAACGCGAGTCATTGCCATCCATCGCGATCATCAAGACCGCCAGCGGTGGCAACATGAACAGGGAGCAGATTTTCACCACTTCCATGAAGAGGAAGGCTGGCAGCGAACGGAACGAGATGTTCCAGGCACCGCTATAGATTTGGTCCAAGGCCAAGACCAGATCGCGGGCAGCACCATTGCGGGCCGCGTATTGGTCGGCCATGTATTCCCAGCTAGTGCTATCGTAAATGCTGCGGCCGAGTTGGCTCTTCGATTCACGGGCCACCGCCGACACCACCACGGCTTCGATGACGCGCTTGTCAGTCGACTTGGCAAGCGTCTTTTCATCGAGGTCTTTCAGCTTCAGCGCTTGCTTGACCGAGAGCATGATGACTTCGCGTTCTTCAACGCTACCGGATTTGTCCAGGGCTTTCGACAGCGAAGCCATGGCTTGGTTGGTGCTCGCAGTGTGCGCCATGAAGTAGCAGAAGTAGAGCAAGTGACCGACTTCGTGCAACACGATAGCGGCTTTCTGGCCGGCGGTGTATTTGCTCCCGACCATGGTCAGTGGCATACGCAGAACAGCCGGGAACTCCGCGAACACGCCATACACCTTGCCACGCACCAGGTCGACGCTACCACGCATGATGCCGTCGTTCTTGTGCAAGAAGGCCATACCGTCGACGCCGTCGATGTAATTGCGCAGGTAATTCTGGATGAGGACGTTGTTCTTGTTCACATCCGGCACGTGAATCGATGGCTGGTGTTGGCCAAAGGTCACGGTGATGTTGAGGTGGGTGTAATCATTGATCAAGCGGCCGACGCGTTCCTCTTCTTCGCTGTCCGGTACCTTGGATGGGCTCAGCTGATCGATGGCTTCCATGGCGAGAATCAGCTCGTCACGAAACTGGGTGCTTTGGAATTGGATCGTTTCCAAGCTGGGGTTAATAAGGCGCATGTGCAATCCTCTAGCTATAAGGCATGAAAGTCAAATATAACAACCTCGGTAGATCATCTGACCGAGTACTGTTACCGAAAAAGTAGCTGAAACTCATAAAGATTATCCAAATTACGCACTGAAGAAGAAGAGAGCGGCCATTATGCTGATCAAAAACCTGATCGACTATTTGAAGAATATCCCTGAGGATATCTCCCACATTGAAGCGCGGCATGTGTTCTTTTGCGATGCCCAATTCGGTGCCCAGAACGATTACCACATGGTCAAAGAAGTGGTGCACTACAAGGATGGCCGGGTGGTACCACGCACCGTGATCGTTGAGAATTACGAACGGGCTTTCTACGTCACCAAGCAAGGCAAGCAAAACCACTTGGAAAAGAAAGAGTGGGAAAAGAAAGAAAACCTGGTGCGTTACGTAACGATCCAATCCCGGATGCGCCGTACCATTGCCCAAGTCTTGTCGACCATGCAACCCAACCCGCATTTCAAGGAGTGGAGTAAAGCACCACGCATTATTGACCGGGGCGTGCGTTCGATGATGCGTAACCCGTGGATTTACGGGGCCGACATCAAATCGACCACCTTGATTAAACGCACGTATCAACAGCGCTTTGCCAAGTTCGATACCACGCCATCGACGGTAGCGATCTTCGACGTGGAAACCAATGTGCTCGATGGTTCGGAAGACATCACCATGGCGACCTTGTCATTTGGGAGCCGGATCGTCACCGCCGTCGATAAGAACTTTGTGGGGGGTTACCACGACGTCATCAACGACACCATGGCACTGTTTAAACGGTACATGGCCGACGACATTGAAAAGCGTAAGATCAACTGGGAATTGGTGTTGGTCGATAACCCGGTGGCGATTATCAAGCATGTCTTTCACCGTGCCCATGAATGGAAGCCCGACATCATTGGTATTTGGAACATCAACTTTGATATGCCAAAGGTGATTTGGCAATTGCAGAAGAAAGGCGTCAAACCAGAAGAGATTTTCTGCGATCCGATCATCCCAAAGAAGTACCGCACCTTTGAGTACATCCAGGGTAAGAACAAGATGATCACGGCGTCCGGGAAAGTCAAGCCCTTAAAGTGGGTCGAGCAATGGCACACAGTTGCGTGCCCGGCCAGCTTTACCTTCATTGACCAAGCTTGTGCGTACAAGAAGATTCGGACGGGGGCTGAATCCGATGAACCAAGCTACGCCTTGGATGCCATCATGAAGAAGCACTTGGCCAAGCGTGGTAAGCTGAAAACCGTTCCTGAAGCCGATAAGTTGGGTGGCTTGGCGTGGCACAAGTACATGCAGACGAAGCACCCTCTGCATTACATCGTCTATAACAACTTTGACTGTGTTGGCCCTGAGTTGCTCGACGAAGCCACCAACGATATGCGTCTGACATTGCCGATGATGACAGGGTCATCGGACTACCAAGACTTTTCCTCCCAGCCACGTTGTTCGGCGGATAACCTGCACTTCTTCGTCCAAACCAAGGGTTTTATCTTGGGTACTACCTCGGACGAGATGAAGCATGAACTCGATGAGTACTGTGTCAAGTTGGATGGCTGGATTTGTACCCTACCAGCAGCCAACATTGCGATGAACGGTCTGAAAATCATTAAAGAACTGCCGAACCGTCATACCAACATCTATATCCACGTAGGGGACTTGGACGTGGCGGCTTCGTACCCGAATGGCGGCGCGGTCTTCAATGTCTCGAAAGACACTACGGTACGGGAACTGCACCGGATCGATGGGGTGGAATACGAAGACCAACGCGAACAGGGTATCAATCTGTCGGGCGGGCACAGTAACGCGGTAGAGTTCATGACGGTCATCTGTAAAGCACCAGAACTCGATGCCTTCCTGGATGCCTTCTTGGAAGACGAAGGATTGCCACCCATCCAACTTGGTCACTTCTATTACCCAAGTACGTTGGCATCTCAGTCAGTAGTCCCAGTCGAAGAAGCGATCGCAGCATAAACGCCAGTCCCTTCGGGGACTGGTATGAAAAGGAAAAAGAATGGAACACGACATCGATGAAAAAACTTTCTTTAATCTGATCGCGCCCGCTATCGATTGTTATGGCGCGTTTTCGACTGAGACCATGCTCGATAATCTCAAGCAAAACGGATACTTCATCAAGAAACCTGTTATTCTCCAGCCCACCAGCGATAAGCTGCCACCCGCACCGGATTACATTCTGTAGAAAGACAGAAATGAACCACGCACTAAGTCCAAAACAGTTCAGCGACGCCGTGTTACCCGACCGACGCCAAGCTGACGGGGATGTCCAACAAAGCTTTACGCCAGCAGAGATGCTGGAACGGTTATCGGGCGCAGGCTATGTGATTCTCAAGAAACCCCCGGTCGAGGTGTTCCACAATAAATCCTTGATTGGGCTTGATCCTTACGCCCCAGACCTGACAATCATGCAAAAGTTGCAAGTGGTGGAAGAATGCAAAGTCAATCCGTGGTATTTCTATTTTGTCTTTAGCAAAGAAAGCGCACCTGAAATTGCGGCATAAAAGAAAAAAGAGAGGGGCGCTTGGCTCCTCTCTTTATGCCGCCTAGGCGGGAATCGTGCTACGCTTCTTGCGCGTCAGCTCCCGGTAGTGGCGTGCAATGCGCGTATGGTAATCGTATTGCTGGAAGGCAGGGCCACAGTAGGCTTGGCAGAAGTGTTCCCAGTTAGTGGCCTTGATCGCTGTCAGCAGGTGCGGGGTATTCTTGATGAAGTCAGCGAAGATACGCAACTGGCGCCGCTCGGAGTGTTGCATGTCGAGCGTGAACTCGGTGATCTTTGAATACCCACAGAAGCGGTAATTCAGACCTGGCAATTGGAACATACCCCAGTTCGTCGCCATCATGGCAGCATAGGAATCGACCGAGATAGCCGCAGCGAAGCGCACGTACTCGTAGTCGTCGCTCAGGTAACCGCCGCCAGAGGCTGAGACGATGGTCGGGTGTTTGCGAACCAGTTCTGTGATTTGTTCTTCGCTACGCTGCTTGCCTAGTTCTTTGTAAAACTTCTCGCGGTTAAACACGATACGAGCGCGGCCATTGCTAATGAAGCCCGTACCTACTGCGAAGGTCAAACAAATCGCCTGGAGGGCTTCTGGAGTGCACCCAATGACTAGTGCAGCGTCTTCGTAATCGTGTTGTTGCAAATACTTCTTGTGGATGAGTGGTTCTATCTCATCGCGGGTAGCGTCGTCGTAGCGACCGCTCGGCACCAGGCCGTGATTAATTTGAAAACCCTTCAGTAACTCCGACCAACCCTTACCGAAGACACCGGTCAAGGGTAGGTTTGCTTTTTGCTTTTCATTGAGCGCCATCTGCACCTGGCGGATATATTCGCGTGTGTAGTACGCCGGCATTGCCTCATTCATGTTTTTTCTCCACTATTCGTAATACAGAGCCGCCCGGTGAAGGCGGCTCTGGTGGGTTTCGAAGTTAGCCGATGTGGCAATAGTTCTGCACGCGTTGACGACCTTCTTCGCTGAAGGCAGCGCCAGCGAAGGTGGCGTTCAGGTTGACCTGGCGGGCCACGGTGGTACGCGATTGCAGGGGAGCGATCTTCAGGAGGAAGTTCACCATGTCACGGAACGAGCGACGGTCGGCTGGCACCAGGTTCAGTTCCTTGGCTTCGAGGTGACGGAACATCGCCAGGTCAGCGAAAGCGCCGGTGGTGTTCTTCTCGATCATGGCCAGGAGGTTACCGAAGACGGTATCGAAGTCATTGCCATCCAGATCGTTGATGATCGATTTCAGGGCACGGAACAGGCGGCGCTGGCAAGAGACACCTTCAGCCGCCGACGTTGGGCGGCGTGGGTTCATCAGCTCAGCATATTCTTCGAGACTGTGCAGCAGGCCGCCAGCGAACGGGCTGATTTCAGCCGCAGCGATCGTTTCGATTTCCACCAGTTCTTCGTGGATCGCCGTCAGGTGTTCTGGGACGAGCGACGCCGCGCCAACCACTTCGGTCGTAGCGCCGCTGTCACTTCCGCCGGCCTGATCACCGACTTCGGAAACACCAGTGGCTGGCGAAGTTCCTGCATCACCCGTGCTGGACTGAACGACATCGGTGTCGGATTGCGATGCAGCGTCGCCAGCAGCAGTGTGGTCACCGATAGGCGCGCCGGAAGTTTTTGGCTGTTCATCTTGTTGTCCTTGTGGTGGTTGCGCAGCACCTTGGAAACGCTGCTGGTTGTTATTACCTTTACCCATGATGGTGTCCTTAATACGTGTTGTTAAAATGAGGAAGCTTCACAAGATTAGCGTCTTATGCTTCAGTGAACTGAAGGTCGCCAATACGTCCGCCTTTGGCTTTCATGGCGTAACGAATCTTGTCTGCGTGAAGTCCAAGAGAACTGGCAGCGATGTTACGGCTGGCAAAAGTCTGCACCTCGCCAGTATTGATATTCTTGACAGTGACATCCTTCGGAGGAAAGATTACACGATCAGCATGGGTACGTGCTTCCTGTACGGCATTCGCCAAACCAAGTTCATCATACACAATTACCCAGTTCATGTATGGCGTACCCTTCGGTCGATTTCGCATGGTAACCTGCGCTACCGTAGCGGAGATGCCTAAAATTTCACAGAGTCGTGGGAAGGTCGATGCGATGACGGTCTTACCCGAGACTTCGACACTGGTGGCTACCCAAATACCGAATTTGTATGTCCAACCATTTTCGATATAATGCTCGTCACGCAATTCTGGCCACGGCGATCCATCGTCGAGTTTAAACACGTGCCAGTCTTTCGTAATGTAACCAGCCTGCTTTGACCGCAGGTGGCGGCGCATACGCTTGTGACATGTACTAAAAGCTTCCGAGCACCCCTGCGCCCCCATGAAGCGGCGAATGGAATTACTTCGAATATCCCGTGCCAAAACAAATTCATGCTTGTACAAACCGAGCGCGATGGCGTGTTCGACATTTTCTTCTGGAGTACACCATTCAAGATTCGTCAACCGATTATTGGCTTTGTCACCGTCCTTGTGGTTGACTTCTAATTCTTCAAACGGCTTATCCGCGTGGCGTGGTGGCCGTTCTAGAAAGGCCAACGCTAACAGTCGATGATGGTAAAAGTTAGCAGCATTTCTATTCCTTCTATAAATAGAAAGAACACTATATCCCGCGCCTGTCGGAGTTATCTTGATTTTCTTTCCATTATCTTTTCTGATGCACCGACCGTCGCGAGCAATCCACACCAAGTCATTGCCTGGAATGTCGTAGAAATCTTTTGGCTTAGTAATGACAATTTTTTCGGACACGTTAAAACTCCCTATTTTAATGTTTAACACATATAGATAGGGAGGTTAAAGTGAATAATTACACTAAACTAATCAGAAAATGTCCTTCTTCCAATCGAATTTAGCCAATGATAGCTTCTTTCCGTGCCCAGCTTGCATGTAAATGTTCAAGAAGGCACTTCCGTAGCCGGCCACTGCTGTCGACGCCGAGGTTGGGTTCGCTGCCAAGCGGTCACCCACACAGCATTTGCAGTAGTCAGTCAAGGTCAGCTTGCAATACATCGGGCTACGCACGATGACGCGCTTGCCCAAGTATTGGCGGGCGGTGTCCATATCGGGGATACGGATTCGACCTTGTTTACTGACAATGCTGAAACCCACTAGCATCTCGATGTTGTCGTTGTCCACTTGGAGTGGCAAGCCCATCTTGGTACCGCAATCATCAACTGTGATGTTGATGTTCGACGATGCACGGAGTAACCACTTGACCGATTCCCCGCCGAGCATGGTTTGGGCGCCCCGGTTGTATGAACCAGCGCGGTGGCTATTGTTCATCTGGGGGAACTTATCGATGTCCCACCCTTCACCTAGTGATGTGGGAATCAAATCCACATTGATGTTTTCTGATAGGCCCGCTTCCGCACCCCACATACCGTGTTGGCGTTTGCGCACAATCGCCATCGACTTATCGGTAATCATGAAGTTTTCACCCGGATCACCTTTGAGCCATTCGCGGTCATACTGAACGAGGGCTGCGTCAATTTTGGCGATCACCGCTGGGTCATGCAGGCGGTCTTTGTTTTCAGCCAAGAGCTTGTCGCGGTATTCGTGAATACCATCAGCAGGCTGCATGGTTTTCTCGGTGGCCGCTGGCACGCATAACTGGGTGTACGCCACCATTGCAAAGGCAGCATCGACGAAGTTGATGTACTCATCGACGTAGAGGTATTTGTCGTCCCGTGTTTCACCAGCTTTCGGTGTATCTTCCAAGCGTGCCAAGACGATGTTTTCCAATTGGCGTGGCTTGATGCGCCCTGTCACGAATGGTACTTTGTGGCCAAACGGATAGACCAGTACCGTGTAGTTCAATAACACATTGCCGTAGTTTGTGTCCACCTCTTGGAAGACATTCGGCATGTCGCCTTTCTTCAAGAGGATACGGTCCTTGAACGAGAAAGGTGCACTACCAGCTTTGGTATCGTCGATCTTGGTCAATTCGCCATTCTTGTCTGGGTCAACAAAGAAATGTCCAGTCGGCATTTGGACGAGGCGGTAAGCATAGGGTTCTTTCTTCCATGCATCACCACCTTCGTTGATCAAGCTAAAGGCGCTAATCACCCATGCCCGGCGGCGGTATTCCTGGGCCGCCATGGCCTTCAAGAAAAAAGTACGCTTATCCATGTTCAAATCCTTGTAACAGGCGCGTCACCTCGATATCGACCTTGGTGATCACATTCATGCTGGCAATGTAACGTTCCAAATTCGGTTTGATCACGGCCCGTGGGTTCTTGGTACCATCGTTGGAGGCGAGTGCCATCAGAATCATTTCTTTGGCAATTTGTTCAGGCAAGATGCCTTCAAATTCACGCCCAACATTGTCAGCATAGGTGGTATAGGGGTAACCTACACTCCAACCCGACTGCAAGAGCGTAACCATGCGGTAATGGCGGCTACGCGTGTAATGACAGAACTGGTTGATCTTGCTGACATAACCGGCACGCTCGATGCGTTCTTCGTCGGTGACCAATTCTTCTTCGCGGGTACCAGCCATTTCACGCATGCGGCGGATAAGGCTACCGCCGACGCTTTCCAAACTAATGGACAGGTTATCGGCATTGTAAGGCGTTACGAGTTCCATGGCTTGGGCAAAGGTCTCGGTCGCATCTTGGTCAGCCGTGGTAATTTGGTAGAGACGGCCCATGTCTTCATATTCCTGCAAAGAAAGAATCCCTTGCAAAAGGTTGGTGGTCACCGCCAAGGACACACCCTCGACCAACCGAACTTCATGCTGGCGCAGCATATCGTGTTGTAAGTCCTGCATGAGTTCCACAATGCGAGTAACCGTCACGCCCGTTTCCACGGTGGAATCGAGCATGATAAGTTCTTCTACGCTGTCATCCAAGGTAGGAGCACCCATGGTAACTAAAATAGCGTAGGCGTTCGTAATCGCTACCTGGAGTTCAGGTGTGGTATTTTCCACAATGAACTGGTGATGAAGTTCGAGCATGTAATGTTGCTCCCGGAAATATGTTGAAAAATATTGTTTATGTAAATAAAGTAGCGGAGAGTGCGGAAATTTAATGATCGCATTACCCAAACCCCGCAATGAAATTGCTGATTCACACTGAGTGGATTCAGATGATTTGCGTTCATCCTAAAGAAAACTGAGATAACTGGAGCCATCATGTCCAATACGAGCGATGCCCGTAAAGCCCGCCGCAAAGCAGCACGTGTCGCAGCACGCAATCCACAGCAAGCCACCACCGAACGCACCGTGCCGCACATCGACCCACTGGGCGACATGGCCCGTCAAGAACTGGCCCGCATCAGCGAAGAAGAAGAAATGGCGGCGCTGTCCGGTGACGGCAAAGACCTGTGGAACGATATCGAAAACATCTTCCGCCAGTGCGCCATGGGCCTGGTCCAGTTCCTACGCAGCATCGCCGACATGAACGACCGCAGCGTCCTCGTCCACATGCGCGCACCGCAGCAGTTCATCGACCGCGTCACCATCTTCAAGGCCGACGTCAAGCGCTTCGAAGCCGAACTGAACGCCATCCATGCGCTGCACGCCCACCGCGCCAACGACAACACCGGCAACCGCGAAACCTTGGCGGCCATGGAAATTTCCGAGCACTACAGTGCATGGCAAGCCAAAGCGTCGACCATCCTCGACAAGACGATGATGGAACTGACGGCGATGTTCGACGAAGCGCGCCGCATCAAGCTGACCCAGGAAGCAGAAGCGGCTGCGGTGCAAGACGTCAACGTCGTCACCGATGTCGAAGTCAAAGACGTCGTCCCCGCACGAGGTCAAACTTCGGTCTTCACGCCGATCGACGAACTCGGTGTCATCAAGAACGAGTTGACTCCCATTTCGACGCTGATCGAAAACCCTGATTTCAAGCAGGCAATCAATGCGCCGATCGGTGCAGTCATGGCCGTGGATTTTGCTGACGGTCAAGACCAGTCCGTTAGCGTCCATAATCCGAACTTCGCGCCGGTCGAAGCCGATACCAGTACCCAGGAGTAATTTCCGTGTCCGAACAAGAAAACCAAAACACCACGGGAGGCGAAAGCCTTCCGAATGAGGTGCCTGAAAGCGCAGCAGTCCCTGTTGCAGCAGTACCGCCGACTGAACCAGTGGCATTCGGTGAACAGACGCGCGATATCTTCGTCGACCTGCCGGCCAACAAGAAACCGAAAGCGGGTCCGATCTCGCTGGCCAACGAGACCTACAACGAAACGATCGACAAGCTGAACGGCATGCCGAACACGGACTATGCCAAGTCCGAATCGGGTCGCTCGTTCCTGCAAAGCTTCAGTAATTCGCTGTTCTCGATTCCCTACGACAGCTGGTACGCAGGCACTACCACCCGACCAGGTAGTTACTGGGTGCAAGAAATCCCGAGCGAATCGGGACTGCTGGCACCGAGCGTGCAGCGCTTCAAATCAGGCGATGGCAAACTGCTGACCGGTGAAGCGGCCATCATGCGCATGCGCCAAGCGCTGGGGCAAGGCACCACCTTTACCGTTCCACTGTACCATACCGGTATCTGGGTCACGGTCAAGGCACCAAGCGATGAAGAACTGATCGAACTCGAACGGCGCCTGATGGAAGAGAAGGCCAACCTCGGCCGCCAAACCCACGGCATGGTGTTCGGTAACAACTCGGCCATCTTCGCCGGCATCCTGGCCGACTTCGCAATCGACCATATTTACGACAGCAACCTGATCGAAGCTGAGCGTAGCTACCACGAAGTCATCAAGTGTCTCGACCTGCCGATCCTGATCGGTTGTTTGGCGTACACTGTTTGGCCGCAGGGTTTCCAATACAGCCGCGTCAAGCTCAATCCGGCCGACGGTACGTATGTGACGGAAGAAGCGGTCCTGAAACTCGGCGGCTGCTTTATCACTGACAACCTGTCGCTCACCGAGCGCCAACGTTCGCACATGGCCAAGCAACGCGGCCAGAAGGTGAACCTCGAAACCGTGCGTCTGTACCAAGAACAATTCCTGCGTGGTCAAAAGCGCCAGGTCAAGGTCAACGACGTCGTTTCGTTCGAAATGGCGGTGCCAACGATTGCCGAATATCTGGAAAGCGGCGCCAAGTGGGTCGACACGATTACGGCCATCGTCGACAAAGCACTCGGCCTGAATGCAGATGAACGCAAGCGGGTCGACTATATCGAAAAGCTCGGTAAGGCCAGTAACGTGCGCCAGTACGGACACTGGATCACTTCGATCACCATCGGCGAAGACGTCATCGACAAGCGCGAAGACATCGACAACAGCCTGAACGTGTACAGTGGTGCCGACGAATACAGCGAGAAGTTCTTCGACGATGTGCAAGCCTACATCGAAGACTCGACCATCTCGGTCGTGGCCGTCACCCGTGGTGACTACGATGAAGAATCGACCAAGATGAAGAAGTTCCCGAACTACCTCGTCCTGGATGTGATGTCAACTTTTTTTATCCTTCTCCGCCAGAAGGTGCAACAAATGGGTCAACGGACGTAGGTCCGCCCCGGCTTCACATCGCGCAATCGGGTTTCGGTGAACATCCGGATTACAGTTTGGCCATTCGTACAGAGATTGGTCGGCTACTGGAGAAGTCACCGAAACAATTGTCTTCCGACACCCAGTTGATGATGCGGGAGCGGTATGAGACGGTGTTTCATATCTGTGACCATGACGCCCCCAACGTCCACCCCTTGGCCTTGATGACTATGCAGCCTGCGGAAAACAATTCCAAAGGTGGGAAGTTTGAACAGCGCTTGGAAGACTTTATGGCCTTCGATGTGTTGAAGTACACTGGGATGTCTTTTAAAGAGTTATTGCAGTGGCCACGGGAACGGGTAGAAAGTGTTTTCGAGAAATGCCGACAACGCCAAGCCCGTGATAGCAAACACCAGCCCCCTGGGCTCGACTAGGAGTAAGCCATGCCTGTAACTGTCTTTGGTGGTAGTCTGTTTGACAGCAAAGCCCAAACGCTGGTCTGTACGGTCAATACCGTGGGAGTGATGGGTGCTGGGGTGGCCAAGGTGTTTAAAGAACGTTGGCCCGAAATGTTTCAAGCGTACAAACGCGCTTGTCGGGACGACTACTTCCGGAAGCATTCGACCTGGCTCTTTAAGGTATCGGACGACTTGCAGATTTTGTGCATGGTCACGAAAGGCCATTGGCGGTATCCTTCCAAGCCAGAATGGGTGGAAGCCTCGCTCCAGGAAATGGCACGGCGCTATGAGGATTACGGCATCACCAGTCTCGCTTTACCACCGCCCGGTTGTGGCAATGGTGGCTTGCTCTGGTGGGAAGAAGTCTGGCCTCTGGTCGAGCGTCATCTGGACCCGCTTCCCATTTCTGTGAATGTGTATATTCCAGAAGACTGGCTGCGTTGAAACAAACAAAAAAAGAACGACAGTTCTTTTCGCGGCATAAGAGGAGGCTTCCCGAAGGAGCCTCCTCTTTTCTTTTATGCCGGATACTTCTTAGCCGATGGCGCGAGCGGCCAGCACGATGCAGCCGATAATGACGGGGATTGCGACAGCGAAATTGATCCAGCCGTGCTGCTTGTCGCGGTTGGCGATGGCTTGGGTTTTGCTGAATTCATTTTGTGCGTACATGATAGTTTCCTGTTCTTTAAGTTAGTTAAAGTGTGCTAGGCTTCTTGCCGTCAACACACCAGTCTTTCCACTCGCGTATCTGGTCCATGGTAATGATGGGTTCATCACCAACTTCTTGTCGGTACGCTGCGTTCCAGTGGTCAACACAAGTCGTGAGATCAATATCGGCGTTGCGATTGCACTTGGATAAGAACACCGACAAGAAGAGACCAGCGAGCAGAATGGCGATTGCCTTTTTCCACATGCTGTTCTCCTCTCTCTATTACTTAGTGCTGGTCGGGAACGGCCACTCGGAACCGGGCAGCTTGAGTAGCGTCTTTGGTTCGACCTTGGTGGTGATCACCTTTGGCTGCTTCGGACTACGTAATGTAACCAGCGGTGGCGTGTAATCGCGTGTTTCTTCGCGCCAGTCTACTGCCGATACCTCCGATGCGTTCGATGGTGCGAGTTCGATAAAACCATCCTCGTCGTCGTCCCCGTCATCATTGAAGCCGCGACGATTACCGGGGCCGTCATCATTCCCATCGAACGCTGCGAGGTCTTCTGCTGCGATCTTGTTCTGGTTCTGAATACAAGGCAGGCAAACATCGTACACCGGGCCTGCCATACCCTCTTCGAAGTCACGAGTCGCCTTCAGGTTATCCGAATGCTTCTTGCACCAGGCGCATGGTCCGGTGATCGGCTCCGGCACGCGGTTGATGTGCGCGGTGTAGCATTCTTGGCACAAGTCAATCAGTTCCGACCCAAACGAATCGGTTTCCCCGACGATCCGTTTGTATGCAGGACGATCGGGGTGATCGTCGCACACGGCATTTGCTACTGTGGACATGGTTTGTCCAGGAAGAAAACTGTTCGGTCCGATTACATGTGCCATAGTTGCTATTCTCCAATGAGGTTAAGATAAGAAAGACTATCAGGGCTTGACAGTCTTGTTTTTCATCACGTTCTTCACGAGTTTGAAGACATCGCGAATGGTCACGCCCAGTTGCACCCAACTCATCACGTAGCGATCCAGTTTCGAATAGGTACGCTTTAAGTCCAACTGACGCACACCGATGGAACCGTACTGCCAGAGCGAGACTGGGCCGCCCGTCATGCAGTCAACCGCCATGGCGTCGGCCATGGCCACTTCGGACGATACCTTGCGTACCGTGTTGATGAGCGAGGGCAGCTTATCCACCCCGCTGCCCATCGCCAGCTGGCTGGAGAGCTTAAACATCTGTGTCGATGCTTCGCCGTGGCCAATTGAAAACACAGCCACGTTGTGCGTGGTCACCATCATGATGCGGGTTTCGAGCTGGATGTGCGGCATCAAAGCCGCTGGTACCGTGCCGTCGCCGAGGTCGAAGATTTGCTGGTCTTTTGCAGCAAGCGCATCGAGTTCTTTGATCAATTCCAGAATCCCCGCTTGACCGCAAACGGTCAGTGCGAGAATCTTCCTTCCGCCCATACGCAGGTGCTGGGGCTCATAAATCTTCTTGAGGGTGTCGAGGTACTCGCCAGGGGTAGGCACACCATTGTGCATGGTGACTTGGCACACACGGCTGTCGGCGAACAGTTTACCTGCATTGTAGATAATGGTAGTCATAGTTGCAAATCTCCAGTGGTTAAATACAAAAGGAATAAGGTTACTTACTCTAACTCACCGGAAGAATATGTGACTGTAATTTCTTTGAATCGTCCAAAACAACAAAAGAAAAAAGCGAGGGAAACCCCTCGCTTTTATGCTGACTATTCGTCTTTTGGATAGATGACTTCTTCGGTACCGCCTGGATTGAACTCTTCCAGTTCTTCATCGAAGTGGGCTTTACCACCAATGACTTCAATGCCATCAAACAGAATGTGCGGTGCCACGAGATACAGCACTTCGGCCAGCGACCTGACTGCCGGCGCCATCGTTTGTTTTTGATACGGATCAACGTCGCTATCGAACATGTCGTCCAAAGAGTTGCCGAGCTGGCTTTCAATGGCTTCCACTACATGGTTCGATTGCAGCGGCGTCAGTTCGTGGCCATCGATGATGACGTGGTGCTGGTTCTTATGTTCGCTCATTTCTTTTCCTCTTCTTTAAATGAATTTGAAACCGTCGGTCGACGCATCGTACATCAGGGGAATGTCCACCCCCATGAAGACATTGATGTGACCACGACGGGCGTACTGGTAATGGAACACCCGGTTGGTATAACCCTCGAACGTGAATTCAGGGTGGAGGACATAAAACACATTGATGCGAATTTCAGCTGCGCGCAGCGCTTCTTCTGGGGTGGTCACAATGGAGAACACCACCCGCTCATGGTCCAGGTCAAGTAACTCATTGAACGTGATTTGGAGGTCGCGTTCAATCCTGCGCCACACTTCTTCTTCCCGGCCTTGAGATAGAAAGTGCCGACTCAATACTGCTTTCAAGTCGTCTTTCTTAAACAACACCAAGCTATGCGATGGCGCGGGCTGAGGCAGCGCATACGCGGCGAAGTGCTGGAAGGTGTCTTCTGCACAGTACCCAGGTGCCAACAGCGTGGCGAGGCTTTCTAACTCTTCTACAGGGCTATCTGTATTCCCGCTCGCGCGCAGTTCGCTGAAGTACTTGAGAAAAGCGGTGCGCAAATGAACAACCTGCGCTGCGTCTAGGGGAGTATTATCGATAACGACTGGTGGTACGTGTGACATTGCATTACCTTTCTTTAAAGTGGCATGATACCGTTACGTTCGATCCATGCAGTCAAGTGCATGAAGTTGCGCATTACCGTGCCATCTTTAGTGACCATAGCAAACCCATTGGTTGGGTTTGCTGTGCCATTCGCCAAGGTCATCATCTTACGGACATCGACCTCGGTGCTATAGGGGATCATGGCGTGGCGCAAAATCGCCATACATGCCACGTAATTATCGGTCGTACAGTTTTCGCTTTGATAAACCGTTACTTTCTTCATTTCTTTTCCTTTCTTTTATTTACCAAGTTCGTCGAGGTCTTCCGTGAACTTTGCTGTGATGCCGTCGCTAAAGGTGACGTAAGCGATGTAAATATCAGGATTCAAGCGATGAATGAACTGACCCATGACCACGTAGTCATTCATCGCTATGCCCCGTACATACATCGGCAGACTTCTGTCGAGCAGTGTAGCTTTCAAAAGCTCGTGCGTTGCAATCAAAGTTTCAAACAGTTTTTTGGACTCTGTATGCTCCAGCGGTACATCGTTCACTACAATCTGCATTTCTTTTCCTTTTTAATGTTTACCAAACACAGCGTCGATCGAACCCATTAAAGTAGCGTGTCCGTTATGGAAATGGATATGGTAAATGACCCTCTCTGGTTCGAACAAATGAATGATTTCGGCAGCCCGTAAAAAGTCTTCGAGATGATCCGCCGTTTTCTTGGGGTCATGCCGGTACTCTTTCAAATACCTTTCAGAGCGATTGAACATGAGCAAAGCCGCTTTGAATACTGCATCGGTCTGGTCTTGTTTCAATAATTCCCCAGCGATTAATACTTGGACTTTGTTCATGATAACACTCTCTCTTTTATGAAGTTACGGCATAGGTAGAGGAGTTGCCTCCTCTACCAGTCTTACACGGGGGTTCGATAATAGTCCGTACGGAAATACAACGCACGATCCCGAAGAAGGGTTTTCTTTTCTTCGTGGTACGCCATCTGCTTGGCAATGTCTTCACACGACAAGTAGATAAAGCGTAGCGTGACACCGGGGATGAATCGTAACCGCCCAAACCCTTGGATATTCCCTTGCTTACTTGACATGCAGGTCGACATGAAGACGAACCGCAGGTTAGGAATATCTAGCGCTGTGCCCGCCGACAGCATGGTCGAGACAATAATGTCTGGTTCCATGGCATTTTCATACGGGTCTTTTTCCACATACCGACGCACATCCAAGTGCGGGTACTGTTTCTTCAAGTATTCGGTCACGACCGTACACATGTCAATCGACGCGCAAAAGATCAAAGCGCGGTCATCGTCACGTTTGTCTGGAATGAAATCGATGTCCAATTGTTTCTTGAACATCTCCAGGTAGTTGCCCGTCATCCCTTTGTACTTCAGGATGCTTTGTTCAAACACATTGTGCGAGTAGTTGCCACCGTTCTTGTACTTGACTTTCTGGGGTTGTTGTAAACTCCAGATCAGGGCACGGGCAGCCACATACTTGTGGTATTCCATCTTGTCATAGCGCACGACTTTCGGGTAGCCGATCTCGTACACCGATTCCAAGAACTGGTCGTACGAAGTCAAGGTGGCTGACAAGGAGATCGAGACTGGACAATGGGTGTACAGGTCGATCTTGAAATTCAAATGGTAATCTTGGTGGACTTCATCGATCCCACGGAAGCCGATCCCGCACTTCTCATGGAATTCATCCGGACCAAAGGCGTAGCCGTGCTCGGTGATCTGGTCACGGAACAGTTCATACGCTTTGATATAATTCTGGAACGTCTTGTTACTAACGATCATGACCTTGAACTTCAATGTATCGTTTTCTGCATCCTCCAAGGTTTGCATGAGCGAGGCACCACCTTGAACGACGTGCACGTCGTCGTCGTCAATGTCGTAGGTCTTCTTGATGTCTTCGATCCACTTGTCAATGTACATCGGCTTGATGAACATCACCATGCGGTAACCGAAATTCGAAGCCGAGTACATCTCGCAAAACGACTTGCCCTTACCTGTTTGGATACTCACCAATTTGGCGGCGGTATAATCTTGCGGATATGGTGGTGGCGGGACATTGTTCATGAACGCCAATACATCGGGCTGCTGGTCGCGCGGTTGCCATTTTGGGAAGATGGGCAATTCCACTTTCTTGGGCGCGTACAGCGGAGTCTTAATGAACTCGACCCGTTCGTCCGTCAAGTGGTGTTTCTTGAGGATTTCCTTAAAACCGGGGAGTTGGTTAATGTGAAACCGGTACTCACGGCGGTCTTTGGTCGCAGCGGCGTAGGTACGCATCGCGATCCGGGTGTAACTACCGTTCGGCAGCCGTTGGCTACCGTACTGAATGTATTTGCGCGCAAACTCATCGATGGCCGGTTGCGCACGCAGCGTAAAATCACGGACAACAAAATGGTGGGTGCGTACATGGACGCGTAATTCTGGCATTGATCACCTTTCTTACAAAAAACGAACGACAACATGCCGCACCGAAATGGGAGACCGCGGTGCTCTGCGATCTCCCGCCCTTGTGGATTAGTTGGTGACCCAACCTTTCCGGTTTCGTTCCGCTTGCAATACTTCTTGCGGAGTAATGACCCCGTCCATCGGGTGATTAGGACGGTTCTTGTTCACACCCTTCAAATACATAGCGGGGTTTCGTAAGAAATCCCGGTGTCCTTGGAATGCAAACTTTGCTGACGCACTGCGGTAGTCCATGATGTTGGACCGCACACCAAGGCCGACTGCTGTGCCCGGCTTGGGGAGCCGGTAATCGAAGTCTTTCGCCGAACGAATTGTCACGCCGAGCACAATCACTGCGTTCACTGCCAACGGCACATCGAGCTTGTCGTTGACGAGGTCATGGAACTCTTTCAAGAATTCCACAGGATCGGTTTGGCTATCCCGCTCATCGACATCCTTCACGGTCGATTCCAGCATCTTCGCAATGGCGGCCGAATGGTCGCTCATATTAAAGTGCTTGGGTGGCAAGGTCAAGAAGGGGAATGACCAGTCCCAATTGGTCATGTCGATCACGTAATTACCCGTGGCCGTATCCGTGGCCCACCCGAACATCTTGATGTAGTCGAGCAGTTCATGGGTCATGCTGGCATTGCGGTTTGCCATCCGAACCGGGACCACATGTGGTTCTTCATGCTTACCGCCTTGGGTGGTAAGCTCGATGGTGATGGATTCCATCTCCGAGACGTGGGTCAAGGCCAACTTCTCGACCTCGTCCACATTCCGGATATCCGTCAAGTTACGGGCCTGGGTCGGCGACACAATCAGCTTGACAGCATCGGCTTGTTTCAACTCCGGGGCCAATACATACGAGCTTTCGTCTTCCGATGCGCGGACAAACTTGCGCATGAAGGAATCGATGATCACGCCATCGACATCCGAACTCATGTCCAAGTGCTTCAAGGACAGCACGGACTGACTACTCTTTTGCGTCATGTGGGTACAGCACATGTGGCCCAAGTTCGAGCCACGCGGTACCGACAAGGAGTGGTCACCGAAACACGTACTGCACACACCGTACGGATCAGGGTGGGCACAACCGAGCACCGTCCGCAGCTTGATCTTCTTGCCAATCAAGTGAGAATCGGTTTCCTTGATCGTACGCAGTTCACCTTGCTCCGTCAAGTAGTACAAGCCCACCAACTTCTTCAGGTCAGCCTTGCGCTTGGTACGGCCCGCTTCCTTTTCTTCCCCACGGACATACCACTCCGCGTACTCGGTGGTACCGCAATCGGCCATGTGGAGGTTTTGCACCACTTGGTCAACCAACTGCAAGCGCCGCGAGAAATACTCAGCATCTTGCAATTGCGCTTTCGACGACGCCAAGCTTTTTGCTGCCGAGCGCGATTCGACCATGGCTTCATACACTTTTCGGAAGCCACGGGCGTAACCACGCAAGACCGGTGGCCGGAACACATACGAGTCCACGTCCGTCAAGGTACCGCGCGCTGTCAGACACTGCATCAGCTGGTCTTCTTTCACCGTACGGGAATGCACGGCCTTGGCCAGCGGATTTCTTTGCAGTTCAGGGGCATTCCTGAGCGTGTCTTTCACCACCTTATAGGCGTTGTTGATTGACGCTGGGTTGGGCTGCAAGGTATTGTTGATCTCGCGCACTTTGGGGTGCGCCAAGACTTCCATGAAGTCCAAGATGTTCAAGGACACCACATACTCTTCGCAGTGCTCACTCAACTCATTGTAAATGAGGTTGGTCAACTCGTACGCGCGCTTAAACAACAGTTCGCGTAACTCAACTTCATCGACCACCTGCATTTCCAACTGCTCGGTTGCTGTATTGGCGACGAGCATGCGTGCTTTGTAATTCGGCAAGACATACTCGTCATACACACTCCACATGCAGATACTGAGGAGCTTTAAGTGGGTATCGGCGTCCAACATACCGCCGGCTAACACATGCTGCACGTGGTGTCGGTACAGCAGGGGTGTTTCCCGGTATTCCCGGTGGTACTCCCAGCCATAGCCCGACAACAGCGTTTCCCGTGCATTCGTGACAATTTCGTGCCCGTCGTCGAAGACCAGTTTGAATGGTCCATGCAGGTTCTCTTTCAAGAAGTCCTGCGACAAATCTAAGAGTGCCCTTGCACTGATGCGTTTTAATGCTGCCATCTTTCCTCCTTTTTATTTCCCTACCCTCTTTTAAATAGGGAGCGCATTAGTGAACAAAGCCCACGTCTTCATAGGTGACCTTGGTACCGCCGGTTTGCAGCATGTGCTTGACCATGACCAGTGGACGGTCTTGGCCCAGCGGATTCTTCTTGCGGTTCACGGCGCACTTGATGTCTGTTGGTCGATCGGCCGTCAGAATCGAGTAGGTCACTTCTTTGTGCGTGGCCGGGTTGTTATTCCGGTCATGGCGTTCCGATGCCAATTGCCAACCGCAATACGAGACAAAGATGCGCTTCTCTGCTTCCCCGTCAGTCCGGACCGGCGAATTGCGTGTCGGCTGCAAATACTTGGTCGCATTCGTCATTTGCGACAACACCGCAAAGTGCTGGGTCTTGCCAGACGCCACTGCCGTCCAATCGTCACCGATCTTCTCCAGCAACATGACATACATCTCAGCAATCATGACCTTTTCGCGGGTAGTACGCAGCTTCCCGGAATTACCCACATACTGCACGGGGCCGTAGGTAGGTGGATAATACTTCCACAGGTCATGAACGATTTGCTCCGACTCTGGGTCATTCTCCGTCGGCAAGAACACAAACAGATCATCCGCAATCACTTTGCCCAGATGGGTCGCAGGTGGATCGCGGTATTCGCCGGTGACATGCCAGTTGTACTGCTGTGGCGAGACGATCTTATAGAACCCGAGCAGGTAATCCCACGCCTTGTTAAAGGTGGCAGGATCGCGTTGCTGGAGTTCATGGACCTTGACCACCGCCTTTGGATCATGGTGCTCGATGCCCAGCATGGCCGACAGTGCTTTGCGGGTATCGCGGCGCGATGCATTCATGAACTGCTCGTAGAGCCGTCCGATATTCATGCGCGACACAGTCGAGTTCGGGTCCATCGCAATCATGGCCCGGTTTCCTGCTTCGTCCACCGGCATTTCGTGCGCTGGCCTGATCTTGCAGATAATGCCTTTCGATACCTTCAACTAGGTTCGCTACACCTAACCCGCGCCATTACGCGCAGCTCCGGCTGTTAGCCGGATGTCGAGACTATGTCTTCACCCTCCATCGCTGGTTCGGGTGTTCCCCATTTCGGATCGCTTGATCCTACAGACTGGTAAGGTCTTAGTCGTTGAACGTTCTCCCGTTGGGAGCTTCGCTGCCGGTTCTCCAATCCTTGTCTCTGTTACCATACCCAGTTCGTTACGCTGGCCACCAATACTTTTGGTATTGGCTTGGTGTACAAGGCTCTCAGGTTATTTCCGGTCAATTAAAGGAAGTTTCTTTAGCCATTACTAGCTAAAGAGGCTGACTGAGTGAAGGTCCATCCATCCAAATTCTTATCGTTATTTAAACGATTTGTAATACTGGATCGATCAACTTTAAAGTAGTTAGCGCATTGAGTCAGTGAACCAAAGTCGATGGTCCGTTCTCCGCTTTTAGCTTTGATTGGCATTGATCGACTTTCTTTCGTTTGACGCATCACGCGGAAACGTTCCTCCGCATAACTGTCTCGTACACTGAATTTCAAATGGGGATATATCTGGTTCCCGTGTTCCGCTAACGCTGGTATCGACTTACCTGGACTATCGTACAGCTGATATTCCTTGAGCAATGTCGCATTTGAGAAAATTTCCCTGGTATTTTCTTCGACATCGGTAACAATCACCATATAGCGTGCAGGTCGAATCTGATACTTTCTACTTTCATAGAACCACGGCGTGAAGTCATTAGCAAATCTAAATTCATAACGATTCACGATCAGTTTCCCAAACATCTTCGGGTATAACTGATAAATGGATGTATCTTTCCTCAACCCCATGGCTTCGGCAGCTTGTGCCATCGAACTATATTCGTAGACTTCTCCTGTAATAAAGTCTCGCACTTTACAGGGAATATTGTCCGGTCTTAAACCATTGTTTATAGCATGGTAATTATTACCTGAATAGGTTGTCCATTCCAAGTTTCCCCACCAATTATTGGCAGGGTTAGCGTCAAGATGATTGACGATGTTAAATTCACTTGGATTAGGATTTGCTACCCATGCCAATGCTACAGCTCTATGCACTGACAACGTCGATCCTGAATAGTTACTGGGTAAGCTAAATGTCCAATAACCTCCAGTGCTGTACAAAGTAACTATCGAGTTATCTTCCGATAACTTAACAATTCCATCATTGCTTACACTGAATTCTTTATAACCAGGTACAACTCTAAATTCCTCTTCTACCATGTCCACCTCCTTTCAAAGAGATGGATGAATCTTCACTTAATGTCGACCACCATGGCAATCAGTTAGCTTGAAGCCTTCGGTCGGGACCACGTCGTACTCGATCGTAAATTCAATCGTGTAGTCATCCAGCGGTTTGCGCCGGCGATGCATGTGAATCCGTTCTTTGTGCTCACCCACCATGGCGATGGCTTCTTCGACCAAAGCACTAAAGGCAGGGCTGAGTTTCAAGGCTGCGCCGCGTTGGCGGTGCAAGCGTTTCCACTCCTGATAGATTTCCAAGTAGAAGGCGCGCATGCCGCCATCGTACTTCTTGAACATGTCTTCCATGCCAAAAGGAATTAACCCGGACGTGTTGTACGGGTCATGCCAGATTTTGATGTCGACGATCTTGCCTTTGCCCGCGGTGGCGTAGCAGGGCAGGTCGAACGGAATGTTCAAGGTCTTGACATCGTTGATCCCCATTTCAAACAACGCCGACTTCTCGTTGTACCGGGTCGTGGCCATGACCAGCCCGTCTTCGCGGATGTACTCGCCAATTTCGGGAAACGGTTTGAAAACTTCTTTGCCGCTGGCATCGATGTAATTGAACATCCCTTTCGGGAACGCATCGCGGCCGCATTCCACGGTGCGCCGCTCGGTGACCTTGAACTTCAGCAACGGCAACAGGTCTTCAGACACCAAGACGCTATCTTCCGATGTTTCGGGTAGCGAGAGGAAAGCGATCGGGGTTTCCATGCCAAAGCCATAGTTACCATTCTTATCCTTTGCAGGAGAATCCAGGAAAATCTGGCCTTCGGTAAACGATTTCTTCCCGCACATCAAGTCTTGCAGTGCGTCGGTGCTTTGGTATTCAAAACCAAAATACGGGTGATTCGAAGTATGCGTCGGCAAATCGATGCAGCCGATTTCCTTGGTTTGGTAATCCTCGTAGATGAGGATCGTTTGGGGTGACTTGGGTGGGTTGATGGAACTGGCACTCACGCCACGACGATACCGTTCAACGATCTTGATGACATCCCCTGTGGTGGGCATCTTGACCGAGAAGGTGTATTTACCGTATTCCCTTTCCATGCCGGTTTGGAAATACCGGCGACCGATTCCTTTGAACACCAGTGCTTGCCCTAAGTGGCTGGCAAACATTTGCTGGCGTGGCGAAGAATCGTGGGCGAACCAAGGATTAAGCGCGCATACGCCCAAGAACTCACGCCGCAGTTCGTTGGGTTCGTGCTTGATTAGATACAGTGCTGATGGATTTTGTCCATATGGCATTTTCGTTGTCTTCCTTTTCGTTCGTGTTATAACAACAAACTCTTTGTATGATACCAATTCGTGGTTCTACTACACTTAGGTAATATGTCACTTTAAATTTCTACAGGACAACCATGGACATTAATGACCTCATGCCAGACTCCGGGGCGCTTTCCTATTACACCTTGGCGGTACGCAATGCCATTGACGACCACATGACCTTCTTGCGAAATCATCCAAACAACGAAGTCGTCAATCTCTCTCCCAAGGACATCGAACGTTTCCAAGGCGATCTCTACGGTTTGTTTACCGCTATCAATATCCCGCGCCAGTATCACTACTGCGTGCGCCGGATGAATGAACTTGAATCGGCCCAGATCGTGCCCGAAGACCTTGCGTACCTTGTCGTCCCCGATTACAAGGTGGTGGACAATATCCGCCAAGCTGTCACCAGTTCCAATGGCGTGACATAAACCCATTGCATTACCGTACAAAGAAAAAAGGTCGGACCCCTTAGGGATTCGACCTTTTTATGCCGCATTAGAAAGGTTTGTTCACAGGGGCGCTGTAACCCGCACCCTGTGCCCAGCCCGGCGTACGGGTTTGTGGCGATTGATACTGCCCCTGGAACGACTGCGTCGAGACACCGACTTGTTGGGCCAGCGCTGGATTGTTGGCCAAGATCGCCATGAAGTCCGCCTTACCGTTGGCTTTCACGATCGACGGTGGTGCAGGTGGTGTCGGCTGGTAACCACCATTCCATGGCTGCGCGTTGCCGTTAAATGCGGGTGGCGGTGCCCAAGGCTGGGCGGCCGCTGGTACCGGGAAAGGCGACGCTGCAACTGGTGCACCGGACACCACGACTGGCTCGCCCGTGATCGGATTGATCAGGGTTTGCTTTTTGGGTGCTGGTGCTGGTGCCGCTTGGGCTGGGGCAGTGGCTGCCGGTTGTGCCGCTGCCGGTGCATTCACGACCTGGCCTTCATTGCCTTCGAGCATACCGACCCGGCGTGCCTGGGTATAGAGCGCGCCGATGTTCCGGTCGATCTCGTCAACCCAGTCCATCGGCACGATCAGGTCTTCGGCGCCGGCGATCTGGTCAGCGAAGAGTTCGAGTTGCTCGTTGAAGTAACCGAACAACTTGGCGGCGGCCTTCAGCACGGATTCCATGATCGGTGCCATTTGGGACAAACTACCGACGTGGTAGTAGTCTTTCTTGGCGATGTTCGGGATCAGGTATTCCATGACTTTCTTGAACGCGTCGATGTCCTTCGGCCGCATCTTCAGGGATTTGCCAGGCGCTGCCACCACGCCGTCTTTTGCTGCGGCCAGCGCTTCGTACGCCGGGAAGCTGACGATTGCAGCGCGCGAAAACTTCTCGGCCTTGAAGCTGCCATCTTCTTGCAAGGCATTGACCACGCCGCCGTTTTTGCTGTAGATGTTGACCAGCGCCCGGTCGCCAGGGAACGCATCGAGCAGATCGGCATAGCCCTTGATCGAGTCTTCATCGACAAAGGCTTTGATCATCTTCTCGTAGTTCTTCAGCGAATCCTTGTCGACCTTCTTGACGAAGGACAGAAATTCCGTCTGTTCAGGCTTCAGGTGCGCGTGCTTGTCGGTATCACGCGATACTTTGAGCAAGGTGCCCAGCAAGATACCGAAGATGGTGTTCAGCCGGATGTTCAGGATCGTGCGGAACGCTTCGTGCACGGGCGACTCTTTGCGCGTCAACGATTCGTACAGCGGGTTGAACGCGATGCGCGCCGAGAAGTCCGGGTTTTGCATTTGCGCATCGAATGGCAGCACGAGGCGTTGGTCCTTGATGGTCAACGGCACGATTTTGTCCCCTTCTTTGCGGGAAACGAAACCATCGGTATCGACCACCAACCCCAGCGCGTGCATCAATTGCACGTAGAAATCATTCAATTTCATGTTATTCCTTTCTGACCCTGTTTTACTAGGGTCGTTTTATTTAGAAGGCTTTCTTACCGCCAGTTTGGTAGACCGCACCCTTGAGGGTAGGCAATTGCGTGCCTGCATCGGCAATCATGTCGCCCAAGGTCTTGAACTCTTCGGCCATGGTGAAAGCGGCTTGGGCGTTCGAAGTAACGACAGGCGACAGCAGCGAACCGGCAAAGGTCGGCGAGACGAAGGGGACAGCGGGATGGCCATCGACCGAGATATTGATACGGCTGTCGCTATCGACAAACATATACAAATCCAAATCGAGCGTGCGCTGGTTCTGCTCGGACAGAGGCATGAACACTTCCCGCACAATGCGTTGTTCCAGTGCCAGAATCTGCTGGGTCACATCGACATCCGAGAATGTGGCCCAATCGAGCACTTGGGCCACTGGTTGGCCGGTGGCATACACCATATTGCTAACCTTGATATGCGCACGCATCAGCATGTTTTCCATCATCAGGGCCGGCACTGCATCCTTGATGAACGATGCCATTTGTTGCAATGGCTGGGCGGCGCCCCAGTTTTCACCCGGTCCTTGGGCGCGTGCTTCGATCACGTCTCTCGACAACGGAACGATGCGCGGACGCAGCGTGTGCTCGTTCGGCGACAGCTTTTGCAGTTCTTCGAGCGTGAAGTAATTCCGGACAGATTCATTGAACCCGTTGCCCCGGATATTGCGCAGGGCGCGCAGGAACATGTTGGTAGCCGCTTCTTGCTCTTGGATCACGCCCTGGGCTTCGCTGATCTTGTCGTAACCCGTGCCACCGATCTCGCCCGAGCTTTCATGGGCTGCTGCATAGGCGCCGAGCACTTTCGAGACGAACACACCCGGCAACTGATTGCGTACCTCGGAATGGATGGGCGTTTCGGTCACGACCGTGCGTTCATCATAGATTTCTGACTGTGGCGTTCCGAGATCGAGTGCCTGGTGACCGATATAGCTAAATACATCCATCGGGCGGATGCGGAAGTCGTGGCCCTTGTTAAAGCCGGCGAACTTGTTGTCGGCGATCAGTTGCGACGCACTGCCAAGCGCTGTCACTGGCACCGAGACACCAGTACTGCGATCGTTGAACTTTCGCAGTACGCTGACTGTCGAAATATAAAACGGCATGCGCGGGTTGAGGCTACCCATCATGGAACGATCGACTGGGTCGCTAAACGCAGTCAGCACGAAGTCCACGTAATGGCCGGTTTCGGCGCGTGCACTCACATGCAGCAGGGCACGGTAAACCGGCATGTCCCAGTTACCTTGGGTATTGATGCCTTGCCCCTGCATGGCCGGCATCGCCACTGGTGTCCCTTGCATGCTGGGCACCAAGAACGAATCGGCCACACCTGAGGCCAAGGCGCCGGTCGCAACCGGTCCTTTGATGTTACGGAACCGGGCGGCGATCAGGTCATGGATGTTGCCGGTAATGCGCGCTTCGTACGAGCGCCGGTATTGCGGCTTGTACGAGGACGACTCTTGTACCAGAAACTTCGATACCCCGATCTGTTCTTCAATTGGTTTCATTTGCAACATGTTAAAATTCCCCCTTTGCTACGGTAATGACTAAATCCGCCAAGCGAATCCGGAAATTGCTTGGCACTGAAAACCTACGGTTGACTTCACTCCGGTTCATTTCCATTACCCATTCCTTAGGCATGGTCAATGTCCAGTTCTTTTTGCTCAGCTCCTTTTCGATATTTTCAATTTCTTGTTGTGCAACATTCTTTTGTTCTTGTTTCGGCTTAGACGTCAAGCGGCGCTGGAATGGATACAGAGCGCGCAATTCTTCTAATTGAACATCCAAGATACGTGCACGGTGGTCAGGTCCACTCGCCGTTCCCAGTTCATCGCGCTTGGCTGTGGCGGCCGCCGCCAACTCTGGAAACCCCCGGTGCCACAGTACTGCTTGCACGACACCCATCACTCCCATAATGGTTTCGTGGTTCAGTAGCTTGAGCGACTGCGGTGACAAGACTTTCTTCACCGTCACTTGCATGATCATCAACTGTTCGTCGGTTGGCACACCGCCGTGCAATTGGCGTACCGAATTAACGCAGCGTTGGACCATTTTCAGATCGATGCCTGGACAAAGCTGCTGGGCCATGACACCGGTCTTTTCTGCGTACACCTGAAACGCGGTGATGTTACCCTGAGCGATTGCTTGTGGTGTACGGTAACCTTCGAGTGTGGACAGATTGTTCTCGCCCTCACCTTGGGTGCCTTCGAACTTCTTTTCGGTGATCGCACCGCCAAAGCTATTGTCGCTATTCTTCAGCTTGTGCGCGATGTAATTAAACAACACCGTGATACACGACGTCGTGGCTTCCCGGTTAAGGAAGTCCAGACAGCCGAGTTTTCGTACTGCAACAACGCCCAGCATCCATTCGGGATACTCTTCCGTGGATAGGCCGCGCTGCATCGCGGACATCTTGACTTGGTCTGGCTTGGTGTTGAAGCGGACGTAGTCGCGCAACTTCGCCATGGCGGGGTGTTCGAAGAGGTCCGATTGGTTCAGCAACTGGTAGGCTTTGTACTCCTTGAAGTTCGTACCGACCAAGCGCTGAACCCGGTGGATGTACGTGCCCCAGATTGGGATCACGCAACGCACCAAGATCGAAATGGCGATCAGCCACTTGTAGTCTTCGAGCAGGTACGTACCTTCACGCGGCTTCTTACTTGTATTGGCCACATCGTACGACACCAAGAGTTTTGGGTCGTTCGGCGGGATGTACGCATTGCTGCGGAAGTCTGCCCAGTTCTTTACTTCGTCGATCCCGTGCAGATCGATCAACTGCGCCACCAACGGAATCAACGCCCGTGTCATGTCTTCATACACAAAGACCGAACCGAAGATGTCGTTAATCTGACGGTACACGTCAAAGATACGGTCTTGCCGGCTCGGCGAAAGCGTTTCCCAGTAACGGTTGATCAGATCGTACGGATCAACCTTGGCAGCGAAAACCGTCTTCTTGGATTTGTTGGCGGTTTCCAAGAAGTCTACCACCCAGTCTAACTCTTCGTTATTATGGACGACAGAGATAAGCACGCGGTCTTCTTCGATGCTTTGTTGTTTGACGATGATCTTCAAATGTCTCTCCCTAAAACACTATGTTTACCAGCACACCACGGTGATATGTGACTATGAATTTTTTGTGTAGCACACACCACTAGGCAAAAAAGCTGGGTGGGAAAACCACCCAGCTTTTTTGCTGACCACTTACTTAGAACGGAATGTCGTCGTCGCCGCCACCCCAACTGTCGTTCCCGCCACCACCGCTGTTACCGCCACTGCCACCACCGCCGCCGCTATTGCCGCGGAAGTTATTGTTACCACCACCGCCACCACCACCACCACCGCGGTTGTTGTTATTGTTGCCGCCGCCACCGCCGTTGTTGCCACCGCGGTTGTTCGGATCGTACGGCGCAGGCTCTTCGTAGGTGTCGACCATCAGCTGGCTGACCACGGCCTGCATGCGCTTGACGTAGGCTTTCGCGTACCACTTCGAGATGACTGCGTCGGAGACTGGCGTGCCGTCCGCGTTCTTGAAGTCGAAGAAGCCTGCCGGCGGCAGCATCTTGAAGACGATGACGGGACGGCCTTCTTTGAAGTGCTTGATGCTGAGGCAGATGATGCCGTCTTTGTCTTTGCCCACGATGACGGTGGCTTGTGGCAGGGGCTCGTTCGAGCGCTTGCCGGCCACGAACACCGTGTTCTTGCTGATGATCGACATGCGCTTGCCCGGTTCCCAGTCGACCGCTTCGCTGATCAGTTCCATCGCCGTACCCCAGGTACCGAAGTCGAACGGCGCGATGATCTTGCCGTAATCGGTGGACTGGTCTTGTTCGGTTGGGCAACCGGTCTTGACGACCATGTGCGGGTTGCGCAGGCTTTGCGGGCCATTCTTTTTCAGCATCACGAACAGCTTCGACTTGCGGTTCTGTGCTTCGCCAGCTGCCGTCGGACACGGTGCGCTCAGGGCGAGGAATGGATCGTCCAAAAGCGTCTTCGGCACTTTGGGGCGGTTATTTTGTTGGAAATCGGCCATGTGGCCCTCCTTCTATTTTGTTGTGGTTGTGGCGTAGTAGCTTATCTACATGATGCTACGGATACGTAAATTTTAACCCTACGCCGGAAATGGCCCTACACCAGCATGCTTCTCAGAACTTCGAGAGCATATGGATTCTTGATTTGCTGAATGCCGTAATTGATTTTTTCATCGGTCGTTACTGCCGACCAGCGATACTTCACAGCGAGATCAACGATTTCTTGGCGCAGCTTTTTATCAGCGGGACGGAAGAATTCGTTGTCACCAAACACTTGCAAGAAGTCTTCCCGGAAAGGAATCATCGAGAGGGTCTTGCCTTCGTAGTACTTCGAAAACCAAGAACTACGTGACTTGATGGCCCCTGTATGACTTTCCAGCAAGGTCAGTTCCTTGAAGTCCAGATACGAGACTAAATCAAACGCAATATGGGTCAAGATCATTGCTTTGGTTTTATGCTCAGGCTTGAGCTTTAACCGCACCTTCCGGATATTACCTTCGGGGTGCATCTTCAACAACTTATCCATGGTATCTTTCAACATGGATGTAAACAGCTTCTGACGAGTAGTGTTATCCCGCCGGGTCACTGCGTACGGATACTTCTTGTCGATATCGGTGTAATCACTGATATAGTAGATCACCTTTGTCAAGCCATTCGTCTTGCCGGTGATGATCTCGTGAATCTGCGTCATCTCGTCGTTGATGGCTTCAGCGTAAGTAGCAATACTCACCGTTTCCGCCACGCCTTTGTCGAACGAACCGTGCAGGTTACGGAACAAGGTCCGCAGGTTAATCCAGAATTCTTCGTATTGCAGAATCGGCGCGGGGTCTTCAGGGCGTTCCGGGTAAATCCCGAGGGCGGCTTCAATGGCCAGCGAGGTGGCCACCGAGATCGGAAACTGGCCCGTCGTGCGGCCAGGGTAATCTGCGAGAGACATCTATAATACCTCCCCAATTAAACGGCGCGCAGCTTCTAGTACCGCAGGGGCTGGTGTGACACCAGCGACACGGGCTAACAGCATACCGCCAAGGTTATCTTTCGTTAATGCCACGTGTTGGTATGCTTCTTTTACCTTGTCCGTGGCGGCCTCTTGTGATTTCTTTTCTTTTCTTGCAATCTTCGACCAGTTAAATGCAGGATGCCGGAGCATTACTTGTTGCATGTTAAGTAAGATGGGGTTGCCCACATCTGCTTCCACCCGCACGTAAGAATCGATCGGCAAGTCTTTTACATACTTGTCAATCTGGGCATTGGTGTCAGCCAAGTCCAGTCCCTTACAAGGCACCGTGACAAAGCGTTTGGCACCCTTGTTCTCACGGAACTCCACATCGTACTCGCCATTTTGACGGGCACAGATACGCACATGGCCCTTGGCTTCTTCTTGGCCTTGGGCTAAACGGTCAAACGAACCGGGTGCGATAATCCGGTCATGGCGGCTATACGTGTGCACATGACCCACCATGATAAGCTCACGCACCAACGCGAGATATGCGTCAGAATCGTGGGTTTTAAACTTGTCCAATTGGACATCTAACTGGTAATCGAATTGACCGTGCATCATGGCGAAATCAACTTGATCTAGCCCCTTGGCACGCAGTAATTCGCGGACTTGGCTGAGGGTTTTTTCGGTGGACGGATTGGCCTCATCGGGTACATAGAGCATGGTTATCCCATAGCGCTCTATGTACTCGATGGAGACGGTTTTCACGTATTTGAGGTCAGCGCCAATGTCGGCAATTGCGTTGATGTTCTCCCACAGTTGTGATTGCTCCCAATCATGGTAAGGCGTACCTTTCAGTACGCGCACCAGGATATCGTGCTGTTTGGCTTTCTTCAGCACACGGGCCATCCACTCTTGAATGCGGGGAACAGCGGGGTCATCGAGACTTCCTCGGGAATCGAAGACGTCTCCGGTAAAACAAATCATGTCAATCTTGGCGGTCTCAACGGGATCATTCAAGACCGTGTCCAGGTTATCGATGATGGACGATGCGGAAACAAGGCGATGGAGGAAATGGATATCGCCTATGTTTAGGATGTTCAGTTCAGGGCGGGACATCTTCATAGTCGAGGTCGATCGGCGGTTTGTTGTTTGGGGTGGCCGCGACATCCGCTGCTTTTAAAAGACCGTAGTAGGCGAAGATTTTCTTCCACGCGGTCATGGTTGCGGACACATCGGCATTGCTCTTCATATATGAAGTCCGCTTAGTTAATTCTTCCATCAAGTAGTTTTCCGCCACTTGTGGCAGACTGTTGCCGTACAGTCTGGCTTGCCCGGTGACGAAGCTCATGTCGACATCGAGCTTCCCGGTGATCGGTGCTACCTGCTCACTTTCGATCAGTGGTGGCACCACGAACACGATGGTATTCGTGTGATCCACGACCTCGACTTCGGCGTGCGGAGAACCAGCAACCGTGATCCAGTTGGCCGCTTGGATTTCCGGATAGCGTTCGTTGGGTTTGCCCATGAAGAGCGGCAAGAACACTTCCTTGAAGATGGTTTCTTGAATACGGCGCGGCGCTTCTTCGCGCGGCGGGGACGTGGTCAAGCTTTGCGAGATCGTTTGAATCTGTTGCGAACGCTCCGCAATCAACTCATCGCGTGTGATGGCGGCGTAATTGATGGGACCTTTGGTAGGGTCTTGCATTGGTGTTCCTTTCTTGTGATTTAAGAGGTCGCGCCGTAGGCTTTCAGCTTGACCATTTTATCGTATTTGCCATTCAAGCCATACAGCAAGTGGCCGACTGTGTACGATTTGCCATCTTGCATGAAGGAGATGTACAAACGCAGCGTCAGACGGTTTTCGTTGGTACTGGCGTCGAGGGTAGCATCGACATCGACATTATCAAAGTAGCGGCTAAACAAACCCAAGTACCCGTTCTTGATTTCTTCGCAGAGTTTACCAAGGTCAGCACTGTATTGTTCAAACAACCACGCGAGACTGATCACAGCGTTTCCGTACAAGGCCGTTTGGCTTTTGTCGGACGCTTGGGCGTGGGCCATCAAGGTGTCGGCTTTTTCAGCCGGCGTCTTGACATAACCGGCCAGTGACAGGGTGGCAACATCATTTTGTGGCATGGGGAAGTCCTGTAAGGAAAAAGAAGGAAACGGTATCGGCACATAGAATCGACGAAAAAAAAGAAGCTCTATCTACCAGTGACGGCGGATAGAGCTTCTTATGGGGGCTTCCTTACAGCTTGTCGCCAAATGGCGAACTTGGGTCATCGTCACCCACTTCAATGGCACCGGCAATCAAATCCCACGCCGAACTGACCGTAAACTTCATGTCAGCATTGACATAGTCGACCGCTGGGCGTTCTTCCCGTGCATCGCAGAAGTACGACTGTACCCAGCCGTGTTCTGCGTCATCACGGACCAGACCGTCGTTCAGCAACCGCCAGTCACGGTGTTCACGGCCCACATCGTTTCCGTCCAGATTCTGGTAGGTCCCTTCAAACCCACAGCATCGTTGGTCCAGATACAGTGTTCGCAGATTCTCTTGCGCCATCAGCCAGCGATGCATGACCTGGGGCGACTGTTGTACCTCTGCCACGGTATCCAATTCCCGGAACTCATTGCGCTGAAACATGTTCTTGACCTTGCGCAACACACCATTACTGAAGCGTACAGCTTCAGCACCAGTAACGTATTCGAACGCTTTACGGCTGGTTTCAAAGAACGTTCTGCCCGCATCGGTTAAGATGTTACTGGCATTTGCGAACGTATCTTGAAACCGGTTTTGCAGAAACTGCACCGTATTGACATTCTTTTGCGCATAGGCCATGACACTGAACTCATCCAGTATGCCTGGACTCATCATACCTGATTGCATCATAGCTTTCCTCTCTTTCTTAATCCAGAGTCGGAATCAACGCCATCTTGCGATGTTGTTCCTCCGTCAATGGTTCTTCTTCCCAATGCAGCCAGTTGGCCATGGTCGCGATCACTGTCTTCGGAATGGACAGGTTACGTGAAAGCGTCCGGACGCCATCTAAACCGCAGGCGCTCATGTGTGGTGCGAGACGGCCCAATTGCTCGGTCGTCATGTGGTCAATCGACAGCGTGCCGTTTTGCTGATCCAAATTTCATTGTACACATTGCTGTGCTTTTATCGCTTCTACTGTTGTCAGGAAGAGTGCGTGTCCGCTGGACCTTTCACATACTCTTTGAGCTTTTCTGTGTTTTCTGTATTTACATACACGGCCACCCAGTCGCCGACCTGCCGCAACTTCCCTTTCACAAGGGAGGTGGTTACTGCTTTCTTACTTAATTCATTTGCAGCAATGAAACTTTTGGCGCTCTCGTAAATCGAATACTTCTTTGTGACGGTGTTATACGCCAGTACAGACCGTGGTCCGCGATTCTTTGCACGAGCCAGTTCTTCCAGAGTCATCTCTGGAAAATCTTGATCCATGTACTCGACTTGGTATTTCTTTCTAAACACCCGCACTTCGCCACGTCGCGGAATGGCAAGATGCAATTGACTAGCAGTGGTATTGTATCTAGCAGCCGCTTTAGCAAACGAAGTGAACACTTCGATCTCACCGGTATCAATATCCAACGTCTTGATAGCCCGTTCGATCATTCTGCCATTTACATCGCGCTGACCTAATTTGGGCTTATGTAACTGCGCTGGGATATTCGTCCGGTATGGAAAATGCGTGAACTTAAATCCCTGCACCACCGTTCCATCCTTAATGGCGTCCCAAATGTCTAGTGCACTGACACCTGTGAAACTTTGCGCTTCCCAAGCATCGTTGGCCAATCTAACAACACCATTTGATTCCACCATGAGCGTGGGGTAAATGTTGCAGCGTCTCATGATTTCGGAATGGATGTTATTCTGACTGGATGTTACCCATTCTAAATTCTCAACTCGGTTATTCTTGATATCACCATCCCGGTGATTGACTTCATCACACCCAGGACCGCGCTTATCGCCCAACCACGCTAATGCCACCAGCCGATGTACACCGAAAGTTACCCAACGACCGTCGTTAGTATAAACCGATGCAGTAACGTATCCGTCCCCATTTAAGTAGGTATTGCGTTTCCTACCAAATGCATCGTAGATGTTGCCATCTCTGTCGGCTTGAAAGCCAGTGGTTCCTGGAATGTGTTTTCTATTCATTACTCTCCTTTAAGTTAGTAGAAGCTACTAGGCGCTACCCTAGCCGTCATTGTGGTCCAGACAATGACTTCCGATACTCTCATACCGGTTGAGACTATATCTTCACTCTGTTAAGAGTGCTTCCCGTTTCGGGTCCGCTTGGTACCCTACTCTACTCCCTTGTCCCTTGCGGGTGGTTTCGATAGTCGTTGAACCTTCCTCATTTAACAGAGGCTTGGCTGCTGGTTTCCCAATCCTTGTCATTTTCAAACCGTCACGATCGTGCTTTCGCACCGCGTTGTGGTTGACAAGACTCTCAGGGTGTTCCAGACAGTTAAAGAAGTTTAGCGATGGCAATGTTGTTACTTTACCATCGAAATCGGCATTAAAACCCGTAACGCTAAGGATCGACATCGACACAGTGGGGATTTCTGCATCTTGCGGTCGTACTGCTGACCCCTTCACTTGCGTAATGAACATGGCTTGCGCCGAACCACGTTCCAGTGATGGATTACGCTGGAAGATCACAGGGATACCCTTGTACGGGCTTTCTGCAATCAGTTCCTTAAACAACTGGTCGAGCACGGGATGCCATTTCTGGGCATACTCGTACAAGAGATTGTTGATCTCGTAATTGTTCCATCCCATCTTCAGGAGTTTGTTGGTCAGGTGCAAGGACAGCACCGATACCCCAATCCCCCACGAGACATGAATCTCGTCGTAATCGTGCCGACCCGTCAACGAAGCAATCACGCCACGGAAACTGAAGTGCGAACGACTACCAAACACGTGCTTCCTGAACCAACCTTCCTTCGGCGACAACCGATCCCGGTAGATATCGTCATAGAAAGTGCACAGGCTGTTGAGCATCTTGACCGTCAGGATTTCTTTCTTGGCCGGTTTCAAACCGCTCAAGTCAGAATCGATGTTGGTCATCATGTTCACGGCATTGATGAGTCCATTCATCGTCATGTCGCCGTACTCACCGAGGTTCGTGTTTTCAAGCACAAACAAGGCGCGGTTCGGGACTGGAAGATGTTGCGCAAACAATGCTTTGCGCGATTCTTGGATCAGGATCGGGAATGCATCAAATTCTTCCCGCTTCTTGGTGCCTTTACGGAACACTTTCAATGCCAACATTCCGCGCATCATCGCATCGAAATTATTGACAAAGTTGTTGTACCCGCGCTCTTTCATGATGGTTCGCACCAGTGCATCGATCTGGGGCAGCTCTTGTGGGAACTTCACCGATGCTTTGTAGGTCCGGTCGCACAGGTACTGGATCACGCAGAATCCTTTTAACTTGAAGCGCTCCAAGAGCATGCTCCAGAAATTCGGATTCGGCAAGGCCACGACACCCATTGGTGCGCGCATCCAGACCAAGGGTTCCAAGTCCTGTTCCAACTGGTTTGTTACGTGTGTCCCGCACTTGGGGCACAAGAAGCCCACCAACCCTTCCGCATATGCACCCGTGGTTTCACCACAGCCGCACGACGGAATATTAGAAAGAAAGTCAGTGGAGTCGTACCGGGTGCACAAAAGCTTCTCGATATTCTTGCGGTCTTCTTCGGTTGCATTCCGCAAATCATTCAAGATGACCTTGGTCCTGCGGTTGTGAAGTCGAAACAAGTTATCGAAGTCTTCAAGCTCAACGCCAACGCCCAAAGTAGTCTCCTGTCAGTTATACAAAAACTAGAAAAAAATAAGAGACCCCGAAGGGTCCCTTACTTAGATTACTACCGACCTTGCGGTCGCAGGCTTATTGCCAGGCGCCAGCGTACTGGTTGCCACCGACAGCGCCCGAAGCAGCAGCACCGGCGAACTGGCGGCTGTACACGGTCGACGAATCGGCGCTGGTCAGGCCGGACAGGAAGTCGCCGACTGCGCGATCTGCCGTACCGGTATCGACGTAGGTGTTGCCGGTGACCGGGATCGATGCCTGGATTGCTGCCATCGCTTCGACCAGCGTATCGATGGTCTTGCCGTGGAACGAAACACGGCGCGCGGTGCCGGTGATGACCAGGTTCGGTGCCAGCTTGCGCAGGATCACGAGACGGGCCGCCATCCGTTGGGCTTCCGGGTAGGAAGTCTTCAGGTAGGTGTCCGAGTAATCACGCACCAGATCAGGTGCCGAGCCGCCGGCCAGGTTCTGGACCGCGATGTAGTTGTCGAGCGTACGCAGATCGACGACTTCGCCGTTGGGCTTGGTGTAGTGGCCGAGGTGGATGTTTTCACCTTTGCGCAGAGTCACCGGCGTACCTTCGACCCAGCGACGAGCGAATTCGCCATTGGTCATGATGTTGAGCGCGTTCAAGACTGCCTTTTCAGCGCCCGGATCACCATCATCTGCGGCTGCCAGGGCGCCGTTGTAGGACGTGTCAGGACCGCGCAGCGAGACGTCGACCGCGAACACCGGATTGCCATCGTGGAAGATGGTTTTCAGGTAGGTCATCAGGTGACCGTTGGTGAACGAGTCGGCCTTGATGTCGAGCGGTGCACCCGGCTGACTTGGATCGCCGCCGAAGTTCACTTCCCGGTTCAGCACGCCGAAGTCGCGCAGATCGATTTCGTTCGCAGGAACATCGCGCTGCGGCAGGGCCATACCCATCCACAGACCACGTTCACGGATCGACACGGCTGCTGCCAGGGCCAGCATCTGGCCGCCCAGAGTCATCAGGCGATCAGCTTGCAGCATGGTCAGCACGACACGCGGGATGAACTTCTTGTACATGTCCGCCGTTGGCGTACCGAACATCGGCAGTCCGGCCACCGACGTCGACGGCGTCTTCGGTTGGTAGATCACGTCGAGCACGGCCGAGATGGTCGCGAGCTTGGTGCTACCGCCCGAGCCGAAGCCAGGGACTTCCGACTTGGCGACCGGTTCCGACAGCAGGTCGATCTTGGCATGCGAGGCGACTGGCATGTTGAAGACATTCTGGACCGAACGCGAATCGAAGCTCAGTTTGGCTTGCAGAGCATCGCCGCCGCCGATGAATTCTTTCAGGTTCAGCGGCTTGACCAGGCCGGCGCCGATGTGCAGGGCCAGCGATGCGGCGTAGGTGACGCGGGCGGTCAGGTTCTTGACGCGCTGCGGATCGGTCAGGTTTTCGGTGAAGTTCTTCGGCACGACCATGGCGATCGCCGGGAAGACCTTTTCGGTCTGGAAACGCGCCTTGACGAGGTTGTTGACGGTTTCGCGGACTTTCGGGACATCGGCATCGGCCGCGGTGCGTTCGACGGTGACTTTGCCGCCAGGGGCGCCAGGCACGTATTCTTCGGTGGTCAGGATTTGGTCGATCGAGCCTTCGATGATCAGTGCTTGGTAGCCGACGCCGGCTTCCTTGTTGCTGCGCAGCTGCGTGCAGACGATCAGGTAGGACACCGGCAGGTTAGTCACGCCGTCGTTGCGTTCGACTGGGATCAGGGTGGTGACGACCGGGCTCGTGTCTTGCTTGTAGCTGTCGAGCAGGGTCTGGATCGCGCGCTGAAAGCTGGTCAGCACTTCGCCGGTGTTGTTCAGCGGAATCGGTGCATCGATGCCGAAGCCCAGCGACGAGAAGCCCATCGGCTTGCCGCTAGGGGTAGCGGTCGGGTTGAAGCCGGCGGAAGCGGCGTGGCTGTTGTCCGGCTGTGCTTGACCTGCTGCTTTACCGGTGGCGCCGGCATTGCTCAGTGCTTGGCCCATCGCGGTCGATTGGGTGTTTTCGTCTTTGATCATTTCTATTTCCTCTTTTTAATTAACGATGATGTTTGCGCAAACAAACGTTAGAGCAGGCGACTTTATTGTCGCTGACTCATGTAGGTTATATGTGTCCATGAAAAGTTTCATTCATGGCAAATCATAGCTCCCTATAGCGAGTAACCACTCCAAGCGTGAACTCAGAGATGGTAGAACGACCGATGAAGTCGTTTCCTATACCATAGCGTATGGCTAGTAAAAAAATATTCTTCTGTCTATCTCGCGCTTCCTGCAATTCGATGATCCATGGTATGTGCTGTACTCATCTAACGACTGGACAATCCCCCATGCGTACTTTGTTTAATCTCAAACCACCAAGTGAATACGGTGTGTTGCGCTCCGCCCACTGGCCCTATGTGCGAGATGGACTCAGGCGTAACCTTGAAGTCATCTTGCGCTACCACCGTAAAAACCCCCAAGCTGTGCAAGGGTCGCACATTTTGATTCGCCTGCTAGGGGCGATTACGGTTCCACATTCACTTAGTTTAGACCGCTATTTCGAGAACGTCGATGCTGGTACATTCAATACCGCAAGCGCGTTAAAATTCACATCACCTGTTTCTATTGGCAAGGTTTTTAAGGGTTTGTTCTATGGGCCGGGTTGTCATGAAATCTATATTGCCCACAATGACATGTTTGACATCTACGAAGCTGACCGTAACTGGATGAACTTGCAACCGATCCAAGTCTTGCGCCACCCGCGGTCAGACCTGATGATGAATTTGCCTGATGGCACCGATACAGGAAGTGAATCGGGATTAGTTGTACTCAGTATTAATATTCCGATGCTGGCCATCATGTACCGCGCATTTTGTCGGTATGAAGAACAAGCCGTGACCCAGGGTGCGCGTTTGTCGGTGTACCATTTCTTGCGCATGTTTGTGCTTCCCAATATGCTGCCGAGCCATTTGGATGTGGCGCTCTTTAACCGGATTGACAATCTGCAAAAAGGCGCACCGCTTGGGGAAAGTAAACAAGCCCACTCGTTTGCCTTGCCCGATTATAGCAAGCGGGTCACTGAAGTACACATGGAACTCTTGGAATACTTGCACAAGAAACGCCAAGACTTCTTGGGCATTTTGTACACGATTCCCGCAGCGATCAAACCCAACATGGCGAACGTCATGGAAATGCCCGACATTGCGCCGACCCGCCAAGTGACGTGGGCCTTGGTGTTGGCACGACTGCATGCGGTGGCGTTCTTGTTCAAATCCGCAGCAGAACGGTTACACAGTTTGAACCAAATGGAAGTCAATGCCATCCGGCGGGCGATCAGCTCGTACCGACTGGACAATGTCTTTAGTACAGTCTTGCCGATTGAAGACTATATTGAAGCGGAGTTGGAATTGGGCGATATCTTCGACAAGAGCATTGTGTCTGCGGCATAAAAGAAAAAAACGAGAGTTCCATCGCGGACTCTCGTTTTATGCCGAATTCACAAAGACCGGTGGTTCTTCATGACCGTGCCCATTTTGTCAGTCATGGACAAGATAGCTTGGTTACCCGCATGGTAATAAATCTTCCACCCCATGTCGATCGCTTTGTTCGCAAACCAGTTATGGACTGCAACGTCTTTTGCTGTGGCAGTAGTATTGTCGGGATACGCTTGGAGGTACGCCGATAATATTTCTTCCGGCTGAATCAATACTGCGGGGGAATTCTTTGACCGATCGTCTGGATCGGGAAATACGAAACCCATTTATTCTCCTTCACAAATACGTTGCACGCTGTCCAGGTCCCGTTGGTACTGGGGACAACATCGTCATGCCGACATTCAAGAAAATCAGGTAAGGCCAAAAGAACATGGCCGATGCGATCATCAGGGTATCCGTGGTCGGTTTCACGCTTAGCCTTCCCGACGTACACGCAGTTCAGCCGCTTCCGACAACTGGTGGTTATCAACCAATATTCGGCGTTGCTCAGGGCTTACGCGCGGATCGAAGGCGTCGTTCATTCGGGTGACAGCCGACGCCGGTGACGTCAAACCAATCTTACTCACGTCAACGACACCTTGGCCGTTGTCTCTGATAATACGCATGGTAGTCCTCTATGGCGGGTAATGGTTAGGTATTCTCGTATGCCTTACATACAGATAACCCATACGAGGTACACGCCAACAACCGACCACTCTGATCTTCCTTGGTATAGATAAATGCCACCAAGTCAAATTGGTACAGATAAGGCACCACAACCTTGTCCTTGATATCGAGGTCGTCGAAACGCATTGGTCCTTTTTCAAGGATGAGTTTCGTCACGCGGACCCACGATGGGTTGACAGTAAGCCTACTGCGCTCGTGTTGCATCTTGATCCGGTGGTACATGTATTCACCGGCCATGGCACGAATAGCGGGATCATCGATCGTTTTAGGTGGAGAGTACTCCCGGATGCGGTCCAGTTGCCACCCATTCCAGTCTGGGCCTTTTGTTCTGGGCGGTGGAATGTCGGCGTCATTCACACCGCGTAAACCCGCAAGTACCTGGGGCGAGATCACTTCCGGGGTACTGCTGTCTGGACTGTAACGACGGAAGTTACCCGTCCACTTCGGGTAGATCGGGCCGCCCTGTTCAGTTGGCTGGGCGCGGTTAAACGAACCAGTGAAGTCAAAACCACTGGCCGGTTCCTTTTCTTTTTGCTGGTCCATTCTTAGTCCTTTATCTTGGTATTGATTTCCATGAGTTCATGGGCGATGACCGATAACTTAGTCACCGCGATTAGGCCGAGCGTCACAAGGGCGGAAGCATTCAACCCTTTAACGATGTAGTAACCCACTGCCAGCATCATTACGATGTCGAAGAAAACCAGCTTCTTAATCTTAATGCTACTCCACGAAAACCACTTACTTTTTGGTTCAACGGTAGTGGTTTTCATGTCAGGCTCCGTCTGGACCAGCATAATCATCCCGCTTCCGGATGGCGCCGTAGTTTTCGGTATAACCCGGTTCAACATGACACGCCATTTTCCAGCGCGGTAACTCGCGGTGTTCTGGAATTGTGGGTTTGTTGTTGGGCTTGGCTTTGTCTTTCTTGATATGTTCTTCGCTGGTGGGTCGCATGGTAATTATCGCTTACGGGGTGAATGGTGTTTTTGTGGCGAGCGGAACTTTACACGAGGCGGTGGAAAGGAGACAGGGCACCAAAACGTTGCTTCGCCGCTTTCGAGGCCCTGTTTAACCGCCGCTATGAAGTCTGCTTTACACGCCGCCACCGATAAACTGGCTTTTAGGTTTTCGCTGAAATTGAGCACTGCCTCTCCTATTAATGGTCGTCGCTCACCAGACGTGTCAGCTTGTCTTCACCTGAATGAAACCAGCCGAGGGTTTGTAAAACAATGTAACACACCTTGACTGTGTCCATGACAATCCGACGGTAATTGATCATCTCAAAGATTTCTTCTGGAATACCGGACTGGGCAATGACGGGTTGCGGTAGCTGGAAGGTACTGATCGACTTCATCTTGCCAGTCTTTTCAATGTACTTTTCCATGCGCGCTGCCAATTCCCGGTCTTTAAAGCCATCGATCCATTGACGCACTTTGGTGGCGGACGACAGGTCGACCGAAATCTTCAACACACCATACGGCGGCGCTTCGGCATAACCGTACTTAGGAGCAAATACTTCTTGCCAGAAGGTGTGGTGTTTGAACGGGGAATCTTCCTTTTCCATGGTGTAGGATTCCGCGTTCTTGATCTGCGTCTGCTTGAAGTAATCTTCATCGCCACGTTTGATGGTGGCAATCACCCGCCGTTCGATATCGGCCACACGCTTGACATAGTCCAAGAGGTTAATCTGCTTTTCCATCATCACCGTGTCCATGATGTCGCGCATCATGACCGCTGCTTCCTTGATTACCTCTTTCGACACGTTTGAGGATTTCAAGTGCACGCCTTTGATCTCTTCTTCCAGCTTGGCAAAGATTTGACCTTCTTGGATCGACTTGACGGCGTAGTAGTGCTTCGCCACTTGGGTCGGGACGAATACGTCGAAGTAGTACTCATTCTTCATGGCGATCTGGAACAAGCGCTTTTGCTCGATCCCGAAGTTTGCCGACATCCGCGCCAACAGGTGCGTAACGGTCTGCGAAGCCAAGAAGATCATCGAGGAACCGATGGCCTTACACTGGGGATCAAAGCCAGGCCGACCTTGGTGCCACATCACCCAGTCTTGCACGGTGAAGATGGTCGAGTCAGTATCGGACACCAACGCCACGCGGCGAATACTGTCGGGCAGCCTGGCCAGCGAGGCTGGCATGTTGGTGGTGACCCAAAGAGCATCGATTAGGTCAGAATACTCGGTTAGGACATTTGCGACGTTCTCAGCAGTGGCAGCAATGATCCCGTAAACGGCGCTGCCCTTTAAATTGTGATACGGCGGCTCTTGGTTTTCACCGGGATCAACAGCCATGATGATGTCTGCGCATATCGAGCCCGCCAGATTCAAATAGTCACCACGTACTTGCTTGATGACGTTTTCTGGATCAGGGTGTGGTTCTGCTGCCCGCAGCGACAGCTTATCCAAGAAAGTGCGTACCAAGACTTGGTTGTGTTTCATCAGGTGGTACATGTCACCGGTGTACACAAAAGCAGCCCGTTCGAGCGGTGTAAGCTTTTCCACCAATATCCGAATACGCGCCACAGCGGCAACAGCATGTGGCCAGTAGAGATTGCTCGAATATGTGATGCAATCCATCGTGTCTTGCACCGATGGGTAAGCGATGTCGTACTTCTCGATGACTTGGCGAATCTTCTGGTAGTCGCTATGGTTGACAATCGAGACGATGTTATTGAGTGCCACTTGGGGCGACCAATAATGGCGGTTACCAGCGACGAACTTTTCGTTGTTGACGTTACCGTAACCTGACGTCACGCGGCAAGTCGAGGTCAGGGTACTATGGCCGGTCGGGTTGTACATGGGGGTCGATGGTGTGACGTGCGACCCCGAAATTGCATTGTTACGAATCTTGCGGCTATTCTGCTCGATCTTCTTGAGCAGGGCCAGGGCCTTGTTCCCGGCTGCCTTCGCGGCAAACATGGCCTTCTTGGCTTTACTACGCATCGCCACGTTATCGTCGATGTAGTCCACCAACAGCGATTGTTTCTTCGAGGGGTGGATGTACGTCGTGAAAGTGGCAGCAATTAACTCTTGGTTCTTGATCGCTTCGTTCAGGTAACCCAAGAATGGCATGGCGCGTTTGACACGGTCACCATTGGGTTTGCGGTGCAAGAACATGGCCGAGGGGTCTTTGAATTCAAACTTGCCACCCGGTGCCATTTGGCGTTCGATGTAACTGAGGCAATACGCTTTGCTGCGGGTTCGGTCCGTCATCACGGACAAATAGAACGCAGCATCATCTTTGTAATGACCCATCGGGTCAATGTCGCGTTGGTAGGCGTCTGGTGCCAGGACAAAGGGATTGGCAGCTAATGCATTCATGGTGGTGCACTCCGTAATGGTATCACAACATGTCGGGAGTCGATATTTTTCTAAAAGAAAAAGAGTTGACGGCATAAAAGAAAAAAGAAGGACGAGACCCGAAGGCCCCGTCCTTTAAACGCATCACTCACAAACCACACCACCCGTGAATCGCTGCACGCATCAATCCACCAAGAAAGAGGGGAAAACTGGCAGAGCGCAAGCGCAACGGTCCATCGCTAGAATCCACCCATGAAGAAGGAATGATAGATGGATCGGGTATTGGCGGTGTTTGCTGGTCGCCTTCATGCGGAAAAGGTTTCTCGTTCCTTGACGTGGGAGAGAACTACGCTGGTACCAAGGAACGAGCAAGCGGGATCGACCTAACCCCTCTTACTACGCACACTATGGATTTACCTAGTAAAAAAACTTGGTTATTCCGCGAGTGTGATTTCGAAGTTCTTGAAGTCGCTCGTCAGCAATGCATTGCGCAGACGCGGCAAGTCCGATGAACTGATGCCGGCCACTTTCACATTGTAGTTCTGCGACAGGATTTTTTGGACGCTGTCTTCCTTGATCCACGGGAGACCCAAGACCACCGTTTCACCGGTCATCGTTTGGAATTCAGCGTAGGTGTAAGCGCCGGCGTCATTTGGCGTTCCGATCGGCAGCTGGTTAAATACCTGCGCATGGATTTCACGCGTCTTGCAGTCGGCGCGAATGGCAGCGCGTTCACTCATCGAGCCGATTGTGCAGGTAACGTTTTTGTAGCTCGACCCCAAGATACCAGGGGCATGCAAATCGAACGAGTAAACGCTATTGGTATCGAAAGTCATTATGGTTTCCTAAAAGAAAGTATTGATCCTATCCGTTGACAAAATTCAAGAGCATGATGTCTTTGTGGATATTGCGGGGGGTATAGGGAAGAGTGCCGTCGTCGTCCACCAAGTCAGCCTTAATAAAAAAGCCGTACAACTTGGCAGTGATTTCACCGGCCACCAAACTTAGTTTGTTGAGACTGGCTGAATCAACAGTCCAGCGCTGGTCTCGCATAAGATGGGTCTCCGGCAAGGTAGCACCAATATGGTCCATCACATGTTGAAATGGATAGTTCATGAGACCATACACGATTTGACGGATCAATTCGTCAAAGTCTTCCCGCACTGGCAAGTCTTTTTGGAAATACTGTTCGAAGATTGCGTAGTACTGCGGCATCTCGACGATGACATTAGGTGGGAATTGGCGGGTCATAATCTTTCCCTTTCCCCACAAACAGGAAATGCTCCAACACGATGTTTTCGTTAAACATGCACTTGTACACATACATCAAACGGTTGTTTTGGTAAGCGCCGATGCGTTGCAAGATGGTCACCAAGTGCATGCCGAGGTTGACCAAGAAGCGGGTGTACTCCACCACTTGGCTCACATCGCGCTCGCCCATGGCTTCTTGGACCATCTGCATACTTTCGTACTGGAGCGAGAGTTCTGCATCGTTTTTAAAGGCGATAATTTGAATAATTTCAGGAAGAATCTTGTCCATGTCATCACGCCAAAAGCCGTTGACGATTCGGGTCGAGTCGTTTTCGCCTTCATAGAAAGACATCATCGATTCACGCAGTTCCAATACCACCTTCCGTGTGTCGAGGATGATGTGCGTTGGCGTTGGCTGCGTCTCGTTTCCGGGTGAGGTAAAAGGTGCCATTTTGAATAAGTCTCGTAAAAGTGAATGGGAACTGCCCGTCAACATAGGCATGGTGGTGGCGTAGTTTATTTCTAATTGCGCCGGTCAATTTCAGCATGGCAGAGTAAAGACGCATTTCTGCTTCATTGTCATACTGAATAGAGACATCTGACTCACCAATATACTTGGCAGTTGCCCAGTACACGAAACGACTTGACCGCTGGCCGTTCAAGTCTTCTTGGTTTAAAATCTCGACGATGTCTTCAAGAATCACCTCCACATTAATGGGTGGCAAATCAATGTCGATGGTGTCGATAATGAACTTTTTTACTTCATGATCACAATCCAGAATAAAAGCATTTTTCATGGAAACCTCCTACTTACCGCAACTTTCGCTGCGGTAAGGGTGTTAGTAGCGAGAAGGCGGGGCAGTCGCCACCAAGTGCATGGGGGCGTTCGCCTCTTCATTGATGTGGATCAATAAAGTGTTGTTACTGGTAATCGCGTAATCACAGCGCTCCACTTCAGCAAAGTAAATGTCGGGGAGGGTGCGGTAGATAATGGCAATTACGCTATTTAAGAACTCACACTTTAAGTGCAAGGCCAATTCTTCTGGCACCCCAAGTTCACGCAAGAACTTGCTGGCTTCTGATTCAATCGGGACCAAGGAATGGTGGTACTCTTTGAAGATTTCGTAGAGCATGGCCTCTATAAAGGGCACGAACATTTCTGCCTTCATCATGACTGCGGGTGGTGAGACCCAGTCGGGATGTTTGGCCACTGTCACCGCCCATTCATAGAACTCTTGCACCAATACTGCCACCGGACCGGTTAAGTCCAACAGCACGGCCCGCTGTTTCTTCATGATGGTTCCTTAGTAATCGATTTCCAAACCGTTGCGAATATGCCAGTCAGCAATCCGGTAATCGATGCTTTTTGAAATCTTGATCGCCATGGGTTCGATGAAGTCCATGAAGTGCACGGTCCAAGTCTCGCCATTGACGAACGATGCCATTTTCTGGAACAATCCGGAGATTTTGGCCAGCATATCTTCGAACAGATCGATCGTGATCACTGGATTGCTGTCGTCACCGAAATCCCCGTACTCCTGGTGGAGGAGGTCAAGCGTTCCGGTGTTCAGGTACTTGGCGATGATGTCGTAGTCCCGTTTTACTTGGCGCAGCATCGCATGTCCACCATAGGTTGGCCACGACTGCAACTGTGTAAGTCGATTTTGCATTAATTCGCAAATCATGTTGATCGCGACGACAGGAAGATTCGGTAGTGTGGTCAGCATTGAAATTTGACGCGCTGGGATCACACATTCGCCTACTTCGTTAAACACAGCGGTCTCAATGAGTTCGAGGTCCATGTGGGTCAGCGGTACTTCTGCTTTGGCAGTGCCGCCGGAGGGGGAATCCGACAGAATCGTTTGGCGGTAGTGCTGAAAAGGTACCATGCGTGGTTTGATTTCATTGCGCACGTATATACCCACCGGCGGCGTCTGTAACTGCTTGGAAAAACAATCGTCGAACATCGCCGCGGAAGGCAGGATATCGATAATGTGAATCTTCTTGATGGGATAGGTATCGGCCATTATGTTTGATGAAAATTCTTTAAGTTAGTGTGGTACCCAATGCACACTACGGTATCGGATCGTAAGTGAACTTCGATCTCTGCTGTGTCGTAGAGGCGGGGTGCTTTGAAATAGTGCATGAAACAAGACTGGATGTTAAACGGCACTGCGTTGCTTAAGTCTTCGTACGCGTTCAGATGTGTGGATGGCCAGCAAACTGCACGGTTCTCGTACAGATTATACACCTCCAGCAATTCACGACGAACCAACCATAAGACAAACGTAGTGCGATCGATGTGGTATTGCGTCAGAATGCGGCTCAGTTGTGGTTCAAGTTCACCCAGGTAGCCTGACAAACCTTGGATCAACCATGCGCCAATTTTCATTGTTTTTCCTTCGACATGGGTGCCCCTACATAAGATTAGCACGTTGTGTTTTTTAATACGGCATAAAAAAGGTTTTCTACTACCCCTTGCGAGAAGAGTAACAGAAAACCTTTTATCGGTTCAATGTACGGCGTGTATCTTTCCATGCAGTGCGGATCACAAGGTTGACGTACTTGTAGAAATCCTGCTTGGTGTACCAGCCAATCCCTGACGTCGTAAATACACCTGGTTCTTCTGGTCGAGGCACGTGGGCTTCGATTTCAACGAGTTTTTGGTATTCGTCTGGGCGTAGTGCAACAGCGAGTTCATCGCCATCGTAGTCAACGACTACCAAGAGCGATGGCGTAATGACAATTTTCATGTGTGTCCTAAAAAGGTTGGTGTGAGGGAAAGTCTTACGGCTCTAGCGCATTCCGTTATGATCAGTCTGCGGCACGGTTTACTTCCCCTCACGTGGTTCTTGCAGTCACTCCATGACTCGACCTTCTCCATCTTCCACCCTCGTTGAAGGTGGACAGCATGTTCCAGTAACGGACGTGGACTCGGTGAACTGCGACCTCCTGTAATCCGGCGGACACAGGTTGTTAGCATTGGTTACTGAGCACTTATGGCTCAGTTAAAGGGGCCTAAGCTCCAGCTCCTTGTCGTACAGTCAAGTGGCTCCACCCTTAACGACGAACTAAGGCTGATGAACGCTTTTCCTTACAGGTCCCCGGAACCTGGGGGTCGGCGCCATTGGCGATAGTGGTCGTTCTTTGATGCCGGGCGTTTGACCGAACGCCGGCGTGGGTAGGCATGGTGTCTTCGATGGGCCGCGATAACACAGCAGGGTCGGTTACCCAATCCCTGTAGTACGATGCAACCGGTGAACAATCCCGGATCATCTTGGCCAACGATGTTTCAATGGGAGATTTTCTAGCGGTATGGGAGATCACAGCTGGTTCTGCATCAACCACGACTGCGTTCATTCCAAGCAGTGCCACGGCGGCGATCAACACCGATCGTGTTCGCCTGCACATACCGCCACCCCCAAGAATCACCACGCGCTTGCCATCAGTCGTCGACAACGATTCCACGTTTCGTGGTCCGTGCACCCGCGACTGGCGCCGACGTGATCGGCGCTTCGACGAAAGCTTCGCGTACCCGCTTGAGTTCAGCGAGGCGACCTTCCAGATCGTTCAGGACGTTGCCGTACAGGCCCGTGCTGACAACGAAGTGGATCGGGGCTTTGTCGATCAGGACTTGGTTGGTATTCGGCGAGAGACGGCCGACGACCTGGTATTCTGGCGTCTGTTCGATCTCGTGGCCGGATTGCGGCGTGGTCAGGGTCGCCACGCTGATGACATTACCGATGTTGCCGATACGCTTGGCGCCTTCGAACATGCCCAGTTGCGCCAGGCGCGCGCCGTAGGACGTGGTCTTGTTGCCATTGAAGTGCAACCAGTTGAACAGGTCTTGCGGATCGAGACCGTGGTTCTTGCCGGAGAACAGCACGCACAGGCCGCCGATCAGAGCGATGATGGCCTTGTCGACTTCTTCACGCGGCGTTTCAGGGCTGTTCTGGAAGTAGGCCGCAACGAGCGGCTTGTCGGTGTCTTCAGCGACGTTGGCCAGCGAGAGGATGTGGTTGCGCGTATTGCCGATTTCGCGCTTGTCCGCCGTGGTGCCGACGATGATCGCGATCACGTTGTGGCCGGTAGCCAGCAGTTCAGATGCGAGGGTCGAGACCATCGGGGCGCCAGAGCCACCGGAACCGGACGACAGGAAGATGTTCAGCGTCGACGACGGCTTGAATTGTTGCAGGATCGATTTGGCATGGGCGTCGATCGCGTCGAGGTGCTGGCCTTGGAACTTGCCGGAACCTTTGGCACCAGGCAGGAAGAAGCAGTGTTCGGGGCTGATGTTCGCTTGCAGGTCCGAGTCGCTCGTGTCACCGTACGCGATGTCGAGGGCGGCGGCGCCAGTGATCTTGTGGTCGCGGAAGTTTTCCAGTTGGGAGCCAGCATTGAAGCCGACACCACCCATGGCATACAGGCGTACCGTGTTGATGTTCTTTTCGTCGTTCATTTCTTTTGTCCTCTTTTATTGATGTGTTGCACTTGGTACATAACCTAGTGACACACGGTTAAAAAATAATGTTTACTGCACTTGAAAGCGAAATCGTATGTGATCTCTAATGGGTAATATGTGTTCAAACATTTTTAGGAGGGGCAATGAACCCTATACAAAAAGCACTCGATGAAGTCAAGCGGGAAATCCCACGCCGCTTGCTGGACATTGCGTTCAAGCCCCAGCACTCAGATATGTGGGGGCGGGCACCGGTTTCGATCGATGAGCGGATTATGCACGAAGTCATCCGACCACGAGTCTTGATCGACTGCAACTTGATGGGTGGCACCGAAGCCTACATCGATCTGCGTGGGTTGATGACGGACCGCACGGACGATTACACCACGGTGTACCGGATTCCCAAAGCCAAGACCCAGAACCGTTCTATCATTTCGGTGTTGAACATCACGTTCACGAGTCCCGATTCGCTCAACTACGCGAATGCGGGCAACAGCATGGGTGGCTCGGCTTTGATGAACTTGGGCCAGGGCATGATGGATGCCCATGGCAACATCCCCAATATCTCAACCGCACGGGTGCAACTGATTGGCGAGAATGTGGTGGCTGTGCGTGACCCGACCATCATGCCCGGTTTCTGTTACCTGCGCTGTATCCTCGCCAACGATGAGAACATGGGACACTTGCAACTGAAGAGTTACTCGCGTTTTTGTGAACTCGTGATCTATGCGGTCAAGTCCCACATCTACAAAGAACTTGTTCTTGAAATGGACATGGGACAATTGGTCGGCGGTCAGCAACTGGGCGAGATCAAGAACTTGGTGTCGGAATACAAGGAATGCAATGAACTCTACAAAACCTACTTAAAAGAGAAGTGGGGCAAGATTGCACTCATGAACGATGTCGAATCTTACACCCGGTACTTGAAGAAGTCGATCGGTGGTCACCGTTAAGTTAGCGGCATAAAAGAGCTGGGTTATTCCAGCTCTTTATTCCCTTTACTTTGGGATGCCATATTTCTCGTACACCGCTTCGACGTTAGCGGTAGTATGGCCACCGGCCGCCAGTGTGAAGAAACCACGGTAGATATTCACCGCTTGCTTGTCGTTGCATTGGAATTCTTCGCAAATCTTGGCCAGTAGCATCTGCCAGCGCATGGATGCCTTGTCAGTAACAGACAAGACTGGGTCGCCAGCGAAGTACAAGCCATTACCCCTGACTTCGATCTTCGGGTCGTATTTGCTGGCCGCTTGGAAGATGTGTTTGTAACGATCGTTAAAGTACAGCACTTCATGGTCGAAGAAGACCTGGTGGTGCACGTAATCGAGGCCGACGCGAAGATTGTCCCAGTCGATCTTGTTGCGGATTTTGGGGTGCGTGGCGTTTTCAATGGTAAGCGAAAACTTACCAGGCATTGCTTTCACCTTTTCGATTGCGGCATTCATGCAGTAATCGTCTTTCATCAGCACCAGTACCAGTCGACCCGTCGTGGCAGTACGCACTGCGTCTTCGAGCATGCGTGTGGTACGACCGGTTTGCCGGAAATAGGTTTCTGTGTTCGTACCGTCAAGCTTGATGATCGGTGCGAGTAAGTCTTCACGAGTCATTTCTTATTCTCCAAATAAACAAAAAAAGAGCTAGGATGTTCTCTAGCTCTTTATGCCGCTTAGGCAGCGAGGGCGATGGCGTCCGGCGAAGCCAGCATTTCAGGGGTAATTTCCTGTACCTGCATCATCGGGACTTTTGCTACTTCTTCCGGTTTGGTTTGTTGCGGTTGTTTCTGGTGCGATTTTTGGTTCTTGGATTTATGGCCCAACTTGGGCTGCTGAGGCTTTTGCTCAGCTTTGGGTTTTGCTTCAGCCGGTTTCTTCGAGTGCGTGCGTTGCTTGAACTTCTTGACGATGGGCTTGGGCTTTGGCAGGCCGTCGCCGACATAGACATGACGATCGCGGCAGTAGGTGGCCAGCTCGTCGATCAGGCCGAACAGCTCGGTTGGTTTCAGGAAGGGGAAATGTTCACGGTCGATCAGCTTTGCCGATACGGCCAGGCTGGTCGGGAAGCGTGTAGCGATGGCGTCGCTGAGTGCTTGGGTGGTGCAGTACGACAGAGTCGGGATGCTGCCTCGGCTTGGCTGGGGCTGGGTCGGATAGACGGCGATGATGCCGAAGTGGGTGCCGAACAGGACGATCTTGCGGTTGAAGTTGTCAACCACCTTGGCCATTTCACCGTGCTCCATGATCAGACGGTGTTCTTCGTTATGGATCAGGCCGTGGAGCGAACCCTTTTCGCCGTGCCAGTGGGTTTTGTTAAACGAGATGGTTTTGTCGATGCTGTGGAACAGGGCCACGAAGTCATCCATTTGCTGTTCGATCAGTTGATTCTTGTCCATGATACTTCCTTCCTAAAAGGGTTCATACAGGTTACCGACTTGGTAACGATGCTACGTCTACGTGGGTACTGGCTGAAAAAGACACGGAGTGAATCTACATGGGGATTCTCCAAAGAAAGGAGTGAGTTTCATAACTCACTCCGGTTGTGTTAATAATTACTCTGGTTTATGTTGCGCTGCTTCGACCGGCGCCGCGTTCACATGGATCGTAGCATTCGGATCGGTAATGATGACCGAAGGTTCGGCTGTCGCGACGGTATGGCCGGGTTCTGCCGGTGCTGGTGGTGCCTCGGTCGATGCATCCGGCGAATTCGGTGAATCTTGCTGCGGTTCAGTGTGCAGGACGTCGTTGCCGTAACGCGAGCTATTGAAACGTTGTTTCTGCTCGTTCAGGTAAATGAGATAAGCATCGATGGCCAAGCGCATGAATTCCGCCGCAGGCTGTTCCATGGTTTCGCGGAAAGCTGCTTGACGCTCAGCGGCCGTATCGCCCGCCAGGATGGTGCCGAGGACATTGTGGATGAAGTTGTCCATGAACTCATAGACGAAGAGTGGATTTTCGTGGGTGAGCACGAATTCCATCAGCGAGAATTCATTGTCGAAGTTCATGTTGTCCATGAAGTCGAACCTGGCCGCTTCGATCAGGATTGCTGATACGCCGCCATCGACGTCGATCGATTCTTCGAACATCGGTTTGCCGGTCGACGGTTCGATGATCGTGGTCATGATGTGGTCGTAGGCGCGCACCAGATGTTCGGCGCGTTCGATGCGGTTGACAATGCGCCAGGCCAGACGGACACCCGCGTTAGTCTTAATTTCGCGCATCAGGACTTCTTGCTCGTGTCCGGTGCGGAACTTCCACAAGTCATCGAGGCTGACGATGTTGTGGATCGAGGTACGGGCCTGCTCTTGTTCGGCTTGCTCGCGGCGAGTGCGTTCTTCCATGTCTTCGGCGATGGCGGTAAAGATGATGCTCATGGTAATGCTCCTTCTTGCTAGATTGATAGATTGGGATTACTTCGGTTCTTTGCTGCGGGTTGGTTTGGCGGCCTCTAACTGCTTGACGATCTCGGCGTGACGAGCAGTGTAGCCCGGCGAGGCTTCGAGGTCAAGAATCGCCTTGACGACACGGGCGTACGGATTATGCGTCCAGAACGTATTGACGATGCGGGAGCGGTATTTTGCTTTTTTGCGCATCGAACCACTCGGTGCTTGCAAGTGATCTTGAAAGGTGACGCGATGGATCAGCCGGTTTTCCGTGATAGCGTAGCCACCAGTCTGACCGTCGATCACGACCTTGCCGCTGAAGCGGCGTTTCGTGTAGCGGTACGGGTTGGCGTAGATGGATTCGACTTCACCCCACTTCCGGACGGGATTCCTGCGCGGGAAGACCGTCTTCACGCGCGACCCCTTGCGCTTGTTGTTCAGACGCTTGGCATACTTGCTGGTATCACGCCACTCTTTGCCATTCTTAACGAGCTTGCCGTGCTCGTTAAGAACTAGGTACCGATCGTCACAGCGGGCTTCCGACAGGTGGCTGGCGAACATTTGACGACGACTATCGCTTACCGTAAATGCCCGTGGACCGAAGTGATACTCGACGCGATCTTCGCTTCCCTCCTTCGGGATGTTGTAAAGACGCGGTGGATCGAGGTCGCGCAGCATGCCGTTCCTCGTACCAACTTCATGGTCGCTTACCGACATCTCTTTGTTCGGCAATGGAATCACGTGTGGCGGAGGAAAGGCGAATTCCGATTTCATTTGAATCAGTTTCCCTTGGGCCGACAGGTGGCGAAAATTCTCGATCGCCCGCTCACTGAGATTAGTTTCCCATGGGTTAGGCAAGCCTAGAGCGACATACTCTTTAAAAGCTGTCGCGATTTCCAACCCCTTCTCGCTGAGGATAATAGAATCCCGGTCGGAGTTGATGAACATGCCGGGCTGGCGCATCAGGCGAACCGCCCAGTCGACAATCGCTTTCTCGATGACTACTCGCTCGGCCTCAGGGATGATCGTGACGCCAGACAAGATTTGTGGGATAGCACTGTGGCCGGTTTCTTCGAGAATCCGCTCGACATTTTGAACAATGGTTCGTACTTCGTTTTCGTTTGTTGCCATTTTAGTCCCTCTTTCTTTTTTGGTTTATTCTGGTTCACCGAGATCGGCCTTGGCTTGGAACTCCCAGCCCGTATTCCATTGGCCGTACGCCAACGTGCCAGATGGGTAAGGGTTGTCTTCTTTTTTGCGACCACCCAGATAAGCTTCTTGACCTTCTTTAAATTGTGCGGGATGCATAGCTACCTCTTCTTTAAAATGAATGGTTAAACGAATTACGACTCAACTCACTGCGGTTATATGTGGTTATAATTTCCTCCAATCAATATTTTAGGGCATAGCAGCAGAGGGGTCTCCCTCTGCCAGTATGGTCGTTAGCTTGGATCAACCACGGTTCCTTCACGAACGTATTCGCGGAAACTCACTTTCTTACCATCCACCAAATACCCCCAGTCACCTTTTAAAGGGTAGGTGATGAACAGAGTCCAAACACCTTCTACGGGAACCTTGGTGATGCGGTGGAATTCACCAAAGCCCAAGGTCGCCGTATCGCCTTGTTTGCGGCGGTATGGCATAGCGCTGTATGCTTCAGGCAACATCACGGTCCAGTCCAACGAAGGACAAGATGCATGGTGTTCCAGCCGTTCTTCATCGTACCCGCCTTGGAGCAACATCGTCCTAGCTGGCCACGGATGATCGTGGTGATGACGGTCACCGTCTGGTACCATGATGCGGTGAATCCGGATCGAGATCGGAAACTGCCACGGCAACTTTTCGCCACGGGCTTTGTATTCATCCTTGACCTTTTGGGTCGGATACGGATTGAACAGCCAGTAGCGCTCCATGTACACTTCCTTGTGATCGGGTGACAGGATGTGTTGGTACGGCGTTTTCTTGGCACGGGCAATGAGCCACGCGGTAACTTTGGGTTGCGCGAGAAACAGGGCAAAGTATTTCCAGAACAAATTGTTGAGTGTTTTCATTGTCTCTTTCAGGAACAACGGTTAAGGGATCAAGGGGTCAGGTGGTTGTTGGCTTTTAATGTAATCGTACATTGTCGTTCCAGGTTGGGCGGTGATCTCGATCGTCCAGCTATACCCGGCTTGAGGCGAAACATCGGCGACAGTAACTTATACGCCTGAGACCATCCGTTTATCGACGGCTTCTTTCAGATACGCATCAACGCCTGCCATGACCTCGTTGACATTGAGGGCGGCGCTCATTCACCCTCTCCTTTAGGAATAACTTTGAAAGGCGGTGGGAAAGGTGGTTCTTCCATCTTTGGATACTCAGGCCAACACGCAGAAGGCGGGGACAAAGACGCCAAGAGGTAAGTCTTTACGCCGTTACCATGGTCAAACAACACCGGTAAGTCAGGCGGTGTATGCTGGACGATTTGCCACTCACCGATATCGGGTACTTCCCCGCGTTTCCCTTCCTTGATGTCGATGAATTCCATCCGCTTGTAGCTATCGCCATAGACACGGCGCAATGCCGTATGGCGCTTGGCCTTCTTCTTGCGCATCGACCCTGATGGACAAGGATTACGGTTCCCCATCCCATGGGCAACGAATGTGCGAACCGACATACGTTCAAGTACTATTGCAGATAAACTTTTCGTCATTTCTTTTACCTTTTGCGTGAGCAAAGTATTGAGTGGGGTAATGGCGTCAGCAAAAGAAGTTCTGAGATCATAAAGCGTTAATGGTGGTGGGAAGGACCTGTTCTCGTTCCTCTGCCAGATATTGTAGAAATCATTATTTGGCTCGTGAATATGCCAGTTACCCCAGAACGCTGTCAGGTGGCGGTGGCTCCACAGGTGGCCACCTGACGGCCACGGTGTCGGCGGACCTTTCTTACCAATTCTCTGGAAAGGATCAGGATGCGGTGCATACAGCATGTCCAGCGTAAGTCGTTTGCCCAAGAAGTGTTCCTCGACCATCCAGCCGATATTGGCATCCTCCACGTAACCATTCCAGTTTGGCGGTGTATAGGGTTTCAACTCTTCCATCTTGGGATCGTCTTCCAGCGACATCGTTATTTCTGGCGGCAACGCAAAGGGATTGTAGCCCCAGCAAGCGTTATCTTGGGCGCTTAGCGGGAATGGCGCAGGATAGGTCAACTCCCGTGGATAGCATGGACCACCGGGAAGCGTGTAGGCAGGTGGTGTTGGATTAACGATCGACACCACGGGTGACGTGTAATCGGGTTCAGCGAACTTGGCGGCATCTTCTGGATGCACTGCCAGATGGTCAACGATAACTTTATCGATTGCTTCAAAGACCACATCAGCAAGAACATCACCTAGGCTTGGACCAGCTTGTTCGCTATCACTCATCGTTTCATCTCCAGTGTAAAAGTCATTACACTATCCCTTTCCACTGTAAAAAACGACATCCTAAAAATCCGGTATAAAAGAGACGCCAAGCGTCCCATTGATGAGTTACAAAACCATCTTTTCTCAAAACACTGAA